GATGATCGGGAGTAGTCACGAACAGGCGATCAAAGCGAGCGAGAGATTGAAGTGAAAGACAAGAAGATCAAGCATGCTCGCCGGAAGGTGACACAGGAACAAGTGAACGCGATGAATCGCGAAGTCGAGCTCCGACAGGGAAACCAAGCTTTCGCGGTGGGCGACGACGGTAGGCTTACTCGGGTTGATGTGATCTATTACGATTGGGACCGTGTTGTTCCAAAACTACATAAGACTTAGGAACGCAGAGATCACGCTCACGTGGCGGAATTGGCAGACGCGCCGGGCTCAAACCCCGGTTCCCGCAAGGGAGTGTGGGTTCGAATCCCACCGTGAGTACGGATGAAGTTTGTCGTCCATTGCAAGAAGGAACCGTACGACGTTTACATCGGACGGCCCTCAGAGTGGGGGAACCCATTCTCTGACAAGCCCAAGAGCTTGGCAGAAGTCAAGGTAGATACTCGAGAAGAAGCGATCGCTTGTTATGAAGAGTACCTGAGACAGCATCCAGAGATCATCGAGAGAGCGAAACGAGAACTGAAAGGAAAAGTGTTGGGATGTTGGTGTGCGCCGAAAGCGTGTCACGGTGACGTCCTAGCACGAATTGCGAACGAGCCATGAATGTCTGAACGAGAACACTACCGCCGGCGTGATAAGCGCCTGAACTATGATCTTGATGAACGAAGAGATCCGGAGTCTATCGTGAAAACATATCCTAGCATCGTATATGCAACTGAATCTCACCTTCCCATCGTTGCCTTCGACAAGCTCGACGGCAGCAACATCCGTGCCGAGTGGACCAGCAAGAAGGGCTGGCACAAGTTTGGCACTCGCAACCGGCTGGTCGATGAGACCGATCCCATCTTCGGGCAGGCCCCGGGGCTGGTGCAGGCTAAGTACGGCGAGACGTTAGCACAACGTCTCCAAGAAGCTAACATCGACCGAGCCATGTGCTTTTTCGAGCTCTGGGGACCCAGCTCCTTTGCGGGGATGCACAACCTGCAGGAAGAGCTGACGGTCACCTTGTTTGATATCGCCCCCTTCGCCCAGGGCATCTTGGAGCCAGCGCGGTTCCTGAAGCTTGCTGAAGGACTGGACCATGCCAAGGTCCTGTATGAAGGTGACGTCACTCCTGAGTTCATCGAGTCTGTCAGGGCTGGTACGTTGCCCGGCATGACATTCGAGGGCGTCGTTTGCAAGGCGAAGAACGACAAGAAGACCAAGATGCCCATCATGTTCAAGCAGAAGTCGCGGGCATGGCTGGACAAGCTTGACATTTACTGTGGCGACAACATAGAGCTCCGGAACGCGCTCAAGTGAGAGCGGCCGCGAGCTAACCCGCCTGGTCGGAGGGGTACGTCTTATAAGCGTATGTGCTATGGGTTCGATTCCCGCGCGGCCGACCTTGCAAAAGCCCTTCGATTGGGGTACTATGTGATCGGATGGCGTCGCTGTTTGACCTCCTGACGAAGCTGACACTCAAGAATGACAACATGATTGGCGTGTTGTCACAGGGCTTTGCTGAGCACGCCGCGCTGATGCTCCAGACGCTTGAGAGGTGCGCGTGCAACGGTTGCAAGCAAGCCGCTACGGTCCGTCACCAGACGTTGGGAATTCACTGTTGCGATCACTGCGCGGCAAGGTTGATCACCAAGTCGCGAAAGAACGCTGGCGTTGACACCAACGTAAACCTGAACCTGTTGCGAAAATCCGTGGCAGAAGAGGAGCTTTGGATCGATTTGCCCAACGCCCTTGGGATCAGGCGTGCCCAAGACCTAGTTACGATGTCGAGCTATCAAAACGAATCTGACGTACCAGAACGTGGCTCAATGGAGTGGCAGTGAATGAAAAAGGTCAGAATCACTCTCAAACCCAATTCTCCAGGACGGAAGTTTCACCTCTTCCCCAGTTCCGAAGCGCTCTATGTTTGGGCGTGTGCTCTCGAACGGAACGAACAGGTTCAAGTTGACGGAATCCATGAGCTCGTGTTGGAGCCCGGAGGCTTCATTGAAGCCGAGCTGAGGGGCTTCGATTACGCTTATGATGACGCTGTCGAGCCGGGTAAGATCCCGACTTCGGTGAAGGGCAAGCGACTGGACTTGGTTAGGTTGGCCAAGGCGCATGAACCACAGAACGCATCGGGCACCGAGGTCAGCACCCATGCTGGGTGGGTGATGGGAAACATGCTGCCGATGAAGCGTTACAATGACCCGCACATCGACGTGGTGCTCGTCGAAGACGGTGACTCACGCCTGGACCTGGCTTCTCTCTTCAATGATGAGATCCCGATCGTCACTGACGATTGATCAGGACAAACACCGGTTGATCCGGTTGTGGATGACGTGTCTCGAGAAGATGGCAACGTTCGGGTGCTTTGCTCGCAAAGCAGCAACAGCAGCGACGTTTTTGTGACTGTCATCGAAAAACTCGACCTCTTCTAGGTCTTCTGTCTCAATGAGCTCGCTGACGTAAGCAGCTTTGGCTTCGGGTGCTGGAGTGTTGAGCGTTGCAACCTCAACATCAGCCAGGCCAACACCAACCAGATACTGGCGGATGGGATCGCTGTACGACCGGGCTGACAACACTAGCGCTGCCTCATGGCCGTGGTGCTCGCACACGTTGTGGAGGATGCGATTCATCCACTTGATGGGCCGTGGGTTGATCAGTTTTTCGAAATCGGTGTAGTCAAAGACATCGCCAGGCTGCCTCTCGTAGATCGCGAACTCGTGTGGGTCAAGGTCAAATTTCTTTCCCACGGAGTTGGTAACGTGAGTGCATGCATCCGTCCTGACTAAGGTGTAGTCAAAATCAAAGACCCATCGCTTACGACGTGGCTTGGTTGTCTTGACGGTCCTGATGTACTCCTTCAGGAGCTTCGTCGATGAACCCATGATCAATCGTACCCAATGTGTGCACAGTGTATCTTGGCCGGCATGTGAGGTAGGGTTGGGACATGGATCTCCTTGTCAGGGACTACCTTCGCAACCACACCTTTCGTCAGCTCGAAGAGGAGCACGGTGTCTGTGCAAGGCCCAACGCAACGGGTGACAAGTTCGCGCTCAACTATGATCAGATCCTAGCCAAGAATGGCGACCCCGTCTCCGAGCAGTGCCGTGGCCTCGTCATCCGGCCCGTCGAACTTGATTGGTTCAGCATGATGGAATCATTCACCAACCGTGATTGGAAAGACATCAGGGTTGGCGAGATCGAAGTGCTGGCGTGGCCCATGTGCCGTTTCTACAACTTCGGCGATCCCAGCGCTGTGAACATCGACTGGTCACATCCCTCGTTGAGGGTCTATGAAAAAGTCGATGGCACCTGCATCATCTGTTACTGGGACCCGCTTCACGGGAAGTGGCACGCGGGCACACGGTCTGTACCCGAGGCTGACTTGCCCATCAACGCGGGTAACCTCGAAATCGGTGAGATGACGTTCTCACAGCTTTTCCTCAAAGCGCTTGTGAGGACGCGGGAAGAGCTATCAGGTCCCATCGGATGGGCTCATTGCTCGAAGTGCAGCGTAATGCGTGAGGAGTGTGCACACCCCGACTTGCTGTGCCCAAAAGACGACAAGTACCCGCACGACTGGGTCGTCGACGGGCCTGATAAGGTCATCCACCTCAACAAGGAGATGACGTACGTCTTCGAGCTTGTCTCGCCTCACAACCAGATCGTCGTTGTCTATCCAGAGCCGCGAGTCTACCTGTTGGCCGCTCGTCACACCCAGACGGGTCGTGAGGTCCCGATTGAGAGCCTCAGGATCGAACACGTGCGGCGGCCGAAGACGTGGGAGATCCGTGACATAGCCTCGTTGTCATGTTTCGTCGACTCGGCCAACCCAGCAGAGCTCGAGGGTGCTGTCGTCTGTGTCCAGACGGGTGCCTCCTTCCAGAGGTTGAAAGTCAAGAATAAGACCTACGTGCTGGCTCACAAGTCGAAAGACACAGTGACGTCGTCAGTTCGCAACGCTCTAGAGGCTGTCATCCTCGAGAAGGCTGATGACATCATCCCTCTGGTTCCCAAGGACGTCCAGGACAGGTTGCTGAACATGCAGCGAGCCTTCGGCGAGTACTGCCAGCACATCGATGCCAATGTCGCTACATTCAGGCAAGAAGCTAACGGTTCACGCAAGCATTACGCTGAACAGGTGAAAGAGTCCGGCGACTGGACCGCGGTCTACTTCAACCTGTGGGAGAACCGGGCTAAGAACGCTCGAGAGTGGTTCACGTCCGCGTGCAAGAACAACAAGCTGTCTGACTCGTCGCTCGACAACATTCTTGCGAAGCTGACCCTGTAACCCTCACATGCGAGGCGGTGAATTGTCAGTGAGCCCACGGTGGGCGGCCTGTACAGCCCTCATGACCGTGGTTACGGTGGATCTAGCAGGTCACTGATACTTACGCAAAGGAGCTCAACATGGCGACAATCGTAATCGACTTGATGGGAGATGACGATATGATCGTCATGGGAGCTGAAGACAGCGCCGAAGAGATTGCACGCAAGGAAGAGATGCGCAAGCGTGCTCTCGAAGAGATCTTCCGTCGCTCGCCCCAACCCACGCTCCAGATCGTCCCTGTCACCCAGAAGTGATCAGCGGCTGGTCAACGTCACGTTGCCGCCCGACGTGTAGGTGAATGCTCCTCCCGCGGGAAGCGTGAATGTCGTCGGGTTCGTGACAATGACAGTGTTCTCATAAACGCCGTTAGGATTGGTGCCCGTCCCCGTGACGCTTGTGATGGTGACTGAATCGCCAGTGTTCAACCCATGCGCTGTTGATGTGGTGATGGTATAGAGAGACGCTGCTTCGGTCACGTTTGAGATGGCGGTCTGCGACAGCGTTTGCATGCTGCACCCAGTGACCAGTGCCGATGCATAACCGCTACCGTTGACGCAACCAACTGTCCATCCGAAGTCAGTGATCGTCAAACCAACACCCGCAACAGTGTTGTTGAAGAACGTTCGCCAAAATGCTCCATGATGCTGGCTGTATTGGTACAAGTAGTTCGTCCCATCGTTCAGGATGCGGAAGTACCACGGCCCTGTCATCTGCGTGAAAGTGTTATCGCCAAAATAGATAGCGGGCCTGGTCTGCGTGTGTAGTGTCTCCTGCCATGCACCCGGAACCATGTTGTTAGAGCTGAACTGGTAAGCGCCGCAGAACAATGCAATTGATGTTCCTGACGTTGTCCCGTTTGAGACGCACACCCCAACTTCAGGAAACGTTGCACCCCGGGTAAAAGACATCTCTCCCGTAAACGTGACTTTCCAAGGTCCCGCGCCCGTAACACCGGCGGGTATGGGTTGTAACACTTGGTTTGACAAGTTGTTTACCGCAGCAGTGGAAAGAATTGCGTCGCCAGTCGACATAAGGCCAACGCTTCCAACAACCGTCCAGTTGACAACCGGACCAGGTCCTCCTCCCACGTTGTAACCGTTGTGATCGAACCCCTGCCAAGTTGCGGTCGTGGGATCATCTACATAAACAATGGGAACATCGGTGCAAAAGTACAAAGCACCTGAACCAGCCGCAGCGGGTCGCGCGCTGGCGAGACCCGTCGAGGCAATGTATGTACCAGCCCAAACGCCGGGCGTTTCAAACACCCAGATCTTACCCGTGCCTGGTTTTCCCATCCCGCTCATGTTGATCTCCCATCAAGCATGATAATCCAACTTGATCCTACCGATTGAACAGCTATAATGAGTGCCGCCGGCGCCACCGCGAACGGCACCCAGGACGACCCCCAATGCGTTGAAAACCGTACCTGGATTCAGTGTTGACGTGTCCCACATGCTCTGGTACGTGCTTGTCTGGTAAGGTGGCCAAGAACTGTTAGTCACCGTCCCGCTCATTGCATGGGTGAACAACCTGGGGGTAGAGCTGTTGACCGTGGCTGTTGTTTGCCTGCTCAAGACGTTCCACTCCATGATCATCACGTTGTTTAGACTGCTGGTCGTGAAGCTGATGTTGTTCTGTGCGCTGACGTTTGCTCCGTTGACAATGTTACGCATGAATCCACCTGTGCCGCCGGCGGGATCCATGCCACGTGCAAAGAACATCGACAACGTGGTTCCGTTGTTATCCAGACCCACGATACACTCGTCAAAGTTGACAGATGGGTTGTCAACAGTCACGTAGACCCACAACCTAAAAGAATATGTCCAATCAAGGTTGGGCAACAGCAACGATTGGCTGAGAGGCAACCACAACAACGGCCCCGTTCTCGTGGTGTTTGAATAATCTGTGGCGGCTACGGGAGCGAACGTTAAACCTGCGGATCCGATCGTCGTAGGAGCATTTTCATTCGCAGTGTTTGATTTGAACCAAGTTAAGCCCGCGATGTCATAGAAACCGTCGGAGCTAAGCGTCTGTGCAGGTTGAGCGGTGAAATCAACATCTAGTAAGGTTGTCCATGGCGAGAATGGTGATCCCCTGAGCACTGAAAGGGTACCTGAGATGACCACGTCTCCACCAAACACTGCACGTCGTGCAGCTGAACCCGTTACGGCTGATGGGCTATTCCACGCGCCACTGATGCTTTGCGTGCCGCTTACCCACAGATAAGCGTCGATCCCAGATCCTTGGATTGCTGTTCGTGCTTGTCCATCAATGCTAACACTCGCGGTCGTAACCAGTACGTTACCCTTATCGAGCCATTGAGTGCTGCCGCTGGTATTCACCAAAAAGATGCTGATGTCACCAGTGTGCATCGATGCAGCATCTACACCAGGCAGTGGGTTCGATCCCGTCCAAGCAAAGACCGTTCCCGAGCTGACGTATTGCAGCGTGTATGTTTGGCCTATCGTGGCAGAAAAGATGCCATCCAGGACTACTAGGTTCTGGTCAGCTGGGTCGGTCCTATACGTTGACCTTGACAGAGCGATGCCATTTGAGCTGCTCAACCTCAGGCTAATGTATGCATCGCTACCGTAGGCATTGAAACCTGCGTGGAATGAATACAACCCGCCATTGGTGACCGTGAATGTGGACCCGCTGCGGACGATACCTTGGGAAAAGACGTCCGTCACGATCCCATCGGGACATGCGGACACGAATGGTTGCCAGGATCCCGTCGCGACCCACCAGACTGATGATGTAACGAAACCGTAGTAAGCCCCCTGTCCCGGAGAAGCGCTACCGTTCACCGTCACGTTGTTGGGATTCAGGTAGTCGAAGCGCAGTTTGCGGAACGACTCAACAATCGCACGGCCACCCGTTGAAGCAAGACCAAAAAAGACAGATGGGTTTCCTGATCCGGTGATCGGTAGCTGCGTTAACAGTTCGCTGTTGGGGGTTGCGTCTCCCGCTGCCAACAACTGCATCTGGTTCGTTGCGGGCCATACGTCAACGCCGTTGATGATGCTACCCGAACCGATGTACCAAGCGTAGAACCGACCATTGCGGTTGTACTGCAACATCTGGACGTTGTATGTCTCGAATCCCGCGATGTCGGTGTTGATGTAGTTCGTTGCGTTGATGTTCAGCTGTGGGTTGTAACCCTGCGCGCCGCCGAGGAAGCCCTTCTTGTTGGTGATGTTCTCGGTCGTGGGTGTAAATCCAGTTGCTGTCCCACCCAGCAACACGCCGTAAACGGCAGAATCAAAATTTGTGGTAACGCTGTCTTGATTGATCCACCACCAAATCCTGATATCATGATCGGGCAAAGAGTAGGCTGAGAACAGGCTTTGGAACGGGATCGCCAAGACAGGCGCTGAGAACGTCCCACCGAAGATGTCATCTACTGCAGAGTTTGTCCACTGGACGCCGGTGCCCGGAACGACCGCTGCAGCAGAAGCGTTAGCCGGGTTTAGTTGGGTGAATCCAAATCCGTCAATCGTTACAGATGAGTTGCCCGTGAACGTCTGTGATGGTTGAGCGTCAAACGGGATGTCAACGACTGTTACCCAACCTGCGGTCGATGCGCTGACAATCTGGTTTATGACGGTCCCGCCACCACCACCTCCACCTGATCCGCTGACAAGAACTTGACCCAGCGAGTTCGTTGAGATGGTGACGCTTCCCAAGCCAACGAGGTATGGGAACCCCGGGATGCCCGTCTGAGTCAGGCTGCCCGTGAAAACGTTGCTGCCAGTTCCCGCCAGGGCGGCGATGGTTAACGTGCCGCCCGGACCCGTGTCCACTAGCGTGATGTTAGCGCCTGCCGCAAGCACCCGAGCATTGGGGTCGACCGCGCTGGCTGAAGCGATGAGGTAGCTAGCATACAAATCGGCGCCGATGCTGCTAGAGATCGTGTAGACGGTTCCGACGTGTGATGCTGATGATCCGCCTGAGGCAGTCACACTGGTCACTGTCCCGGTGCCACCTGATCCGCTGATGATCACCTGTCCCAATGAATTGGTGCTGATGCCGACAGTGCCCACACCGACCAAGTATGCCAAACCAGCCCTTAGTTTAGTCAAGCTGCCCGTGATGCCCGGGTTATCTGTGGCGATGATGGGTCCTGAAAACGTAGATCCAGACAACGTTGCGACAACGCTGTTATCAATCTGGACTGATGCAGTCAGTGAGTTCAGTTCGCCAGCAAAGATGCCGTTGCTGAAATCGACGTTTGTGTAAGGATTGTGGGGCAGTATCGTGCCCTTCCACGATGCGCTGATACCCTGCGTACCTGGGAGGCCTTGCGATCCTGTCGGACCTGCGTTGCCCACACCTGCACGGTAATAATCAACGCGGATCCTGCTGATGATAGTTGAATATCCGGAGCCACCGCTGAAAGCCGGGTCGCCCGTCACGCCCCAAGAGATGTTGGCTGCAGACGGAAGAACGTATGCGTTCAATGTTCCCGAGTTGAAGTCTAGTGTATTCTGATCGAAATACAAATAGGGAACCATCGTTGCTAACGATGGCCATGAATTCCCAGCAATGTCCTTTCTGAAAACGTACCCGATCCGACCTCCAATTCCTTGTGGGAGGTACAACATCATCACATTGGGTGGGTTCGTGTACGCGTCAACGATGCCCGTGCTACCTGCTCCTGTGGGGCTTTGAATTGCGGCGTACCACCCGTTGCCCGAACCACCGAAACCCGCATTGCAGTGCCATGACCAGGTGTATTGTGCTCCGTTCCAATCGTCAACGTAGATCCATTGACCCTCTCCGACGCCCCCGCTTCCTTGAGGTGCCTGCGTTTGTGAAGCGATGTAAACCCAGATCCGGATCGGTGTTAGGGGATCGATAGTTGAATCAAGGTTGGCTAACGGGATGGTGAACGAGCTCAGAGTGTGGGTGCTGTATTTTCCGTTATTAAGACCGAGGTTGGAGTTGCTTGGCGTTACTTTCCATCCCTGTCCAGATATGATTTGAGACGGTGTGTCATCGTGAGAGCTGTTGATCTTGGTCAACGTCCCACCCGGATTTCCTGTGAAGGTATATGCTTGATCAACTAGCGGATTGATGTTTCCTTGCGCCGTCAGATCGACGTCTAGGGCCGTGTACCACCCATCACCCGTGATACCGTTGATGACAAGCGTGTTACCCGGTCCATTGTCCAGGATGTTGATCCCAACGCCACCCGAAAGGATCCGAGCATTTGGGTCGTTTGCATTTGCTTTTACGAGGATGTAAGATGCGTTTGCATCTGCCCCAATGCTACTGGAGACCTGATACTCTGTTCCCGTACCGATCTTAACGACGATTGAACCACCAGTGCCCACAACGTTGCTGACACCGATGCTGCTTGAGACAGTGTAGACTGACCCCACGTTAGTGACTGTGGATCCGCCCGCTCCCAGGATGTTGGTGATGGTGCCACCTCCACCACCTGTTCCACCCCCTCCGATTGTACGCCATTGGCCATCAAACCACGCCAGTGCAGATGAACCATACGATGCCGACAAAAGAGCGGTCGGTTTATCGTCAATCAATAAGCCAGTTCCCGGGTTGATGGTAACGGGAACACTTGTGCTGGTCCCCGTCATGTCCTTGACAAAGGCTAGTTGACCTTCACGAGGATTCTGGGGAAGCAGGAGGTTTGCTTTGTTGTTCAGAGGACTTGAGATCAGTTTGATGCCGATGATACAATCATCGGAGCTTGCATTGATGATGCCTGCGTTTGCTGTGGTAATCGAATACTCGCTAGCATTGATAGCAAATCGACCCATCAAAGTCAGATCCGCCGGGTTGTCTTTTAACCCAACTTGGACATCGCCTGGGATCGCGACGCGTTCTATCTTGTTCGTGTTGGGATCACGGACAAAGATAAAGAACGATTGCTTGGCGTCTGAAAGGTTACCTGCCATGTGCTTTATCTAGTGTCTGTCTCACAGAATCACGTTGCCATTGTTGTCTGCGCTCAGGTTGACAATCGAACGGTTAAGCGTCGACACGATAATGGGAGGTCTGTTGGTTGACACGCCATCGAAATATGGCAGTGATGAGGTGCATTCAAAGTCCAGGTTGCTGGACCAGGTGCTCTCAGGGTTTGTTAGCTGGCCCGACGGAGTCAAGAACTTCACCTTGACAACGGCATCTTTTACGCCCTGTTGGAAGTTAGGATCCGTTGGGTCATTTTCAGGTGATTCATAGTACTTGGTGAACAAACGTTGCTCGAGCATGTCACGGAACTGGCCGAACTTGCCCCTACGCCAGTAGTTCTTGCTGAACGTCGGTAACCCGTTATAGATCCCATACTTCCAACCCCGGATGATTGGGCTGAATGAGAACGGGGAATAAAACTGCTGATTAGCGTTGTTTACATTGACGTCATCAAAGCTTCTGAAGTCAGCGTAATGTACGGTCCCCTGTTGTGTCGTTGATCCCGCCTTATATGGCACGACAAATCCTGTGTTGTTATCGGTGAAATGAAGCGTGTTTCGGTCGCCAAAACCGAACAGCGTTCGAGCGACATCGTCCACGGGTGCAGATGACGTAACAATGAGACCGTTGACTGTTGATCCGACAAGAGCGTCAGCTGAGTGATAGTTGATCGAAATCGTTTGGACTGCGTTACCTGGGTAGACAATCGATGATGAGACTGTCTTTGGAGATGGCATCAACGGAAACAAACCCTGTACTGGTGTGGGTGTCATCACTCCCAAGATCACGCTAGGGTCTAGCAGGAAGTTAGCAATGAATCCATTTGATGTGTTCAATAGTCTGTTGACACCGTTATAACGTGGTTCATAAGGGTATGAGTGTGTCCAGCATCTATCGCTGACCTTGTCAAAGAGCCCGCCACCATTGACGGTAGAATCCAACCAGACCTGTCCTATTGATGGAAGCAATCCATCTGGGACGCCGGGCATGTCACGGAACCCAGCATTATTGACAGACGCTAGTGACTGAACAAAGATCCCAACGCCGTTGGCTTGAAGGCAGCCGGCAAAAGATGGCAACATTGAATCCCAGAAACGTTCGCTATCAGTTGAAAACTGAGACAGCCTAACGCCACCAGCTCGTTCAAACCATGGTTGCAACCGATATCCCTTGTATGGGTTAATCAGGACGTCAGCAACGTGAGACGTTAGGGAAGGAGCATTTCGAGCATTTAGCTTGCTCAACTTGCGATCTCGTACACCTTGCACAAAATTGAACTGACCACCGACAATTTTAGATGTTAGCAAATTTCCCAGCATCACGTTGTCACTGTAGCTGCCTGTGTACTCATCGCGGTACGATGATTCGAACTGATCGATGACGGGCTCAGCACCGATGATCTCATGGACCATGTCAGATCCCAGGGGTTGGTTCAACGTATCGTGGAACTCCGCACCCTCTTTGATTTGGCTTCCGTAGAGCGTGATGTTAATCTGTCCCGCTGTGAGCTGGACGTCGTGACCCGTGCTTGGGAAGGTTCCCGAGAACCACGATAGAACCCTGCTAAAGATCGCGGGCCTGGTCTTGCTAAGGCTGAGAACCAGCTTGTCACCTGGCATCACCAGGTAAGGCGACTTGAAGTGTCCCACCAACGGGATCGTCGTGTTGGCAATGGTACCTGAGCTCTGTGCTAGGGCGATTTGCGCGCTGGTTATGTTGCTCGGGATCGATCCGCTAGCAACATAGAATGGGTTGGGAACCGTCAGACCGCTGGGGTCAGACAGGTTCTGGAAGGTGGCAAACTCTTTGCCCAGGATCGAGCGTCCTGACTGCTCAAACCCAGTGCCTCCACGACCGAACGGAATTGGGTTCTGGATCGATGTTAATCCTAGAAAAAGTTGTAACGTCAGCCTGGGGGTCGTCAATAACGACTGGATCGATCCGGCTGCCCCCTGGATGTCCTGTTGGAAGTCTAGAATCAGACCGTGTGCAACAGTTGCCTCGCACTCAATCTTCACTGAACCGGTGAAGTAGTTTATGACAGAAGTTGGATCAGTGCTGTATTTGATGGGTGATACAACTGCGCTAGCGCGATCAGCGTAGCTGAGGAAGCCGACGTTGCGTAGTTGAAAGAGCCCGGGATCGAGCGATCCCGTGATGTCAGGAGTTTGGGTCAAAACGACCGACTTGATGTTGTCAGCCTGGTGAGTGATGGTTCCTGTCAAGATCAGGTCACGCCGCGCAGGAGTCGAACTGTTCTCTGATAGCTGCACCACCCGGTGCAGCGCAACTGTCATGGCTGGTCCACCGAAGTCAGAAGTGCTTGTGGCGGGAACGGGCCATCGGGTCTGGGTCTGATCCAGGAACCAGCCCGGTCCCATCGAGAACGGGATCTCGATGACAGCTTTCTCGATCAGGAACGGTGCGGTGATGGGTAGCGTGAAGGTTTCATCGTTGGTAGGTTGGTACTCGTTGTTGTTCGCAATACTTTTTGGGTAGAACCGCTTCAACGCGTTGGTCGCGGTGGTTGAGTTGTAGGCGATGATCGGACCAAAGTTGCCATCGGTCTGATCGAACGATCCTGATTGCTGGTGCGATCCTGATACGCGGACGTTACCGATGGGTCCGAAGCCTCGAGCATCCTCAGCGAACCACTCAAAGCCTTTGTTCGGGTTCCACGTCGGATCCATCCAATCGCCGCCGGGTTGGCCCGCAGGATGGGTAGTCGCACCGTTCGCTAGCGTGTATGAGCTGTTTTGCGGGACGTTCCACGACTTGTTAGCGCGGTTGTAATAGTAGATGCTAGAGGTGGCACCCGGGAGCTGCACGGCTATGTCAACTGGAAACTGCAGCTTGATCTGCGTCTTGGATTTCAACGGTTGGTCGAAGCCGGCACCAACTTCGCTGATCGACGAGCCCGTCAAGTAGAAACTAGATGTAGACGACTGTTCGTAATTCTGGGTCTCATTAAAAGCGGCGATTGACGTGAAGGGGTCCTCGTTAAGGAACGGGTCGATGGCACTCTTAACGATGTTGCCTGTGACCAGCATGTCGCCAGAGAACAGGTTCTGGCGCTCGAGCGTCCCGATCCCGGTACCCCCGAAAAACCTGGGCATCGTGGTTGGGTAGTTGACGATAGTTCCAGAGTTCTGCAGATACTGTGGCGAGCGCCGATCATCAAAGGTCGATTGCCCAATTCCCAACCTGCTGTCACCCGTCCGTGCGACGGTCGGATGGTTGATCCGAGCATCGTGTTTACGCTGTTCAAGGCGGGGCAGAACTTTACGCCGTTTGACGGGAGGCGAGAACGTGAAGATGCTACCACCGTTGATCAACCCGGGCCAGTAGTGTGCAGGCTGCAAGTTGATGGTGTATGACGCCGTCGCCGGGAAGTCTTCTTGAGATGGTGTTTCTGAATCGACGTAGCTTGCGGTGTAGATGTACCCACCGTAGATGTACTCCTGACGAGCGTCATCCCGATAACCCAATCCGATCGCAAAGTCACGGAACCTGTTAGTCCCGTTGGGCATGAAGACCCCGATCGTAGCACCTTCGAGCGATGAACCCTGCAACTTCAGAAACGCCCTGGATGCGTAACGAAACTCGATGGCCCCGTTCTCGTAGAGGATGGCTTCAAACTTTAGCGTCGTTGAAGGAGCCACGTAGTTGCTGAGGCAATTCCACCTGATGATCAGGCGACGACCTTTGGTAGATTGCCTATCGTTCAGGTAGCTCACGCCATAAGCGACCTGATCGAGTTGGGTTGGCCTGGGTTCGATACCCTTGGCAACGTTGTTCGCCTTCGTGGCGCCGAAGCTGAACGGGCTCAGCAGCAACTGCGCGGTCGTGTTAGGGGTGTTGCGAAGGTCATCGAACCAGGGAGCGATGATGACGGCATTCGAAGCAAACGAAGGTTTGATCGCGGCGTTCTGCCACGAACCATTACCGATTGCTGGGTTGATCGAACTAGAGTTCGTGAAGATCGTCCCTGAAGTGATCGGGTCGATCGAAGAATATGAAGCTGAGAGAACATCTCGCGGCGTGAAGGTACCCAGCGTTGGGTCGACGAGCGCCATCCATCCGTTAGAGTTGGCGACGAATTGCTTGTACGTGATCCCATCAAGCTGAAAGTCGAAACCGATCGGTGTGACGAAAGAGTACCCATCGTCGCAGAAGCCCTGGCCAATGTTGAACCCAGTGTAGTCGTTCGGACCATTCAGCTGCGTGAAATTTGAGTCTTTGAACGCAGTCAAACCGGCGCTCTGGTCCACGACACGTGTCAGGACGTAGTTTTCGAACCTACGTGAGGGAGCGGTTCGTGTTGATACGGGTGTTCCAGTCATCAGTACGTCATCCCCCCAAAGGACAGCGAGTCAGTTCCCGTTACCATGGCGTTATCATATCTCCACCCGCACGTAGCTGATCGTTGATCGAACCTGACATAATTGTCAGTTGAACCAGTCATGAGCGATAAAGCAGGTACCAGAGCGCTTTCATTGACCGTGGAAGGAGCTAACGTGTTCCTCACAAGCCGCTGGTCAACGAACGGGAGCAAGGTTGCGATGTCAGATAAGAAATACCCGGTGTCCAAGAACGCCGTCGTTTGCTTTTTGACGTTCGTAACGTAGACTGTCACCACTCGATCCGATCCTTTGATGAGACTCTCGTTCCCGCTCTCAATTACACCCCGGAAAGCATGAGGTTCGATCGGGACGTTGATCGATGAGAAGGAAACAACCTGACGAACAGCGAGCGGTTCGATGACGCCGTTGAAGTTAGTGGTTTCAAGCTGATCATTGTCACCCGTGACGATTGGGAACGTGAACAGGTTTTCGTAGACGTAGTCCAGGCTGTTCAGCTTGTCCTGAGCCTTGATGTAGTTAATCGGGTTGAACTTATCGACATCAACATACTGGGGTGGTAAGAAGAAGGTCTTGTCCTGCCCGTAGACCATCTGCGGCAGCACGTGACCGGGTTCTCCTGACCACACCTTCACCACTCCTGCGTCGTACCGTGATATGTTTGTCAGCTCGACGCCCTGCGTGAAGGCATCGATCGCTGAAGTGTCGCTTCCCGACAGACTAGTTTTCACCGTGGGACGAACATGCGGCCCTTCGTCGAAGAACAGCTTCTGGTGCACGGGTAGCGATGTGAAGATGGGTTGAAACTCTGAGGGAGATTCAAGCCTAATCGTTGATGTTGCCATGGGTTAGATTGTTCTTCAGGACGTCGAGCAGACCGTCTGCACGATCCTACTTATTGACCGCGCTGCAGGCTCCCCCTGCCGGATACCTAGAAACAGATCATGTCAGTCCTTGACCAGAACCGGGGCCGAAAGACTTATTCCTTCTTCCGGGCACCTCCCGTCGCGTCCCCCACCACCGTCGTCACGGGAAGCGGAGGGATCATCGTCACAGGAAACAAGGACAACATCACTATCTCGGTTGACACCTTCGTCAGCACATCGACGGGCACGTTCAACACCGTCAACCTGGCCGCACCGCAGGTCATCACCAAGCGAGGGTGGCCTATCTTCCCGGCTCTGGGAACGGGTTGGACCATAGGATCATTTGGAGTTCCCGCCGGCCCGGGGACGAACGCTGCCCAGGCGTTTATACTACCAGACTTGGTCACAAGCGCGACGTTGCTCAGCGTCACCTTGTCAATCGCCGTCGGGGGTACCCACGCCGGCGGCGCGCCCCAGAACTTCCCGCAGGTCCAGGTCTACAAGATCGACACCTCGATCAGCGGTACATTTCCGGCGCAAACGCAGATCGGTTCGGTTACCTTCTCGACGTCATCCTACCCGACGGGGGCCAGCTGGTTCGAGAGCGGTCATATCAAGGAGCTCGTCTGCCCCATTACCTCGTCGGTCGTCGATCGGAACAAGTACATCTACGTGGCGATAGTCACCGACGAGAACGGCACTAACGCACAGTCTGGTAACGACTACGTTACAGTCATGTCCAAGATGCAGACGGCAGGCACCGTGCCGGTGCTCCCTGCGTTCTAAAACTTCCGCACCGAGCCTGCGATCTGTTGCAACAACAGCACTGCGTTTAGGTTGGTTCGGTTGTTATCACCAACATAGATTTGAGCCTGTGACTCATAGTTCATCTTGTGTCGCTCAAGCATGTGAGACTCAACTGTGAAGTTGACACCTTTGAAATTCGTCTTGCGGGGGATCAGCTGGCTGATGAACTGGCCTATGGTTGTGTCGAACCACCGGAAGAAAACAAGGAAGGCATCGAAATTCAGTTTTGCTTTGATGCGATTGAAGTAGATGTCACGCAAATTCTCGATGACTGGGTAATCAACGCTGAACATCAGGTCGGGATCGCCCATTGCGTTGTCTAGCGCGTCAAGAGTGGAGAAGATGTTGATGATGTCACGGTTCAGGGCCTCAATCAATGAGAACTCCATGATGAACCTGACGTCATCAGTTGGCGTCTCGCTGGGTGGCACTTCATAGACAGGCGCTAGCTGAGCCCAGGGCGTCTGTTCAACCAGGTCAAAATTGAGGAATGACCGAACACGAACCTTGTTGTTAGTCGATGCTTCATCAAAGTACGGGTTGAAGAAGCTGAGGTCAAAGATCTCACCGACAATTGCTTCTTGGTTGGGTTGGAAACCAGAGCCCGTCATGTGAAGCTTGTTCTCACTGAAGTCAAGGAACGTGATGTTTCCCAGGGAATCAGCGTTGCGCGTGTCTTGCTTCACCATCGTGTTCATGCGGAGGCGTCCCCATGACCCCGTTACGTTGTGAACGTAGTTCCAGTTCGCGAGCGGGTTTTCTACACCAACAGAGTTGTAGTTCCTGACGTGTTCTCGCCACTCGTCAAGGCTCAGAGCCTTACTCCAGAACCTTGTGTTGCTGAGACGGCCCGTAAAATCGGTGGCTCGTGCCTCGGCGGGGACTGCCAGATTATTGTTGAGGAACAAAGAGCCAGTACCATTTCCCGTTAGGATGACTTGTCCTGGGCCCACTGCGAAGAACGGGCCTGGGAAGCTGCTCGTCGTCATGAAGCCACGGAAGATGTTGTCACCACCTTTGGGATCTTCCTGGAAGAATGAGCTTGTTGCGAAGAAGTGTTGGATTTCGCCGCCGTTCTGGTAAGCTAGGCGCAAGAAGTACGACGATGATACGCTGCTGTTGAGACCATCATCACCTCGTTGACAACCAAAGCTAACGTTCCATCTGTCGCCATTGAAGATGCCGATTGTTGGCGATCCGGTGAACAGATTTGGTAGGGCTGTGTCAATCTCTAGACGTAGGACGGGTGAGATCGAAGGGTTATCAGCGCCAGCGGGCAACGCGTTGGGCCGTAGGTACAAGACCAGTTTAGGGCCGTTACCCGGAGTGTCCATCGATGATGATATCGCCAACAAGTTTGCAACCAGGCCAACTGTTAGAGAGTTTCCCGCCAAATAACCAAAGGGAGAGTCAACGCCAAAGATATCAGTTCCGAAGACACCAATGTTTGGCTCGCTTGCCACACACATACGCATCAGCGACTGAGTTGCGGCAGTCATAGACCTGATGTCAGAAGGAGTGAACTTGACAATCCCTTCCCAAGTCCAAGATCCTGATGTCAACACGTTGTCGCTGGGGACTGTCGTTTTTATGTTTCGTCCCGTGTTAGGGTCTATGACAAATTGGCCTTGTGGAAGTGGAAATCCTGGTTCGACACGTGATGCTGAAAGGTATGGAGATGCTACATAAACCGAGCTCTTGACCAACGAGCTGCCGCTGAACAGCGTCATGGTTCCTGGCTCTACCTTGTTGTCACGGACAAACTGCAGCTGTTGGGTTGTTGGGCCTCCCATCTCACGCATGCGCATGATGTTGTTGGGATCGATACCAACGGCGCGGAGGAAAGCTTGGATGCTGTATTGGGTGCCCTTTGACCGGAGGACACTGGGCAAGTTTTTCAGGATGCGGCGTGTCAGGGTGTGTTGGACGTAACGCAGTGTGTTGACGTTTGTTGCGTACTGGTCGATATCAACGTTCTCTCCCCTGACGTACTGGTCGATGTCAGCATCCTGAAACAGGGGAGGCATGTGGAAGCCAAAGTTGCTGATCAACTTGGTGAGAAACGTGTCGGGGACCGTGTCTGCAGCAACCGTGTCATTCGTGTCGTAATCGACGGTCCTGACGTTGCTGAACGAATCGATAAACAGCTTGATCTCATCAAAAAACCGAGCATAGATGTAAAGCAACGACACTAGGATCTGCACGTTGCCCATCTGTCCCTGGCCTGGGATGCCCGTCCCCGCAAAGGGTTGGTTAGCATTTCCCTCGGGCGGGTCAACAAAACCATCCTGTTGGGCACCTTCTAGGAGGTAGTGTTGCGGGATCAGTTTGGTGATGAGGTTAGGATTTTCTTGATCATACAAGCTTGCGCTTTGTAACAGCTGCGCGTTAAAAGCAACTACCGGTGGGTATGCCGGGAACAAGATTGGTGATTGATCATCACGCTCATTGACAACGGGATTCAAGGCGTCTAGCAAAGAATTTCGACGCCAGCTAGACGTGAAGTTTGCGACCAGCGAATGGAGCGAGTTACCGCTTGAGTCAAGGACAATGCTGTTGATCGGGCTTGAAGAGTTGTTGGTGTTGTCTAACAACACTACCTGGTTCTGGCTGTTTAGCGAGCCCGTTGGTTCATTGAATTTGAAGTAAAGGACTAGGTCTGATGTTGCGTAGAGAGCTTTGGACGCATACGCCGCTTGTTGTTGCGGCGTACGAGCTGAGTGAAACACTCGGAACTCATCGATCGTTGCTCCCAGGGTCTGGATGGGAGTCACAAGCTGGTTACCATACTGGACGGGGGTTCCCACGCCGATCAGGAAGTTCGTGTTATCGATCGCTAGGTCGCCGATCTCAACTTGGGTTACGCTTTCGGCAACTGGAGACGATAGGGCAAACGACTCCAAGAAAGGCAACCCGTTGTCGCGGTTAAGCTCAAACGCAACGTGGTTAAACTGGCCTTTGTTGAGGGTTAGAGGGACCGTCATGAATGACGAGCCAGACACGACCACAAACATAGCGTTGACTGAGGTCGTTGACAGCGATTGGGTAAGGAACAATGAGAAGCCCTGTTGCGAACCTCCCAATGATCCCGTGTTGGTCTGATCCAACATCTGGCAGATGACTTGCACATCGTTTGCAGCGGGAGGCAAGTAGATCTGCATCTCGATCGTCAATGACGTGGACCCGGTTGGGTTGAGCACAGATTGCCCAGTCTGTGTGTTCTGGTTTGTCACCAGCTCCGGGAACAGAGCTCCCACCTTGTTCTGGACCGCGATCCACGTGCCGCCCGCTTGGTTTGAAACCGCAGTTGGGCCCGTAGCGGGTACTGAACCTGTTCCTATCGTGGAGCTCGAAAAGAACAGCTCACCATGAAACGTGGGAAACTGATCAAAGACCCACTTGTCAAAACCCGTCAGGTTGTCAAAGAAGACTTCGGTCTCCAAACGTGTCCCATCGAACGGAAACCCGTTGATGACCTGGTCGAAAGCAAGGTTAACCTTGGCTTCGGCTGACATGAAAAACGTGTGGTTCTGGAACTGTGACCAGTCAACGTTGAGCTGTTGCGTTGATTTGAGGGCACTGTATGCAGGATCGTATTGGAACGAAGCTGAAGACAGCACGTTCGTGTCCGCCAACGATTGCCCTGTCAGCACCAGGGGACGGCTGCCGGTCATGGTCGCCCTCAAGAACGAGGGGATGTATGGGTTAACGGTGACGGGCATCGGCGCAGGACCTGGCCTTACCTATCAAAATCTACTCTCATCCAGCCACTCTGAACGGCGATGATGCGCCCTTGTAAAGCTGTTTGACGTTGTCTGTCACCACCATGATGTCGATGACATAAGAGTGACCTGAGATTAGGTTTGACGTGTCGAGGGTGAAGAACATGTTCTGTGAATCGTTAGACAACCTTGTCGAATTTGTGACTAGATCGAAAGGAACCGCGATGTATCCATCACTGTTGTCACGGATCTGGTAATGAACATCTCGGATGATGATTCCGGGCAACTCTACGGGCAAGCGAACCGCACTGAGCAAGACGGGTTGCGTGAAGTCCCAAAGGTTTACTCTTAGCACCTGTTGCGTCTGGTTATCGTACTCATCATTCAAGCCGATGATGCGAACGTTCAGGTGTTTCCAGTTCTGTGACTGTGGGCCCCTGACCGGGGGATAAGCCTTGATCTCGCTCCCGGTCAGGAAGGCAACGGTGCCATCAAGGCTGCCCCAGACTGGGATGAAGGTGACGCTGCCCGAGTGTTGCCACTGTGGTTGCAAGCTTGGGTCTGTTGATGACAACGTAACCGATGCGGAATAGATTCCCGTTTGGAAGTTGCTTCCCAAAGACAGCTGGCTACCCACAAACGGTCCCGCCACGTACGGTCCCGGTCCCATTGTCTGGCTGAGGAAGTAGCTTGCGCTGAACAGGAAACCGCCGTTGGGAAGGTATGTTCCCGTCAGGGCATAGACTCCGGCCGTTCCATCAAGCGTCCCATTGAAGGTTGCTGTTCCTGAGATTGCGACGTGGATGCCCGTGGTGTCAGCATACACAAAGCTGCCGCTTCCCACGATCTGTTGGGTGGTGTAAGAACCTGATAGCACGCCCGCGTAAAGCTGGCTACCTGTTGTGATAGTCCCCGACGTTGAATTGAGTATACTGTACGTTCCCGCAAAAAGCACATCGCTTGGGTTTGAAAACGTAAACTTCCCCGATTGTATCAGAGCTTGACTGCTGCTGACCACAACGGGAGTCACCGACGGGAATTGTCCGTACAGTTTCAGAACAAGACTATTGCTTCCTGTTACCGACGTGGAACCCGAGATCAGGTTACCTAGACGTGAGTTCCTGACGTAGTTATAAAGGAACAGATAGCTAGGTGAATCAAGATAAAAGTTTTGAGTGTCATCTTGGACGGAGTCGTCAAACCTGACAAACAAGCACGGACGTTTTTCGGGATTGAATGCTTGCCGTGAACCAAAGCGTTTGACAAAGTATGAGTGTGTGTCGTTTTCCAGTGCTGGAGCAAAAGCGATGCGAAGCCCGGCGTCTGGCAGCAACCCAGCGAGCGTTGCACTAACGATTGTTGTTATGTCAACGTCAAGGTCCTCTGTTCCCTTGAAAAACGTTTGTTGGACACCCAGGTTTAGGTTGTTTGATCCGGTGAAGAAGTCACATGCTTGTGGGTAGAAACCACCGCTAACGCAACCTTGTCCTTGCCATGATCCAGAAACCAGCGAAGAGTTGAGCCAATTGCAAGCATCATAGTCAGAATAGTAGACAACATCACGTCCATGACCTTCATCAAACGAAGCTGACAAAGGATAAACGATGACGCTAAAATTGTCGGGCGTGGGTTGGCCGCCATAAACATCAAACAGGTGCAAGCGAACGTTGAAACTCGCATTGTTGATGTCAACCTGTCCCGCTGAGACCATGTCACGTAGCGGTTGCAAATTGAAATGAACCAACAAACGTGACAGCTCTACATTGGGAATGGTCCCTGATGCAGTTTGTGTGGAAGTGTACCCGTAAAGCTTGAACAGGTCTAACGAACCCGCCAATCCTACGTTGCCTGAAACCTGTGTCACGCCGTTAACAAACCGGTTCTGGATGTACGCATCTTTGATAGCTGGAAGAACCTTAAACATCAGACTGACGCCCTCCCAACGATGTCAACGGTTGGATACCGTACTTCAAAGATCCCGCCCGCTGGAGGGAACAGGATGTTCTTTCGAGTGTTTGAGTCCACATCAAAGATGACGCTGCTGTATTGCATGTTGTTGACCGTCCCCTGGACATTCGTGAACTTCATGCTGTTTATCGACACCACACCTGGGATGCTGAAGATGGTGTTTCTGACGTTGTCGATGACAATGGGCTGGTCAATCTGGAAGTTTTGAACCGCAAAGAACGACGTCAACGCAGTGATGATGTTTTGGATGACGATAGTACGGTTCAGGCTCGGATCGATCAACACATCGAACGTAAATTGCAAGTCTACGATCCTAGCATCGAGGATATCAATCGCATCGCTGATCATCCGGTATGGGTTGAGATACTTGACCAGGTTCTGTTTCAACGTGTCAGGCGAGGTAATGAGCTGTCCCTGGGTGTTGCGACTGACGATATAGAGCAACGTTGCCAGCGGGTTATTTGGGTTGCTACGAGCAGCGCACCTAAAGACGCGGCCAAAGTTAGCGGGAATCGTGTATACACGTGCTAGCAAGTCTTCACGTGTGACGATTCTTTCTTGGCTGTTCCTGATTGATGGGATCAAAGACTTGAGGTCGTCAGCTGACGGAGCATCCTCACCACCAGACGCTTGGACCTTGTTTGTCAGAGTCAGTGAGCTCCTTACTGCACCTGCCAGAGCTGGTGTTGGGTTGCCCGGGAAGATCATGTTCAGCTGTCTGACGCTTTGGATCTGGTTTGCAGGCACGTTGTGGCTAAGACCGCCCCCATAGCGGTACGTGATTTGGTACGTGGTGTTTGCAGCGGCGACACCCATTGTTGTTGTTTGGAGCAGCTGTTGCGGGTTGACAGAAATCCGAGAAAAAGTCGTGGTATAAGGAAATGAGATTGCAAATGATGATGGGTCAGGAATGATGTCATCATTAAGCGAGTCGGCGTTGCCACCGCCAAACGTGAGCATGGATTTTCGACTCAACAGGTCAACGTCAACAGTGTAACGATACGGGGCTGGGATGACCTTGATGACCTGAGAAACCAGATCGTTATCGGAAGCAGTGTTAAGAACATTTTGGTAAACAGTGTCGTTTGACAATGCGTCAACCTGGTAGTAGATGTTTCCGAGCAAGTCGTTGATGCTGACTATCTGTGATACGTCAGGGTTAGCCAACAGAAGCTTGTTGAATGGGATGAACGTCGCTCCGACAACGATGTTTTCTGTCGTTTCTTGGCCTGAGATGCACAAGCCCGTCATCGCTAGGATATAAGTCTGCGGGACACCATTCGAACCTTTTTGCCCGATCTTCGCCATGCCGCTTGCGATCACTTGGAGTTGTCCGTTGGACGTAGTTGCGGTGTAATCAAGGTCTTCAAGCAACGCAAAGATGGTCCCGTTGTTTGCAGAAAACGTTGAGTTTGCTTTGATGATTGGCAAACAATCAGGATTTGGTCCCATCACGTTGTTGATGACGGTCGCTGGAACTTCCACATAAAACGTAACAGGACACAAAGCAGGCGAAGCACCAACGATCGGGACTCCGGCTTGTTGCAGCAATCGCTGGATGTTGAGGCTCTCGACGGCCGTCGTTGGATCGAGCTCACCAAACTGGTGATCGAGGTAGAACGACATGTTGTCGCCCACGTATGCCGCCATGTCGAGCAGCAGGCCTCCCAAGCTGTTGTCAGAAAAGTCACGTAGCCTGTCTGGGTAGTACAGCTTCGCATACTCCAACAAATTGTTCCGCAGCGCGTCAAAGTCCTTTGCGAGGAATTTTCTTTGACGTACAGCTTTCAGATCATCTCTTTGGAGTGTCATGGCACCCGTTAAGTACCTTCCTGCATCAGAGCGCGTACAGCGTGACTTTGATCATTTTTCCAGTGACTTTGAGGCTTGGGATGTTATACGTCATGGTGATGGACACCTGAGCGATACCCTGGACCAGCTTGCCCGTTGTGTCGATGACAGATGCGAAATCGACTAGCTCAACATACGGCATCCAGAGAGCGACCGCGGTCTTGATCGCCGTCATTGCTGAAGCGTCAAAATCATCCAGAGATACTAGATTGACTAGCAACGGTTTTAGGTTGGCACCGTAGTTGTACTTGCCCAACCGTTCACCCCAGTTCGTCTGGATGAGGTTTCGGAGGTTGTCTGCCATCTGTGTGGCTACGTCAGTTGATGTCCGAAGCAGGTCGGTCATTCCCAAAGACAAGGGCGTCAAGATGCCTATGTTTGGGGGAGTCGTCGTGATGCTAGTTGCCGGGTTCGTCTGTGGGGTAACTCCGGAAGACTTGAAGCTAAACTGTCCCACGTTGAGTTCTCCGTTCACAGAAACGCATAGAAGGGATTTGAGACCGATTACGGCTCATGTCAGGTAACTATGCCGGCCCTTACGACGTGAGCGGAATCAGCCCCGTCACTTCGCCAATAAGCTTGGTGATAGCTCCACCAGAACCCACGAGTTGCCCAGCCAGATCCACACAGACCATTGCTACGATGTCTTTGAGGTAGATCAACAACGAAGCAACCAACAACTTGGGTATGATCAGCAACAAGCCCAGATCGACCAACAACTGGATGAGAAGGTCTAGCGCAATGTTGAAAACCGCGCTGATATCAAGCGAGATCATTTTCAAAACCAGTCCGATGTCCGGCGGTAGCAAGAGCTTGATGATTAGCTTGAACGGCAACTGGATCAGGCCAAGGATCAGCTGCGGGATGGTTGCTGCAGCTTTCAAAGCGAGGTCCGGCGGGAACCCAAAGTTTGGTAGCGACAACGATGGGATTGAGGGCAACGATGGCAGTTTCAGTTGGATGCCCAACCCAGCGAGCTTGAGCAACAGCTGGGGTGGTGGCAAGTTGACGTTGACGGCTAGGTCTGGCAACGCCAACGGGAACGGCGGGATCTTTAGGCTGGGAAATGCCACAGTGAAATCAAAGATCGGAAACAGGGGCGTGTTGCCCGTGAGATCGAGCGCTTGCGCTGTCGTCGTTAGGATGCCATCGGGAAACAGAGTGTTCCAGATGGGTGTCTTCTCTTTGTCTGCTAACAACGTCGCCATCAACGCAGCAGCCGGATCGGGTTTGAACCAGAACAGCGGTTCTGACTGAAGCGTTGTCACGTTGATGATGTTGGGTCCGGGGATGGGTGGCAAGGGAACCAGCTTAGTGAAGGCTTGGAAACCTAGAGAACACAATGGGTTGCCCATTCCCTTGTCGTTGCCGCCGGTCAAAAGGGCGAGGACATCCCCGACATAAGCTTTCTTGCCCGCGTCTGTCAGCTTTCCGCTGTCGAGCATCCCGATGCCCGTCAATATCGGTCCGTACGGATCACCCATGCGTCCTCACTTCAGAAGAACTTTCGTTGCAAATGTCCCATTCAATCCATCGGCACCGCCCTGGGAACCACCCATTGTGTCCACGATCGGGCTCGGCGGTGGGATCGGGCTGTTCATCCCGGGTGAGTTTCCTACTCGGGTGCACAACGGTGACAGTGTTGCATCATCACCGCCCAAACGCACCACGCCAGTGCTCGAGGGCGTGAAAACGATGTCACCGTTTGCTCTCAGAATAATCGATGCACACTTAGAAGGGTCAATGCTGGCGCCCGGATCTTTCACATTCCCGTTGCCGTCGGTGTCAGTCACGCCACTGACGAGGATGACAAGGTCATGCCGAGCGATGATCCTGACCTTGTCTGTCTTTACGACGATGGCTCCCTCACCGTTACCGTCCTGGATCGAAGACTCAGACGAATGTGCTGACACAACGCTCGTGATGCTGAAGTTCGTGTCAGGCTTTGTTTTCTGTGAGATCAGGACGCGCGACCTGTCGTTAAGCAAATCAACGTCGCCCTCAGTCGGTTGCAGGTTTTGCTTGTCTTTGCCCAACTCCTTGTTGTTGAGCGTGTTCTGGACAGGTTTGCCTGCTGTCGCGTCCGTTTGACCCCTGCCCGCGACAAGGTCAATTGCGCCTGCATTGCCTGTTACATCAGCGGGGTGAGCCTTGGGGACCTGTCCGTTGTTTGGGTCAGTGCCGTAGTCAGAGGCGGGTCCCGTCCTGTCAGTCCCCAGGACAATGAGAGTGTTGTTGCTTCCCTCAAACGCAGTATCCTGCGGGCGCTTACGAAAACGCGGAACCGATTCATACTGTGCTATCTGTGCAGCATCGCTCTTGGTCAGTAGCTTCTTGTATTGCGTATCATCACCGGGCAACGATGCAGTGTCTTGGATGACATATGGGTTGCCACTCGCGGCATCTGTGTCAACTGCTCCGTTATGGAACTCATACTTAGGGTTTGCGGTTCCATCAAACAGGTCGTTGAGTCCCGGCAAGAAAGAAGCATCAAACTGCCTGTCAGCATGGGTGTAGTTGACGTCCTCCACAAAGTCTGGCATGGTGATCTTCCACAGCCAGTAACCGATGTCGTTCACCTTAGCGTCTGGGTGCTCCATCATGCCCCAAACGTGTTCGCCAGGCTTGGCTGGCATCGCTAGGTGGGGTGGACAGAACGGGTAGAGCACCATCACCTTTTCGCTCGCGGCGGCATCAGGTGCCAACACGCGTCGGGCGATGATGCTGTTCCTGGGTGCTACACCGACGTACTTCGGGTTAGCAACACCCAGGTCATGAACGTAGTGAGACAGCTTGGTGCTGTCAACCATCGATGGATCGTGGATGACATCCAAGATAACGAACCGCAAGAATGTTGGGAAGTGGGGGTCTGGAGTGCGATAAGCAGCCCGTTCCCGTAGCACCTCGTCATGGCGGCCCTCCGCGATGTGCTTGACAATGTCTCTAGCGTCGTACTTGGGATTGGGCACGGGGCTCCTCTGGGTTTATGTACCCGTCGGGCACTGGCTCAACCCTTGTTTCTGATCTGGTCAAACACTGAGTCAGAGTTGATCGCTTCGTCTTTCTTCTTGGCATCGGCGATGAGCTCAGCCAGTTTCACCAGCTGGTCATTTGCCCTCTGCATGCGTTCTATGTAGGTTGCAATGCCCTTACCGTGCACCGCGTGCTCTGAGCTCTTGTCACCCGTCATCTTGACGAGCTTGGTGAACATGACGTATGAGTTCTGTCGATCAGCGATGGCATTCTCATAAATCTCTTTCCAGAGACGTCGTTGCTTCGAGTCCATCGACTCGATGTCTTCAAGGATGGCTCCAAAGTCGCGAATCCGTTCCTCAACGGAACGTTCTGACATCTCAACGATGCCCTCGAGCGCCTTCTTGTCATCTGCTTCAGCCATGATAATCAGTAATGTGTATCAAGGATGTCAGCGGGAGGAGAACCCGTCTTCAAAACATATCTTCCAATATTTTGATGAGAGTATGGATCTACTCGGACACGATCAGTCCACTCATGAGTGATGATGCTTCTACGTAGCAGCTGTTCATGCAGATCTTGAAATCGATGACCAACGTTCTTACTAAAGCCTCGAGTGTATTTTAGTTGTGAATATCGTGAAACTTGTTTAACAAGTTTGTTCCACATTTCTGGAGATGTGTCAGACTTTGGTTCAAAACATTTATTCACAAAATGTAGTTCATCGGGCATTGAATGAGCGAGATAGTCCCTCTCGACGTAGAAACAACGGTTTGATGGTGTGATCATGATCTGACCTATCTTGATAGGGCCACTTCTTTCATCTTTTTTCATAACCAGGTAACTTTGTGATGGTCTCTCGGTTCTCCCACTTGGCGATGATGAGCTTATCTGCTTGGATCAGCTTCATGATATGTCTGATTCACACCAATGATGGCCCATCCAACGTAACGTTTGCCGTTGTTTCGATTGGTATGATAGTAGACAATGTACATCAGAACAACCGAAACTTCGGGTCGATCTTCATTCGCCTGTAATGTTTCTTTACGCTTTGCATTGTCGTCGTGAGTTGCTTCGGGCTCAGGCCACTGAGCTCTCGCATGTAGAGCAAGATCGCGCTCTTGTTAAGGAGATCGATGTCATCGATGTTCTCAAAGATAGTGATGATGCTGTTGATGCATGCAAGCTCGTTTTCAGTCTTGACCTTGCTACGGATCTCGTACAGCATGTTCACGACCGCCTTGGCACTTGATTCTTTTTCTAAAAGGACGTCCTGGCTCGGAATCGTGGCGTGGTCTTCGACGATGCGTTGTTCGTTGACTGACAGAGCCTCAGGATCATCCAGGCTGACGCTACGACGGATGCGTTGGCTCTTCTGCTTGGTGCGGATGATGAGCCAGTTTTTTGCAACGACATTGAAATACGAGAAAGCGTTTGTCCCACGTGTGGAATCAAACTTGCCGATCGTCTCGAACAAGAAGTTGACGCAGTCATTTTTCAGGTCGTCATACGTGTCATGAAGGCTGGTGAACTTGTGGATGTTGATTAGGTTCTCAACCAGCTTCTCGAAAGCGGGCATGATGCCCGTGACATAGAGCCTGTCACGTTCTTTCTTGTTTTCCTTTGCCTGTTGGTAAGCGACAATGCATGCCTGAGTGTTCTGGTTGAAGTACATCCGGGCTTGCTTTGCAGCTTTGGCCGCCGCGGCTTTTTCTTCCGCGGTCAGCTCTTTCTGTTTCAGTTCTTCGGCTGTAGGTTGGATCTCAGGAACGACGGGCAGCTTTGCGGTCACTGACTGCTCAACAATCTCGGGTTCTCTGACTTTCTTCGCTGCCTTGGGCATCTTGGGCTTAGACGCTTTTTGGGATTTGTCTTTCTTGACGGCTTTTGCCTTGGGCTTGGCGACGGCTTTCATGTCTCGGCCTCATCTCTTTCTTCGCCGCCATAGGTGACAATCAGGCTTGCGACTTTCAAAACAGCGTTACGTGCGCGCTTCATGTCAGAAACAAGCTCCTGGATAATCGGTTCATCGCTGAGGACCGGGATGTCTGCATGGTGTGCTAAACGCGAATAACACTGGTCTAGCACATCAAGGCTTTCTTCGATCTGATCGACTAGGTTCTCACGCTGGTCGTTCAGCTCTAGGTTCTTACGCGTGACAAAGACGCCGTACCAGACAGCGGCTCCCAATAGCAATGTCGTTATGATGGCCCACGCCCACAGCATCAGAAACACTCCCCCAAGAGCTCATCATATCGTTTGCAAATTGCATCGAGACTGTACTGTTCTTGGATCGTTGGTTTTAGCTCTTCAGCCCACTGTTTCGGAGTGTGGTTACTTGCTCGGAACTTGGCGACGCGCTTTTTGAAGTCTTCTTCGCTTGGGTTAGCCCAACGTGAGCCAGGAACAAAGATCTTGCTGTCGATCCTAGACGGATGGACTTCGCCCAACTGGTAGTAGATGCTGATGTACTTTCCGTGCCTCAGAAAGTCCAGATGGCCTGACCATCCCGTGGCGATGATCGGCAACCCGCTCGCTGCAGCCTCGAGGATCGGTAGCCCAAATCCCTCGCCGCGTGTCAGAGCGACAAGCGCTTTGATCTTCGGGTGACGGTACAGGCTTGCGATTTCAACATCATCAAGGTCACCATGTAACAGGTGAATCTTTGGTCCTGTCCCGCCCCTTCGGCTTTCTTGAGCGACAGTCGTCAACAATCCTTTTGTAACATTCCTGTCGATCCTGCTGTTACGACCCACGTTGGTCTTCAGGACAATACCAACGTCTGGATCGTCTTTGAAGACTTCAGTCAACCACTTGATGGTGTAGAAGATGTTCTTCCGATCGTTTTCTGGGTTGTTGCCCGTCAACTGGCCAAAGACCAGAAAGTTGAACGACGTGTCAAAGTCAACGACTTGAGGCAGGTCTTTCTCGCGGCATGCGTCTGAGTACGCCTCAGGAATGACATGAAGTGGCACCGTGATGGGACCTGAGTTGGTCAAACACAGCTTGGTGTGCTGGCTCGGGACGACAACTGTTGTCATCTTGTTACATGCCGCTGGCCATGATGGGTGACACTTATCAGTCTCGACACCCGCTGTGATGCCGATGTTCACGGGCGCAACTGACGGGTCCCACTCGTTGGGTAGCTGTAATTGCACCGAAACATCAGCTCTGTGATCGGGCTTGACACTTCGTTTCATGATCTCACCGACCAAGCCATCGTGTGCTTCTTGGTTCAGTAACCAGGGCGTCTCTCCCCAGGGCAACGTCGCGAACCTTACGTCAAGGTTGGGCTTCGACAACAACCACCTCGCTAGCTGCCTTGCATGGACACCGTAGCCAGACTGTGTCAGTGACGGGGCTCGCAATACGACGGTCTTCATCAGATCTCCACCTTTTCCCACCGCGTGAGCTTTGTCTTGTTCCAGCTGTCGGTCAGGCCCGTCAACGTCCTATCCCAATCATTGACCATGTTCTGGATGTCATAATCTTTGAGGGCGTGCTGGCGAGCTCTCTCGCCAAGACGGAGACGCTCTTCTTCGCCCATCTCATACAGCTTTGTAAACGCGGCACTCAGTTTTTCATGTGACACGAAGTCTTCATAGATGTAAGGAACAAGCTGGTTTCCAACCAACGTCCTGACATCGGGGTCCATGCCAATCCCGTACTGTTCGCCCGTCTCGTGGTTCTCAACCTGTCGAGTCAAACCACCTGTCTTGATAGCAATGATGGGCTTTCCACACATCATCATCTCCAACGTGGGCAACCCAAACCCCTCGTTGCACGACCGGTTCACAACACAGTCACCGATGTTGTACAGAGCGTTCATCTGCTCAAATCCAATGCGGTCCTTTGAAAAGACAACGTTGTTCTTCAAGTGAAACATGTCAATGACATGGTGAAGGTTGGGTCCCTCAGGGTCCATCGGATCGGTGTGCAAGATTAGGGTACCCTTACGATGGCCATGCTTCTTTTCCATCTCATCCAGAAACTGCTTGAATGACAGGATGATGTCACTCGGCATCTTTCTCCTGGCATTTCGTGACACGTAAAGAGCCACAAAGTGATCGGCACGTTCATTGCCGATGATCATCGTTTTCAGCCTAGCTCGTTCAGAGGCTGGCAGTGGGTGAAAGACTTCTTTGGGAACGGCATGGGGGATGTAGTTCGTTTTCTCTGGGAACCGCTTGTGAACCATTTCGTAAGTGGGATAGTTGATGCAGTTGATCAGATCAGTTGACTCGTACAGCACCCGGTTGAACTCGGGCCAGGGAGGGTTGTCCCACAGGTGATTGTAGGCGATCGGGCAGATCTGGTGAATCTCGTCCTCCATCTCCCAGACCCAGATGAAGAACCTTGGATCAGTGAACAGGAGCAGGATGTCAGGCTTCTCGACGGCTAGCGTCATCCGCAACAGATTCTTGTCCCCGAAGCCGTTGGTCGGTTTGACGATGAAATCATCGTTGACTTTGATGGTGTTGTAGTTATCGTGCTTGACAGCGCCACCAAAGCAACGGAACGTGTACTTGCCCGTCTGAAGGAGACCCGTGATCAGGTACCGGGCTTGCACGCCAACACCGCTCGTTGAGAGAGGATGATCGCTCAACATCAACACCTTCTTTTTGGGTGCCATCGTTGGGATCTTAGCGATCTCAGGGGGGACAGTTGAGAAGTTGACAGTCGATTGGGACAGTTCCGTCATCGTGGTTCCATCCTATCCACCGGACGACCAACTGTAACAGTGTTCTGCACTTCATGTGCAGTGAGGGGTGTTATAGAAGTCACAGAACTGGCAGCTGTTTCTGTTTTTGAGCGCGATCCCACGCTTGACGCTCGTGATCATGTTGTTGACAACCTTCAGCGACTTTCCAGTCGTGATTTCACCAACTGATGTGGTAACCAGCTCACAGTGCTTGCCCGGTTTACCCGTCCGCTTCAGGAGGACAAAGCCACAACGTACGTCCTTGACGTTGTGACCTGTTTTGATGGACCAGAAGTTCTTGTATAGAACAAGCTGTGACCTGACAAGCTCATCACTTTTCTTGTAGGTGGACCAGCCCCACGACGTTGTCTTCCAATCAAGGAGCCATACCAATATCTTGCCCTTGGGGCCAGGCGCTCGTATGATGGCATCGATGTAGCCCTTAAAGGCATGTGAGCTTCCCTCAACGGGCTCATAAAGGGCATGTTCAGCGTCCACATATTCCCATCCCGGGAATTGCTCGTCCAGCCACTTGGGCACGTCACCCAGGATGCTGATCCCTTGCTTACCAAACTCCTGGAACTGTTTGACAGTGTACTCTTCGGGTAGCTTTGGCCCGTTGGCTTCCCACAGCTTCTTCAGCGTATTAAGAAAGATCTTCTTGTCCATCACCCGCGTTTTTAGGTAGTTCTCGCAAGCTGCATGGATTGCAGTCCCAAAATCCATGTGGATTCCAGGCATATCTGCATTGATCTTCTTTACGTACTTCAGAAGGTGACGGTACGAGCACTCGCTCCAGTCACGGAGCTCAGAGAAGCTGACATGCGGTTTCCCGGTTGGCAGCTTCTCGTACTTTGCTTGTTCAGCCTCTTGCTCGGGAGTTAGTGCTTCACGGGGCATTGCGCAGATCGTATCTTCGATCTACGCGAATGTTCATTTGGTGATGTATCCAAGTCCCAACTCAGCGCGTATGCGTTGCCAGAGGTTTTTGGGACGGGGTGGCGGTGGCATGCACTTCCCAGAACAGTACATGCCACCAAATGGCGGAAAACCAACGTCATCGATCCCAAACACGATGAGATCAACTGCATCACATTCACGATCACAACCGCTACAGCGAATGACTTGTTTTCCGGGTTGTGGTCCCCTGATCCTCATTTGCGCTCCTGGTGGGGATCGAACCCACGACCGCATCGGGTTGAAATCCGGCTGCTCTGCCTCTGAGCTACGGGAGCTTTTTGGGGGCCCGACGGGACTTGAACCCGCAACACACTCGGTTGAAATCGAGCTGCTCTGCCATTGAGCTACGGACCCGTTATGTTCAAGATCCAAATAGGCCGTAACCTCCGATGTTAATATTGTTCGGGTTGGTTTCGACGAGCTCGTACTTGAGATCGGGATCGCCCAACTGAGCGATACGCAGCCAGAGACTGGCGAAGGCTTCGACATTGTAGGCGAATGACCATCCCTCGTCATCTTCATCTTCGTTCTCGATGAAATCTTCGGGCTTGATACCAGCAGTTTTGAGCTTTTCGATGACGTCGGCTGATGCCGACATGTCTTCGTAGTCGGCGCAGACATCTTCGGTGAGATCGAAACCTAATTTCTTGGTGCCCTTTTTATATGCTTTCTCGAGGTCCTTCTTGTCGACGTTACACCTGACGGTGATGACGTCAGTCTGGCTGTGACCGTCATGTGACCAGTCACCCAGGGTCAGGGTGATGAAGTGTTCCAGCTCAGACTTCTTCATGTGACGCCTCCAGTAACGTTGCTTGGCGTTCGGTCTCGCGACGCACCGCGTCGCGAAGCCATGCCGCTCGTTCGCGGTGTTTGATGGGGACCAGGTGCATCATCCGGTCGAACAGCGGGAAGTACTTCTCCCGTGTCTCAGCCACCTGTTTGGCTCGGAAGTCATCCGGGCAGCAGTACAGTGACCTCAGGTTGTCAAGCCTATCACATCCCTTGATGATGTAGGGCTGCCAAAGCGAACAAGCCCAAAATCGCTCGTTGTAGCCTTCCTTGGGCGTCTTGCTCAGGACCTTGACACTGGTGACGACCTTGTGCCCAAAGCAGTGCTCAATGATGGCGGGATTGACATCCTTAGTGTCTTCCGGACAATCATGTAGAAGGGCGGTGATGACAAGCCCAGGTTCGACGATCTTGACCTCATCAATGAGGATGAGCGCGACACGACGGCAGTGCTCGAAATAACGCACTGCTTTGCCTGCAGGCCCCAGCTCCTTGCGAGCCTGAGCCCGATGGCCGAATTTCGCCAGGGTGTAAGCGAGTTGGACATCGAGCAGGTCGCTCGGAGCCAACACAGGTTCCAACCTAGCGAAGAACGTCGCGCGGTTCTCTGTCATCCCAACCTCGTTCCTGGTCGGACTGTCCCGGGGAGCAACACCACGGCAACGCGGTGTGGAGCAGGAACATCAGAATCCTTGACTTCTGCCGCAAGGATCATGCCGTTACTCTCAAGATCCTTCATGGTACGTGGGGGCAAGTTGACGACGAACGCTGCGGTGAGGTTGACAAGAGTTGCTGGCTCGTAGCTCTTGCCGAGACGAGCAAGGACCTGCCGAGTTCCTAGCTCACCGAAGTCAACCTGGAGCTTCAGCAACTCTGACTTTGGCAAAGCCTCTGCGGCTGTGATGAGGCCCGCACGCATGTCAACTCTGGCGAAATCGTCATAGACGATGGTATTAAGTGCTTGGTCCATGTCACTTCACCTGTTCCAGTTCTCTAAGCGCAAGCGGCAATGCTTTGCACAGCGCGGCAGTCCGTGGGTGGGGCTCGAGCGCGATCGCAGTGATCTGGCCACCCACGTCGGGCTCCCTGAACGCTGACCATTTGAGCCCGACGTCCGCAGCATCAGTGATGAGCTTCATCAGCTCAACCTCATTCTCGACCGACAGCCATGCCAAGTAGTTCGAGTTCTTGAACCACTCCGTCCCACGTTCGGGATGGTCAAACGCAAACTGGATGGCTGCATGTTGTGATTGGACGCCCTGATAGCCTGGAGAGATGTCTCTCCGGGTCACCACGTAAAGCTTGTCACCCTCTTTGATGGTGGCCATGGCCTGTCTCACTGGGCGCTTCTTGGGGCGGTTTGAGACCTCGCGGACAAGCCTAGCAAGCTCTTGACCACGTGGACTACGCCCGAGTTCGGCGAGGCAGCTGGGGCAGCAACAACCGTTGGGCTTTCCTGCACGCTCCCAGTCTCGTTTGAAGCAGGAGCCAGCAGCTTTTCGACCACCGCTAGGTCGTACTTGACGTACCCTCGTTTTGCGTCCCAGCCGTTGTGAGCCAGCATGATGTCGAGGACGAGCTGTGGGTTTAGCTTGTTGTTTGGTGCGCATTTCTCGATCTGGTCATACGGTACCCCACGGAGCAGCCCATATGCAACCAGGTGAGCACGACAGTGAACGCCGAGGAGCCGCTTCTCGTTCCAGAGACGGTTCTTGCGGTCCTTCTCGGACTTCGAGATGCGTGACGCGATGGTGCTACCAGCGGCCTGAAAGCCCCTGATTTTTGCCCGCAGCACCCGCAGGCCGATGTGATATGACATGATGAACCTCTACTTGACAATGTCGAAACTCTCAACGAAAATTCGGAGTTGTTTCAACAGAGGAGGTCCTCGTGTCCGCGGTTCAACCGCCTTGCATTCAGAGGACTCGGACGAGTTTCTCGGTGCTCATGGTCATACTCTATTCATCCCGTGTCACTTGTTCCAGGAAACAGTCCGGGAGTCTTTCGTGTCAAAATCATACACGTATGTGTCGATGCCATCAAGCGCTCGCTCGATGATGGGTTCCATCTTGCTCCATTTACCTCCTGCCAGGCCGCAACCGATCCGGGGCATGTGGACGCTTGCTCCACCGAGCTGCAACGCAAACGCTCTGACGCGTCCCAAGCACGTTTCGATGGCTTCGTAACGGATGGGTGGGGTGCCGTCTTCGGCTGCAATGACACCGCGCTGGCCAATCATGTTTGCGACGTAGATCGTCTCCTGGATGGTTGTATCGGTGTGGGATACCGGGACAAACATGACAGATCCCAAGGTCAGGTCTTTCCCTTGACGGTAAACCGCTTCGGGCTCGGACCACTTCTTGGACACCGACAAGACGAACCCTCTGCCCCAGCCACCAATGTCATTGCAGACATGAGCGATGATCTTGTTGCCCGTAACCCGTGGATCAGTTGCGTCTCCGACAAGGTAGTTGATCATGGGTAGTTGGTCTCAATGTAACGAACGAACGTATCGTTGAACAAGGCATGCTCGCGGTGATTCTGGATGTGCTCGACGATCTTCTTTCCCGACCATCCCGTCAGAATCCGTAACGTCATAGCCATGACTAGTCCTGAACGATTGAGTCCCTGCATGCAAGTGATCAAGACGTTGCGACCTGCCATGACATGTTCGGCTGAGAGTTCTGCGGCGAGCTTCCACTTGTCGATGGACTGCATTAACCGATGTTCACGTCGATCATCATCACCAGGAGCTTTGATGACGATGAGTCCGGGGTAGAGCGCGCTCTCTTGCCACTCTCTGGCACAGAGGACTAGGACGTCTACCCCGGCGTTTTTCAGGCCGTCACCCGGGGGTGGTCGTCCGCCTTGGAACAGGTGATCGGCGATCTTGCTTGCGGTGTAATCCATCCATAGATTCTACAACACCTCAGATCGCCATCCTTGTCCGGCAGGCGGTCATGTCGGTGTGGAATGTGATGTCACCACCATCGTAGTAGGTCACCATGACGCTGTTGTGATGAGCTGCAACATTGTCTGGAATAGTGACCGTTTCGACGCCATTTGGGGTGACGATCAAATCGAGGTGACCCTCTTTCGAGCGCTTGCCCGGGTCGGTGATCGGGTCCTTCGACACCTTGCGCGGTGTGCCGTCCACGATGGCGTAGCACAGCTTGAACGCCCATTTCTGGGTGTCGCGGTTGAAATCCATCAGCAGGCCACCGCCCGAACCGAAAGCCAGGTTTGAGGCGCTCCATCCTGCGTCTGTGATTGCCTTCAGGATCGTCTTCATGCTGCGACGGTTGATGCCATCGCCCCAGATGAGACGGAGGCACGCAGGCAACACCTTGAAACCCTTAGAGTTGACAGTGATCTCACCCTTTGGGAGGCGATCCTCCATGATGCCGAGGATCCTGAGAAGCACCTCGATCGGGTCGCCCGAATCGGGGCGCTCGACCAGGGTGCCGCCCGAACCCTTAATCATGGCGTAGATCTCGGGTTCGCAAACCATCTCCGTGAAACGGTAAATGTCGTAAGAGTCGCCAACGCAAGCAGCGAGCTTGGGCAGCCCTTCGGGGACCTGACGCTCGACCAGCATCTTCTGGATCCAGAGCTTGAGGGCATCACGTTCGTGGTCACGACCGAAGATGGTGATCGTCGAGTGCTCGGTGGCTGGGATGCTGAAACCCGCCATGGCTTCGTCGTAATAGTGATTCGCCATGCGGATGCCCGCGATGGTATCGCTACCGAGGAAGTTAAGCAGGTGGGCCGCGCCGCCGAGCATCGCCTGCTCCTGGCTGGTGACGCCACGCGAACCGAAGTCATGGTGTTTAAAGCTGATCTCCTCGGGGGTGTCGCTGGTCAGGTCGAGGTAATGCTTCCAGACCTTCTTGATCTCGCGACTCGCGATGGCGACCGTCGACGGGTACCAGACCCTGGACAGCAACGTCTCCAACCAGTTAGTGATCCAGGCACACTCGGGATCGACCGGGCTCCTGACAATCATCACGGCGTTCTTGACGGGCACCACCATGCCCTCTGGGATGGCGCGGATGGTGATGGGAAGGTAACCGTGGTACTTCGTGACGATGTGCATCCAACCTTTGCGGTTGAACGGCTCACCGTGTGCCAGGGCGAAGGCTTCAGCACGTTCGACATCAGCTGCTGTCACACGCTTGGCGATGTACTTGTGGATGACGTACTGCAACCCAAACAGGGTACAGGTGTCGAACTCGCCGCCCCGAGCCTCGAGATAACTCTCCATGTACGACATGCCCGGGTACATGGGGAAGTGGCTGAATTTATACGAGTCAGTGTCCTCGATCGCGCTGAGCTCGAGGTCGGGTTTTCTAAGGTACGTCCTGATGTATGTGGTTCTCATATTCACTCTCCGTGATGCGCCTCGCGGGCCTCTCTGGCTCGATCGGGCGGAACTTTTTAAAATCGATTGATGAAACGGCAGCCCATCTTGAAATGGTCTGCGAAGAACTCGAGCTCTCGGGTGTAGAACTCGTTGATGGTCATCCACCATGCCTTGGCCATGTCGTCCGCACCCTGGACCTCAGGTAGCCGCCCATCGGGCAGCTTGAAACAGAAGGCATGGGTGATGACACGCCCGCGTTGGTCGCGCCGGGGGTCATCGAAAACGTCCTTATCGATGACCGCCTTCTTCAGGTCTTCGGTCGAGACCTTGAGCTTCGTCTCCTCCCGGAGCTCACGGATGCAAGAGTCCAGGATTGACTTGTCTTGCTCTAGGTACCCACCTGGCCAAGCCAGCAGGTCCTTGCCGTAAGCTCCACCCCGGCGGCCGATGAGGATGTGACCGCTGCAGATGACGATGGCGTCTGTCGTCACGAAGGTGGGGACGTAAGGGCTCTCCTCCCAAGCGGCATGTTCTTCTTGTACGTTCTTGTACTCACCATGGAGGCGCTTGTACTCAGCGCTCTCCATCCAAGAGCACAGGTAGTCGTAGACCGGCTTCGGCACCTGCGTCTTGATGGTGATCTTATCCTGTCGGAACAGGTTCTCCCTGACGCTCGTCGCATTGAGCTCAGAGAAAGCTCCCGTCTCATGGAAGCTCCACTGTGGAAACAGCTTCAAGTAGAAGCTTGAGGCGTCTTTCTTGTGACCGATCAGCTTGATATCACTGGACCCGCCCGTGACAGCATCGACCGAGTTTTGGACCGCTGCGATCCACATGTTGTTTGAGAGGTAGTCTTTCGCGGAGATGATCTCGACACGAGAGAGCTCGTCGGCAGTCAGGCAACTCCTGACCATGTCACGCCGTTGGTCGGCGGTGAAGGGGTTCATTGTGTCCCGGGGCGCGTTGGCACTTCCCAGGATGATGACTACTTTTTGCGCTTCCTTAAGCGCAAAACGCACCAATTCCAGGTGCGCATTGTGAAAGGGCTGTGCCCGCATGATGACAATTCCAAACTCGCTCATGACACTCTCCGTGTTGAGTCCCTGACTCAGCCTCACTGGCTTCAACGTCAAGGCGACGGTGGGATTCCCGTCTTGAGCATACCCTATTCAGCCCAAACTGAATGTTTCACTTCTTTTTCTTGCTGACAGCTCGGCCTTGCATGTGTTCCCAGTCGCGGTCTTCGGGCCCGCGGACCTCAAGGTTCTTGGCCCAGACACTGGTGAGGACTTTCGGGTCAACCCCGAGTTGTTTCGCAACGAAAACAAGCGCATTCAAGTCTTTGGGGAAACAGTGCCCTCCGAAACCGCGCACGTATCGCCCATCGTGCGTGGGCACGGGCCCTGGTACTGCCCAATGGCTGTTGCCCAACCTCTTGTCGAGCTTGGCGTACTCAACCACTTTGTCATAGTCGACGTTAAGACCGTCAGCGTCCAGCGCTTCAGTGATCTGCGCGATCTCGTTGGCGAAGGCGACCTTGGTCGCCAGGAAGCAGTTGATGGTGTACTTCACCATCTCCGCCGTCGTCGATGAGGTCTTGATGACGGGGACGCCCTTGAACGCCGTCTGAAACAGCAGCTTGACAATGTTGATGTAGGGGCGGGGCCCGCCCAGGATGATCCGATCCTGGTTGCGCATGTCGTCCAGGGCGTTGGCCTCTGTCAGGAATTCTGGATTGAAGACGATGTAGAGACCCTGTGAGTTGAAAGCCTTGTTCCATCGCTCGACTGAGCCCGGCGGGACCGTCGATTTGACGACCGCGATCCCCCAACGCTCCAGGACCTTGTGCGCTTCGGCGAGCTCAGCGAGGACGCCCTCAACGATCGACAGGTCAGCCTCGCCGTCCTCGAACATGGGGGTCGGCAAGCACACGAAGTAGACGTTGCTGAAAGCCTTACCCAATTCATCCATCGCAAAGACCAAGCCCTTGACAGATGTAGCTTCGATTCCATCAGGCCCAGTTCCGTGGCCATGGAAGCGAGGAACCTTAGCACCCGTAGCGATCTTGCCCGCTTTGTCATAAGCATACACGTCAAAGCCACGCTCTGCAAAAACTGTCGTTAGCGATCCACCAACGAAACCCTGGCCCACGACGGCGATGCTCTTCATGCGTAGAATGTAATCTTTACAGCTTATACTGTTTCACCAGCTCTCCCAAGCGTTTGATGTCAGACGCTAGCGAGTCCTGGACTTCCGGGCTGCCCCAACCTCTCTTGGTTGTCGGCCACCACCCTCGTGCTTCTAAGCTGGTGATGTCATGCAAATTTTGTAACGCGGCGTGTCGCACCACGATCGCCGTTTTACGGAACAGCTGCGGGTACTTGATGAATGCGTTAAACACGTACGTGTCATTGTGCGGTGACATCGAGAAGTGACCGCAGCTGTCGTACCATGACCTGTGAACGATAGGAAACAAGAAAGCGTCACGTCCACGAATGTCGCTGACTTCAGATTGCAAGTAACACGGCTTGCCATCAAGTTGTCGGTTGATCTCCAGGTCCCAGCCCGGCGTCAACATCTCAGCATCATCGTTCCAGAGGAACAAGAACTCGCCCCGAGCCAAACGACACATGTCATTGTAGTAGACGTGGAGGTCAGCGTAACCGCGCCCGCGCGGCCCAGGTAACAGCGTTGTCCACAGCTCGGCGTTGTTTTGTATCACCCAGTTTTGGGTCGCTACATCATCTTCATCGAGCTTTATGATGATCTCAATTTTCTGCTTGAAATCAAGCCGAGCGTTGTCTTTTAACGAACGCAACGATTTCTCTAACAACTTGACCCTGTTTCGAGTTGGGACAAGGACTGAGACCAAAAACTCACTTGGTCCCATCACCCAACCTGATGACAGTGACGCCTTGCTGATCGGGGATGTACCGGTGTGGGTCGATAACGATCGATCCTACGCTAAACTTTATGTTTGCAAACTCAGCGTGCTTGGTACCCACAAAAAACAGAGCAGGTGGTGGGGGAAGCGTCCGGGTCCGGTCATTGGGGTTGACAATGGGATCATAGAACATGGGAGTGATGCCACGCTCCGCTATGACGTTTGCAAGCAAGATTGCCGGGCTGCCCGTGACCAGGTTTGTCTCCGGTTTGAAAGATAGACCGAGGATGACAACGGGCGGGTTCCAGCCCATCTTCCGGCATTGTTCGATCTGCTCTTCAAGCACATCAGCAAACCAATCCGTCTGTCGTTCTCTGGAAAGCATGATCGCTTCAAAGAAATCAAAGCCCAATTCAAGCTTACGAGCGAGCCAAGACAACGCGATGTTATCGCGAGGGTGACACCCGCCACCATCGCCCATGCCAGCCGTCATGTAGCGGGTGCTGATCAGACGTTCGTTAGCTAGCTTCAAGCCGTCTGTGACCGCATCGACATTGACACCCGTCTTGTGACAGATCTCCATCAACGTGTTGACAAACCCGATCTTTGTGCTGATGAATGTGTTGTAAGCAACCTTGATCAGCTCAGCTTCCTTGATTCCCGTCTTGTAGAAGGGACGAGCGTGGATGGTCTTGTAAAACGTTTCAGCAAGGGTTGCTGTTTCGTGATCGTCTACCCCAAAGAGAACAAATTCTGGGTTGGTGAAGTCACGGATCGTGGTTCCCATCGCGATGAAAAACGGGTTGTAACACAGCTTGATGAAGTTTCCGTACGCATGCATGATTGGGAAGATCTCACGTTCGATCGTCCCGGGAAGCACCGTTGAGATGACAACAACACGGGTCGTCTTCGCTTTCTGGGCCGCAGCATCAGCGAGCTGGGTGATCGACTGCTTTAGCCAGGTGTAATCAAAATCGACTCGCTTGGTCGGAAGGCGACTGACTCCCTCATAACGTGGGTGGTGGGGCGTCTGGACAGCTACGAAGATCAAGTCGCACTGTTCGACCAGGTCACCGGGACCTACTAGCCGGAGCTTGGTGTTGTCGAGCAACGGTTGGGCGTTCTCTTCGACATACGGTAGCTTCTTTGTCGATATGATGTCAACAACTTGAGCGCCAGGATCATAACCCATCACCTCGTGGCCCGCGGCTTCCACCGCCAGGGCAACGGGTAACCCGAGCTTGCCCAGACCCATGAACCCTATTTTCATGTTCCCTCTGTTGCCAAAGTAACCAACGTGCGTGCCGTTTCTTCCCACTTGTTTGACTCACGGATGTACCTGACGGCGCTGTTGATTAGCAACTGCCTTGACGTGGGATCCATTTTCTGGATGTCACTCAGGATGTTTGGGATGTCTTCGACGTTTTCGTAGAGAAACGACGTCAAACACCCATCATAATACGATAAGAAACCCGCGCCCGCATTACGAATGGTGAAACAACCCCGAGCCGCGGCTTCAATGTCTTTGATCCACAGGGCGTCTTTCAGGTTGAGTTCTTGCTTTTCACACATGATTGGGCAATCTTCGCTATGGATGAAGACACGGATCTTTGATAGCTCGTTCAAATAGCTCTGGTAAGACAGACCTCCCCCTTGGACGTTGACGATGATGCCCATGTCTTCGAGCTGGTCAAACAGCTTTTGACGGTGCGGATGCAGGCTGCCGACGAAACCTACAGATATTGATCTGTCTTCGTATGTTGGCGTTTCGGTGCAATACTCGGGTAACATCCACATGTTGACGAAAATGCCAGGTAAACCGCGGTGCGCTAAGAAATCAGCCCACCATTGGGTGGTAACGCAGATCGCTTTGACATTTAGTTGCTCGACAGCGCGTTCATAGACTCCCTTGCCAACATAACCAGGATCATCCATGTAGGCTTGCCACGGGTCCTGATCGTATATGACAATGGGCGTGTCTCCTAAATGATCTTTGAGCACGTCCAGATTTTGTGCCAGGGTTCGTTGTTTCAGGCAAACGATGACAGGACGGTCATCCATGTCCAGGGCACGTTCCAGCGCTGGCAAGGCACACGTTTCTGTTTGTGCAATGCCTCGTAGGCTCTTTAGCAACTGGTGTTGGAAGCAGTTGGTCTTGGCGTACTCGAGGGTGTCAACCAACTGCAAGATTCTGGGTGAGCTCATCATAACGTGTATTTGCCTCAGCGAATGCTGTTTTGAACGTCGGATCGTTGTAGTTGAACTGACGATTGATGGTAAACTGGTCCGCCATCTTTGCGCCGATCAGAGCCCAAGCTCTTGGTCTGTCATGGTCACGGTTCCAAGCCATTCTGACTTTGTCGATGGTTGTTCGTTGCCCCTTCAACATCCGATGGAGGCCATAATGAAAAGCTTGTGAGTCAGTCGAGTTCCAACAGTGAAAACCTGCCGGGATCAACGTTGATGGTAGGTCTTTCTCTCGTAGGACGACATCATGGTTCGTGTCCACTTGCCTGTCGCAGTACAGTTCGTCTTGGGTATCATTGAAGACGACCTTGGTTGAGAATGCATTGAGCCCGTTGATCAGGCCATCAGTCATGTAATCATGTAACGGTGCCTGGAGACCCGTGACTCGTGGGTTGTTATTGAACTGTTCCCAGATCAGCCTTAGCGTGTGTGGTGAAGCTAGGATGGTGTCAGCATCGACCTTAACAAAGAGATCGTGGCTTGAGCCCTGGTGACGCCAGGCGTGCCACAGAGCGTTGTGTGCCTCTTTCTCACGCATGTTAGCAATGATGACATGCGCAACAACGACGTCCTGTTGCGCACGGATCTGTTTGAGACAGCCCTCAAACTCACCCTCTTGGGTGTACATGGTACCCACAAAGATACGAGGCAGTTCGTTCACTGAAGCGCCCAATCGTGTTCTGTTAGGTACATGCAGATCTGATCATAGAACTTTCCATCACGGTACAACGATTCTTTGATCCGGCCCTCTTCCATGAAGCCCAAGTTTTTGTAGACGCTTTGACCGATCACGTTGTATTCGGCGGTCGTCAGGCCAACGCGGTGAACGTGGAAGCTCTCGAAACAACGTTCAAGCATCAACGTCCACATGTACTTAGCGAGCCCATGACCCCTGTGTGCTTTGTGGATGTCGCCTCCCAGGACAATCGTCCGGTTGATGGCATCATAATCATAGAACTTGGCAACACCCGTCCGGTGACCGTCTGTCACAAAGATCAACCTAAGCTGTTTCCGATCGGCTTTGGTTTTCTCCCACCACTTCATGTGTTGTTCCATAGTGATGGCTTCTGGATGTGTCAAGTTCCTGAGGACCAGCTCATCATTGTGCAAGTCAACAAGAAATGGGTGATCATCGTTTTCAACGGGACGCAAGTAATATTGGTCCGGGACATCAACTCTCATTGTGTGAGTTCCTTGACACGCTTGGCGATGTGACGGATGTCTTCCTCTTCAAGCCACCACCCACACGGTAATGAGAACTGGTGGGGTGCAAACTGCTTGAGACCCTTCAGGTTATGGTCTTTGATGTCCTGAAAGCAGGTGTAATCGTCGTTCGGAACGTGTACCACTCCCGCCATGATCTTCTCAGCGTTGAGAGCTTTCAACAGATCGTCACGTGACAGCTTGCACTTGTCGGGGTTCACCTTCATGGTGTAGACCCAGTGTGCCGAGATGCTACCGTCTGGCCGCGTGATTGGCCTAACGGGCTCGTAGTCGAGGAACAGCATGTCATATCGGCCCCCGTTCCTGACGTGGCCGTCCACGATCATGTCAACGTGCTTCATCTGCGACAGACCGATGGCTGCACAAACGTTGTTCATGTTAAACTTGTAGCCGATCTCCTCGATGTCGGTGTCCCACTGCTGGCCTTTCCAGTTGCCCGCAGCATCCTTGGTTTTGTCACGGTCAAGCCCGAACCATTTCATCGACTTAGATCGCTGGTAATCAGCCTTGTCGGTACAGATAAGAGCGCCGCCGTCCCCCGTAGTGAAGTGTTTGATAGCCTGGAATGAGTAACAAGTGTAGTCAGCCCACTCGTGAACGGGAGCATTTTTGTAATAGGCGCCGAACGCGTGTGCAGCATCCAAGATCAGCTTGACATGAAATGCCTTGCACGTGTTTTTCAACATGAACATGTGAGGTGGGGTTCCCGCCCAAGCCACCGCCATGACTGCTTTGGTGTGAGGAGTGATCTTCTCCATGATGCTGTAAGGATCAAGCATCCCGCTCTCAGGATCTACGTCAGCCCAGACAATCTTAGCGCCTGTCATTGCGATGGCAGCGTTGGTTGCCACACACGTCATCGCCGTGCTGATGACCTCGTCTCCAGGACCGACCCCAGCGAGTTTTAGCGCCATGAACAAGGCGCTAGTGCAGCTGTTCACCAGGATGAGGTGATTGCTTTCTAGGTACTCAGACAGCTGGCTGGTCAGGGCGGTGACCTGCGTACCTTCGTTGATGAAACCCGAGTCGAAGACCTGACCCAACTGGGCCAAAGCTTCCTCTTTGGGAACGTGGACTTTGAACAGCGGGTACGTCTTCATGTCATTCCTTTCGGTTGGTGACGATCTCTTCGATGGCAAGGCCCTTGAACTGGTCTAACGGCTTGTCAAAGATGCCAAGCTTGTTGAGGTACACCTCTAGATCTTCACGATTCATGACCAGGTCCGAGCTAGAGTAAGTGAACCGTTGACCATTGCCGGAACGAAACGCGGGGTCGATGACGTAGTTAAATCCCACGGGTGGATTGATTTTACGCGTCCTAACTGACTCCGACTCGTTGACCAGGTCTTCGTGTTTCTTCTCTCCCGGCCGTAAACCAATGACCTTGACGGGTTTGTTATATCGTTGAGAAAAAATGTCAGCAAGGTCACCGATCTTCATTGCTGGAAGACACGGGATCCACGTCTCACCTGAGATTCCAAACTCTATTGCTTTTTGGATAAGATCCACGCTGTCATCTAGCGTCATCACGTACCGCGTCATCTCGGGATCGGTGACCGTCAAGAACTCGCCTTTCTCACACTGGTGTTTGAACAACGGTATGATGCTACCTCTAGACTCGAGAACGTTGCCATAACGGACCGCTAGGTACCTGACGTTTGATAGCCCCGTACGAGCCTGGCTTGTCACGACGCGTTCTGAGATTGCTTTGCACATTCCATAGACGTTGACAGGTGCGCAAGCTTTGTCGGTGCTGACGAACATGACTGAGACACCAGGGGAGAACCGTGACTTGTTGACTGCGTCGATGACGTTCTGAGTCCCAATCAGGTTTGTCAACACGCTTTCGTTGGGGCTGAGCTCACAAGTGTCTACTTGTTTCAGCGCCGCAGCAATGATGATCGTATCAGGGTTGTACTGACGAATGACGTCTTCGACTCGAGTTTTGTCCCTGACGTCACCCACAAAGAACTGAAGCTTCCAGGGCAAGCTTTTCTCAATGAACCCCGAAAGTTCATTTCGAATAGTCCAGTGTTTCGCTTCATCACGTGAGTAGACAGCAACGTCTCCCTTGGGAAGGAGACGTTCAATCAGCTTGCGACCGAGCGAACCAGTGCCGCCAAAGATAAGGGTCCCAGACATCCTGTGAACTGTATCACAGCGAGCAAACGGTGTACTGGTCTTGCGGAGTGATTGTTGCGATCCTCGTGGTCTTGTACCCGATCTGCTTTAGTTGTTCAGGCGATGACCACGAACCAGTTAGCGTCCCAGCATCATGTGGGTTCAGATCACAGTGAAAGATCCCGCCGTCGAGGATAGCTGTTCGATGGTAACGTTTCCAGTAATTCATCTGGAAATCGAGCTCAGAAAACATCGGAGAGCTTCGGAGCGTTTGGAAGACTTCTTTCATCGTCTCAAAACGGTTCAGTGCCGGGAGCTGTGTCAAGAACGTTGATGTCCAGATGTCACCCTCTGATTGTGAAAAGATGACTTGCTCGCCCGTCACTTTGTTTTGATGCGATTGCCACAGATTGCGCTTGCTGTCAGGCAGGGGTCTGTCTTTGTTGTAGAGGTGCCTGTCTACGACTGAGTACTGGTGCAGCCGGCACGAACCCACATCTGGGTTTCGTTCGAGGTAGACGGCACATTCCCACAGCTTATTGAAGTTGTAGTGGATCATGTCGCTCTCAATGATGTACGTGAAGTCGGGCTTCTTGGGTGCCGAATCGAGCACCGTGAGCCACCAGTCGACCGCAGACCAGTAGCCGACGTTCCTGTCAGCTTGACGGACATGACGGAAGTTTGATGTCAGCAAGGTCCTGACGCCAGGGACAGTCGATGCGTTGTCAAAAACAAGCATCGTCTCTCGCAGTTCAGGCGCTTGTTCGCACAGGTTCTCGACCACCCTGTCGAGGAGATCGGCACGAGACTGCTCAAGACAGCAGGTGACAAGCAAAAAAGCTACGCTCATAACGACTGCAACAACTCCCTATATAGTTCAAACCCGCCCGGTAGCTTCCAGTTCTCGACGTTGGGGACCGCAGGTGAGGCGGAGAAAACGTTTTCACAGATCGCTGATGGTGGCAACACCTGCTCCGCAATGCCCACTGGCGTGGACACGGTGGGCACTCCCAGCAAGCCACACTCGATCAAGGCTTGGGGACCGCCCTCTTGGCGCGCGGTCACCGCGTACTGGTCAAGACACTGGTACAGCTCGTTGATGGTTTCGAGAGGGGGCAAAAAATCTTTCAGAGGTACAGGTTGAGACTGCACCAATTTCGCCGAGGTCCATACAACTGGAACGGGTTGTGGGTATTCAAACCATTTCTGCATACGATCTTCAGGAGCCGTTGAAAACACCATGATGTGTGGAGCTTCCGTGCGCAGACGAGTCGTGATGTATTGCCGTCTCCATCCACCCAACAAGACAGCAACGGGCGACATCTGGTGTTGAGCACGATATTGTGAAAGCATCTTCACGTAATCGACAAATTTGTCAGGGCCCTTTTCAAGTTTAGGCTTTGGATCAAGTAGCACCAAACTTGAACCCTCAGTATCTCTCTGGAACGATCCTACTAGAAAGACATCTAGCGGAAGTTTGTACTTTTTCCTGAATTCTTCCTTCGTCCCAGTAGGTCTCCACAGATCCTGATTTGCCCAGTACTTGATGAGGTGGATGGGTTTCAGGGTCAGAGGCCGGATGAAATCGTGGGTGTACTGGTTGAAGACATGGTAGGCAGTAGTAACAGTGTCGCGAAGTTCGAAGTCAGCCCGTTCCATAGGACCGAACTTCTCGGGCACAATGTGATGGACAGTCGTCAACACCTTCTTGTTTTTGAGAAGACCGACGTGCCACAACGCCTGCCAAGCCCAATCTGCCATCAACCAAATGACATCAGCTTTTTGGGGACTCCTGGTGCTGATGTCAGCGTTGTGTGTATACCACTCATCAGTCATACGATCCACAATCCAGTCCTCTTGGGGCGGGAGAACGTAAATTTTTTCAGATCCGTTGGAGGGCATGTTGAGCGTCCTTCGCTAGCTCAGTATCAATGATCCTGACGAGACGGACTCCAACTTCGGTGAAGTAGGCATCACATCGTCTGTCTCGATCGTACTTCGCTTTGGGTGTACCTTTCAACTGATCGTAGGGTTGTTGAAGTCCGTGCCAGTAAGCGCCATCCAACTGGATGTAAGTATTGATACTTTTGACGTAAAAGTCGATCCGAAACCCTGCCACGATTATGTGGTGGTCGACATCTTCTGGACCGAACCGATCAATGAGCAATTTATGAAGATGTTCTTCTGGTTTGGAAGAAAAGAGTTTGCCCATGCGTTTCAACGTTTCGTGTCGCTTACGCTCCGCTTCTGGAGTGTGAGCAAACTGTCCAGCAACCTGCAATTTTCCCAGATCAGCCGTTCGTTTCCCGCCTACTTTTCCGCCTTTCGAGGCAGAGTTGCTTCGAGCATTTGTCAGTTTGGCAGCACACTTACGACAGAGTCGAAATCCAGACGAGCTTAGACGTTTCATGAAGCGAACGTCTCCGCAATCTGTACACGTCGCAAAGCCGTTTCGCGTCTTGCCCATAGAACAAATGTACACCAATCAGCGAGAAACCACCTCCTCAAACATCAGCTCGTACTGCCTCGCCACCGTGTTGATGTCGATCAGGTTGGCGACGCCCGTGTAATCCAGCTTCTGTCGGTCGGGGAGGTCATCGACCTGTTCAATGTTGATGGTCGGCGGGTTATCATAATCAGAAAGCTCGTAATCATAAGGTTGGTCTACGAGAACCTTGCCATACTTGCCAACCAGTTCTTGGGTTCCACCCACGTTGCTGCAAACAACGGGCGTGCCCTGGGCCAAAGCTTCAACTACCACGTTTGGACAGTGATCAGCCCAGGCTAGGTGAAGCATCCAGTTTGCTGCTGAGTAGATCTGGTTGTAGACTTCGGGGCCCACCGGACCGGTGTAGAAGGTATGGGGGCCCGTTGCTCGATAGTCAGGATGGTCACCCATAATGATGAGACACGAGTTCGGGTGTTTGCTACGCAGGTGATTGAACAGCCTGACGTTGGTCTCAAGGCGTTTTTGAGCGTGCCAGTTGCTGGAACAGACATAGATCTGGTCGTAAGCTTCTCGCATCTCGACTAGCTTCGGGATCGTTAGCTGCTTGACTGGGTTTAGCTCAATGCCGTTGTGAATGACTGTTGCCGCTTGCAAACCCCAGTGTTTTTCGGTGAACTGACGGTCAAACTCCGACTGGAAGACTATGGCGTCGGCTTTTTGGTACAGCTCTTTGATGCGAGCATTCTTTGTCTCAAATTCCCAAGGCTTGAACCACAGACCATCTAACCGCTGGACGACTTTGGCTGCTAAGGAAGCTCCTGAGGGTTCGATGAAAACAAGGCTCAGGTCGGCATCTTTGGCATCAAACTGGCAAGAATGTCCCATCTCGAACAGTTTTCTTGCTAGTCGACTAGCAAACGTGTTCGGGCCTGTTCGAGCGTCTAAGTTGACGTTATCGAAGTGTATCTTCACTTGAGTCCCTGTAGCAAGCTCTCCCGTCGTGTAAGGTCAACCAATCCGATGCGGTCATAGATCCGATCATAGAGAGCTGCACGGTTCTTTAGTGCGTCTTTCCACACAAGAGTGATGGTCAGGTAAGACAGCATGATGGTGATCGAACACTTGGTGACGTCAACCTGTGTCAGCAGTTCGTCCACCTTGTTAGCATGTCCAGTCAGGAGCATGTCATCGATGGAGTTATAGACCCGATCGACGTCTGTCGAGCTCGACACAGGACACGCGTAATGGATGCCGGGCAAGTGATCGTTCATTGTCGCTTCCTGATCTCCTCAAGGACGGGCAGAGCAAAGTCAGTAGCAGACAGCAAGACGGCCAACAATGTCAGCTCTTCTGTCTCCATGTTCTCGACCTTTGCCCGTTGGCTAAAGATCTCAGGATCGAGCTCTTGGTGACCGTTGATCAGGACGCCGTCATAGTACTGTTGTGCGAGGTAGTTCATCCCCTCATTGGTCAGCTCGATCTCTGATGTGGTGATGACTTCAACACAGGTCTCGAAAATCTCTGTGTAGATCTCAACACAAGTGACAAGGTTGAGGTCAACCTTCGCGCCATCTTTGGACTCAAAGCGTTTCAGCTTTTGGCCCAAGAGCTGGGAAAACACCTGGTGAAACTGGCCGGGCTTGATCTTTGACTCGCTCATGCTGCGCTCCGGCTCTTGTATTCTTCTTCAAGTTGCTGCCCGTACGGAGCTTGGCTGAAGAGGTTTCGCAAGAGTTGGATGTCACTGTACGGCAGATCAGCCAGGTTGTACTCGTTGAAGATGACGAGCTCATAGACGGCTGTCTTGGTTGTCTTGCCATCAGCGTCTTTGCTGCTGAGTTGCAAGTTCTTGAAGATCTGGTTGACAAGCCAGTTGAGACCCGCTTCAGTCACTTTGTGTGATGACTTGCCAAACACGGTGAAGACCTGGTCCTTGACCACGTCTCGCATCTCGTGCAGCGTCTTGTTATCAGCGGTTGCATTAACGAACTTCTTGTTGATCTGGTTGGTGATGTGGAGCTCTAGGAGCTCTGCGAACCTGATGTGGCCTTCCATGTGGTCTCCAGGTAGTCAATATACTCCTGGACGCACTCCTGCCACGTTCGAAGCTTCACCGCGTTTGAGTTGGGCGCCACTGGGTTTGGAGCTCGCAAGATCTCCTGCAACCGATCCCAGTTTTCATAGGCATGGTCATCACCAGCGAACTCAACGCATCCACCACCGTCACGATGGACCCAGGTGGGCAAACCACATGACAACGCCTCGAGGATGTGATTCGGGCCCGGATCAAACCGGCTAGCGCTGACGTACACGTCATGCTTTCCCAACTCCTGGCCAAGAGCCTTGCCCGCAAGCGGCTTCACCACGGTGGTGTTCTTGAAGTCACACTGGTGCCGACCGATGTAGGTGAAAGCAAACTTGTCAGGCCGCTCTCCCACGAAAACGTCGAGCTGCTCGTAGATGTCGGCACCCTTCATCCGGTTATCGCTCCAGTGATGTGCCACGATGTGGAGCTTGTTGTCGTCAAACTTGGGTTGTGGCGAAAAGACATCGTGAGCAACGCCGTTGTAGATGACAGCCTGGTTTGGACACTTCCACCCACGTTCGTTGAAGTAGTCTTGCAAGTAATGAGAGACAAAGACTGTCCCATCCAGGTGCTCTGACACCCTGACCAACATGTCATCCATGTGCGTGGTGCCCTTCCGAGCGTCATTTTCGTTGACGCGGAGGACGATTTTGCAGTCGGGTTTCACGTACATCTGGTACATCACCGCTTGGTCAACGCTGATGCCCGTGCCGTCGTTATCCAAGCCCGCGAGCAGGATGACGTCAATGGGCGTGCGCCCAGTTTCGTCCATGACCAGCTCAATGTCCCTGTTCTCGCCCAGGGCAGGAGCACGCTTGTGAAACGCGCTGACAAAAAGGTTGCCACCTCCCCAGGGCCCGCTGACAGGCAAACGGTTGATATACATTCTCATTTGTGAACCTGGTCGGTCTCGATGTGAACGTTTTCAGCCCTAGAACGAACTCGAAGTGTTTCGATTCGGTTGGACTGGAGGTCGGGATTGCTTGACCCGTAGACGACGTCGGGGTCTAGGTTCTTGACCAAGATACCGTGGTCTTTGAGAGCTTTCTCGATGATCATCGCGATCGTCGTCTTGCCCTCAGCTGGGTGTCCCGTCACAACGATTCGTAGCATGTTTCCCTTACCATACCACTCTAAAGTGGATGGGTTCACTACGTCTTGTTTTCAAACTCAGTCAGCACGCTCATGACGAACTCAGGGTTGATACATTCTGCGATCGTATTTGCGAGGATCTGTTTCATGTCCTCCCCCACCGTGATCCCCTTGTACGACTTTAGGTCACGCATCACTTCGGTAGACCACGCCGTCTTGAGCTCACGTTCTACACGTTCACCGTTTGCTGCTTCGAAGATCACTTTTAGATTCATTTTCACTGGACCATTCAACGTTCAATGACAACGTTCGAGCTTTCGTCATCGACCCAAGTGACCTGTGTCATCCCATTATGACCGTGGATCATGATGATTGTTTCGATGTCTGGATAGTAACTCATCGCTGACTTACCCGTCAGCCAGATCAACGCACACCAACCCGTGTCAAACTGGCAACCCTCAGCGACCTTACCCAGGCCCGAGACGCCCGAGGCGTCCTGGTTGCGTTGTAGGTAGAACCTTCTCATACTTTCCTCGTGAATTTTTTCCAGATCTCGACCACATCTTGTCCGAACATGACAGATGGCGTGTGCATGACCGTCCATTCCTCGTGGTATGAGCCCTTGCCGTGCTCGCCGAGCTTCTCAATAGTCTGGTAGCTGGTGATATCGCCTGCCTCACCGACCATGAAGTGATCGGCCTTGCTGGCGTAGTAGAAACCGGCTGACAGACCGAATTGAAGCGTTGGAATGGCATCAAAAAGCCAGTCGTAGTAGGAATACCGTTCGCTTACATCGAGCATGGGCTCCAACGAGAACAAGCTGACGAATGCATTGGGTAGGAAGGGCAGGTCCTTCACCCATTCACGCTTAGTGTAGTCGACCTTCAAAGTATCAGCGTTGACACGTGGGTTGAGATCAAGTCCTACATACTGCAACTTGAAACCATGTTGGTGGAACTCACCTAAACCACAACCAATGTCGACGACCTTGAGCTGACATGGGCACGTCTCTTCGAACCAATCACGGAAGATGCGGTCGTGGTTCTTACGGACAATGGGCTCTTTCAGGTAATCCGCATAAGCCTTGAAGAAATCATCACTGTACATAGCCCCTCGCTCGAAGAAACAATGCTTCATCACGCTGGAAGCGTGCATCATCAGTCTGGTACGTTTCTGGAACATCGTCTATCGTGTAGTGGTACATGACCCTGGGGACAAACAGTCTCTTTTGGGCATGTTGCAAGACCGGCAAGTAGATTGCCTGGTCACCAGCACGTCGGATGTAACTCCCGTCCTCACCCCTAAAGTTCTGGTCATTGACACCATCGATGAGGCTCTTTCGGAACGTTTTCAGGTGGCTTGATACCCAAGGGTGTTTGTAGGGATCGGTGCCGTCTGACATGGGCCCGCTGATGTTCTTGTCGCTAAAACCCCACCTGTGTGCAGTCCATAAGCAGTCACACTTCATCTGGGTGTATGCTGCGTTAAGCATGCACAGCGCATCAAGCTCCGTCAACCAGTCATCGGCGTCCATGCGACAGACGATGTCATTGGGTTCACACATGCTGATGCCATGTAGGACGTTGGCAACCTCCCATTTCTTCTCATCGTTCCAGACATCCACGATCTGCATGCCACCGCTATAACACATGGGTCGCCACCGACGGATGATCTCAGCTTCTTTCATCACCTCGTGTTGGTCAGACACGTCATCAATAAGAATGATCTTCCAGTTCTTGTAAGACTGGCCCACCAAGCTAGCGAGACACTGGTCTAGTGTTGCCGATGCATTGTACATCGGCGCAACAAAGACAAAGCGATTCTCACCAGAGATCATAGTCCGTGACATCAAACTTCTCTCCGCATGAACATCGAAGGTTTACGGCGATTCCCAAGCTGGTTGGAGTGAACTCCCACGTATATGCCCCGCCGATAGCTCCGCTGTAACGGATCAGCTTGCCACCCTCGCCGTAGGGTTTCATTGCCTTTGCGTGCTTCTCAAGGTCATGTTTCTCCACCCACACCTTGGCTTGCGCGACTTGCTTTTTGGTGACCGAATACGAGAACGCAACATCATTAGGTTTCTCAACGTCAACGACAGGCAACGCAGCGCAGGGACCGTCATGACCCGCTTTGCGAGTGCAATACCACCCATCAGGTGGGACTACGCATTTATCATTCCCAATCATCACGGCCCGTTCCTGGTTTGCTCAATAACACCTGACCGTAATCGATCTGATCATCGGTGAAGCGGCGGTCATCGAAAAACATCCGGCGGTCCATGATGATGAGTTCCTTTGATGGATCGTCGATCTCATCGATCAGTCGTGAGCACTGGATGCCTGGGTCGTCTTTCGTGGGGAGGTGGTAATCGTCAAACAGCAAGAACTTGTCCCACAAGTCTTTGGTCTTCTCCCAGTCATGTTTGGTGCCGTCATACGAATGGTCGCCATCAACATAGACAAGATCATAGTGATCTTTGACCTGAGGAAGTATCGCTTGTGACGTGCCCTTGGCAAACTGGATGCACTTGAACCACTCTTTGGGAAAGACCTGTTGGAGTGCAGTCAGGTATTTCTCGTCAAGAGCGGGGTCGATGGTTAGGACTTTTCCCTCGATTCCTGCGTCATGGAAAGCTCGTGCAGCACAAAACGTCCCATAACCGCGACCAAAACCAACCTCAAGGAATGACCTTAGGTTGAACTGGCGGATTAGGTAGTAGATTAGAATCCCCCGTTCATAGTTGGAGCGGTAATACGCGCCGTACTTCTTGTAGTTGGCATCGTTCGGCTTCCTATCACGTTTGGCAGTGTATTCTCCGATGTAATCGAAGTCACCCATCATGATCGAATCAAGCGAGACGCCGATTTCCTCAAGCTTTTGTTTGATGTTGACGTGTCTCATGAGTGATTCACCAAGTAGCCGTACCCACCGCGGGGGCCGTATTCATCAACTCGTCGTAGCTCTCCAGCATCATACATCCTCTTCAAGATGCCGGACAAGGATGACAGCTTGACATACCCGCTGTTGTTCAGGACGTGGTAGATGTCTGATGCAGTTCGTGGCGTGCTTGAGTCGAGCAACACATGGATGACACGTTGACGGATCGTCATCCCGTCACCATTTCCGTTGCCAACCTCTCAGCATATGCTTGTAACTCCTTGCTGGAGTATGTATTTGGGCTCTCGGGCGTGACTTCAGTCTCTGCGACAGCTTTCACCGTTTCCCTGAGAGCGCTGACGACAAAGCCTGTTGGTGCTACGTCACGCATCAGCAGATACAAGAACATGACCAGCTTCTCATAAGAGAGCGATGAGTTCATTGTGCCCACTCGCCACCCAGGGTGCGATACTCGATTGGATGACCGATCTCTTCAGCATGCTTGATGCCATACTTCATGCCAGAGCTGTACCCAAGGTCGGTGTAGACGACGGTCTTTTTCATCAGCGGTCGGAAAGCGAAACCCGCTTCAATGCCGTGCTGGCGCTCTTCTGGCACCTCATCACGCAGCACTCCTGGCTGGGTGTACAGAGCGTGGCTGGCATAAGGAGCTTCCTGGTGGTTGACCAGGCAGTCACGCATGCATGCACGTAGATAGCGCATGTTCTTTTCGATGTCACCTGCGTACGGGGACTCGACGACAACAGGGGTCATTTCTCTCATTGCATGATCCTAGGTGGTGTCTTGTGAATGGTCACGTGGGGCGTCATCGCTTTCCCATCCCACGGCTTGTGCCAGATCCAACCGCCCAGCTTCTCTTTCATCTCAGCGGCACGTTGGGCAATGTCTTCATCGGTAACTTCGCTCCAGGGCTTGCCAAACATCATGTTGTTCGCTGCGGTGTCTGAAGTGTCGCGGTCCCACAGGGCGTTCCAGTGGTTCTGCCAGTAGTCACGGTAAAGCCGGATCTTCCGGGGCAGATCGAACCAAGAGTAGTGGTAAACGCATGGAAGGTTGAGCGCAACGTTGTTCAGCCAAGCTTCGTACTGGCGTTGGGCTTCTGCATTTCCCAGCATGCCAACCTGGCGAACCTGTTCGACGTCAGGAGTATAGAAGTTGAGAACGGGCAATCTGTTGCCATCCTGGTCAATCATGTCACAACCGTCGGTACCCGGCTTGGCATAGAGCTGGCCTTCGGCGTCTGTGGCTCTCAGTTCTACCGGGATGCCGTGGGTGATGTGAGGAAGGTTACGGCTCAAACGCCACTTCCAGGGTTGGATGTCCATGCGAACCTTGTCATAGCCACCCCAATATTCAATGACGGGCAAGCACATGACGTCAACACCCTTGGGCAACATCCGGCACAGGTCGCTGATCTTCTTTCCGTCGCTCTCGTGAACAACCTCATCGCTGTCCATCTGCCAACAGAACTCACCCGTACACATCTTACGAGCTTCAGCTTTTTGTATGCCATCGAAGACCGGGTGACGTTTGGTAGACCAGTCAAGCTGGCGGGTCTTGATCTTCAAACGAGGTTCTTTCTCAGCCATCTCGCTGAGTTTCTCGTACGTTCCATCGCTTGAACCACCGTCCATGACGCAGACCTCGTTACAGAAAGCGAGCATCGATTGGATGCACTGCTCGAACGGGTACGCTTGCTTGATGCAGTTGTATGTCGTGGTGTAGCCCGAGATCTTGGGCTGGTAGTTCATCATCTCACGGATGCCGTTCCAAAACGTCTGGGGAGAGACGAAAAGGTAGTCGCTGATGCTGTCAAGATCATCAGTGTCAAACCACTCTTCATCCTTGTGCATCACGTTGTCATTCAGCTGCAGCTTGCAACCGAGCAGCTTTGCTTCGATGACCATCCGGGGACAGGTATCGCCTCCCTTGGGCAGGTAGACGAAGCCCTCGGCCATCGACAACTTCTTGAGAACAAGGGCGTAAGGCTCGCCCCACAGGACTTGGTAGTCTTTCCCGTTTGCTTCGCACCAAGCTTTTGCGTCATCAGCGCCCTTGATCCATGACTCGCTGCCCAGGACGACCCACCCGTTTTTGTCTCCACACTTTTCACGCTGGACCCGCAATGCCTTGAGCATGCCAAGCGTCTTGGCGTCGAAGACGCTGGACAGGACGGTGTTGCTTCGCTCTGCAAGGAATGGGAACAGCTGGAGGTATCGCTCTTTCTGCTTTTGAGACATCCACCAGAGTCCCATGCTACCGTAGTAGAAGGCGCTGATGATCTTCCCATTTATCTGATCGTGGCAATCACAGGGCATGCCATGCTCAGCGAAGTGCTTTTCGGGTGACCTAGCGCGGCAGTACTTGAAGTCGTACTCGAGGATGGAATATCTCAGGTTCCCAACGATGGTTGGGATCAGTTGCGGGTTCATCTGTGAGAAATTTCCAAAGATCCAGAACTTGTCAGCACCCGCTTGCAACAGTTGCATGCTGACATCTTTGGAATGCAGCTTGAAAACCTCGAAAGGCGCTGCGTCAAGCAAGGCTTGGCTTGTCAGCTCTGCACCCCCGACATAGTCTTCTACGAACATGTCAGAGACAAAGATCACCCTTGCAGTATGTGGGATGGTTATTTCGGACCCGAAGATGCTTTGGTTGAAATCAAACACGGTGAGCAGATTGTAGCTCTCCCATGCGTGTCTGTTCAGGTTGTCAGTAGTCTCTACAGATCTTCAATATGTTGCAATACTTAGCGTAGGACCCCGCGGTTCGGTGTCCAACTGTCACTCCTCCATGTAGATCTGAGGATCTTAGCGGAAAGCGGATCAGAGGATTAAGTGGTCAGAGTGGTAAAGATCTCTAGGGATCAGGGTCTTTAACGCGCGTCGCGAGAGAGCATGGCCACCAAGAAAGCTGCACTAGTCCCGGGTAGAAAGCCAACAACGTCGGAGATCGTTGAGCGTCTTGCGGCACAGGATGATGTCCTGGCCAAGCTTGACAGGAAGCTCGAAGACGCCCATGTCCTGAACGGTGGTTTCGATCACCTCATGGAAAAAATCAGCAAGATCGACACGATTGAGACCGATCTCAAAGACGTCAAGATGGGCCAGGACACCCAGGTGAAAAAGCTGGATGAGGTTCACAAAGCGATCTATGACAAGGACGAGGGCCTTTACCAGAAGGTCAAGGGTGCGTTGAACTGGATCAACACCGCAAACTGGGTCATCAAGGGGCTCTTGGGTCTCGCGGGAACGGCTGCTCTTACGGGAGCTGGGAAGCTCGTTTTTGATATCCTCACCGGTCACCTTCTTATCCACTACACACAGTAAGGGTGTAGAGTCTCCAGGTGGGAGACGTCAACATTGATTCAGCAGCAACGCTCAGGAGAGTGCGTGCTCGGCTTGTTGCCATGAAGGATGTCAGGGCGGCGTTGGTCCGTGAGAAAGACCGCTTGCTGGTCCACTCTCACATGCAGGTCGTTTTCAACTCGAAGATGTCTTCTGAGTTTGACAGGTCGGTCCATGAAACTATCATGACCCACGCCCTCCATGCAGAAAAATTGGGTCCCGGGGGCTTTGACCGCACCGTTGACCTCGTTCTTGAAAAATTGGGTGCACTTGAAGTACCCCCGCGTCCCACCCAATTGGAACCCAGGTCAGCCACTGCCGCTGACGTGAGAAGCCTCGTCAACGCCCATGCTTCTCGAGCGGGAGTTCGTACCACAAAGATGTTAGAACGTGCTCTCGAGCTAGCTGGTTACGGCGGCCGCATCATCATCGAGAAGACACACTCCCTCACTCCTTCCGTTGAGCTTGTGAGGGGTTACACGTTTGATTTGGTCCCGATCTTGCCCATCGACGCCAGCTTTGTCCATCCGCGAGTGGTTTGCATCGACGGGTATGTTGAAGAAGTGTCCGAGATCCATCACTTGCTTGAAGCTGCTGCTACAGCAAAAGAACCCGTCGTTGTTTTCCTTCGTGGGATGAGCAATGATGTCAAGCACACCTTGAAGGTCAACTATGACCGTGGTAGCTTGAGGATGTTGCCCATCAGCGCCCCGTTTGATCTTGACGGGATGAACTCTTTGGTCGATCTCTCGGTTGTTTGTGGGGCTGACCTAGTGTCAAGCCTCAAGGGTGATCTGATCAGTTCGATCAAGTTTCATGATGCACCTTACGTTGAACAGGTCACTGTTTTCAAGGGCCGGACGATCGTTGCAAACACCTCCACCCATGCCCAGGTCGCTGTACATGTCGCTAACTTACGTAAGCGCCGTGAAGACGAACAAGTCGATGACAAGGGAAAGCTCCTTGACAAGCGGATCAAGTCATTGAGCCCAAACCATGTCATCATCAGGTTGCCTGATGACAGAGACTATGTTGTCTGTTCGCAAGCCATCGACAACGCGCTTCGTGCCATCAAGTCTGCCGTAGATTTTGGCGTGACTGAAACAGGTGAGCTTGTGGCGACTGAGATGTCAGCGCGCGTGCATGCCGACAGGTGCATCAAGACCCTGTCTCAGCTCGGTGCTTACCTGTCCTAGGCTGCTTTTGGTTCACCAGCACCGTGTGTTTCAACGGCACCGCGGTCCAGGAGTTTGTTGTTGATGAGGTACTTCAAGAGCTTCTGGCCCATGTTGGCATCAACGCCGGCTCCCTTGTAGATCTTGTCAAGACCCGAACGAAACTGCTGGGCTTTTTGAGAGGGAGATGTTCCGCCCGCTTCGCTCGGGCTTTTCGCTTCGGCTCCACCACCACGTTTTTCACCCGGACCCTTGGGAGGCTGCTGTCCGGTGCTCGTCGTGTCAGTCGTAGCCGTGGTCGGCTTGGCTGGCTGTCCGGGTTGCGATTGCCCAGCTTGTTTGGTGGGAGTCGCTGTGTTCGCGTGCTTTGTCTGTTGGTCACCCTGGCCCTGGATCTGGTTACGCATGTCAGGCGCGATCTCAGATGCTTTTGCTCCTGCTTGGATGCGTTTTGCAACGTTCGAAAAGACCTTGATTGGCGCTTGGACAAGCTCTTGAGCAAGCGCAGCGCTATCGATGTATGGGATTCGTTTGAATGCCCCAAACAAGCCTCCCGGCGCTAGGGCTTTGCGTATTTGAGCGACAATGTTCTTCAGCTTTTGATCACCCGAAACGCTCGCGCTCGGCCCTGCCTCATCAAGGTTGTGTCCCTCGTCAGCCGATGAGATCTTCCTGCTAGCTGCTAGCGGTTTTTTCACCCCAGGAGCGGGTTTTGGTGGCTGGTCCTGGCCTCCTGTGCGCTGTGCTGGCGGCGGTTTCTTTGCCGTTGCAGGGGCAGTTCCTGGCTTGGTCCCGGGTTGGGTCCCAGATGGACCTGGAATGTCGTAGTGGGTCTCGTCGTTCTTCCTGTTGTCACCAAAGCGAGCTTTGCCCAGCTCTTCATCGCTCTTGGCCCCGATCTTCTTGGGCGTGGGCTTGTATTCAAGGTCTTCCTTGTCATTCGCTTTGCCTGTAACGTTTGACTTGGTCCCGCCTTCACCATCACCAGCACCAGTGGGCTGTTGTGTTTGTAACGTGGTCGACAAGCTCTTGTTGAGATCCGTTTTTGCGAGGTCAACCCCATTGTTTTTCAAGATCGTTGGGATCTGTGAAAACCCACGCTCGAGAGCGTCGGCAAACGTGGTGACCTTGACGACCGGGTTATCGATACCGACCTTGGTCTTTAGCTTGGACCAAGCCGCAGCAATGGGCCCACCACCCGTGTACTTGTTTAGTTCAGCCTGGGCTTGTTCGATCGCTTGTGACAGGTGAGGAAGCTCTGGAGATTTGATCGTGTCTAGTTTCTGAACGATCGCGGTGACTTTTTGCAAGTCTTCAGGATCCATCGCTTCGAGCAACAACTCAGCGGTTTGTTGTTCTTGCAACAGTTGCGCGTCAGCTGCTCTGGTGTGTTCCTGGAGCAGTTGCAGCTGGCGTTGGTCGTACCGTTCTTTGAGCGATGGTGCCATCGAGATCCCCTCTGCTGGTTTACTGGCTCTAAGTAGGCAGCTAGAATGTTGGAAGGTGCACCATGGGAGAGAAGAACCCGCGCGACATGCTGAGCAAAGCCTCTTGGACGTTGATGGAGGGCATGAAAGACGCCGTGTCAACGAACGTGACGCAAGCATTGCGAGCTTCGCAGCTTGACATCAAGCCCGAGGAAGTCACAAAGTTGATGGCGATCATCAACGCCTCCCTTGAGGAAGGCTACCATCGTGGGTTCCGGTCATACTGCAAGGTTGTTGACCAGGCCGTCGTTGCGGCTCCCGCCGCCCTTGCTCGTGAACAGTCAACAGCGAAAAAAAACGCAGGCCGCCCCTGAAAACCAGGCTGGCGGCAGCATGGCACGCCCTGAGAGGGTGAACTGATGTCAATGGGCTTGAAGCACCTGGTGACGTGTCGTTGCACGTTGCCGCAGTTCAAACGGGCAGCCTCGCCACCCTTGCACCAGTTCACCGTGTTTTCTGTCGTTGCTGACGATGATACTGTGATCCCAAAGTATGCTCAGTGCAATAACTGTGGCATCGTCCACCGTGTGGTGGAGATCAACCGTTCAGAGATCATCAGCGGCAAGGAATCGATGAACTCAATTGTGACGATCGCTGATATCAAAGCATCGCTTGCACCCAGGTTGGCTGACATCTTGGAGGGCAGTGATTGTGACCTTCCAACGTGGGAGATGGCTAAACACATCTATGACAACAAGAAGTGGGGAGAGTTCGTGGTTTTGGCATCTGACACTGATGCTGGAACCCGTTCCGGTAAGTACGTTCGTATCTTGGGTGAAAACATGTTTGATGTTGCCGGGTTTGAACGTGAAGAAGAGGTCGTCAAGTGACTGACGCGGTGCGCTATGGGCAGATGCAATCTGAAAAACGTGCCGAAGAAAACGAGCACTGTCGCCAGATTGTGCGTGAAATCAACTTGCAAGGAGGCTTGACACAACGTCAGACGTTGTTTCTTGTCTACCTGTTGAGCTCAGAACTCGAGAATGTTGAACAGATGAAGGCGATCACCAAGCTCGTTCGTGAGTTGGGTGGCGAAGATCTGTTTGTAATGGGAGGTCCAGATGGGTCGAGCGACGCTTGAAAACCGGAACCGTGTCACTGCGGAAGAAGAAGATCAGATCGAGCATCTCACTCGTGCTCTAGCGTCGCAAGTAGACAACACTCGGATCGTGTACTTGCATAGCGAGGTCAGCGAACACTCGATTGCGAATGTTATCGCGCAATTACTACACCTCGCTAACCTGAATCGGAACCCGATCTATCTTGTTGTGTCAACCTACGGTGGCAGCGTTGACGAGATGTTTTCTCTCTATGACATCCTCAAGTTTTTGCCGTGTCCCGTTCACACGGTGGGTTTGGGAAAGGTGATGTCGGCAGGCGTGCTCTTGCTGGCATCTGGAGTCAAGGGCAAGCGGTTGATCGGTGCATCTGCACGCATCATGATCCACCCGATCTCAGGAGGCGTCATGGGAAACATCTTTGAGATGGAAAACGAGACAAAAGAAGCGCGCCGGCTCCAGGAGCTGATGGTCAGCGCTCTCGTGAAAGAGACAAAGATGTCAAAGGAGAAAGTAGAGAAGGACTTTATGCGCCCGATGCTTGACTACTTTTTGACACCCGAAGACGCGATCAAGCTAGGCATTGTTGACAAGATCATCGGTGCCTGAGTTGTAGAAACCACACAGCGTTGGGTATGGTGTGGCTGACATGCCAGTGCCCGATTACCGCCCATACTTTCCCTTCTCATCGGTAAGGCAAGAGCAACACCAAGCGATCGAGTTCGCCCTGGATGCCTTCTTGAACCAGAAGAAGCGGTTTGTTATTTTAGAGCTGGGTACCGGCTGCGGAAAGAGTGCCATCGGCATCACGTTAGCTCGTGTTCTTGAAGCACAGGGCGAACGCACATTCGCGCCTCCTCTCCCGGGTTTTGAAGATGGGGACGATGTTGAGACGTCGGGTGCATACGTCCTGACGACCCAGAAGATTTTGCAAGAGCAATACATGAAGGACTTTGGCCCGAGCAGCGGCCGGAACCTAATGCGGTCTCTGAAGTCGGCTTCTAACTACGAGTGCAGATTCTACAGCGACCAATCGTGTGCCGAGAGCCGACGCCTGCTCAAGCAGCTGGGTAAGCAGCTGGAGGGGACCGACTTCCACAAGTGTTGCCGGGGTTCGTGCCCATACATGATCGACAAGTCAGAGTTCCTTGAGCACCCGATCGGAATCACCAACAACTCGTACTTTTTGGCTGAGACGATGTATGCCAAGCAGCTCCAACCACGTGCATTGCTGGTCATTGACGAGTGTCACAATATCGAAAGCGAGCTTGGTAAGTTCGTCGAGGTCACCTTTTCTGAGAAGTTCGCCAAGGCCCTGGGTTGCAAAGTCCCCAGGCTCGACTCGCCTGAACGGGTCTTCGAGTGGGTGAAAGGACCATACAAGAACACCGTCGCAAGGCAGATGAAGGGGCTCGAGAAAGAGCTCTCCAAACACTTTAGCGGTAACGTCACGTCAGGCCTTGGCGAGATGAGCAAGCGGTACGAGATGCTTGACAAGCACATCTGTAAAGTCAATCGCTTCATTGAGTCGTATTCCCCAGACAGTTGGGTCATGAATTTCGTGAAGGCCCCTGAGGGGACTCGTGGCGGCCGCAAGTTTGAATTCAAGCCTGTCGACGTCGCCGCTTTCGGTGAGAGTCACCTGTATCACTATGGGACTCGAACTCTCCTGATGTCAGCGACCGTTGTTGACAAGGACACTTTCTGCAAGTCGGTGGGCATTGACCCAAACGACGCGGCGTACTTACAACTACCCTCACCGTTCCCGAAAGAGAACCGTCCCATCCACTACCTTGGTGTTGGTAGCATGTCGATGAACCAGATCGATGCGACATTGCCCGTATTGGCGTCGACTGTGAAGGACTTGCTCGACCTCCATGCCAAGGAAAAAGGCATCATCCACTGTGTCAACTACCGGATCGCTCAGTACCTGGTCGAGAAACTGAAGAACAAACGGTTGTTGTTACACAACAGCGAGAACCGCGATGAAACCATTGAACGACACATGGCTAGCGATGAGCCCACTGTCCTCATCAGCCCGTCGATGACTGAGGGCGTTGACCTCGCCGATGACGCAAGCAGGTTCCAGATCCTCTGCAAGGTTCCGTTCCCATACTTGGGTGACCGAGTCATCCAGTTGCGAAAAGCCAAGAACTCCAACTGGTACGCGATGATGACGGCCCGAGCAGTCATCCAAGCCTTTGGGAGATCGATCCGCAATGACACCGACCATGCCACGTCATACATCCTTGACAGTGATTGGGAGCGGTTCTTCCGGACCAACGCTAAGATGTTTCCGGCGGAGTTTTCCTCAGCGCTTCAGTAGGGCTCTCGCGCGCGCTGAAGCCGCCATTTGTTTTACGGCTAGTCGTCAGGCTGTATACTTATGGCTGGAGGACACTACCAATGGAAGGCACCAATCTCGTTCTCGAGAAGTGGACTGAACTGAAGAAGCTCGTTGAAGAGCTTGAGCTTGACGTGGTCAAGAACGCTCGGGGCACAGCTGCTGCAGGCGTCCGTGCTCGTAAGGGCCTGCGTGAGCTGAAGAGCCTTGCGGCTTCGCTTGTCAAGATGACGGTCGAGACAGACAAGGCTTCGAAGGCTTCGAAACCGAAGAAGGACAAGAAGGCTGCTTAAACAGCTTCGATCTCTCGGATACCTACTGTGGCTTGGCCCTGGCGGTGATCGCTGGGGCTTCGTCGTCTCTGAAGCCTATTTACAGGCGGAGACAACAGATGCCCGCACCTCGCGCAGTCCTAGCCGACATTCACGATCTCAACCTTGACCCAACCAAAGCTTGGTCCATCACCGACAAGGCTGGGCGCATCACCCCAAATCCCAAGGCGGGAGCCAAGCCGGCAGGTAACCAATATCACATGGGTTTCCATCAGGCGGCCTCTCTGGAGGCTGTCGAGACCCCAACAACGGTAGCTCCAGTTGTTTCGATGCCCACAAAGAAGGTCGAGCTACCCAAGAAAGTCGTAATTTCTAAGCCGGCTCCTGTCGTCTCTGAGAGCAACAAAGAAACCGCTAAGTCCGTTGATGTTGTCAAGCTTGAAGCGAAGCCTGTTCCAACAGTCGAAGCTTCCAAGCCAGTTGAGAAACCAACTGACGAAGTAAAACTGGCACCCGTTGTCGAAGCGGCCAAGAACGAGCCGAAAGTCGAAGAGAAGCCTGGTGAAAAAGAAGAGCCCGTCAGCTGACGCGGCGGATCTTTTCAAAAATGGCCTTCTCGATCTGACAGATACGCATGCGAGTTAGCCCATAGATCTGTCCGATTCGTTGAAGAGTGTGTGGGCCGTTTTGAGAAGCGATGTGAACGCAATTGTGACCCTCCTTGAACTGGATCCAATGCGGACATCGTTTTCGCTGGCAGTCTATCCCGGCCTTGGCTTGTACTGCAAAACACGTTGTCCCATCAACGACGCGGTTGCCCGTAACGTTGGGCTGAATGATCTTCAGACGTTTCTTGCCTTCTTGCATGGATAACCCACCAGATGATTAGAATGTAATGGTTGGCCCTTTCTATGTTCAAGAAACCAAAGGGAAAGAACCAACAGTGCACAACGCACCAACAGAAAGAACAATAAATCTCATGAGCCAGAAGAAGACGTACGTCCTTGATACCAACGTCCTTCTAAGCGATCCGAACTCGATCTTTTCATTTGAAGAAAATGACGTCATCATCCCGATGATTGTCTTAGAAGAGCTAGATCGTCACAAGAGCCGACCCGATGAAGTCGGACGTAATGCGCGTCAAGTGACCCGATCGCTCGACACTCTTCGAGAACGAGGCGGTCTCTACGCAGGTGTCCAGCTGCACGAGGGTGGGACCCTAAAGGTAGGGCGAATGGACGCCATCAAAGACGTCCAGTTGCCTGGGCTAGAACTGGGCAAGCCTGACAACATGATCATCGCTTATGCCAAACACGTCGATGGTTCTATCTTGGTGTCAAAGGACATCAACGTCAGGATCAAGTGTGACAGCATCGGTGTCAAGTGTGAAGACTACAAAAAGATGCGTGTGGCTGTTGACAGCCCGCAGAAATTTTACCGTGGCGTTGAAGTGATTGAGCTCGAAGAAGAACGAATTGATCACTTCTACAAGCATGGTGAGCTTGACCTGACAAGTAATCATCAGCTGTACCCAAACCAGATCGTTGTCATCAAGCACGCTTTTGACGATGGCCGACCTACCAAGTCAGCCCTGGCGAAGTGCATTGATCCCAAGAAGCCACTTGTTCCCGTCGAGAAAATCGAACAAGCGTTTGGCTTGACTCCCAGGAACAAAGAACAGCAGTTCTCGCTTGATTTGTTGTTTGATGAAAAGATCAAGCTGTTGACGCTGGTGGGCCCGTCTGGCACGGGCAAGACGCTGCTCGCGCTTGCGGCAGGTCTCGAGCAACTGAAGACGTTAGGAAACCCAGCTGTTGCACGGTATGACAAGCTGATCGTCACCCGTCCAGTCCAGCCCGTTGGTAAGGACATTGGCTTTTTGCCAGGGACCCTTGAGGAGAAGATGGAACCGTGGATCGCTCCCGTCCGTGACAACCTCAACTTCCTGATGGACACCAAGAGGAACCGTCCCAAGAGACAGCGGCGTGCAGGCAACGAAAAGCAAGCGTTTGACGATAACATGTACCTGAACCTGATGCAGGAGCGTGGTCTCATTGAGATTGAAGCGATCACTTTCATCAGGGGAAGGTCGATCCCGAACGCCTTCATTGTCATCGACGAAGCCCAGAACCTGTCGATGCACGAGCTGAAGACGATCATTACTCGTGTGGGAGATGGCACCAAAATCATCTTGACGGGTGATATTGAGCAGATTGACAACGTTCATGTGGATGTTTTCACTAACGGGTTGACTTACGCCGTCGAGCGGTTCAAAGATTACCCTATCGCCGGCCATGTCACCCTCATCAAGGGCGAGAGATCGGAGCTTGCCACTCTTGCGTCTAAGATCCTCTGACGGCAACCAAATGATGCTCAACATCTGATCTCGTGAAGCCTCGAGTCGGCCCCTGGATGGGGCTCGGGGTATATTTGTCGTAGAGAAAGATGTCGGGAATCCTAGACAACAAGACACGTGTCCTTGACACCATCCTGACGATCGAGGGCAGGCGACAGCTGTCACGAGGCGGTGTTGACATCTCGTACGTGTCATTTTCCGATGGCTTGACGCACTACGCAGCTGATGTTGCGAGCGGTAGCCAGGACGCGACCCAAAGGATCTACCTCGAGTCTTGTCAACTGCCCCAGGATGACATCACGTTCCAGGCTGATGACTCGGGCAATGTCTTGCCATTTAGGAATTCATCAGGGGTCAACACGGGTTTTGGAAAGATCATCGATTACACGTACACGGGCGTAACGAGCTCGCTCATTGGTGGGGTCGGTGAGGGAACGTCTGCGGTCAAAGGTACAGCCTTCATCGCCGCGGCCAATGACTTGTTGGGAGCTTCAGCAGACAACTTCTCTAAGTTGCGTGTCTTGTCGACTGTCGATTCATTCTTTGAAGACGATCAGTTTTTGGCAGGTCCATCATCGATCACGTTCCAAATCAACGATCAAAGACCCATCAGGAACCCAGCTCAATACACAACGCATGTCAACACGTTAGACAGCATTTTTAGCGATCCTCGGTTCAGTCACTTGCCCAACTTCAAGTACTTGCCACCAATCAACAAGGTTATTGACGAATCATCATTGGGTGATTGGGGCATCCAGGACGTCAACAAGGTTAGCTTTTTGGGATCGTATGTTCCCTGGGGCATCTACACTTGGTTCTGGTTTTCTGCATTGCGATATGAGCAAATCGCTTTTGAGCTTCGGTGTTACGAAGCTTGGGGTTACATGAAGCAGATCAATTTTGACCCCACGTCAACAACAAACAACCTAGTCGGACAGTTCTTTGAACAGAACTATGACACTCTCAAAAAGCTCGACATCGTTGACTACGGTAGGCACCGGACAGGAGATCCCGAACACTCAACTGCACACATCTATTTCGTTGGCAAAGTGACTGTTGATGAAAAAGGAACTGACACGTTCATTCACCTGTTCACTTTGGTCTTTCAGTGAGGTAATCAGATGTTCTTCAGGTACCAACAGACAGCAAATCTGGTGACTGTAGCTGATGATTATGCTCAGCTTGTGAACGTCCATGCGAACGGCGATCTCGAGTTTGCTTTCACGTATTCTGTAAACCCAAGCCAGGCGATGAACAATCACGCCCGAGTCGTGAACATTCAGGTCATCAGCAGATTCATCCCACGATTGCCATTGTTAGGGTTGACCCAACGTGGAATTGTTGACACCCAAGCTCTGGTTGATAACATCCGCGGTTTGTTGTTGAACGCTAAACAAGCAGCTCAACAACGTTTGGGATATGTTGTCGCTCAGACCAACAGCAACATCCTATCGTACGTAAACAACGAAGTGATCCAACAGTTGCTAGCTCAGGTTGATCCGACCACAATCCCACAACTGAATGGTCCACAACTCCAGACTGTGTTAGCTAGTGATGTCAAGCAAAGCGCGAACCCACAGCCAATCCTACAACGGGTCGCTAACTCATTACTTGTTCCTGATGTGTCGGTCGCGCTGTCGGGCAGCGCCGCTCTGAGCCCGCAACAAGTGATGCAGGACATGGTTGTCAGACAGGGAATTGATCCTTCGTACATCATGGACTTGACACCGAGGAGCCAGTCTTCGACTGCAACAAGACAGGGCTTCTCTAACACCCAACGTGCTCTTGAGTCAATCACCGATCCTGTTTCTCAGCTGCTGAATTTTTACTTGTTCCCGCCGACGACAAACATACCTCCCACAACGACTGATGATCTTGCTGATCAAGACTTAGTTCGGGTGATCCAAAACGTCACCCAAACGATCCAAGAAATCACTGAATACATTGTCGTCCCAGCGGCGTTGCTCAGGCTAGAAAATGCTGATCTAACCAATGCATTTGTTCAGTTTGACCTGATCAATGCTGATAGCAATGAACCAGTGAACTCAGTCGTAAAAACACTAAACATCTCAAGAGAGTTGCAAATTTACAACACTCCCAAAACGCCACCCATCTTGAAGGCGTCTCTTGCACCCAACTCAACATACGGTACGCTCCAGATAAACCAGACTGATCCGGGGGCAACGTCAGTTCAGATCTACAAGAAGACTATCTTTGCTGCGGCACAAGACGTTGACAACTATTCGTTGATCGGAACGTATTCTCTAACATCAAAGCAAAAAGCCCTTCAGGTCAAAGTTGACGTACCGCTCTCGTCAGCAGCAATTTATCGTGCAATTTCTGTTGGTGCACAGAATGCTCAGGGTTTCGATTATTCTAACGTCGTTCTCCGTCCACCGCGCTATACTCCGCTCCGAAGCGTTGCTCTAACAGGTCTTCAGGTTGACAAGGGTATCCAACTCGAGGCTCGAAGCATTCCAACTCGTTGCATTGCGATTCAATTTCTCAAGTGGAACCTGACCACCCACCAACCAGCCGGACAGTATGACATTGTCAATGGTGATGTCGGGTTTGTTGATGATGCAGCAAGGCAAGCAAACCTCGTGATAACGTTGGACACTGATGTCAAGGAGAGAAACGTTTACCGATACGTTGCTCGTTTGATCTATCTGGACGGTGACATTGAGGATTTTGGTGATGTGACAATTGAGTTCATCAAACCCGCTCCGGGGCAAGTTGATACGTCGGTAACTGACCTGCTGGTTCAGCATGACACCACACCCGACGTGTCCTTCGTCATCAACACATCGACGGTAAACACAAACATGGATAACATCAAACAGATGTTATCGAACCAGGACCTATCTCAGTTCTTCAGCGGAGATATCGCCAACCAACGTGACCAGTTATCCAATCTGATAGCATACCAAATCCAACGTGTTGATCTAACGACAGGCATCCGTGAGAGCTTTGGTACTGTGACAACACCCAATTTTAGTGATAGCCTTCTCAGGAAAGCGCAAGCTGTGTCAGCGTTACAATACGGTCACGTCTACAGATATGAAATCTATCCGCTTCTGAGAGCGGCTGAAACGTTGTTTGATAACTTCACCAAAATCTCAACCGATCCAATCACGAGAAAATCATATGCATGGAGTCCAGCAAAGTTCCTGCACCCATTGACTCTAACGCGTGGAGTGATCGTTTCATCCACTGGCGCAGCAAAACGTTATGCAAAAGACCCGATGTCATTCGGGATCGTGGGCGCGGTAACAACGGTTGATGTGTCATTCGACAATGATGCTGCAAAAATCGTAAAGCAAACCGCTACGCCATTCAATCGAGCTCTTAACATATTGACCTGGCAAGTCCAGGGTGACATCACTCAAGTTGATCATTTCATCATCTTGAAGATCGTGAATGGAGTGCGCTCCGTTTTGGGCAAAGCGCACTCTGATTTTCCGTATGGTGCATGTCAGTTTTTCCACACCATCTCACACCTGGACAATGGTCCCATTAGTTATGTCATCATTCCTGTGATGAATGACTACAAAGTAGGTACCGCGGTGACGACCAACACCGTAATTGTAGATGCACCATGATTGCGACCTTACGTGTCAACAACAGTTCATTTGCAAACCTGGGAAGCGTTCACGTTCAACCCCTAGTGCAATCTGTTGTAACCCAAGCAACAAACCAAACAACGACGACCCACCCGTCTTCACTAGGCGTTCTGCCAACGCACGAAGTCAGCCTGTTACACCCGATCCTGTTGCCCAGCCTGAACAACATCGAACGGTTTTCAACGCCAAGTTTGTTGGAAATAGGCCAACACCTGATCAGTGGGAATCCGATCGTTCTTCCGTTGTTGACTCGTTTCAACACCGTTCTACCAACATACCAGTTGCAACTGGACGCTGGGAAAGCGTATGATCCTAGACTCAACAGTGGGTTTACGACTACCACCGCTAAATTCCAGCCGTATGAACAGCTGACTGGCATTGCGCAAGAACGACCAGAGGTCATCATGATGACCAATTTTGAACCTCTGTTTAACCGCGATGTCATTCACACCGCCCCGCATTACATCACAGCATTTGATGCTGCTGGGCTCGATCCCTACATGACTGACGCGGGCAGGTTCCTTGACGCTCAGATGCAGATGCGTAATCTGCGATCACACAACAGCCAAGCTCTGGTAAAAACGCTCAAGAGTCGTTACGCTAAGATCGAACAAGAGTTTTCCAGTCGTACAAACACGCTTCAAAATGCGCTGAACAGCCTATCAGAGAACTCCTCGTTTTTGTTGAACCTTGTTAGGATAATCGAGGCCCAAAAATCACAACTCGATCTTCGACATGACATCTATACGGTCGATCCCAGCCAGGTCGGCAGCTTGTTGCAAGCGAACTACACACAAGCAACAGTGTCAGCCAAACCGACCACATCTAAGATGAAGAAGGTGATTCCACTTCACCTATCCAACTTTCATCCATTGCAATTCAACGCGGTTGATTCGTTGTCTGAGTTAGGTTACAAAGCTGAAAACTTGCGGAACATCTACTCTTCTTCTAAAATTTGGATGCAGTTGGTTCTGGAGCTTTCGTATGCTTTGAAGTTTCATACATTGCCATTTCTTGACATCGATCCATCATACCAAAGAAATGATACCAACCCGACAACGATTCTCAACCCTAACGTGACTAGGTTTGCTCTGTCAACGAACCTTCCCAATCTTCCACCATTGTCGGAGCTGGTTGCCTTGCAACCTAGCCTGATTGCGCAAACGATCAATGCCATAAATCCAGCCTTTACGTCCATCTACCAGAATGTCCTGTTCAAGGATGAGGAAGCCCGGATCGCCGCTCTAGCCAACCTGTTGTCAATGGAGTTTAGGTACTCTTTTGGGTTGACGGGGCTTCCCTTGAAGAGGATGCTTCAGGGCGTTTACAACTACACTGTGACTTCTGGTCAAGCAAACACGACGTTGTTTGATAGCGTCTTGGGACAGTTTGGAAACAACATCACTGATTTCCCGTCACAAGCCAATTCGGCTCTGACGTCTGTCGCTCAACAGGTAGCAGGTTCAACTGGAGTCTTGACGTTTGAGTCCAAGTATGTGGAAGGTGATACGGGAACGTTGACACCTGGCGGTGATTTCTACTTTGATCAGTTGCTGCAGACTGATGGACAGGCTTTTAACACGGGCAACATTGATCAGCTGGTCGGTGTTCTTGATAACGCATTCAGTTCCTTTAATATCGTTAGCGATGCAATGAATCTGTTGCAAAAGCCCTATGTAGATGTCGTTTCAGCTGACGCTGCAAAGCTTGTCGAGGGCAGTATTCTCAACACAACCGTCGATCTATTGAACTCAATCAAGTCACCCCTGGTTGATGCAAGTGGGCAGACGTCAAAAATGCTCCAAGACGATAGACTGGCGTCTGTCTTTTCACTTGCTCGACAAGACAACAACGTAAAATCAGCGCTGTTCTTGTATGTCATATCAAAGATCTCGCGGTCCTATAACATGCTGGTGCCGTTCTTTAGCTCACCAGTGACCGCAGATAATACACCCTTGGTCGATGCACTAGTCATACAGATCAATATTGCACTTCAGAACGCATTGCCTAGGAGTCGTACCAACGTCCAGTCTCTTAGCGAACCTGGGTTTGATCCGTTTCGTGTAAACAACTCCAGCGCTCTTAACCCATCGGGCATAGCCACGGCTCTTAAGGCTGGAACACCCTTGACAAATTACGTCATCACAATCATGGGTGAGATCATTGACAGGTTTAGATCAACGCAAGCATTTAACGGTGGGGTTTCTGTGTACGGGGGTTACCTCGACACGGTCGTTGCGATGGTTGCTTTTGATCTTGTCATTTCTGCCATTGCTCGTTACGGCAACCTTAGCTTGACTGGTGTCACATATTCGGGATTCAATCTTTTCTTTCAGGATTCAACAAGCTATGTTGTTTCACAAACGTCGATCGATCACCTAGATTCAGTCAATGAATTGATGAGTCGAGCATCGCAGGAGAACGTTCGGATTCAACGTCTGGTAATGTGCATTCTTAACATCATGCAGACGCTTAGCGGAAGCCTAAAGGGAATCAGCAACTACTTGAAGACGCCGGTTGCAACCCAAACATTGCAACAAGTAGCAGGTATTTTGGGCGATCGTAAACAGTTGTTGAGCATGCTCCTTAGCGAGCAGCAGATCATGATGTTGGCTGCGACCACGACAAACCTGATTCGGGCTGCAACACAAGACATTCCACCCCTGCAAAGAATTGCACAGGCTGACGTGGATAGCACACATGAGCTAAAGATCTTGGATGAGTCTGATGTGCCACCAGCCATGCGCAGCGCCATTTACGGATACCTTGGAACGGCTGAGTTTTCCTCAGCGAGGGGTCAAAACAAACGGATATTGACCGTCGGTATCCCGCAAGGCTTCACCCAAAGAATCAAGCAGAAAGTAAACATCCAACAACAAAACCGAGCATCATTTACGAACAGGCGGAATGACATCGTACAAGTCTGTGTCTATAAGGTAGACATGGTGAATGGCGACATCATCTACAAGCCGCAACGTTTTCTGTTTGAGATGTCAAGGTTTTCTGTTAGGTCAGCGACTGGCAACTGGTTGCCCTTGCCTGACAGGCCCTCATTGCATGACATTGTCAACTCAATTCCTACGATGGATTTCAGTCAGAACGCCAATACCAGTACCTCCCAATCAATTGTCAAGGGCGTTGAGTATGCATCGGCAGTTGTTGCACAAAATGATGGTTTGAAGAATGTCAGCGTTGCTCTGAACGATGACTCATATTCATTCATGACGACACAACAGAAAGCAGAGTTGCTTCAGAACCATGTTGTGAGCCAGATCCTTGAGGCTTACATCAAGCTGATGACGGGAATCAACGTCGCCGAGTACAATTTTGACATGGCAAACATCCCACGTCCTCTGGACGCGAGCTTTGTCAAGACCCTGACGGAACACGTTGTTGCGCACATCGCGGACATGGTGCAAGCTAAAGCAGTCGTTCCCGCGACCAACTCAACGCACCCAACGGCTCCCGTGGGTGGTCTCTTGTTTTCTACGACTGCTCTTGCTTCGTCTGTCGCCCCAAAGGGCAGCGTTGCACCCCTGGCTATTTCACAACCAAAACTAAGTAACCCGGCTGGCGTTGCAGGCTTTAGTAGCTTGTCATCACAAGTCAGATCAATACAACCGGCAACCACCACAATCAAAACGCTTGCACAATCAGCAGTTGTTGGTAACCTAGAGACAAACTTAGCAACCATTACTCCTCGAAACGTGCCGCTCGTTCTAGAAAACATGCGAACGATCAGCGGGCTCTCATATACATTGACGTCAGCATCTGATCCAAGTGCTTTGAATCAAAAAGTTGTCGTTCCGAAACAGTTTGATAGGGTCTTCAATTTGATCGTAGATCCAGCTGATTTTGAAGTGGATGTTGAGCAAACAACCCAGACACCATATGGACGTGAAGCGTTGAGCCTGATGGTTGGGAACGGAGAGATCATTTCAATGACTGAAAATGATGACGCAGCGTTCAACGCTAATCCCATCGCTGATCGCACCATAACCCCGGGTTCTCGTCCCTTTACCCAAGGCCGCGCAGCATCCAACGTCAACAGGTTCCGTTACCGAGATCGTGATATTTCAGAGGGCGATCTGATCGCTGACAAGTACTTTATCACGATCGAAACATTTGATGAGGGGACATGAGCATAAGTCAACCTTCTAAACTTGTCTACGTTGTAGAGGTACCTCGGGTCAAAAACCTGACGGCTGATTACAAGTACAACTTCTTCACCACGGATGAGTGCGTCAATGACAGCGGAGGAGTCCCTTCCGAGGCGCTTGCTCGTCCAGCGGCTACGATTGATGCCCAGTTCATCCAGTGGTCATTGACTCGTGTGCCTCGTGAGGTCAACTTCGCGTTCTCTCTCCCAAAACTGGCCACGGTTGGAAACGCGGTTAGTGACCTAGAACAACGAAACAACAAGAATCGAACCACAGGTGCTCAATATGGGACGTTGATCCAAGACAACATCAACAAGATCGTTGATGAAGATTACTTCTCAATTGATGGGTTCGTTGCAGTTAGCTTCCATGATGGTGAGATCGACAACAAGGTTCACTATCTCGTGTCAGGAACTCTTGCGACAGCGACTCTAGAAAACGAGTCAGCACAGAACACCAGTCATTACAAAGCTGCGCAACAGATGACGGTAACGTTACCCAAGACGATCCAACCTCATTTCATATCAAGGGCGCTGGCACAACCAAATCAGGCATACGGTGCGACGTTTTACACGCCGCCCAAGACGTCAAAACAAGCAACTTCTCGTGCTGCGGCGCCGTTAGCTCGACCCAAGGTTCAATCACGAGTCATCAACAACTACTTTGAGCGTTTGAAGAGAGTGGGCATAAACGCTCAGATCAACAGCAAGCTGATGCAAGATCTGGTGCAAAAGACAATCAGCGATCCCACTTCAACGTCAGCTGCTGATGTGTCAAACATGCACACATATGCCAAGCAAGTAAAACACGCTGTGAACCAACGGTTTAACCCAGCGGTGTCTGAACAAGACTACAAGACGTTCGTTCCTTTCATTGAAGTCAAGCGCCGTTCAACGGCAGCACATCATGAGAAATACTCAGCTGAGCTTGTGGGTTTCATCATAGACAAGGTTGAGATCAAAGCAGATGGAACATCAGTCAAGTGTGATCCGATCATCATCGAGTCTTCTCACGTTAGCACGTCAGCTGACTTCAAGGTCAAGTTTCACACTCGTTACAGCTACCAGATCCGCACTATTGCTCAGCTAACGTTACCCGCAGTGGATGATGTTAGCGGTGATATCGCAACTGTCAAGGTTCTTGTGTCAAGCAAGCCATCCAACAAGGTCTATGTTAGCACGACAGTTCTTGATCCCCCTCCTCCTCCACCCGACGTAGATTTCATCTGGAACTACGAAACGAACAAGTTGACTGTCGTGTGGGCGTTCCCGGTCTGGTCTCAACGCGATGTCAAACAGTTCCAGGTCTTCAGGCGAAACACGGTAAATCACCCGTTCCAGTTGCAAAAGCAGTACAATTTCGATGATAGCGATGTCAAATTCCCAGACAACGAAAACCCTGACCCACACCTGATTGAATACCTGACATCACCCTGTCAGTTTTACACAGATGATGATTTCAACTGGCAAACACAGATTACCAAAGAAAAGGGTTTCATCTACACCGTAGCGTGCATTGATGCTCACGGACAGACATCAGCACTAGGCGCCCAGTACCGGGTGTGGTGGGACCCATTCAAAAACGTGTTGCAAAAAGAACATGTCTCTCACTTGGGAGCTCCCAAACCTTACCCGAACTTGTATCTTGACGGGGATGTGTTTACCAACACGATCAAAGTGCAAGGCCAACAGTCAACGACGTGCAAGCTCTATTTCAATCCCGAGTACTACTACTTGTATGATGATCAAAACCGCATGGAACACGTGATCGCCACCAAACAAAAGGGTGGCTCCTACAAGTTGCAGTTCATCAACCTTGACAACGGGAAGAGCCAAGACATCGACATCACAATCGATGATCAGCTAAAGATGGGCTTGACAAAAACGTTGTCAAGCCCGCAATTCTTCTTTGGACAGCGGCGGACAAACACCGCGCTCGAGTTGAAGCCCAGGTAAAGACAGCACAACGTAGCAAGCTCAAGTTTCAAGATCGTGTCGGGGGAGTAGGATGGATGGCATGAACCTGTTCCAGCAGCTCTGGAAAAACTGGGCTGAACGACCTTACATCTCGCAAGACTTTGTTGACCAGATGCCATGGATCAACGAGCTGAACCAAGCTGTCTTTGCACAGCTTGAAAAACGAGTTCCCGAGCACGTCCAGGTTCGAGCTCTATCTGCACCTACGTTTGCTTATGAAGTTGAGGACGAAGTCATAGATGATGATGGGCCCAGGAAGATCAGGAACCGACTGACTGGGATGGTCAACACGTATCGTCTCGTCATACCAGAAGGAAAATTCGAAGATCGAGTCGAACTAGCGGTTGAATTGCTCCTGGGACACATCGATCAACCCGGGGTCCGGACGACGTTCATGTATTGGCCCATCGTGCCCGAGAGTGTGGAACTACACGATGGTTCACCAAACCGCAAGTACTTGAAGGTCAGGCTTTTGACATCCCCGAATGTGGCGGTTGATGCTCACGAGGGGAATACGTAAGGGCTAGGCAAATGGGCTTCCTCGACAACAGCAGCAACAACATCATTCTGGACGCTGTCCTGACAGACGTCGGGCGACAGTTTTTGGCTCGTAATGACGGGTCATTCTCGATTCACAAGTTTGCTCTCGGCGATGACGAGGTAAACTACGGCATCGTCACCAAGTACGGCCGCACTGTCGGTGCAGAAAAGATCGAAAAGAACACCTCGATCTTTGAAGCTCTGACGAACCAGGCTATCGCGCAAAAATACAAGTTGATCAGTGTCAGCAACCCAAACCTCCTATACATGCCCGCGCTGTCATTGTCGGGCGACGCCAACGTCAGTGGTCTCAACGAGACAATCACCCTGGGTCTCAACACCCAAAAGACAGCTGCAGTAACCGTCCAACAGACAATCCAGAATGAGTCGACGATCGATGTTGAGCTTCGGGATCAGACGTTCATTCTCGACGTTCCCAACCTGTTCGTTCAGATCTTGCAGAATACTCCTGAGAACGTGGACGGTAACCAGCGTGCCACGTACATCCTGACCCGGTCACCCGCTGAGAACTCATTCGGTGGATCCAGCGTCCAGTTCACAATCAGCGTCAAGTCACTGTCTAACGCAGTGTTTCAGGTCTATGGGACAACCGCTGATAAGACGCTCATCAAGACATACATGAAGGTGACAGGCGTCCAGTCAGGCGCGGTGCAAGACATTGCTGTCATCATCAACCAGAAACTGTGATCGGAGCGACCTGATACATGGCAACGTTCAAAGAGATTCTTCCCAGCGATATCAAGACCGCTAGATCGTTCTTGAACCAGTTGATCGATGTTCTTCAACAGGACATCAGCGGTTCAGTCTCTCGTCGCAAGTACCAGGTGTTTGTGACGGGAGGCGTCGGTCCCGGAGTCACTAGCTCTCTGTTCCAGACTGTTTACGATCAGGATTTTACCCTTCAAACTGCCAACTCCATCTTTGACATGACGGTTGGTTTGCAACCGGGCGGAGCAACTGAGCTGACCAGCCAGACTGGCGTTGACTCAGCTGGCAAGGAGCTGTTCCCATCTTCATCGCTGATGGTTCGTGAGAAGATGGATGTCTACCGGCAGTTTGCCACCGCGTTGTTGGGTTCACCCACAAGCAAGTTCACGTCACCGATCGATTCGAGCAACCCCGCTGATCAGATGGATGTCACGTTGTTCGTTGCGTTCAAGCGTCTGTTTGCACGTGACAGCATCAAGCGTGAAACGTTCGCAATGCGTTTCTTCCAGACGGCGTCGATCAACGAATCAGCAGCTGGCACTGGAGACGGCACTCACCCAGCTGAGACCAACAACCTCTGCGTTCCCAACCTATTTATCACGTCAACGTCAGGGTCTGCTATCTACACTGACATCGGAGCAGCGACCAACAAACTGTCGACGTTTGGTGGGCAGGTCGGCAACGTCGTTGACAGCGCAAACACCGCCCGTAACGTGGGCTTGATGTTCTATGATCGCGGGGTCCTGGTCCTTGACATGTCAAAGATCACGTCAGGATCGCAATTCGTTTCTGGAACCATTGATGCGATGGCCCCGCCAGGAACGACAGTCCTTGGAGCTTCGGGTACCCAGACGCAGTTCAAGTCAGCGTTCATCCCTGACTTTATGGTCAGCGCCTCGATCGATAACATCGTTGATCACATCGCTTCCTGTCGCATGGGGTCTGGATCACAGACAGCATTGACGTTTCAGAACATCACTAACATCAACTCAACGTTGATCTTCTGCAGGTGTGAAGCTGATGAGTTCAACTACACATCGAACCCAACGTTCACCGACACGACAAACCGCATCGTTGTCATCGATGTGGGTCAGGAAGACACCGAGCAGACGTTCACGTACGTCACCAGTGTCGGCATGTATGACGCAAACGACAACCTGTTGGCGGTCGCCAAGTTGTCCAGGCCCGTCCAGAAGTCGCCTGAGAGGGATCTGACCTTTAGGGTTCGCCTCGATTTTTGACGTTGCTAACGCCAGTGTGCGTGGTACTTATTGCCATGCTCCTGGAGATTATCGAGCGGCGATCTCTCGTCACCAACCGCAAGAGCATTGTCCATCGCTTCAAGTGTGATGCCTGTGAAGCGATCATCGAAGGGTCAAAGACCAGGGATCGCGGAGTGATGCACTTCTGCGACAACAAGTGTCGTGGCAAGTACAAGCACGATCACCCGGAGACGTGGCAGAAGTCGATCCAGGCACTGAACTCGCCTGCGTCACACGCCAAAGCGAAAGCCACGATCCAAGAAAAGGCAGCCCGAGGAGAATGGCGACCCTGGCTGGGGAAGAGCCACACCGAGGAGACGAAACGCCACCTGAGCGAGGTCTCGAAGGGTGAGAAGCGGTCTGGCACCAACAACGGCATGTACGGCCGCAAGCACTCGGAAGAGACGCGCGCCAAGATGTCAGAGAAGAAGGCACAGGCGATCACTGAGGGCAGGTTCCGGTCCTACGGCACCCAGAACAAGAAGGGAACCTACGTGTCGGTGAAGAATACCAAGGAACACTTCTTCAAGTCGAGCTGGGAGGAAGCGGCGATGAAGTTCCTTGACGCCAGCCCGACGGTCGAGGGCTGGGAATACGAGAGCCTGAAGATCCCATACTACTATAACAACAACAAGCGATGGCACGTGCCCGACTTCATCGTCTACTTTACCGATGGTTCAAAGGAGATCTGGGAGGTCAAACCAGAAGAGTTCCTGCTGACGGAGCGGGTGATGAACACCGCTGCGGCGGGTCGAGAGTACAGTCGGGCCAACGGGTTCAACGATTACCGCCACATCACCCGACAGGTCATGAGGGACCTTGGGATCGTGGTGTAGGGTAGTTAGACAGGAATCATGCCATCGATCTACGCCGTAGACCCATCAGACGTTGAAACATTCACCGTCGTTACTAACCCGATCAGGTCATACACGTCCTCATCGCTCCACGGGTCAACGGGTTCCGTTTACCTCTTTCCGAGACACTCGCTGATCCAGAAAGACGTCCAGCCTGATTCCTCGTTTGTTGAGTCGGCTCATGACGATGCTGACTTATCATCGCTGTTACGCCAGGTCACCTTTGTTGCAAAGAGCCTGCGGAACCCGTATTTCTCCGTCTCGGTTCCGTTCAATGGCAACTTTTATTGCACCTTTGCGAACGGAAAGCTCGTTGGGATCCAGTTTCCTTCCGCGGGTGATCCTGCATTGACGCCATCGAGTTTCGTTCTCTCAAACCCAACTTCTGTGACGGTGAGTGGGACCATCTACATGAAATCGGGAAGCACGTTGCTTCCAGGAGATGGGACATACCTCTCGTTGATCCATGGAACGATCTCTAACGCTCAGTTGGTCGCTAGCTTTCCAGCGATCATGCAACAATACATGAACGCTTGCGCAGCTCAACCGCAAGCTGCACGATTGAAAGAAGTTCTTGATCCACAACGCTTCAGTCCCCCGCCCGATTTCAACAGCAACACTCTGCGGAAGCTAGTCATCAAAGACCAACTCAACACTTTCTACCGCAGCGTCTACCCAACCGCACATTGGGCTTACACAAACTACAACTCATTGAATTTCTTCACAGCATCTGTGGTGCCATCCGACAGCGCAATTTTGTATCCCAACATCGATGGAGGAAAGGGCTTGCTGGTCAGGCACGATGGCTTCTGTAGCGGCACTTACACTCCGTCGGGCTCGTTCAGTTTTGATTTCCACATCAATCCCAGGTACAGCACCGATAACCCAAACGGAACGTTCAAGGCAGGAACCATCCTTCACCTGTCATCGACGTTCTGTCTGTCGTTGGTGACTGGATCAAGCAAGGACACCAATGGTCGTCCTGTTGGTTTCCGCTTGCAATTGCAGCTATCATCATCTGCTGACATACCGCCCAGCAGCTTATACCAAGAACCATCGTCAGGCGACTGGTACATTGCGTCTGGAACGTTTGGAAACCAGTCAGCTAGCGCTCACCCATCAGCATACTTGGTTTTCCAATCTAACGACAACGTCTTGTGGCAAAACCACTGGCATCACGTTGTCGTCAGGTGGGGGACCACATACACCAATAACGGCGTCGGAACGTTTAATGTCGATGGCGTAGATGTTGGCACTTTCACGGTGCCACTAAACCAGATCACGCCATCTCTTCAGGACATCGTCACCTTTGGTTCACACTCTTACGGAAAGATCCCGGGAGTGACCCAAGACCAACCTGCAACGCTGGTCTTGGGAAACTACTACAACGGTCCAAACAACAGCAGTAACCCGCAGGCTGCGTTCTTTGCAAACCAGCCAGCCCTTCGTGATGGCCTCAACAACATGTGGCCCATTGCGGGCATTGAAACACCTGCAACTTATGCATTTGATCACCCGTTGAATGCTGAGCTCCATGACGTTGCGATCCGTCGGTGTTACATGTCAGACCTTGACATCGCAACCAGCACCAGCGTGGGTCCGACATTCCTAGACAACACGTATGCCCTTTATGTTCCACCCTTCTTTGCAAACCAGGCACCCTACCGTCAGTTTGTCATCGATCACGGTGGTATCTTGGTCACACCTTTCCAAGAGGTCAACGGTTCAACTACCCAACCCTTTAGCGTTGCGTTGTCATTTGGAGTAGCGGGTCATTACATCAACCTAGAGAACTTTGTCAAAGACCTAGCTAGCGAAAACTTCCCATTGCTTCATCATTTGACTGGCGTAGCGATCAAGACATCAACCAACGCGGAAACGTGTAACGATTTCCTGTATTCACAGCCATTTGTCATCAAACGAAACTTGACAATCCTTCCCTGCGATGATGGGCTGTTCGTTCCCAGTTTCCAGTTGTTGGTATCGGAGAGCTTGGTTACCGCCGTCGATGATTTGGGTGTTAATGAACTTAGCTTCATCAACCTTGATAACATGGTGATGTCTAGCACGTTGCTCTTTGGAGCAGGTGCATTTGATGATGGGACGCAACCCTCTGTTCAGGTTAACGCTTTTGCTAACACACAGATCGGTGCTACACCTGAGACCCCCTTCCAAAAGGCGGGTCCAGCCATGTTCAACTTCATCAACACAGTGCCCTCGGGTTCGGACGTCGAGGCAGGTGCTCCGCTGACGGTCTACCAACGGACACAAGACCCATCATCAAACGAAGTTGTTGTCTTTGATGTTAGCAACTTGTTTTACGGGTTTCGGATCAATCCCACGACATTGACATTTACCGACCCTGATCTGTTGTTTTCAAGCCTGTACGGTGCTAGCGCTCTGTCAAACACCGCCAGCTTTGTAGGACCCATCAGCATCACCCTGGCTGATGATGGTCGTGGCAACATCTATCGCGCTGATTGCGTGACAAGCCAGTCAACGTGGAACAGCGTGGGTAATGTCTATTACGATGAGGGGGAGGTCGTCATCAAGAGCCCGCACCTCTATTTCTATGGTGCCAACCAGTACAGCATGTACTTGCGGGGTGAGCAACACATCCACGTGATGAAGATTGACGCCATCGCACCCAACAACCAGCTGAACTCATCGAGCAACCCAGCCTTCAAGGCTGTACCACCGACAGGTTACCCAAACGATCCTGAAAACACTTTTTCTTATGTTACCAACATCAACTTCCACGACAGCGATATGAACGTGGTGATGAAGACGACACTAGCGCAGCCGATCCAAAAACGGACGGGTGATCGTGTGATGTTCAAGATTAAGCACGATTTTTGATGACATCATGGTAGCTAAAAAGCGAAAACGGAAGAAGCGTTACCACACGGGCATCCATGTGTCTCCAAAGACAGGCCAGGAGTGTCATTACCGATCGGGATGGGAGTTTGCGTACATGCAACACCTAGACGCTGATGACAGCGTCGTGGGGTACCGGTATGAAGATGTGTCGATCAAGTACATCTCGAACAAAAAGACGGGAAAAGTCAGACAATACTGGCCTGACTTCCTTGTCCAACTACGAGATGGCCAACAACTTTTGGTCGAGATCAAGCCCCAACGGAAGTTGGACCAAGCTCGGGTCCAGAAGAAGCTGAAGGCGGCTGCAGGGTGGTGTCAAGCCCACGGTGTCACTTTGGTGATAATGACCGAGAAGGAGCTGAAGCTCCTTGGCTTGTTGAAGTAAAGTTTACTGTGAGTGTTTGTGGGCCACGATCTGTGCATGGCAGTCATCTTGGGCCTTGACGTCAGCACCTCGTGTACGGGGTACTGCGTTCTTAACAGCGATTGGCCTGCAGGTGATCACTACCTGTTAGACAGGATCGAGTTCAAGAAATGCAAAACGTTCTGGGACAAGTGTGATCTGGTTGAACACGCGCTTAAAGCGATCGAGGGAACCCTGAACGCGCAGTATCACGTTGTTATTGACCGCGTCGTCTTGGAAGAGCCGTTGATGGGTTTTAGGCCCGGGATGTCAAGTGCGCAGACGATCTCAATGTTGCTTCGGTTCAACGGCATTGTCAGCAACTTGGCACGGAAGATCTACAACGTTACTCCTGAATACATCAGTGCTAACCATGCCCGCAAGGCCGTGGGGATCAAGCTCCAACGAACTTCTGTGGCAGGCATGTCGCAAAAGGAACAGGTCTTCAAGCACATGCAGGAACATGATCTCAAGGAAGTTAAGTGGCCTCTGAAGAAGAGCGGTCTCATCGTTGATTGGTCACGTGATGCAACGGATGCGTACGTGATCGCTCGAGCGGCCGCGATCGATGGTCCCATTATCCAAGTCAAAAAGCCCAAGAAGTCCAAGAAGGACGACTAGGGTTACGATTGACGCGTGGGTCTGATCACAATCTCAGACAAAGTTCGGTTCATCGAGAGCTGTTTTGGCAGCGGAAAGCTAGCGAGGAACGGCAAGAATTTTGACGTTCGTTGTCCCATCTGCGCTCCGAAAGATCACAGCAAGAAGAAGCTAGCGATCCTGATCGAGGATGACAGGTGCCATTGTTGGTCGTGTGGGTACAAGGCTCACACCCTGGCACCGTTGCTGAAGAAATACTCGACCAGAGACAAACTGCTTGAGTACGTTGAGAAGTTCATGCCGGCCCAAGAGGGACCCCGGCGGAGATGTCTCATCATTGACGTCATGGAAGAGAAGCCAAAGCTGGCTTTACCCAAGGACTTCAAGTTGCTGGCGACTGCGTCATTACGTGATCCTGATGTCCTTGCGATGCGACGGTATTTGATGGAACCGATGCCAAGGGGTCGTGGCTTGACGGAACGCGATCTCTGGTATTTCAAGCTGGGATATAGCGATGATCCCAGGTGGAAACGACGGGTCATCATGCCCTCTTTCAACGGCGAGGGGGAGTTGAACTATTTCGTGGGGAGAGCGATCGACAAGTTCAAACAGCGGTATGACAACCCAGATGAAGACAAGCTACCCATCATCTTCAATGAACTGAATATCGATTGGACACGTGAGCTTGTCTTGTGTGAGGGTCCTTTCGATCTGGTGAAGTGTCCAGACAATTCTGTTCCACTGTTAGGCAGCGATCTTAACGAAGAGAGCACGTTGTTTAACGCTATCGTTGCGCATAACACGCCCATCGTGATAGCTCTGGATGATGACATGAGGTACACCAAGGTACCCGTCCTTGCGAGGAAGCTAGTAGATTACGATGTACCCGTCAGAATTGTTCGGTTGCCCAAAGATGCCGATCCAGGTAGCCTAACGAAGGCACAGATGAAGCAACTGATTGCTTCCGCTCCTTCGTTTTCTTGGTTTGAATCGTTTCGAGATAAGCTCGATTTTGTGTCAAGAACCGTTCTTTCACGTTGAACGCTTGCGTGCTAGAGTTTGATCTTGTACAGCCTTTCGGTGGCACGGTACTGATCAGATGTAGATCAGATGTTGAGGATCGCTCACACTGCCGACGTTCACTGGCGAGGACTATCGAGGCACGACGAATACCGAGAGGTGTTTTCTGCTTTTGCACGTCAGGTCAAAGAACAGAAGGTTGACCACGTCTTTGTAGGAGGCGACATCTTTCACACCAAGACCTCAGGCTTGTCGCCTGAGTATATCGAACAGATGGTTTGGTGGCTTGAAACGTTGTCAGAGACAGCTGAACTGCATCTTACTCTCGGAAACCACGACGGTAACCTTGTCAACCTGTCACGTTTGGATGCGGTGACGCCCATCGTCAAAGCGTTGAAGAACCCACGTATTCACGTCTACAAGGAAAGTGGTACGTATGAGTTTTCGCCCGGATATATCTGGGGCATCTTCAGCTTGTTCGATGAACCGAACTGGGACAACGTAAAGCCCGTACCCGGCAAGATCAACATCGCGTGTTATCACGGTCCCGTGTGGGGAGCAACAACCGAGAGTGACTGGTTGGTTGAAGAGGGCATCACGGTTGAGTTCTTCCGTGGTTGGGACTTTGTCTTGCTTGGAGACATTCACAAGATGCAGTTCCTAGCGGGTCGAGACGTTGAGCTCGAGATTGACGAGAGCGAACTCGCAAAATACCCAGAAGCTGAGGTGATTGCTTGAGCAAGCGTATCAAGATCCGCGTCAAGCGGCCGTGGGTCGCGTACCCCGGCAGTCCGGTCCAGCAAAACTATGGCGAGTCATTGGTTCACGGTTACCTGTTGTGGGACATCGAGAACAGGGACAAGTTTGATGTCAAGTTCGAAGAACTGCCCAATCCGAAACCGTTTGTGACTGTTGATTGGGCGGGTGACGTTGAGAAGACCCTGAAGAAGGTAGCTAACTACCCGCCTGGTACGCGGTATCGCATCAGGAGCAAGACAGAGATCCTGGCCCAAAAAGAAGTGACCAAGCTGATGTCACAGCTGCAAGAGCAGCTGAAAGCTAGTGAGGTGACTTTCAAGACAGATCACCAACTCGATAGGGAGCTGATCAGCGCTGGTACCGCGACGCTTGCAAAGGACGACTTGCGCAACCCGGACGTCCTGTTACGGTTGCTGAAGGACTATCACACGTCTTCTCACGTTACTGAGACAGAATGGCAAGCTGTTCGTGATCAGATCATCCATTACCTGGGCAAGGTCCTGGGCAACGACGAGGTGGCTCGGAACACCAAGTGGACACTTCGTAACCTGAAGTGGGACAACTGTTTCGCGTACGGTGAGGGGAACATCATCAACTTCGATGCTCTGAATGGCATCGTCGGCATCTTCGGTCCCAACCGTCAGGGCAAGTCGTCAGTGGTGGGTACCATCCTGTACGTCCTGTTCAACACGTCGGACCGCGGTAGCATCAAGAACCTCCATGTTGTCAACGTGCGGCACGACTACGCTTACGCCCGAGCCATCATCAACTCGGGCGGCAGCGACTACATCATCGAACGCCAGACCGTTAAGCACGAAGACAAGTGGGGCCGCCAGCACGCTAACACTCACCTTAATGTCTTCAAAATTGTCGATGGGGGTGAACTGGAAGACTTGGGTGGTGAAGAACGTAAGGACACTGACCGTGTCATCAGGAAGCTGATTGGCAGCGGCGAGGATGCCTTGCTGACGAGCATCGCTGCACAGGACGACATCAAACAGTACATCAACCAAGGCTCGACCAAACGGCGCCAGACCGTGGCACGATTCTTGGATCTCGACATCTTTGACAAGATGTATGACCTAGCCAAGGATGACGTCAACGTTAACAAAACCGCCTTGAAGTCATTGCCCGATCGTGATTGGCCCGAGGCGCAACGGAAGTTTGAAGAAACGCTCGAGAGCCTCGATGCCCAGATCGGGATCAAGGATCACGAGAAGCACGACATCCAAGTCCAGCTCACCGATGTTGCCCGAGAAGAATCGTCCTTTAAGGACGTAGTGATGGTTACCCCGACGGAGGTCGAGAAACAACGGTCATATCTTCAGTCACTGCGTGACCAGGGTGCCAAGGTCAATGAACAGATCAGTGACCTGGTGACCTCGATGAGCCAGAAGTCACAGAAGGTCAGCACCATTGACGCTTTGCTCCGCGACAATGACGTTGATGAACTGAAGAAGAGGCTTGAGGCTTATAAGACGCTTGAGGCCGCTGTCGATCAGCTACGTGTTGTTCATGAAAAGGAAGCTGCCCTGTTGAAGCAACAACAACGGTCGCTTAAAATCTTGGATGATGTGCCCTGTGGTGATCAGTTCCCAGGTTGCCGATTCATTAAGGACGCGCATAAAGTCAAAGACAAGGTCGAACCGCAGAAGGAACGTGTCGAAAAAGCGTTGGAGAAGCTGAACAAAGCAGATGACGCGCTCGTGGAGCTACGCCACGAGGACCTGTCCAACCGGGTAACGAAGCTGCTCCAGCTGCGTAACATGCGTGGTGACCTGTTGACCAAGTTAGCAGACGAACAACGTGATTATGACAAGAAGATGCTCGAGCTCAACAGCGTCCTCTATCCTCGGGTGAAAGAAGCGAACCAGAAGCTCATTGAGCTCGAGGAAGCGCTTAAGAACGAGGAGAACGCTGAAGCAGTTGCGCTTCGTCACCGGAAAGATGACCTACTCCGCCGTCTCCGTCAGGTTGACAGTGAGAGACTTGACTTGGCTTCAAAGAAGGGTCGTGAACAGTCTAACTATGATAAGCTGGAACAGGACCGCGAGCAACGTGAAAAGATGCTTGGCTTGATGAAAGCGCATGAGTTGATCGCTCAAGCCTTCTCACGGAAGGGAATACCAAACCTAATCATCACCAGCCAGTTACCTGTCATCAATGCGGAGATCAGCAAGATCCTCACGGGCATTGTCAATTTCAACATCGAGCTTGAGGTTGACAACGATAGCGATGCGATGGAAGTTTACATCAACTACGGTGACAGCCGCCGCCCGATCGAGCTAGGCTCGGGCATGGAGAAGACAGTGGCCTCCATTGCCCTCCGTGTCGCCCTGATCAATCTCTCATCGTTGCCCAAGACAGACATGTTCATCATTGACGAAGCGTTTGGCCCGATGGACCCAGCCTCGATCGAACAGTGCAACCGGCTGTTGATGTCGCTGAAGAGGTACTTCAAGACCATCATCGTTATCACTCATGTCGAGGGTGTCAAGGACGTTGCTGACCACATCATCGAGGTGAACAAGGTCGAGAAGGATGCACGGGTGGTGTACAGTGAAGCATGGCCTGGAGACCGTACCTCCGAGACCGTCTGATCGAAGACCAACCTGAGGGGTTTGTCGTCATTGTCCCAACGGACGCTGAGCCGCCCGTTCCTCTAGCGTGTCCAGTCTGCAAGTGCTTGATGCGGACGCGTGACGATGAGGCTTCCTGGCGTGCTGTGGGCTGTTGTGAACGTTGCGCTCTGTTCTGGGCACAGCCCAGGTCCGTGCAGTGGAAAGAGGGCTGGAGACCAACCGCCGAGCAAGTCAACCAGCTGGAGGCCCAGAGACCCCCTCTGGCAATCACCTTTGACGTAGACTGAGCAGGTTATACTTATCTGCGGGAGCACCGCCACATGGCTGACATCGATTACAACGCCCTCGGACAGGCGACAGACACGACTTGGGGACGGTCTTCGACTCCGAAAACTTGTGCGTATTCTGTCAAGTGGAGCATGTTGGGTCCCGACCGGATGATGGCTTCTTACGCTGTCATCGTAAAGTTTGTCACTGAGAAAGAGATGATCCAGACGAAAAGAGATCATGTCCAAGAGTCAGAGTCGGTTTTGGACGCTGAAGTGGCAAGCATCAAATCACGCTACAAGGATCTCTCTGGGTTGACACTCAAGGTCTCCGAGCTTTCAAGCGTAGACAACTTGGAGATCATCAACATGAACGTCCATAACCCGCTGCGGACTGCTTACTACCGCCGGAGGGTTGTCTTCGAGATCAGCTGATGACGAAAGCTGCTCCAAAACCCCTGTCAAAGCAGGAGCAGATCGAGGAGATAATCAAGTGTGGCAAGGATCCTGTCTACTTCATGAAGAAGTATTGCAAGATCCAGCACCCCGCTCGAGGCTTGCTCCCATTTGAAACGTACCCGTTTCAGGATGACTGCGTCAGGCAGTTCATAGAACACCGTCTTAACATCATCTTGAAGTCAAGACAGCTGGGTCTGTCTACGTTATGTGCAGCGTACGCAACGTGGCTCGCCATCTTTTACAAGGACCAGAACATCCTCATCATCGCGACCAAGCTTCCCACCGCGATGAACATGATCAAAAAGTGCAAGGTCATCCTTGACAATTTGCCCAAGTGGTTGTTGCTGCCCAAGTTTGAGCCCACCAAGCAAGCCATTACTTTTGACAACGGCTCGCAGGTTGTTGCCATCCCAACATCTGAAGATGCGGGCCGATCAGAAGCATTGTCGCTTCTGATAGTTGATGAAGCTGCTATCATTCGTGATTTTGAAGAGATCTGGACGGGTCTGAAACCAACGATCTCGACGGGTGGCAAGGCGATCGTGCTATCGACTCCCAAGGGCGTCGGCGGGCAGTATTACCGTTTGTGGACGGAAGCCGAAGCGGGACTCAACGGCTTCAACCCCATCCGGCTTCACTGGACCGTCCATCCTGAACACGATGAAGCATGGTTCAAGAACGAATCAAAGGGCATGAACAAGCGTCAGATTGCGCAAGAGTTCATGTGTGACTTCATTGCATCAGGTGACACATTCCTCCAGCCCGAAGAGCTCGATTACCTGCGTGAAATGATCATGCCACCCATCTCGAAAGAGGGGCCTGCGGGCGGTGTCTGGGTTTGGAGCCCGCCTGTCGCGGGTCACCGTTATGTGTTGAGCGCGGACGTCAGCCGTGGTGATGCGCATGACTACTCAGCGTTCCATGTCATTGACACCGTTGACAATGAGGTGTGTGCTGAGTACATGGGTAAGATCCCGCCAGAGCACTTGGCAGACTTGCTAGCGGAGTGGGGCAAAAAGTACTGCGATGCCCTCATAATCCCAGAACAAAACACCTTCGGATACCTGGTCTGTGTGAAACTACGTGACCAGATCAACTACAAAAAGCTCTACTATCCCAAGCACACGGGTGACCCGTTCAACTACATGCCCATCGATCCTAAGGACGAGCTACCTGGGTTTCCAAACACAAACCAGAAGACCCGAACACAGATCTTGGCTAAGCTAGAAGAGTTGATCAGGAACAAGCAACTGAGGTCATATTCGCGACGCCTGTTTGACCAGCTCCAGTCGTTCATCTGGGAAGGGAACAAAGCTCTTGCGGGAAAGGACTCGTGGGATGACCTGGTCCTGAGCTTGGCGATCGGAACATGGCTCATCGAAGGTGGTGGTCAGGTCAGCGAACAAGCGCGCGAGATGGCATACGCAATGTTAGCTGCCACCCACGTGGACAGGAAAGACATCAACAAGATGCCCGGGAACATCAACGAAGCCCAACCGCTTGTCGACCCGAACATCGCCGGCGTCAACGCGTACAGCGTCATGCGGCCACGAAACCCACAAGAATTGCAACGTAGTCCCTACGGTCGTTTTGTCTCGGACTTCGACTGGCTCAGGAAGTGATCCGAGAGTGGATACTTACAACCACAGAAGGATGACACGATGACGACTAAAACCCCCAAGGTGACGCTCGAGAGGCTCAAGGAGATCATCGCCGAAGAGGTTCGAACGGTGAACGAGCAGGTTGATCACAAGACGATCAACAGCATCGTCGGCGTTGCTAGCAAGCTCCTGGCGGCCGTCGAATCATTCAAGGAAAAAGCCCCTCCAGCAGCGATCAATGCCTGTACTCCTCACCTCGGTGAGCTTGAGAAGGTTCTTGAGAACATGCTGAGCACCCCCGCTTCTTACGTTCCGCGTGTCAAGAAGGAACCCAAGGTGGTTTCTCTCAGTTCCAAGGGTGAGAAAAAGGCCGCCTGATACTCCCGGTGATATACGGTAAGAGAGGCCCCGACAGAATGGAGGGGTGAACGAGATGGCAAGGAGAGAACCAAAGAGCTTATTTCGCAGGCTGACCCGGCTGTTCCGTTCAGGACCTGTCGTCAAGCGAAAGATCCGCGCCCTTGACACGACGATCGCCGTCGCTGACAAGACAAAGTCATCAGGTACCCTCCTCTTCCAGAAGTCACTCTCACCAACGTACGCGACGATCACGTCCAATGCGTACAACCTGAGCGAGCGCTTGATGCGCTACCAAGACTTCCAGGAGATGGAGTACACTCCTGAGATCGCGGCAGCGATGGACATCTATGCTGATGAGACGTGTGCCCAAGACGAGAAGGGCCGTGTCCTTCACATCTACTCGGACAACGAGAAGATCAAAGAGCTGCTTGAGGACTTGTTTTACAACGTCCTGAACGTCGAGTTCAACCTCCGTTCGTGGGCTCGAAACCTCTGCAAGTATGGTGATTTCTTCCTCTACAACGACGTTTCTCCTGAATACGGTGTCATCAATGCTTTCCCGATCCCGGTCAACGAGATTGAGCGTGAAGAGAACTATGATAGGGACGATCCGTTCGCTGTCCGTTACCGGTGGGTGACTCTCGGTAACCGAACGCTTGAAAACTGGGAAGTCACTCACTTCCGGTTGTTGGGCAACGACATGTTCCTGCCCTATGGTTCTTCGATCATCGAGCCAGCGCGCCGCATCTGGCGCCAGTTGATCTTGATCGAGGACGCGATGTTGGTTTACCGTGTCGTTCGTGCTCCCGAGCGCCGCGTCTTTTACATTGATGTCGCAAACATCCCCGCCAACGAAGTCAACACCTACATCGAGCAACAACGCCAACAGATGAGGACGACCCCGGTCGTTGATCGGAACACGGGACGAGTTGACCTACGTTACAATCCAATGTCGGTCGAGGAGGACTTCTTCATCCCAGTCCGTGGTGGAGAGTCGGGAACCAAGATCGACACGTTAGCCGGCGGGCAGAACACCGCCGCCGTCGAGGACGTAGCGTACATCCAGAAAAAGCTCTTTGCGGCTCTTAAGATCCCCAGAGCCTACTTGGGATACGATGAGATGCTCTCTAGCAAGGCAACGCTTGCTCAGGAAGACATCCGCTTCAGCCGGACAATCAACGTTGTCCAAAAGACAATGATGGCTGAGCTGAACAAGCTAGCGATCATCCACCTGTATGCGCACGGTTATGACAGCGAGGATTTGCAGAACTTTACGTTGCGGCTAAGCAACCCGTCAACGGTCGCTCAACAGCAGAAGCTCGAGCTGTGGCGTGCTAAGTTCGAGATCGGCGGCTCAGCCCCTGAGGGCGTTGTCAGCAAGAAATTCATCCGCAAAGAAATCATGGGCCTTAACGATGAGCAGGTCGAGGCGCTTGATGAAGAGCGGATGGCGGAGAAACAAATCGATGACACGATCGAGGGAGTCGCTGGCGGAGCGGGTGGTGAAGACACTGGCGGAGGCACTGACGACATCTTTGGGGGAGGTGGTGGAGGCGGAGCTGCTCCTGAGGGAGGCGAAGCAGGTGGAGAAGAAGCCGGCGGAGAAACGCCGCCTGAAGAAAACGCTGGGGAAGAAGCCGAAGAAGAAGAGAACCCCAGCCATCAGCTCCTGACGGGTGGCGATGACCGTGATGACAACGAGTCATTTGCATTGAAGGTAGCGGGAAACAGCAAAGATCCTCCCGTCAAGCCACAGTCTCAGCTGCAACGTGCTCTTTACAACCGCTCACGGCGTAGGACTCATGGTGCCAGCAAGACTCACTTGCCAGACTTCGTCAAGATGACGGGTATTGACAACCATGCCATGGAAGATCCAACAGACGCTGATTGGATGAAGAGCGTTATCTCAAACCCGTTTGCTGAGGCCAAAGATCAGATTGAACAGACGTTGAACGAAACGCCTCAGTTCATTAGCGCCGGTAACAGGATGGGGTTGCCCCCAGATGTTGCTAGCATCCTGGGCAAGATGACCAAGACGTGGGAAGCAGCCCGGAACAACACAAACCAGGTCCTGTCCGAGGGTCGCGATGTCCAGGATGAGATCGATGGCAATAACGGATCAGTTGATGTAGAGCTTGTTGAGAGTGGATCGTTGAGCGGTCACCAGCTTCATGAAAGCGATGTATTTATCATCGACGACGGGGAAGACGAATGAGCGGCAGGGGTCACAACAAAAAGCGCAACACGGGTCTCCTCTATGAGTTTCTGGTTCTCAGCATCTCACAAGCGGTGGTTCGTAATGACTCCAGGCGTTCTAACGCGGCTTTGAGGTTGATCCGCAGGCACTTCAAGCCCGGTTCTGAGCTCTTTAAAGAGTATCGTCTGATCAATTCATTGGTGAAAACGACCGTCAAGAGCGAGGCAGTTGCTGCATCGATCCTACAAGAAGCAAAGTCCGCAGCTCGTGCACATGATGTCAAGCTGCTTGACAAAGAAAAGTCTTTGTTGATCGGCGCCATCAACAAGGGTCTCAATGACGAGAACTTCTATGATGCGCACGTCAACGAGTACAAGATAATCGCAACTATCCAGACATTGATCAACGATTGGCGCACGCCCGGCGCTGACTTAAGCCGGCTAGCTCAGTACGAAGACGCGGTTGTCAAGTGGCTTGTGTCCGAAAAGGTTCAGCCCACCGATGCGGAGTTGACGGAAGCCGAAACGCCAGGCTCAGGGCGTCTGTTGATGAAACTGATGATGAAGAAGCTGAATGAGAAGTACGCTGGCGTTCTCTCTTCTGAGCAGAAGCAACTCCTGCGAGCTTATTCGTTCTCAACTGCCAATGACGATCCAAAGTCAATTCATTTGAAGCTTGAAGAGATCCGTGACAACTTGTTGGTCAAGATCGACAACTATGCTCGTCAGAGCAATGACACAGAATATGTCAGCAAGAAGCTGATGGAAGCTCGACAGCTCATCATGAGCGAGACGCTTGAGAGCGTAGACGATGCAACGGTGACTCGGTTCATGTTGTACACTAAGCTCAGTTCAGAACTGACATCGGAGGAAACATGAGCGACATTAAGCTAAGGCGTCTAGAGAACTATGATGTCTTTGATTTCAAGATCGAGAGGGTCGAACAACCCCCAAAGCTGATCAAAGAAGCTGATGGGAGGACAGTTGAGGTCCCACAAGCCCCCAAGATCTTGATGAAGGGTATCCTGCAAAAAGCTGATACGTTGAACCAGAACGGTCGCATCTATCCGAAAGCTGTCCTTGATCGTGAGGTCAGAAACTACCAAAAGTTTATCATCGAGCACCGTGCTGTCGGCGAGCTGGACCATCCTGACTCGAGCGTGGTGAACCTGAAAAACGTGTCACACGTCGTCACGGAAGCGTACATGGAAGCCAATGGTGCAGTAGTGGGAACCATTGAAGTGCTTGACAAGACGCCTTCTGGTGCCATCCTGAAGGGACTGGTGGAGTCTGGCATCAAGCTGGGCATCAGCTCTCGCGGTGTTGGGTCTACGCGGAAGCAGGGCGAGTACTACGTTGTGCAAGACGATTTCCAACTGATCTGCTGGGACATGGTGTCCGAGCCTTCAACTCCCGGTGCCTTCATGATCCCAGAAGGCAAGGTCATTGACGAAGAAGAGCTGCGAGAAGTCTTCAAGCGTAGTGATCGAATTGACCGGGTGCTCAATGAGATTCTTTCGTGCAAGGTGAGGTGACAGATGCCCCTCGGTAATCCATACGGCGGAGCAGGGTACGCCGCAGAGTTCCAGTCTTCGGCTTTGCCATGGATGACATCATCCATCGCGCCCGCAACGCCCACCCCGATGACGCTCAAGTTTGGGATGGTGACCCGGTTCGTCAGTGTCACCAACCTCTCGACGGGCACCATTGCCCAGGGTCCCAACCTTCAGGTTGGGGTGACGTACAACGGGCTTGCACACTCAACCAACTACACCACGATCTTGCCGGGTCAGACATTGACTCTTGAGTGGAGGATCACCCAGCTGTTCTTGCAGAGCTCCTCGGGCCCGTGCTCATTTTCTGTTGCGGCAGGCTTGACAACGATCCCGCTCCAGAACTTCTTCAACATCACGGGCTCGGCGCCCGATGGTACCAACTGGCCGGGCGTAGGATAGTCGTTACACTTGTGTTGAGATGACGTAAGATCATTACATGTACCTGATCTACTGTCACACCCGTGAAAACATGCGTTATATCGGCTATACCAAACAGACGATGACACGTCGTTGGGATGGACATGTTTCGTGTGCTTTCAAGGGTGGTGAGCAAGACTTCATGAAAGCAATTCGTGAACACGGTCCTGACGCGTTCACACATGAAGTGATCCTTGACGGTATTGAAACACTCAAGGAGGCTAAGTCTTTCGAACGTTACTACATCAAGGAACTCAACACGCAGAAGCCAAACGGCTACAACATGACGAAGGGTGGCAACGGATCAGGTCCTAAGTCTGAAGCAACCCGTCAACTCATCTCTCAGCGCACCCGTGAGGGCATGGTCCTCGCTGATCCATCATGGAAGCAGCGTCAACGTGAAGCAATGTCACGCCCCGAAGTACGCGAGACGATCTCCAAACGAACGTCTGAAGCAATGTACGAGTCCGAGCGTTACGCCAAATTTGTCGAGCAGATGTCATCTGACGAACGTCGGAAGATGGTCTCTGAACGAACCATGGAAGCAATGCAACGTCCTGAAGTCCATGAGAAGCAACTAGCGGGATTGCAGTCCGTAGAAGGACGAGCCAACATCAAAGCAGCCCACACCAATCCAGCGTACCGTCAGAAGCAGTCTCAAACCGCTCGTGCGAACATGACAGATGAGCGAAAGCAACTGATCAAAGAGCGGACTCGCGCAGCGATGCAGCAGCCTGATGTTAAGGAACGATTGGCTGCTCGGAAGAAGAGACCAGGCTGATGCTAAACATCGTTGAGTATCCCAGCTCAGATCTCAAGTGGAGCTGCGCTCCCGTTGAGCGTTTTGATGCTACGTTGGCGAAGCTCGTTGAGGAGATGACGCTGGCAATGTACGCTGGTGATGGCGTGGGACTCGCGGCACCCCAAGTGAACTCAACAATCCAGATCTTGGTGATGGATCCGACCGCAGGTGCACAAGGAAACGAACTTCGTGCAATAATCAACCCGATAATCATTGATACATCACACGACAAGACGACAGATGATGAAGGTTGTTTGTCGTTACCTGGGGTCAAATTAGCTGTTCCCAGGCATGCTTGGGTCGTTGTGGAGTACCTTGATGTTGAGGGCAAACCTCACAAAGAAGCTTTTGTCGATTGGGCTGCACGGATTGTACAACACGAGATCGATCATCTTAACGGTATCTTGATGTTGGACAGGGTTGGGCCGTTACAACGGCAACTAGCTCTGAGAGACCTACGTAAGAACAGGTGAAAGATGCCGTTGACGCGGGGCGAGCTAAAAGCATTAGTTAAAGAACTGATCGTCGAGGTTCTTAGCGAAGGACTTGGAAACGTGCAAGCAAGCGCTTCTAGGCTGGTCCCTCACGCACAGGCCCAAGGCTCAGTGCGGGAAAACAGGACCAGGACCAATGGCGGGCGACGACAGCCTGGTTTTGATCCCCGACTAGATACTCCTTTGCCCGGTGGTCGCCAAGCGACCGCAGAACTAAAAGACAGGATCAAAGCGAACGCGGGTGGTAACCCGATCATGGAATCGATCTTGGCCGACACCGCAGTAACAACCTTGCCCAAACTCGTCAGTGATCGTAGCCTAGGACAAACGGCTGTTGAGCTCGCTGGCGGGGCAGGCCAAGCGAGGGGTATCCCACAAGTCGAACAGATTAACGGTACACCTGAACAGGTGTTTGGGGAAGAAACCGCATCCAGGTGGGCAGACCTGGCATTCATGGCCACGAAGAAAACGGCGTAATCTCTGCAGTCTGCATATTTAGTCGGTAGCATACCACGGAGAGGGTGCACCGATGAAGACTGACAAGAAGCCACTTCAGCTGACCCCCAAGATGCTTCGCAACCTCATTGAGGCCGAAGTCAAGAAGGGTTTCGGCGACGTAGAGGATGTCGAGAAGCGTGCAGATGATACCAAGGAAGTCGATGCCGATGAGTTCGGAAAAGACGACAACCTGGACAAGCACATCGACTACATGAAAGCGCTGAAGGTCGAGGAGAAGCGCCTGAAGGCTCGTCTCGCTCGTGTCCAGGAGTCAAAGAAGAACGCAGCTCGGTACCTTGCCGAGAAGATCTGAAGGCTGAGGGAGCGCTATGGGACAGCTTGGTAGGTACACAACTTATGTTGGTGGAGGTGCTAGCCCGACGCATGCGTTGCTCGCTACCCTGTACCCCAACAGCCCCTTTGCTTCGATGCTGTCTAACGGCGACGAAAAGAAGGCGCAAGCTCTGATCCAGGGCATCGCTACTTCCGATCCGGGACCGGATCCTAATGGTGGCGGCCTGCAACCTAAGGGTGGCATCCAGGCAGGTGATTTGGGCATGTTCCCATCGGGCGTTGACTTGACGTATGGTGGCGCTCCCGATGTCAGTAAGGTCAAGTGGGCAAAGCCAGGCGATCCAGCCAACGGTTACATCCCTGACGTCACTTCTCCCACCGCAGGTCCGGGTCACACCCAGGGAACTGACAAGACGGGTGATCCAACGGGAACGATCCCACAGATTCAAGTTGAAGCAACGACCGAAGACCCGTCTGAACAGGGCTTGGCCGATCCTTCAAAGAACGGTCCTGCCATCTACAAGAGCAGCACCATCGGGCAGCCACAGATCAAGGGCAATTCTGGCGCTCCTGAGTGAGGCCCTTCCTCACCTTAGGTGGGGGCTGGATACTTAACTTAGGATTTCCGGAGACGACATGCCCAAGCAGCTGTTCGAAGAAGCGCTAGCGGACGTCAAGCAGATCAAGAAGGTCGCTGAGGAGAACGCTCTTCGTGCGCTGACCGAAGCTGTGACGCCACGCATCCGTGATTTCATTGACAGGGCGATCCTGCAAGAGGTTGACGAGGAAGCTGAAGGCAACATGGCTTCAGACGACGCAGCCCCTGCTGAGCCTGGAGCACCTGCGCCCGAAGGCGAGCTGTTGACTGACGTAGAGCCCGTTTCAGCCCCTGCAGGAAGCATGAGCGCAGCTGGTCCAGTTGGTGACATGCCAGCTAGTGGGATTACCCCGCCCGATGCCGAGGGCAAGATTACGATCGACCTGGACGCGCTGTGTAGCGGGACCCCCGCAGCACACGAGGCGATGCCCACAAACGCTCCTGGTCCCGCTGTTCCCCCGCCGATGTTTGGCAAGCCGCAGCCCCGGCCCGAAGAGGTTGAGTATGAGATCAGCATGGAGTCTCTTGACTCTCTCAAGCCGATCCTGAGCGCTGCCAAGAAGAACGCTAAGCCCATCCCAACCAAGAGCTTTAAGGCCATGTTGGGCGAGGTAGTGAAGCAAGCTAAGCTGTTTCGTGATGCAGGAGAAGCAGTCAAGGCCACTTCCTCCTACGGAGAGCACATCGCTCTGATGATTTCTCGTGTGGAGGATATGTATGACTACGTGCAGGAATCGGTTGCCGAGCCTGCGTTGAAGAGCTCATACGAGATCACGCTCGAGAACACCTTCAAGGTACTCAACAAGCTCCAGGAGTCAACGACAATGTCACAGAAGACGAACAAGGGTCAGATGAACGAAGCGGATCTTACGCTGAAGCTGACCGGTTTGCCGGATGATGTTGAGGATAACCTCGACGCCGTCGGCGTGGACCTCATCACGGGTGAGGAAGACGAAGAGGGTGGCGAGGGCCTAGAGATGGATGCAGATGGCGACTTTGACGGCGATCAGGCAGGTCAGGGCGGCATGGGCATGGGTGGACAAGACCAGGAGTCACAGATGGAAAGCCGCGAGCTAAGCGACGACACGATCGTCGAGATCGATGAGAAGATGCTCCGTCGCGAGATTGCTCGGATGCGCTCGCTTCGTGAGGAGACCAAGCCGGCTGCTTGGGGCGATGGCCCTGGCGGCGCGAACATCCTTGACGACTTTGGTGGCGGCAAGGGTGAGGGTGACCCTCATGACCAAGAGATCACTGACCTCTCTCCTGCCAAGGCAGCCCGCCCGCTCGGTGAGGCTGATGAGGACCTCGAAGAGGCTCAGGACCAGATGGATCAAGGTTACGACCAGATGGACGAAGCCGACGATGACCAGATGGACGAGTCCCAGGACCAGATGGACCAGGGCACTGCCGCTGGCCTGAAGACGAAGGACATGGCGATGCAGGAAGCTGCACTCGACCAGGTCGGCGACGAGCGTACCCGTGATGACTTTGGCGCTTCAGCAACGTCAGTCCCGTCAAAGGACAAGAGCAACCCGGCTGCTCGCCACGGCGAGGCAGTCAAGCGCCTGGGCTTTGAGAAGACGCTCCAGGAGCGCGCCAAGGCTCGTGCTGCAACCCTGAAGAAGGAAGCGGCAAAGGCCCGCGCTGCCAAGAACGGCAAGCGCTTGGCTGAGGTCAAGAAGGAGTACGCGGTGGTGGCAAAGCGCTTCAACGAGTCGCTCGCCCGCACCCAGAAGCTTGAGCAGATCAAGGCGGTTGCCGCCAAGAAGCTGCAAGAGGCACGCTCGAATAGCGTTGCCGAACGGTCCGCGGACAAGGCCGGCGATGATGTCCGCAAGAAGTTGGCAGAAACGAATCTGCTCAACGCGAAGCTGCTCTTCACCAACAAGCTCCTCCAGACTGAGGGCCTGACTGCCAAGCAAAAGGCGCAGGTCATCAAGCAGCTGGATGAGGCTCAGACGGTGCGGGAAGCGAAGCTGGTCTACCAGAGCCTGGTCAGGACCCTGGCAGCACCGACACAGTCCCTGAAGGAAGGCGCGGATCGCAGGATCCTCGGCTCCGCTTCTCGGGCAACGCGTCCTGCTTCTACGCAGTCCCTCAACGAGGGTGCTGACGTGGAGCGCTGGGCACAGCTCGCGGGCATCTCCAAGCGGTGATGCTAAACAACGCAGATTGAACCAACTACTTACGTAAACGGAGAGAATTCATGAAGTTCTTTACAATGGAACAACTAGCCGCTGGCATCCGCGAGCGGCACGTCGGCGCCGAGCGTGCCCGCCTGGTCGAGAAGTGGAGCCGCACTGGCTTGCTCCGCGGCCTTGACGGTCACAAGCGCGAGACGATGGCCCAGCTCCTGGAGAACCAGGCAGCTCAGGTCCTGAAGGAAGTCGGCAACTCGCTGTCCACGGGCGGCGCGAACGTTGCTTCCTCGGGTCAGATCCAGGGCTTCACCAACATCGCCTTCCCGATCGTCCGTCGTGTCTTCGGTGGCCTCGTCGCCAACGAGCTCGTCTCGATCCAGCCGATGTCGCTCCCCTCGGGCCTGATCTTCTACCTTGACTACACCTACGGCAGCAACGTCGGTGGCCAGTCAGGTCTGCAGCTGAACCAGCCAGGCGGTGCAAGCGCAGCGACCTACGGTTCCGGCCAGTCGATCTACAACAACCCAACCGGCAAGGGCATCCAGTCGGGATCGCTCGCAACGGGCGGTTTCTACGACCTGGTCAACGTGGGCTACACCAAGGTGCACGCCTCCGGTTCTGTCTCAGGTTCGATGCTGAACTTCGGAGCCTTCAACGGCACCAACGGAGCCTTCGTTGTTGGTAACTTCGTCAAGTCCTCGACGGACTTCTCGGGCACCAACGCTCGCTTCCTGAACTTCGATCCCCAGCTCGAGGTTGATCTCCAGAACGGTTCCGAGTGGATCCAGTTCGGTCACCTTGACGTCTCGGCGATCACGACGGCGATCCCGAACGGTGACTTCCTCGCCATCGAGCAGCTCGCGGTCTTCAACTTCCAGTCAACGGGCGCCGGTCTCGGTGGCACGTTCGCTTGGGGCCAGTCTTACCAGTCAGGTAACGGCGTCCTCAACCTGCGCCGCCTGAACAAGCGCGGTAACTTCAACGGCACGACCTTCACGCCTGCTCCGCTCAACGGCACACAGGTCCAGCTGGTCTTCGCAGTCGCTGTCAACGGTGCTGGTCCTCAGCTGGTCCTCTCGGGTTCCGGCCAGATCGTTGCATCGATGGCAATCGCTGACTCACTGACTGTCGACAGCACCGCTGGTGCAACGCTGACGATCCCATCGTTCGAGTCTGACTTCAACGTCAACCCGACCCCGGCGATCCCAGAGATCGACATCAAGATCGAGTCGATCGCAATCACCGCCACCACGCGCAAGCTGCGCGCCCGGTGGAGCCCTGAGCTGGCACAGGACCTCAACGCGTACCACTCGATGGACGCAGAGGTCGAGCTGACCAGCATCCTGAGCGAGCAGATCGCTCTCGAGATTGACCGCGAGATCCTGAACGACCTCGTGACCCAGGCCAACGGCGCCAACATGTACTGGAGCCGCGCTCCGGGCAAGTTCGTCAACAAGCTGACGGGCCAACCGGTCACGCTGAACACCTCGCTCAGCATCGGTCCGCAGTTCACTGGTACGGTTCGTGAGTGGTACGAGACCCTGGTCGAGACCATCATCGACGTTGCCAACACCATCCACCGCAAGACGCTCCGCGGCTCGGCCAACTTCATGGTCACCAGCCCGGATGTCGCCACCATCCTCGAGGCCTCGGTCCTCTACAAGCCGAAGTTCTCGATCGACGGCGAGGGTCAGGTCGGTTCGCCCTTCACCATCGGTGCAGAGGCGATCGGCACCCTGAGCAACCGCTTCACGGTCTACAAGGACCCGTACTTCCCGAGGAACCGCATCCTCGTCGGGTACAAGGGCGGCAGCTACCTCGAGACTGGGTACGTGTACTCACCGTACGTCCCCCTCATCGTGACTCCGACGATCTTCGCCCCTGAGGATTTCACACCTCGTAAGGGCGTCATGACCCGGTACGGCAAGAAGGTCGTTCGTAGCGACTTCTACGGAACCGTCACGGTCATGGACCTCAACATCATCTGATGTGAGGGAAACAAGATAAAGGTTTGAGGGCCCGCAATAGCGGGCCTTCGCCGTTTAAGGATTTGTTGGGGCTGTCTGTTTTAAGCAGATCGCTGACCTACTTATCACAAGGATAACACATGGCAACGATCGACTCTCGCGGTTTTGTAGACGATGGCAGCGGAAACCTAAGCGTCGCCGGTCAGGTGACAGTTGTCGGTCCGACGACTCGCGCTTATGAAGTCGCTTCTGTTGCGACAGCTGCGGGAAGCGGCAGCTTGGTGGCGCTTAGCTCGCCAGGCTACTACCAGGTCCCCGTCACTGGTTCAGCAGGCCAGGGACAGTTCACTGGGTCATTGCCCGCAGCGGCATCTTTCCCAGGCAGCCATCTGATGGTCGTTGACACTCTGGGCATCTACCCCTACTTGCTGACCGGTTCGATGGCCATGATGTCTGGCACTCAGACACCCTCAAGCACGTCAATGACGACCGTCAACGGCACCAAGCTGACAGTCGCCCAGGGCGGCAGCGTTGGCCTCTGGTCCAACGGCAAGGGCTGGCTTGTTTGCGCAGCGTCCGGAACGTTGACGCTGGCTCCCTGACAGATAACGACCCTTATCGGGGGTGATCAGATGCGGATGACAATCGGGCAACTCAAGCGTGAGATCCGAGAAGCGAAGCTGGGGATCACCGGTTCAGAAGGCGACGCTCGTCACTGGGGAAAGCGACAGCTACCAGATGACCCGATGGTCGAGCCCGAAAAGGGCGGACGCCGTTTCTTACGTCGCAGCCAGGTTCCCGATTTCGATCCGGGCGAGAAAGTCAAGGCTCTCTATCGCCACCGCCGCGGTCACGTTGACATGGCTGGCGATGATATTAGCGACGATCTCCCAGAAGAACCAGAAGAACCCACGGGCATGCGGACCAACCTTCCCAGAGCGGTGGGCGAGGGGAAGATCAACGAAGGCCAGACTCAACCCGCTGTCAACGCAGTCACCATCTGGGCTCACGTGGTTGACGCAGGTCTTTTCAAGCTGCCCGATGCTTTTGCAAATGCCCTGCGCTCAGCAAGGACCCCCGAGATGAAGAAAGCGTTGCAGGACGCCCTCCGCAAAGTCCAGGATGGGCTGTCATCTCTCGAGGGAGTGACGCAAGACATCGGCGCGATCCGCGGCTCGTTTAAGTGATGCCACGGTAAGCGACCGAACGGTTGTACACATTCTGCGCATCTGTGTTAGATTGAGCTGGTTGGCGGCCTGAGACGGCCGTCGCTGACTTGGAGACACAGATCATGGGCAAGAAGAGGAATCCTGACACCAACAAGAACGCTCACATCATCACCCGCGTTGACCGCACCGGGAAGATCCGGACCGAGACGGCTCGCCGGGACGATGGCGAGTTTGACATCGCAGTCTCAACGAACCCTGTCACGGGGAAGACGCAGGTCTTCTTTGACCGTGACGGCCGCGAGCGTGGGTTCCGCAAGGGCGAGACGCTGCGCCTCAGCGGGCGTGAAGCCAGGACGCTGTTCATCGCCCTGAGCCGGCACTTCCAGAACACCGAGACGCCCTCGCTGTCACCTGCGTTCTGAAGAGTGTCCGGGAGCCGACATGAGAAAACCCACAACAACGTCTGTCCAGCGCCGACGGTTGCAGGCAAAACGTACGCGGTTCAACGCACGGTCCAAGGAGAAGGCTGCGACCTGGCGTCGTCGGCTCCCGGCTGCACTCGCAGCGGAGAAACAAGCCAAGCTCGAGGCTGCCATCAAGGCGAAACAAGAAGCAGAAGAGACATGAAGCTGAACATCAATGCCAAGGAGCTGTTGGCTCTCTACAACGTCCTCTACGAGAGGTATGAGATCCAGCATCCATTTGAGAAAGAGTACATAGAGGGTGACCCGCGGGCGACGACTGACGAGCAGCTTCGCCAGATCTACAACCGGGTCAAGTCGATCGTTGTCGCTAGCTTGGGAAACAAGATGGTTGACCCGCTTGACTCCTGGCTTGAGGGCCAGCGACGCAAGCTTGGCCAACACGATGTTGAGACCTCGGCCAAGCTCAAGGGACCGGGTGATCAAGTTGTCGAAGACAACCGTGAAACGATTCCTGTCATCATGTCTGCCGAAGACACTGACATGTTGCCCGACAACTATCCCCGAAAGGGCCCGGCACCATCAAGCCGGAAGTTCCGCGGCAACAAGCGGTGAAAAACGGTCCCTGGGTGGGGTAGATACAGTCTTGACGGTTGTAACAACCGTTGTTCATTGACAACCCAGCACTAGCAAGCACACCCAATGATTTGGGGGCGACAGGTTTCGACGTGATCGTGAGACTGTTTGCTGCATGCACCGGTGGCACCAAGGTCCGGTCTAAAAACCTCAGTGACGAATGAACGCCAACGACAACGGCTTCGCTGACGACGTCCGCCTCGCGGCCTGATCGTCTGGGGCACCACGCGGCCTAGCAACAGAATGCGTGGGGGCGCACCCAGCTACCTGGATGCAAAAACGCCAAAGCGCTGGGCGTAAAACGTAGTGCCGACCGTGACGGTGTTGGTCGTAAAAGTTCCACCGGATAGTCCCGCCCGAGGATGAACACCCAGAAGGGACAAGCATGTAGACGTAGACGGTTAGCAGTTGCGGACCCGGGTTCGATTCCCGGCGCTTCCACCGATCCCAGTTGCGATCAGATGCATCGCACGGAGATGGACACATGAAGAACGATAGGACAGAGCGCAGGCGCCCAAACGGCAGCCGCCTCGACGGACGTGCGCTTGCGATGCGGGTTGCACAAGAAGTGAACGGGATGTTGCTGGCGCAGGCCTTTGTGGTGACAAAGTCCGCGGGTTTCTCGTTGCAAGTCAACAAGCATGATGGGGTTCCCAGGACGGGCGTGGTGCTCAACACGGGTCCCAAGGTGATGGTCGATGTCGTCAGCGGCTTTGTCCGGAAGAGCTGGGCTGCCGAGTAGGTTCCACGTCGTCGGGGCCAACGGCGTTGGCGAGCCTCGCATCCCAGTGGGCGAGGTCGAGCCTGGGATGGTCGTCCGCTTCGGCATCGACGATGACATGACGTGCTTGGTGTTGGCCAACTTCGCTGACAGCTTTAACGACAAGCACGACACTCCCGCCAGGAACCTCCTCTATTTTGGTTGCATGAGCGAAGAGCCGCACGCTTGGGAGCACAACAGGCTGATGAGCCAGCTGCACAACCTCACCGACTCAGTCTCGGTGGTGGTTTTCCTGCCCTGAGGGGCCCACGTGTGATGTTTTTGTGCGTGGGTGGATACCTACCTCACGATAAGGTAGGATTCTCTCATGTCAGCACGTACTGAACAGCTGCTCACCGAGATCAGTGAGCTCGAGACCAAGATCGCTTCTGAGCCGTCTGGGTCTCGCAACGTTGTCACGCTCCGCGAGCAGCTTGTCGCTCGCCGCAAGGAGCTCACGCAAGCCAACGAAGCCCTGACCGAGGGCAGGCAAATTCTCAAGGGATGATGGCAAAGCAGCAGCCTAAGACGTTGTCCGATGCTGAATGGAACATCGTGTTCGCCAAGTTCCTAGAACGGGTGATGGCACACGCTGCGATCGGCAATGACCCCAAGCCGTTGCAAGCTGAGCTTGACGAGCTGATAAAGATAGCACCCCCCGGAAAGCGGGAGGAACTGGAGAAAAACCGTGGAAAACCCCCGACCGACCCCCGCCCAAAGAGTTGACCTGTACCAGCCGATGATCGCCAGCAGGGGCCCCGCGCCTCTCGCGATGCGAGTCGGGGTCGTCAACCAGAACTCGATCGCTGACGGCGTGCCCGTCGGCAACATGAAGGTTGAGACATACGTGTTGCTCAGCGCGCTCCCCGACGAGCTCCGTCGCCGTGTAGAACTAGCAGTCCAGGCCTTAATAACTGCTGGATGAACCACAGGACCTCAGTCCAGCTCGCCGCCGACCCGAACGGCGACCTCACGTTGACGAACGAAGACGGGACGATAACAATCCGTGCTGATGGGACGGTCTCGATCTCGACCGTCGCGCCCATCGAGCTGTGCGGTGCTTCGCTGGGCAAGCTCGACACAACGGCAACGGCAGGGACCTCGTTGGCAGCCAACGTCAAGGGTTTCCTCAATTTGCTCTTGAACAGGGGTAAGAGGGACTGATGTCATACCATGGCTACATCCCGCTCGTCAAACAGTACTTGCACCAGCAGGTCGCCCCCAGCGTGTCACCCGCTCTCTTGGAGATCGGCGTTGACAGGGGCGTGACGTTCCTGTCGTTGGTCGTCTTCTTGGCCCGTACCCGCCCCGCTTTCACCGCTATCGGCGTTGACATCCTGGTCCAGGAACAGGTGCAACTGATGTTGCAGAACATCGACCGCCAGCCGAGCCAGAACGCTTACTTGCTTGAGAAGAACTCTCTCGAAGTGTTGCCCGTCATGGTTGAACAAGGCCTGCAGTTCGATGTCTTGTTGCTCGATGGCGATCACAACTATCATACCGTCAAGCAAGAGATGGAGCTCGTGGGCAAGCTGATCAAGCCCAATGGCATCGTCATCTGTGACGACTATGATGGCAGGTGGAGCGACCGTGACCTCTGGTATGCCCAACGCGAGGGCTACGAGGGCAACGCTCACGCGACCAAGCCCGTGGACACTGACAAGCACGGCGTCAAGCCTGCCATCGATGAATGGCTGGCTGAGCACCCAGAGTGGCAGAAGGCCCAACCCATCACGGGAGAGCCCGTGCTGCTGATGCGCAAGACGAGCTGACGTGCGATTCGCCCTTCCCTTCATCGCGTGCTTGCTGTCGTGCAACATCAATGCAAGCCTGACCGTGAGCTCTGTCCGAGCTGATGCTGGCGTGAAGGATGATGCTGAGGAGACCATGGTCTCAGTCCCGGTCATCTCTCGGAGGCCGCTGTCGAGGCACGTCCTGATCGTCGGTGACAGCGAGGCATGCAGGGTTGGCTACTACGTCAAGGAGACGGTCCGAGAGCTTAACGACGAGAGCGGCCAACCACGTGACGTCGTTGACGTCGATTGCATGGGTTCCACGACCGTCCAATACTGGGGAATAGGCGGCAACCTCAAACTGGCCTTATCTCGTCATCCCAATCCCGATGACGTGCTGGTCTTTCTGGGCACCAACCATTACTGGGTGAGAGAGATCCCAAAGAAAGCGACCAAACCGGGACAGTTGACGTTGTCTGATGTCAAGGCCGTGACCGACCTGTTGAAAAACACGAACTGTGTCTGGGTCGGCAACACTTCGGTGTCAGGCAAGAGCTGGGACGTCAACGAGCTGCTTCGCGATGCTGTCACCCAACAGTGCTTGTATTTTGACACCGAAGCTGCTGGCATCCCGTTGGAAGACGGGGTACACCCAGGTCGTGCGGGTGCAGTAAAATGGCTCCGGTTGTTGTGGGCAACGATCCCGCCCAAGTATGAAGAGGCAACTCCATGAACGATGACCAGATCGAGACGGGTCCTGAGGGAAACCCGATCATCCATGACCGAAAGGCTTTAAACGAGATCTTGACTGGCGTCGCGACAGTTGATGACCTTAACGCGGTGGAACCAGGTCCTGGCATGACGATCCCAGTGACCTCACGCAAGCTGCTTGATGAGCAGGTTGAGATGGTGCCTGGCATCATGGTGTCCCAACGCTTGATCGACGAAGCAGTCAGGATGACGACGAACCCGTTACATCCAACTGCGGAAGTGTTAGAAGCGGCTCGCGAACGAGACCTCCAACGCCGTGCCAAAGAGAACGCGGAGCTCCGCGAGGACCTTGACAAGTCTCGTGATATCGTTTTGCAGATGATCAATCGGATGCGTGAACCGCTAAAGTACGACGAGAAGTTCATCTCTTTTGACACGATGCCCGCACCGCTGCAACGGGTCATCAAGGCTTACATCGATGTCGAAGCTGCCAACCGGGAGCTAGCTGAGGCCGTGGCTTCGTTGGGCAAGGACCTGCTCCCTACCACACACAAGCCCGAGTAAAACAACAACGAATTATGACATGGACCTCAGGTACGTCTGCGACAACGCCAGGCACCTGGTCTGTCTTCCGTATTCGGTAGAGAACCTTCACGAGATGGCTCGTGACCTGGGCATCAAGCGCTGCTGGTTCCACGCTTCGTCAGCGTTTCCTCACTATGACATCCCAAAGCGAAGGATCGCCGAGATCACCGGACGGTGCACCCTCGTCTCTTCTCGAGACATCCTGAGCATCGTCAAGGGCCACGTGCCTAGTTACTGCCGAGAGCGGGTCCCCCAGCCCATCTCGGAGGTGCTAGATGGCCACCAGAAAAACCCAGAGAGCCCTGACAGCGGAAGCTGATAGGTTTTCTGGCGGTGCATTCCAGCCGCCCGCTGCGAGGAGCGGGATGATGAAAGTGGCAGGCGCGTCAGATGACGATCCCGATCGCCAGGGCCAGCAACTCATCACAGACGATGACCCGACGACACTGAAGGGCCCCATCGTTGATGATGGCCGTGACGAGCGCATGGTGTCAATGTCCGTTCGTGAGCTGAAGAAGCTGATCGGCACGTTGTTGGCGCGGTGATGAGAGAGAACCGCTGAGGGTGGTTCATCGATCTCCAGCCGCCTATTTAGCCACACGATGTCCACCCCCTTTATGTCGATGTCGCTCCCCGTCGTGGGGGTGACCCCAGGCGGTAACGCCGGCTCGGCCTGGGGCCCGCTGCTGACGGGTGCCCTGGCGGTTGTCGATGCTCACGATCACAGCCCGGGCAAGGGCGCTCCGCTGAACATGAGCAGCGGTTCACTCACGATCACTTCAGACATCGACTGGGGCGGCCACGGCATCTATGACATGTCGTTCATCACAGCCTCGGGAACGATCTCTGCCGCGGCCCTCTCGGGATCGTTGACACAGTTCACTCCCAAGGGCTCGTCGATCCCGCTCGCTGCGTTCATAGGCATAGGTGGCATCCTGGTCTCGACAAACTCGTCAGGCCAAGTGACCATCAGCTCCAGCGCGGGAGACGACAAGTTTGCGTCATACGTCCTCGCACAACCCGACGCCGAAAACCCGAACTTCCGGGTGCTGTCGGGGACCAACGGCATCACCGTTACCGACAACGGCCCGGGCACCACGATCAGCGTCGCTCTCAGCGTTCCAACGGGATCGATGACTCCCACGCAACATGAACTGTTGCTGCAGCTCGTTCACCTAGCCAACGAGGACGGGCCCAGGGGCCAGCTCTGGACGTCGGGCGCTGTCCGTGACACGGGACCCTGGCCTTTCCCGACGGCGAGCATCTGGTGGACAGACTCCACGCGGGCCAAGAAGTTCCTAACAAACATAGTCACACGGAATTCGAAGCAGCTTATAATCTCCAGCAGCTGGACAGTCTACCAGTCTGACGGGGTGACCGTGGCTGATTCATTCACAGATAGTTTTGTCTACAACGGCGTCTTTGAGACGTCGAGGACAAGGACGACGCCATGATCATCAACAACCCGACGACAATATTGTTCGACATCAACGGAAACGTCGTTGGCGTTTCAGGCAGCATGGCTTTGCCCACTGGGGCGATCGGCCAGCTGCAAGCTGCTTACAACGCTCGCACGGGCCTTGTCGAGTACCTGTCATCGAGCGGCGGCGCGATGCTGGTCACCACGTCCAATCCTTTGGGTGTCACCGCATCGGCGACCCTTCCCGTGCAGGGTGTCGTGGGCGGTGTTCCGATCCAGATCTGGTCTGAGGGCAACGTTGGAGTGAGCGCGTCTGTCCAGCTCCCGGTGTTCTCGACTGGCCCGGTGGGTGTCTCTTCGTCTGCAGCGATCCCGGTGTTCGTCACTGGTTCTGTGGGTGTCACCAACCTCTATACCGGGCTCCCGAGCCCGCTGGCTCCGCTCACGGCGCCCGCAAACATCCAGGACACCATCGGTTGGTCGGTGTCTCTGACCGGCTCTCTCTCGGCTTCTAACGGTCAGATCACTCCCCTCAAGTCAGACTTCCAGGGTAACGTGGCGATGAGAGAGCAGTTTGCTCCCGTTGCTGAGGACAACTTCAACGGTGTCTTTGCAACTGCGTTGCTGCCCACCACCGCATCGATCTACACGCCGACGTTCTCGGGCAGCCTCAACATCATGCCGGGCGGTGGCACCCCGACAGTGATCAAGGGCTCTCCCGGCGTCATGTACAGGGTTTGGGCGACCAACCGCAGCAGCGGCAGCGTCTACCTGCAACTCTTCAACAGCACGACGACACCAGCAGCAGGCGCTGTCCCGCTGTTCTCGTGGATCGTGGTGCCGACCAGCGTATCGGGCACTCAGACCTGCGCTTCAGAACCCATCGTCGACTTTGCTCCCTGGGGAGCGTTCTTCTCGACGGGCATTGCCGCCAGCTTCTCATCGACCCCGGGCACTTACACCGCGGCAGCCAACTATGGCGTCGCAGCGACGGCTCCATTCGACTCCGCGTTCATGTGGAAGTGAGGTGACCCAGTGCCCGGTCCCGGAACAGGTCTGAGGTTCTCGGCCGCTGCTTTCAACCCGCTTAGCATCGCGGGCTGCCAGCTGTGGTTGCGCTCTGACCTGGGCGTGACCCTCAGCGGCAGCTTCGTCTCCCAGTGGGTCGACCAGTCGCCCAACGGATCGATCTTCACCCCATCAAATGCCCTGTCACCACCGCAGTACACCGGTTCAAGCGGCGTCAACGGGTTACCCAACATCCCCAAACTGTCATTCAATGGATCTACACAAAACCTAACATCATCAGTCAACCTGACGACCACCAACTGCACCTACTTCTTCGCTATCAGGTACTCGACGCTAACGCCTGGAAACTTCTCTTTCTTCCTGTCGACCCGTGACAACCCATCGGGCGGGTCAGGCGGCCTCGAGATCGGTTTCAATCCGATCACGGGTGGCAAGCGCAATGTCAACATCGCCAGCGTCAGCAGCTTTCCCATCTTCGACGACATCAGCACCAATACCGAGATCTGGCAAGTCACCGAAACACCAGGTGGAACATGGAACCTGCTGGTCAACGGCCAACAGCACCAAGCTCCCTACAATAACTTCCCGCCCAACAACGGCAACGGAGGCACTGTCATCGGCAGCCGTAACGGGGGTTCGTTGTTCTTTGCAGGCGACATGTTCGAGGCCATTTCTTATACCAACGTGCTCAGCGATGCCCAAGCTGCCCTGGTCACCCGTTACCTGATGACCCGCTACAATGTGGGGGGTGGATCACGAGGTGTGGGCTTCCAACCGACGCAGATGAATGGGCTGGTCGGCTGGTGGCGTGCTGACCAAGGTGTCTCGCTCGACAACGCAGGCAACGTCCAATCGTGGTCGGACATCAGCGGCAACGGCAACAACGCCAGCCAGGGCACCCTGGCCAACAGGCCCGTCCTGGTCCCGAGCGACCCGGGCTACAACGGCCAGCCCACCGTCCAGTTCACCAAAGCCAGCACCCAATCGCTGGCGCTGCAGAAAATCATGCCGTCGCAACCGATGACCTGCGTTGTCGTCGGTGAGTCAACCAGCGGAGCGACACAGCAGCAATTCTTTGGCGACTCGGTCAACAACGTCACTGGGCCCTACTGGACTGGCGCCACTTGGGCGATGTTCGCCGGCAGCAACGTCAGCGCCTTGGGACCCTACGCAAACGCCAACGGCCGTAGCCTGTGCATGGCAGCGGTCTTCAACGTCGCCAGCTCAGCCCTCTACATCAACAACAGCAGCGGTTCAGTCGGGGCGGGTTCCGCGGGCGCAACGAGCCCGTCGGGCGTCGAGTCGCTGGGAGGCACGGGAACAGGCACCATCACCCTCAATGGAAAGATCGCTGAGATCATGTTCTTCAACAGGCCGCTGTCGCAGGTCGAGCTCTCCTGGCTCTTCCAGTACCTGGCGAGCCGCTACAACCCGGGGAACTGGTCGTGACAGTCATCGGCCGCGCCCCCAACTGGAACCCGTCGGTGCCAGGCAACGCTTGCATCTTGTGGTGCCGTGCCGACATGGGCGTCACTGCCAACTCCAACACCTCGGTGGTGCGGTGGGCAGACATGTCTCCGTATGGCAACCACCTCCTCGGCCTCAACATCGGTGGCAGCACCAACCCGCTGTGGCTGCCCAGCGACTCGCCGCAGCCCAGTCACCAGATGCTGTGCGACACCACCGATGCCATCATCGGCGCCTTCAACGTTGCCAACCCGGCGGGCTGGAACACTGGGACGGGCCCCATCCACCTGTGGGCTGTCATCGGCACCCCAGCGACGTGGCCGGGCACCCACACCATCCACGGTCCGATCTTCGACAAGAACTCGACAAGCGCATGGACGGGTCCCAACACGGGCGACGGCGTCGGCCTGGGCATCAACGTCATCAGCGGCCAGGGGACGTGGTCATTCCTCTACCCGGGCCTGCTGCAGGCACAGAACATCCCCACAGCGACGATGGTCAACAACTCGACGTACATGATCGAGTCAGTGTGGGACGGCGGGGTGCTGACGATATCGATGAACGGACAGACCATCTTCCAGCAGTCGATCTCCACGTACACCAGCGCAACGCAGACCAACACCCTCTACGTGGGCCTCATCGGCGCTGTCAGCAACCGCGCCTTCCCGGGCAAGATCTACGAGATCGGTGCCTTCAACGTTGCTTCAAAGACCAACCAGGACCTGCTGAGGCAGTACGTCCGTAGCCGCTACAGGTGCTTCTGATGCCGTTTGGACTGAGGGGAGTGGGCTTCGTCCCGACGCAGATGAATGGCTGCGTGCTGTGGCTGTCTGCAGACCGCGGCGTCCAGCTGTCGGGCAGCAACGTCGTCACGTGGGCTGACTCCTCGGGAGCAGGAAACCACTTCACCTCGACGGGAGCTGTAACCACGAGGCCCAGCCTGATAGCGACCGACCCGCTGCTGAACGGCCAACCCAGCATCACCTTCGTCAGCAGCTCGGCCCAGATACTGACCAACACCTCGCTCAACGTCCCGCAGCCGAACACAGCGTACGTGGTCAGCTACATCAGCACGTTCAACCCCAACATCAACCTGACGCTGTTCGACAGCCCGGGCACCCGGCAGACGCTGTACGCTGTCATCGGGTCGGGCCCGACAACGGGCATCGGGGCATTCGCTGGGTCGGTCAAGAACTCGACCAACAACGTCCTGACGGTAGGGCAGCCCTTCTGTGCAGCGGGCGTCTTCAACGGCAGCAACTCGAACGTCTACCTGGGGACCAGCCAACCGGGAACCAGCCAAGCCGCCGTCGTGGGCCTGTCAGCCTTTGCGGCTGGCGCCAATTCCCTTGTCCAGGCCGAGCTGTTCGGCTTTGCCGGGATCAACTTCACATCTGGGTCGATCGCCGAGGTGATCATCTACCAGGGCGCACACACGCCCCAACAGGTGTCGTGGGTCTTCCAGTACCTGTCATCGAAGTACAACCCAGGAGCGTGGAGCTGAAGATGCCAGTCGTCGGGAGACAGATGCTGTTCCAGCCAACCCAGCTCGGGGGTTGCGTGCTGTGGCTCAGGGCAGACCAGGGCCTCAACTTCGATGCCAGCGGCCTGGTCACGTCGTGGGGCGACCTGTCGGGCAACGGCAACGGCGTCAGCCAGGCGACGGCCAGCAAGCGGCCGGTGTGGGTCGCCCCCGACCCCAACCTCAGGAAGCCCTGCCTCACCCTGCTGGCAGCCAACACGCAGTGTCTCACGAACTCTGCGCAGGTCATCACGTCGACGAACTGGACGATCTTCTCAATCCACCAGTTCGCATCGATAACAAACCAAGCCGTCATCAGCTTCGGCGGTGCAGCGACCAACGGCATCGCCCTCGCCAACAACGGCACCAGCCGCGACGTGTCGGCCATCGGCGTGATCGACCACACTGACGGCACCAACACCACCAACTGGGAGGCGTGGATCGCGACCAACGATGGGACGACGACCAGGCTGTGGGTCAACGGCCAACCCCAGGCGCTGGCTAGCCCGACCACGAACCAGGTCGCAACGTCTGCTGGCGTCAACATCGGCCTCAACACCAACAGCAGCAACTTCTTCAACGGCAACATCGCTGAACAGGGCGCCTTCAACCGGCCCCTGAACGCGGCCGAGGTGTCCCAGATGAGCGCTTACTTCCTGTCGCTGTATGGAATTGGCGCTCCGTGACCCAATCCTAGGTCAGTTCACGAAAACTAGCGCCTGTCCGACACAGCATCAACAGGTCATGCGGAGTGGTTTTTTCTGGGTCCAACCCAGCCCACTCTGGGATGGTCTGGCCCGATGGGTCGAGCTTCAGCACGTATCGTGAACAGACCCAGTAGTTTGGTCGTGACAACGGGTTCATGATCTTCTTGCCCAAGTACTTGGCAGCAATCACGATCAAGTGACCCACAAGGCCCATTTTGTCATAACGTTCACAGAGGAGCTTGATCAGGGAACCCATGTTCTCTGAGACGTCTGGGACGATGTCGTACTCAGCAACAACGTAGTTGTCTCTGAGCCACTTGTTCCTGGGCGTGATCTGGACGCCGCTGCGTCCCGTGTCACCGTCGAGTGCAGAATGGATCAGGACTGGTTCGCCAAAGATCTCTGTTCCTATCGCCACATGTGAGACTTCGCTCTCTGTCACCATCCTGATGACTCGTGATAGCCAGTGAGATGAAGTGGTGAAGACTAACGACGTGGCCATGACATATTTAATGTCGGAAATGCCATGGCGTACATAAACTCACAGGGTTTGGTTGATGATGGAAGCTCAAACCTTACTGTGGCAGGTTCTGTCAGCGTGGGAACGTTGACGTCCGCCGGACAGATCACCTCTTCCGTGGGCGCGTTTGCCGAGCTGACGACTCAAAACAACGGCCAGAGCGGGCAGAACTTGGGAGCTCCCAACACTTGGACCCAAGTGACGCAGTGGTTGACGTCTTCTTTAAACTCACCAGGGTGTGTTGCGGCCAACAACGGCATCACCGCAAGCTTGCCGGGAACGTATTTTCACAGCATTGCCCTGAGCTTTTCTGGGTCGGCGGGAATTTACACTTTTGCGTTGTTTCTCAACGGGCAACAAGGAAACACGCTCCAAACGACGATCGCAAACGGTCAGCCCTTCCCTGACTCAGTGACCATTTCCGATCTCGATTTTCACGGTCCCAGCGATGTTCCTGTTATCCATGATCTCAGGGTCAAATGCAACAACGCGGGCGCGAACTTCCAGCTTAACTACGGGACATTTGACGTGTTCCGGTTCGTGGGCTAGTCTCGGTTATCCGTTCTGGTGATCGCTGGGGAGCTTAGAGCCTAGATCGGGGCTCTCACAGCGCCATAGTTAAGCTCGTGCCGAACTTTAACCAGACCGTCAACCCCACCCCGTTTGGCTTCTTTGACACAGATGCAGCTTTCCAGGTTGAAGCTGATGCGATGGTCACGTTTGCTAAGCGGATGTTGGGAGATGATGTCCTCAGCGTCGAGCTGACCAAGAAGGAAATCTGGTCGTGTCTCGAGCAATCGTGCCTTGAGTATGGCCGCCTGATCCAAGAACTGAAGATCGTTAGCCAACTGGCGAACGTTCTCGGTCAGCCCACTGGGTCAACGGACCTGACCAACAGGTACCTGCAGCAGAACCTCGACTTCTTGTTCAGGTTGGCTGATGCTTATGCGCAAGCTTCATACGTGGGTGGAAACTACAACTACACGTTGGGATTCTTCAACCTGATTCCCGGCAAGCAAGACTACGACATCTACACGGAACTGCACCAGACCATCAACTACGATCCGACAACTGTCGGCATGACAAGCCCTGACATGGGACTGGTCGTTGATAACCTTCCTGCTGGCTTGAAGGGAAAGCTGCGCGTGATGGAAGTCTTCCATTTCGAACCGTTAGCAGCGCAGACTTTCTTGCTGAACGCTTCAAACATCACCAACTTTCTTGCCACGAACTTCAACTACGAGTCATATGTCAACAGCACTGTGTTCTACGTGTTGCCCGTCTTTGAGGACGTCGTCCGTCGTGGCATGTTGAAGGAAGCGTTCCGCGTCAGGCGCAGCAACTACAGCTACCAGGTCATCGGCACCAAGATCCGGATCTTCCCACAGCCCCAATCCTTTGGTAGCGATGGGTTGGGCCCGTTTGGCATGGGCAACCTCTATGTCAGGGTCTTCACCCCCAAGTCAGTGATGCAACCTGACTTTGAGGACGCTAGCGCATACGGCGTCAGCGGTCCCGAGAACGTTCCCTTCAGCATCCTGCCCTACAGCACCATCACCACGCCTGGAAGGCAATGGATCCGGCAGTATGCACTGGCGTTGTGCCGTGAGCTGTTGGGCATCAACCGCAGCAAGTTCCAGGTCATCCCGATCCCGAACGCAGACCTCCAGCTTAACGGTGAAGCGCTGATCACCCAGGGCCGTGAGGACAAAGAGAAGCTGATGACGAACTTGAAAGAGTTCCTTGAAAAGCTGACGTATGAGAAGCTCCTTGAGTCACAAGCAAACATCGGTGAACAGATGCAGAAGATGCTCAAGTACACCGCTGTCCCGGGTGGCAAGGCGATCATCTTTGGATGAGGTGACACATGGGACGCTTGTACCTGACACAACGTGAGTTCAACTTCATCTCGGACATCACGAAGGAACTCATCAAGGACGTGGTGGGCCAGAAAGTCTACTACTATGCCATCAACGAAGACAAGACGAAGACTGACACTGTCTACAACGAAGCAGTACAAAAGGTCTTTGACGCTCCTATTGCGTTGGATTGCTTGGTAGACACTCACTTCCAAGCTGACACCAAGATCACCGCTTTTGGCGTAGACGCTCAGTTCAAGGTTGAGGTATACATCCAGTGGCGTGACCTGGTTGACAAGGGGATCAGCCCATCCATCGGAGACTTCTTTTCTTTCTCAGATGTTTTTTACGAAGTCACTGAGAAGCTGTTCATGCGAAACATCTACGGCATGCCCGAACACAAGGACGGTGTCAAGTTGATCGGAACCAAGGCCCGTGAAACGCAATTCAAGGCTCTCACGATCGGCCCGACAGACGTCAGCCGTCCTGACAAAGACGCGGTACAGAGAGAGTTTTACCAACAACGAGGGCAAGCTCACAACAAGGAAGGCGTCACTGGTGACGTTCGAGACTTGCAGACGCCCGATGTCCTTGACAAGCCCATCACGGGTGCCAAGGAAGTGTCAAAGAAGGGCGGAGAGTTTTCAGGTGACAGCGCATTCTATGATGATGAAGACCCGGAGAATAGCTGATGCCCACTCGCTTTAATTCGCAGAGCTCTTCTCAGGTTCGCCTCGGTATCCCGCCACTACAGTCGGGATACCAGGGGAAGTCTACGTCACGTGACTTGGTCATCCCACCCGTTGGCATTGACGACGTGGACCGAGCGTTGTTCAACTTGTTTGACAAGGAGATTCCGTTCACTGTCGTGGGCGGCGCTGATGATCCAGACGGTCTTCGCAAAGTGCCCGTGTTGATGACCGCTGGTGAGAAGTGGGCTCTCAACAAACGACAGAGAGGCCTGAAAGACAGGAACGGCGCCCTGATCTTGCCCATAATCACGATCATCAGGACCAATATCTTCCAGACTCCGAACGAAGACATCACGGGTCGGGGCATCAACCAACAGACGGGAGAGATCGTCATCCGTCGTAAGCTTGACCGCACTGACCGTGATTACCAGCAGCTTGTCAACCGTCTGCTCGTTCCGAACCAACAGAACCTGGCGGTGAACCCACAGAACGCGTACCCATCAAGCGTTAGCACCATCGTACCGGGTGAGTTTGGTGATGACCTGTTCGGAGCTGACGCACCATTCGGTGAAGAGACTGATGTGCAGAACTTCACACCACAGCTGACAACGTTACGTTCAGTTGGCAATCTGGAACAGGATCCCGCTATCCAACAGGGAGGGTTGCTGATCCCCAACCGCGCGAACAATGTCTGGGAGACAGTCGTGGTGCCAGCACCGCAGTTTTTCACCGCGCAATACGACGTCACGTTTTGGACGCAGTACACCAAGCACATGAACCAGCTGATCGAGATGCTGATTGCATCGTTCCTCCCACAGGGAAACCAATGGCAGCTGAACACCCCGAAGGGTTACTGGTTCTTGGCCAACGTTGATGCCAACACTTATACAGCTGATAACAACGCAGATGATTACTCGCAAGTCGAACGGCTGATAAAGTACAAATTCGTTGTTAAGGTGCCTGGGTACATCTTGGCGACAGGCGTTCCCGGTGCTCCCGTCCCGTTGAAACGCTACCTGTCTTCTCCAACGATCGAGTTTTCGATCGGTACGAACACGGCTGAGCTTGACGAGGGTGACTCATCCATCAACCCGTTCTTGGGTGCAGATGACCCGACACTTCCCTTGGGAAGCGATTCTGACCAGCAACCAAACTGGGCTAACCGACAGCGTGACCAGAGGAACACTCGCGGGACCCGTTTGTACCCAAACGAAGACGTTTCTGTCAACCCTGACGATCCAGCAGTCGGAGTCCTGCCGCGAGGCACCCGTCCGGGACGTTTCAAGAAAGTCACGGGTTATGACAAGAACGGGAACCTGGTGACGAAGCTGTTTCGTGTCAAGAGCATCAACAAGTTCACTGGCGAAACGGTGCTATCGCCCGCAGATGCTACGCTTGGCGGCTTGACCATCGTCACCGTTGAAGACTGACCGTTAGTGGTCTTTCACCCGTGCGGGTGGTACTTACTATAGCGATTCACAGCGCGCTATAGGAGCACGGTAATGCCGCAGCAGCTGCAGACTTTTCTGTCCCCCAATTTCTACCAGCGAGAGATCGATCTCTCCGCTCCCGCCCCACAGGGGCCGGTCGGAGTCCCCGCCGGTGTGATCGGGACGTCGAACCGTGGCCCGGCCTTCGTGCCTGTCACTGTCGGCAACTTCGACCAGTTCAATGCCGTCTTCGGCACCCTGGACCCCAACCGCTTCGGCCCTTACGCCGCCTACTACTTCTTGGCAAACCGCCAAGCCCTGACTTACCTTAGGGTCTTGGGCGCGGGTGCCAATGCAACGGGCACTGACATCTCACGAACCACGGCAACGGGTCGCACTGTCAACGCCGGGTTCCACCTGAACGGGACAGCAGTCTCAATCTCTGACGTCTCAGGCAGCCGTTTCACGGGCGCAGTGCAGTTCTTGGTCGCCCAACACCTGGTCCAGGGCAACGAGATCCTGGGTCCCGCGATCTTCACCGACAACGACAGCTTCTCGGGTGGCACCGCGCACCTGATCAGGGGCATGGTCCTGATGGCCTCGGGCGCTCGCCTGTGCGTCGCAGACGGAAACAACGACTTCTCGGTCAAAGGCAAGATCGACTCACTGCAGGACTTCGGTGTCATGCAGGGGACATCGCCAACCAGCCCAAGCGGCTTCTTCAAGCTGATCATCAGCTCAACGTTGGGCACTTCGTTTGCAAACGATGATGGCAACCCGGGTTGCAAGATCCTGACTGCATCTTTCGATCCCGATGACAAGAACTACTTTGCCAAGCTGCTGAACAGCAACCCGGACAGCCTCGTTGCATCGCAACACGTTCTTTACGCTGATTTCGCCGTTGATGATCAGATCGCTACGGCAAACATCGCGGGTGTCCTGATCGGCTCGACAAACAGCAGCCAGAACAACGCGGACCTCTCGTTCACGGGTGCCCCCTATAACGACAACACGACGTACCGGGCCTCGTACGGAGCGTTTGACGCCCGTTACCAGACCCCAACGACGACGAAGTTCATCAGCCAGCCCTTTGGCAAGGTGGAGTACGACCTGTTCCGTGTCGAAGCGCTCGATGACGGCCAGTACGCCAACAACCTCTTCAAGATCAGCATCGTCAACCTGCAAGCATCGACCGTTGACAGCTACAAGTACGGAACCTTTGCGTTGCAGGTCCGCAGCTGGGATGACACCGACATCAACCCGAACGTCCTGGAGCAGTTCAACAACCTGAGCCTTGACCCGACGGCTGCAAACTACATCGCTAACGTGATCGGCGATCGCAAGGTCTACTACAACTTTGATGCAACGATCAGCACCGAGCAACGTGTCGTGTCACGTGGCAAGTACCAGAACCAGTCTGCTTACATCCGCGTCATCCCAACTGACGCAGTTGACCAGGCTCGAGTGCCGCCGCAGTGCTTGCCCTTCGGTTTCCGCGGCGCGGCACTGTTGAAGACCAACGATAGCTTGACTGATGGTGCGTCAAACGGCGTCCTGTCGGCAGGTGCAAGCAACGCTCTCCAGGCAGCTTTCACTCGTCTGTATGGCGTGACCTCGGGCAGCGCAAACGCGTTGACTGGTTCGGTCTTGCCCCCAGTTCCGTTCCGCACCAAGGTGACCAAGGGAAACCGCCCGACGTCAACGTCCTGGTTCGGCAACCCCGCTCCCACCGAGATCTCTTACCCGCCGTTGTACTGGGGCGTCCAGTTCGAGCGTCTCGACATCCCACTCAACCCGAACGTTGAGACGGTGGCAAACAACTGCATCAGCTCTTACACCCAGTTCCTGGGTTGCTCTGGCTTGGACACGTTCGTCACCGGGGCAGGCGCAGACCAGTTCTGTGACAACAAGTTCACGCTGGCCAAGGTTGCTCTTTCGAACGACTTCACCGACGTCTTTGATGGGACGAGCCTCAGCGGCTTGACGGCGTCGATCGACGGTCACATGCGTGAAGCAGCTTACATCAGAAACGGCGTGCTGGATGGCGCGACGTACGTTTACATCGATCCGGTCGAGCTCAACAACCAGAAGACGGCAAGCCGGCGTGTCACCCTGGCAACCTTGCTCGCCAAGGGAACAGCACAGCAGTTCAACCGCTTTGCTCCTTACCTGAAGTTCTCGACCTTCTTGGCCGGCGGCTGGGACGGTGTCAACTTCTTGGATCCTGACGCTAGCCGCATGAACGACAAGTCAACGTCGTTCGATTCGAACCTGTTGGGTGATACTGGCGGTGCGTTCCCGGGCTTCATCCCGCCTGGGTTTGCTGCCAACATGAACGGAACGGGCCAGAGCAACTCCAACGTCTCCTCGTACGTCACGGCCCTCACCATCATGACTGACCCGATGCAGGTCAACCACAACATCCTGGCGATGCCGGGCATCCGAGAGCCCTTCCTGACGGATTACGCGGGAAGCCATGTCCGTGACTACGGCTTGGCCTTCTACGTCATGGACCTGGTAAACTATGACGAGCTACAGAACAGATTGTACTCGACCACCATCGGGGCAAACGGTAGCGCGGTCCGTGCAGACGTGGGTCAGACCAGCGTCGGTCTCAACACCCGTGCTATCGACAACAACTACATGGGAACCTACTTCCCGGATGTCTTCATCCAGGACGTGGTCAACAACCGTCGTGTCAAGGTGCCCGCTTCGATCGCAGCGTTGGGAGCCCTGGGCTTCAACGACAAGATCGGTTACCCATGGTTCGCTCCTGCGGGCTTCAACCGCGCAGCGCTCGACTTCGTTGTCAACGTGGGCGTGCGTCTCAACTCGAGCGACCGGGACACGCTGTACTCTAGCCGCATCAACCCGATCGCAACGTTCCCACGACAGGGATTCGTCATCTTCGGCCAGAAGACACTGCAAGCCAAGCCCTCGGCTCTTGACCGGGTCAACGTTAGGCGTCTGTTGCTGGAGGTCAAGCGCATCATCAGCAACATCGCTCTGCAACTGGAGTTCGAGCAGAACACGCCCGACACCCAGAACAAGTTCACTGCACAGGCAGTGTTGCAACTGGGACTGATCCAGACCCAGGCAGGCATCGAAGCCTTCCAGGTCATCTGCAACTCGACCAACAACTCGCAAGCTGACGTTGACCAGTACAAGATGAACGGTCGGATCGTCGTGGTCCCGACCCGCGTGGTTGAGTTCATCGCAGTTGACTTCATCATCACGAACAGCGGCGTCCAGTTCGTGTGAGTCACTCACAACGGGCCCTTTACATAGGGGCTCGTTGAGTTTCTCGGGCCGTTTTCTTTCGTGGGTCCATAAACGTGACGATCCGATACTTAGAGCGCAGAGGCACTAGATGTCACAGCTCAAGTTCGGCGCGCCAGGAGTATCGACGACAGAGATCGATCTCTCTCAACCGCTAGCGATCACCCCGACAGGCACCCCAGCAGGCGTTGTTGGCACTTCTTTGAAGGGCCCAGCATTCGTTCCTGTCACTGTTGGTCTGGTCAACGACTTCTATGGAAAGTTTGGTCAGACTGATGGCCGGAAGTTTGGCCCGCTTGCGGTGACAGAGTGGCTCCGCAACGCGCAAGCGCTGACCTACGTCAGGGTGCTCGGCGTTGGCCAGGGACAAGCACGGCAGGGTCTCGCTAGCCAACCCTCGGGTCCCAACAGTGCAACAGGTGGCGTGACAGGCGCAGGCTGGACAGTCGGCGAAAAGGAACCTGATCCCAACAACAATGGTCAGCTGAGCCCAAACCCTTATGCTAACCCGACGTCATCGACGGGAGCAACTCCCGTCCAACCAGGCCGGACCAGCTACCTGTCGGGTCGTACGTACTTCTTGGGCGCTTTCATGTCCGAGTCGGCCGGCTCAACGTTCTTCTCGTCTGCGGGCATCCAGACAACGTCAACGTCCGGTTCGTGTGTCCCGATCGTCCGCGGCATGATCATGGCCGCCTCAGGCGTCATCCTGACGCTGTCAGCTTCGTTCCCGCTCACGGGAGCGCAGACCAACGTTGCTCCGCCTGCAACTGCAGTAGCGACTGACAACAACGGTGCAAGCATCGGTGACGTGACGTTGTTCGCTGGGTCGATCGCCAAGCAAGACTTCGTCCTCTTCCTTAACGGTCTCATGGGAACGAACCCACTGTTCCCGAACGTGATCACCGCGTCGTTCGACATGACGTCGCCAAACTACTTTGCGAACGTCCTGAACACCAACCCTGACAACCTGCAACAGGCAGGTCACTACCTCTACAGCCACTATGATATCCACCCTGCGCAGGCAGTGGTCACCGGATCGGGTCTCGTCAGCTCCTCGTTCGGCGCCGGCGCAGCGTCTGCAAACGTTCCGGGCGCTGAGTTTGCAGCGTTCATCTTGACCAGCTCGTTGCAGTATGACAACGGTTCATCGACCGTCCCCGACTATGAGGACTTCCGTGACCGGTTTGAGCACGCAACGTCACCGTGGGTTGTCTCACAACCGTTCGGCGGCAAGCCCCACAACCTGTTCCGCGTCCACGCCCTTGATGACGGCTTCAACGTTAGCAGGCTTTACAAGATCAGCATCGAGAACATCGCGCTCTCGACCGATCCGTTGAACCAGTACGGCACCTTTGACCTGGTCGTCCGCCAGTGGGGTGACACCGACGGAGCACCCGTCTACCTCGAGCAGTTCCGCGGCCTGACGCTGAACCCAAGCGACTCACGGTACATCGCTGCTGTCATCGGTGACGCCCACGCGTTCTTTGACTTTGACCGTGGACCGACCGCACAGAAGCTGGTCGTTGATGGCCAGTACCCGAACGCTTCGAACTACATCCGCATCGAGATGGATACGTCAACTGACCTCGGCCAGGTCGATCCGACGGTGTTGCCTGTCGGTCTTCGTGGCATCCATCACTTGGTGACAGCTGGCGGTTGCCTGGCACAGCCTGCAAACTCGTTGATCAGCGGTAGCTCTAGCGAGATCGCGCTGAACAGCACCACCTGGGCAAGCCAAGTCATCGAGCCGCCGGTCCCGCTGCGGCAGAACATCACGCAGGGCTCTGGCGCCAAGCTGCAGGTCAACCCCTTGCTGTACTGGGGCATGCAGTTTGAGCACGTTGCTAGTGTGTCAACCCCGAACTTGAGCACGCTGGCAAACCAGTCAATGCATGCTTTTGCAAAGTTCTTGCCCGAGTTCCGCACCGATGCGCAGAACGTCCGCATTGGGTATGAGAACGGTGGCAAGCCCGGAGCACCCACCGTCAACGGCGCCATCATGGACGCCGACAGGTTCAACTTCAACGCCTTCAGCTTGCTGAACATCCAGGTCGTCACCAGCTCGGCTGGCATCGCCGACCCGACACAGTGGGTGAACGCAGTCTATGTCCGCAACGGGAACATTGCAACGAACAACTCCGCTGCAACCCGTGCGCTGTTGCCGAGCGACTTCGTCCAGGCCAACAGGCGCTTCCTCAAGTGGACGTTCATGGTCCAGGGAGGTTTCGATGGGACCAACCTGTTTGATCCCGACCAGCGCCAGCTGACGAACACCGCCGTTGAAGATGACATGAATGCATCGAACCGTGGTTTCAACCTCGGATCGACAGTGTCAGCTTACAACGCTGGCCTCAACATCATGAGCGACACCACGAACGTGGACATCATGTTGCTCGCCGTTCCCGGCATCAGGCACCCGGTCGTCACTGACGCAGCATTGGCGGCTTGTGAACAGCGCTTTGATTGCATGTTCTTGATGGACATCGACCAGTATGATAACAACGACCAGCTGGTCACCACCGACACGCAGCTGCCCAGCGTGACATACACGCTGCAGAACTTCCTGCTGCGGTCAGTGAACAGCAGCTTCGGTGCAGCGTACTTCCCAGACGTCGTGATGCCCGATCCGAACACGGGCAACAACGTCGTTGCTCCCCCGTCTGTCGCCGTCCTGGGCGCTCTCGCTCTCAACGACGCGGTCGGTCACCCATGGTTCGCTCCCGCAGGCTTCACTCGTGGTGCGTTGCAGACGACCCTCGAGGCTCGTGTCAAGCTGTCGAAGACCAACATGGACGCCCTTTACGACGCCAACGTCAACCCGTTGGTCGCCTTCCCGGGCAACGCTTCGGGCGGCACCAACCCGAAGGGTGGCGTGGTGGTCTGGGGACAGAAGACGCTCCAGCAAGCTGCTTCGGCCCTTGACCGTGTCAACGTGCGGCGCCTCCTGATCGAGATCCGTCGCCAGGTCCGTGACATTGCCAACACCATCCTGTTCGAGCAGAACCGTGACGCAACCCTGGCTCGGTTCTCTGCGGCGGTCACCCCCGTCTTGCAGAAGATCCAGGCCCAGGCTGGCCTGCAGCGTTTCAAGGTCGTCATCGACTCCTCGACAACGACGCAGCTCGACATCGAGAACAACACCATCCGCGGGAAGATCTTCGTCCAGCCCACCAAGTCGCTCGAGTACGTCTCGTTGGACTTCGTTGTGACGAACAACATCTCGCAACAGGGGTGATTTAGGGTAGCTTCATGAAGGTGACAAAGAACCAGCTCCGAAGCATCATCCGCGAAGCTGTCCGGCGTAAGCTGGACCTTGGCGAAGACGTGCCCGTTTACCGTGAGCCCGTGCAGATCAGCGGGCCCATCGTAACGCTAGAACAGTTGCAACAGATCGTTGATGAAGAATATGATGATGCGCTCATTGAGCACAGCGTCATGAATGAGGACCTGTTCAACTACTCCGGCAGCGAGAAGAAGATCAGCAAGGGTAACCCTCGCCTAGAAAAGGTCGGCAAGACGGTCGGGATGCTGAAGGCTTCTGTCGAACGTCTCGAGAACGCCGTCAGCATCGGCGACGAAGACAGTGCTGCCAACTATTTGAAACGAATCAAGCAATTTGTCCAGACCGCCGAGGCGGCGATGTACGGACAGAACTGATCCCGCAAGGGGCAGCGAACTCGCAAGGCCGATAGTTACGATCGAACCCGGTGACAGGAGAGAAAAATGGCTGAGACACTCGACGTAACGTCGATGCTTCCAAACAAGTTTGAACCCAAGCGGAAGAACCGTTGGGTGCTCATGATCGAGGGAATCGACGCCTACATCATGAAGACCACTGCACGCCCGACCGTGACCACGGAAGAGGTCGAGGTGCCGTTCATCAACTTCCGTCGTTACCTTGCGGGATTGACGAAGTTCAATACCCTGGCTGTGACGCTCTATGACCCGATCGCTCCCTCGGGCGCGCAGCAGGTCATGGAGTGGATCCGCCTGACCCTGGAGACTGTCTCGGGCCGCGCTGGCTACGCTGACTTCTACAAGCGTGACATCCAGCTGAAGCTGCTTGACCCGGTCGGCACCGTTGTCGAGCTCTGGGACATCAAGGGCGCCTGGATAACCGAAGCTAACTTCGGCGAGCTCACCTATGAAGACGGTACCCTGGCTGAGATCAGCCTGACGCTGCGCTTCGACAACGCCGTTCTGCAGTTCTGATTCCTGGCACTCCGGCCAGGTGCGGGCGCCGCTGGTTCTCCTGTCACCGGTAGACAGCGGCGGTCCTGCCTCCAAGTCCCGGCTCGTCTGAAACGATGCCCGGGGCTTGTCGTTTCTGACACACGCGATACATATGAGCATGCAGCTGACCCTCGCAGAGCTGAAGTCCGTGATCCGGGAAGCTGTCGGTGACAGGGGCTATCCCGGAGACAAGGTCCACATGATCTGTTATGTTCTGTGGCATGCTGGGCGTCCGCTGACCCGTCCCGAGGTGATGCAGCAAGTTCATAGCCTTGAAGGCAAGGATCCCGTTAGCTTCAAGCCAACGAGCAACGTTTCGTACTGGGCCCCTGCAACGAGAATGAAGATGCAGTGGCAACGTAACGAACACGGCCAACTCGTCCAAGACCCGGAGACCCCGGGTCGTTTCCTTGGGAACTATGAAGAAGTCCCAAACGATGTGACGGGACCGTTGGCCCAGGGCGTCCTGGTTCGAGGCTTGGTCAAGGACGTAGGCAAACGGGGGAACTCGCTGCTCTACACGGTGACCGAGAAAGTCGAACAGTTCGCTAAAGAAGCTGATGAATGGATGAAATCTCGTCCTGACCTGTTTCCACCCGCAGCTGACTGATGTAGGGTGTAGACCGATGGCCTCGTGGCTCCGTGATGGCAAGCAGCCCCCACAGGTTGTCCTCGAAATAATCGAGCGTTACCTCCATAGGGTTGCCCGCCCTATGTACTTGGGAGCCATCTCGCTGTACGTTGGGTGGTCGTTGGCTCGGACGCAGGAGATGCTCGAGACAATGCAGGAACGTGGGCTCGTCGTCCCACTGGATGCAAACGGGCTGAAAGCACACGGCTTTCGTGACGAAGATATCGTATGGCATCTCGTTGCGAAGCCAACTCCTGCAAAAGCGCACTGGTGAGTGATACAGTCAGAGCATGAAGCTCGGGTGGGACCAGCTCGAGGCGATGCTTGAGAAGCTCACTGACGACTTTTTGCATCATCGAATTGACGATTCTGAGTATGTCAACGAGTGGAACGAGCTGATCGAGTTCGCTGGGTGGACTTGGGAAGAGTTCGCGACCGAGGTTGAGAAGCGATGGACGCCGCAGAAGAGAGCTGAGAGCCCGCTGTTCAAGTGCTGAAAACGGCTCGGGAATCGTAGCAACCCTTACATTTACGCTCGAGGTGGCAGGAGTAATTTCTGAACACTAGGAGCGAACATGTCTGAGGAACGCGAGCAGCGTAACCAAGTCTTTTCTGCATCAACACAAGCACCGCCCCCGGGCGCAGTCCAAGCGGGCGTCCAGGCTCTCTCGCAGGCTGAGAAGTTCAAGGCGGACTTCGGCATCGAGATCCCGGTTGAGACGGTCCCGTTGCCGTCTGCAGGCCGCGTCTACCCGCCCAACCACCCGCTACACGGCGTTGAGCTCGTTGAGATCCGGGCTGGTACCGCTCGTGAAGAAGACATCTTGACGAGCCGAGCCCTCCTGAAGAAGGGGACGGTCATCACCGAGCTGATCAAGTCGTGCCTTGTCAACAAAGCGATCGATCCGATTGACATGGTCATCGGCGATCGCTATGCGTTGATGGTCGCGATCCGCATCACCATGTACGGCGCTGATTATGACGCGGAGCTCGAGTGCGGTGAGTGCGAGACGAAGGGACCCAGAGCGTTCAACCTCGCCCAGCTGCCGATCAAGCGACTGAGCATCGCCCCCGTGCAAGAGGGGATGAACCTGTTTGAGTTCCAGCTGCCCATGAGCAAGAAGACCGTCCGCTTCAAGTTCTTGACGGGCCGTGACGAAGAGCAGATCACTGCCTTGCAGGAGAAGCAGAAGAAGCTGGCGCTGTCTCAGAACGAGACGTCAGTGACATCAAACCTGCTTCACTGCATCCAGTCTGTCGATAACATCGAAGACCGAGCCAAGATCGCGGCGTTCGTCCGCATGATGCCCGCTCGTGACTCTCTGGCTTTGCGAAACTACATTCGTGACAATGAGCCAGGAATGATCATGCGCCAGGAAGTGACGTGTGCGTCTTGTGGTCACGAAGAGGAGGTCTCGATGCCAATCGGGGTCAACTTTCTTTGGCCTGCAGCCCAGCGATAAAGAACAGCTGATCTGGGAGCCGTGCTTCCTGTTGGTCTACTACGGTGGGATGACAGCGGGGGAGGCGTACAACCTCCCCGTGCCCATCAAACGGTGGTGGATCGAGAGGATCGTCACCGAACTGAACAAGAGCAACCCGAACGATCCGAATGGGAGCTCATCACAGTCACGAGCACTTCACCAGAACGCTCCTGATGTCAGGACAATGCAGGGCAGGATGCGAAGCCAGTCCCCGAGTCGCCTCAGGCGGTTCCAGTGAGGCCTATTTAGGGTCATGGACGGCGTTGACACCAAGGTTTCGATAAACGAGCTAAAGCTCAACTTGCTCGGGAAGATCTTTTTCACTGCAGCAGCGGCTTGGTTGGTCGGCAGGGCCATAAACCTGAAGATCAGGGGAACTCCCGCGGAAGTGCAAGCCGTCAGTAGCGCATTGATGGCATCTCGACGTTTCCAGCAGGAACTCAACAGGTCTGGTGCGACAGTTGAGACAGTGATGCAAAAGCTCAACCTGAAACACGCGAGCGCCCGGGAGTTCGAGCGGATCTTGGGCGTCCCGTGGCCCCTGTGAGATAAGTTTCTGCAGGGTGGGTGACGCGTGCCTTCAAAAGACGAGCTCTCAGAACAGTTAGCGCTGACGACCAAGCTGGCCGCCCAGGTCGAGCGCATGGCTGCCGCTGCGGAGAAGCTCGAGGGATCGTACACCGCTCAATCAGCAACGCTCGGACAGCTGGCTCAAGCCCTGTCACAGCTCAACGTCCAGGGAAGCGTTCAGGGAGTACAGGCGCTAGCTGATGCGCTGAAAAAAGTGAAGGGCGGGCTTGATGATACCAGCCGTACGGGTGAGTCAGTTTTCAAGAAGCTGGGCAAGAAAGTTGAGGAGTCTAGCAAGCAGTTCCACGACAAGTTTCCCAAGTCGGTTGGCATAGCGACTGGCGCAATCTCGGGCTTGTCGCAGGGCTTGAGCAACATCATCGCGGTGGGCAAGGGTGTCGGCGGCTTTGTGACCAGCTTCATATCAGGGCTTGGGAACATTACCGCATCGATCTTGGCGATCCCAATCAAGATCTTTAGCGGGCTCATTGATATGGCAGCCCAGAGCGCTGGGGGTAGCAACGAGCTGATGCAAGCCCTTGAAGACTTGCGTAAGGAGTTCGGAGCTTTCTACGGACCGACCAACAAAGCGATCATTGACACGTCAAAGTCGATGACTGGGTTCAAAGATACCGGGCTGTCAACCTGGCGCGTCTTTGGTAACATGGCAGACCGCTTGAAGTACATCGGTGAGCTAGCCAAAGACATGGGAGGCTCCTTCTCCAAGCTGCGTGCCGAGATGGAGAACAACGGTGGCGCGATCCTCGGTTACCAGAAGGGCTTGGGCCTGGCCGGCGAGGAGATGAAGGCCGTCACCATGCGCAGCACTGCGATGGGGACCAAGACGGAGAAGAACCTCCGTGACATGACGAAGTACTCTTATGAGCTTGGCGATGCGTTTAGCTTGGATGCTAAGCTGATCTCAAGGGACATGGGCAAAGCGTTGGGCGATGTTGCTCACTTTGGTGGTGCAACCGTCAAGCAGATCGCTGAAGCGTCAACGTACGCTCGCAAGCTAGGGTTTGAGCTGAAAGACATCACGGGAACGCTTGACGCTTTTGACACCTTTGACACCGCCGCAGAGAATGCCGCCAAGCTGTCACAAGCGATGGGTGTCCAGGTCGATGCTTTTGAGATGATGTCGGCGCAGTCGCCAGCTGAACAGCTCGACATGTTGCGCAAGAGCTTTGCTAAGGCGGGGGTGGATGCCAGCCAGTTCAACCGCGCGCAGTTGAAGCTGGTGGCGTCAACAACGGGCCTTGATGAAGCAACGGTGCAATCAGCTCTTTCTCTCAAGAATCAGGGGCTCTCGATGGACCAAGTCCAGAAGAAGAGCGTCATGGCTGAGAAGAAGACGTTGACCCAGGCTGAAGCGATGAGCAAGCTTGCCGACGCCATCGAGCGCATGGTCTTCTCGGGCGGTGGCATGGAGGGCGGCTTCTGGAAGATGTTCGTCGCGGGCATCGGACGTGGCATCATGTCAAGCCAGGAATTTGTGGGCTTGATGTACAAGATTCGCATCGCTTTGCGTCAGGTCATGTACATCGGTGTTGACCTGGGACGTGCATTGGTGAAGATAGTCCCGGGTTTCCAAGAGGTTGGCAAAGCTCTTAATGAGATGTTTGACCCAAAGAAGATCACGTCGCTCTTCAAGGGCGTGAGCGAGGCTATCGAAAAGTTCTTGGGCAAGCCTGGCATGGATCCAAAGAACCCATCAAAGGGTTCCATCCCTGACTTGGTGATGAACCTGAAGAAAACGTTCCAAAACTTCTTTGACATTGAAAAGCCCGGTGCCAAGAAGCTGGTTAGCGGTTTCAAGACGTTCTTCAAGTTCCTCAGCACCACCGCTGCAGCTGGCATCAAGTACCTCGCTGATGAGATTGCAACGGGGGCCCGAGAGATCGTCAAGATGCTGACGACACCGGGAGGCTTGTCGGCTTATGCCCAGGGAGCCGGTGCGACGGCAAAGGGAGGCTTGGGCTTCCTTCAGGAGGTCATCACCCCGTTGGTCGATGCTTTGAAGCATGCATGGACAGTGCTCGCTCCCGCTTTGGAATCGCTTGTCAAGACAATGGGACGGTTGTTTGTCCAGTTCATGAAAAAGCACCAAAAGGAGATCGCTACGATAGCGAAACCCGTGCTTGGTGCTCTCGCAGCGATGCTGTTTGGTCCTGCGTTTGGTCGTGGCATCCTGGGCGCATTGGGAACAACGATACTGAAAAACGTGATCCCAAGCTTGACAAAGACTGTCATCCAGAAGGCTGGAGCATCGCTTGCTAAGTCAACAGCCGGCGAAGGGTTGATGAAGGGCGTCTCCAAGTTTGCTGGTCCTGCTGCGTTCGTTGCAGCTGCCGCTGCGGTGGGCAGTGGCGTTGCCAAGTACACCAAAGACGTGACGTCAACTCTTGATCGGTCCTCGGCCGTCATCGCGGCGGGCACCACGGGGTTGATCGATGCTCTGACATTGGGCTTGTTGCCCGATGACCTGCAGACGACGATCGCAAACGTGCTAGCCAAGGTCGTTGATACGCTCTTCAAGAGCATCAACTCAGCATTTGGGACTGGGTTCGGTAACTCTCTCAAGAAAGCTCTTGCGGGAGCTTTTGAGGTCTTTGGTTCTGTGTGGACGGTCTTGACAAACCTGTTCACGGGCGACCAAGCTTCGATCAACCAATCGATGAAAGACCTAGGGTTGTCGGTGTTGAGGTTGTTGGTCGGTGCGGTGAACCTCGTTTTCATCCAGTTGCCCATCGTGTTGGGCAAACTAGGCATCCAGCTGTTCACGATGATCGAAAACGTTGTCCTGGGATTGGTGGGATCGCTAGCCAGCTCAATGGCTTCGGGTCTGGACAAGGTCTTTGGTACGGACTTTGCTAAGAAGATCGATGGGTTCACTGACAGCATCAAGAAGACCATCGATCAGAAGTCTGACCAGATGACGAAGGGCATGTCTGACGTGTCAGCGGCATTCTCACAAGCGTCTGATGAGATCCAAGACAAGTACCTTAGGTCGGAGAAAGACAAAGCGTCAGAAGCAGCTCGTAAAGCCGCAGCGATGACCAAGACAACGACCGATGCTACCGCCGATGCCGCACGAGACGCTGCCGCAAGCACGACCAGCGTCATCTCACAAGTGTCTGAAAACATCAGCGCAGTGAAAGATGTCCAGAAGCAGCTTGATGACAAGAACTTTGACATCGCTGGGACGCTTCAGACGATCAAGGACAAGCTATCAAAAGTCGATTTCAATGTCATCAATGATGACCAGATCGCTTCACTCACCAAGCTAACCGGCAACTCCAAGTTGATCAGCGATACGCTGCAAGGTTTCGAACAGAACATGAGCGCGCTCGGTTCAACGTTGAGGGGTGATGGCAAGGGTGGCGTGACAGGCGCGCTTGTCGCCATCAGCGAGATGGTCAAGGCGAGCAATGATCTTGACACAGCGCTACAGGGTCTCAACAAGGACTTTGACGTCAAAGCCAAGCTGGACCAGGTCGCTAAGACAGTCGGTCTGGGAGGCAAGGTCAACTACCAAGTCAACCCAAGCAGAAACGTCCAGCTCAACATCAACCTGGAGGTGACGATGGACGTCGACAAGGTGGAAAAGGTCATGATCCTCCGTGCTGGATCGATCGTTCGAGATCGTATTGACTTTGCAACGTCACATCCAGACCAGAAAGCATCCAACCCGTTGAGCGGTTACACCCCGTCTGACAACGTTCCGGGCCCGAACCCAGTAGGCGCCGGTTGATAGGATCGTGACATGAAAACGAGGGACGAGTTTCTCAAGCGCTTGAGAGAAGACCCGGCATACCGCGAAGCCTTGGGCCGTGCCCAGAACGCTGGCGAACGAAAAACCATCCAAAAGCTCGTGGAGGGCTTTGTGGCCCCGTTTGCTGACATCTTGGGTCCCGCCATCGAACGGGCAGAAAACGACCCCGAGTTCGCTGCTAAACTTGGCCAGGCATTGGTTGAGAAGCAGAGCGTACTTAGCAACCAGAGCCAGACACCGACCTCTGGTTCTATTGCCTGAAGCCCATGGCCGACCCTGGAAAGAATCTCAACACTGGCGACAATGGTTTCCCCCTCAACGGGAGAAAACAAACGTATGACGTTGGCGTGCCCGATGCAAAGGCACAGATCAACGGGCAGCCGGGCTACGGTTCTTACACCAAGGGCGTCGATGTCAGCGATGGTTACCAGGATTCGTCTGGGAAGCCGAAGGACCTCTCAACCCCGACAAAGACAACGCTAGCCCAGTACCTCAGCAAGCTGACGATGGGCCAGGAGGGGGCTGACCCGACCAACGCACCGCCCGTAGGTAACAAGTACCCAGTGGGCGACGGGACCGCGACGTTGAACACGGTGTCAACCACAGACTCCAAGGGCTTTCCTGCCCCACTAGAGCTACCTCCCCAGAACCCAGCCACCTTTGCGGGCGGTGCAGAGAAGCAGGTCGATTACCCAACCCAGCAGTTTACGTCGATCCAACAGCTAGTCAAGAAGGGACTGTCTAGCGCTAACGCTACTGATGGCAATGATCTGTTGCCTGGTGTGACAGGGACGAGCACTTACGTTGCGACTGACCCGACAAGCTTGGTGGGTGATGCTCCGCAGCTAAAGCAGACATCGATCCCGGGCCGCACCGACACAAGCGCCAAGATCATCAACCCATACACGTCAGCAGTGCTGTCTAACAACCGTTTCACGAGCGCGCATGCAGCGTTTGCTCAGGTTGCTGACGTTACTGATCCGGGTAACGGTTACGATCCTGCCTTGTCAGTGCAGAGCAAGCTGGGCGAGTGGGATCCTAGTGCAAAGTCGTATACGACCGGGCGTCTAGCGACGATCGGTCCGCTATTGGGGCTCCGTGCGACCACGACATTGGGCGCGACATCAGCGGGTGCTGATCCGAACTCGGGCGGCATGGAGGCAGCTGCGTTGTTGCCGGGATTGGCTCAGCTCGGGACGGCAACGATCGACCAACATGTCTTGCAAGCCAAAGACATCCTCAATTCGTTGACAAATGACGAAGTGCCAAGCTCCAACGTCATCAGCCCGGGATCGCAATCATGGGGCCAGCTCAATGACACAAACGATCCATATGATGGCACGAACGCTTTGGGCATGGTGACGCTGACATTAGCATTGGTTGCTGGAGTTCAGGTCGTCATCGGTGCTTTGGGCATCTTGATGGGCTTGGTGACCCCGCAAACGAAAGTAGCCCAACGTGACAGCGTCGGTCGCTATGCTGTGGGTCAGTATTTCCCAGCTAGCAAGCCACCCAATGCAGTGTCCGGTGGTGGGCCGTTGGGGGCGATCAGCGCGTTGGCGTCTTTGAACTTCGGCGCCCTGTTGGGCATAAACCCGACCGTATTTCCGCTGTCACAAGCGATGAACTCGGGCTTGGCTGCATTCTATGGCTTGCCACAACCTTCCGGCGGGATCAGCCTCAGTTTGAGCCTGAGCACCGCGACCGACTCTCCAGGTTTTTTGGTCAACGTTTCTCGTTCGATCATCAGGGGGTTTGTCGTCATCAGCAAGTCTCTGTCAAAGATCGGCGGCAACCCGATGAATGTCATCAACTCGGTCTTGTCGATGATCGACACCATCCGCGGTTCAAAAGTTGTTGCCGCGATCAACGTGTGGGCAACGCTGGGCGATCAGATCTTGACGTTGCCATCTAGCGACACAGACTCCACAGCGGTGGGCGGGACCAAGATCAGCACCATGGACCAGCTAGACGATAACCTGACCCACGCGGCAGGCAAGTCTAGGTTGCAGAACAGCCTCAAGCTGGCTTGGGCATCCAACCGAGCACCTGCACAGGTCCTGTTACCCAGCACCATCATCGCCGCCAGTGCCGGGATCACTGGTCTGGGTCAGTTTGATCCGATCATTGGCATCAAACATGATCCTCTGTCAAATGTGACCGCTAAGGTCGTTGACAGCTCACAAGGCCTGGCTCGGATCGATTCTGCAACGGCGCAAGCGTTCGAAGCCACGTTGGACTCCGAGTACGTGCCGTTCTATTTCCACGACTTGCGGACGAATGAAATGGTGGCATTCCATGCATTCCTTGCGTCACTGACCGATGATTTCTCAGCGGCGTATGAAAAGACAGAGGGTTATGGACGCGTTGAGCCCGTCCGGGTCTACAAGTCAACGGAGAGAAGGATAGGCTTGTCTTTCTTCATCGCAGCGACCAGCGAGCCCGATTTTGATGACATGTGGGTAAAGATCAACAAGCTCATCACCCTGGTTTACCCGCAGTACACCCAGGGCGTGCAGCTGTCTTCTCCCGACGGGAATTACGTTTTCACGCAGCCGTTCAGCCAGTTGATTGGCGCCTCACCGCTGATCCGGATCAGGTTGGGTAACCTGCTTCATGGAAATTACAGCCAGTTCGCTCTTGCTCGTCTGTTTGGGATGGGAAACAACAACTTCAAGGTGAACAGCTACCAGAGCACTGCAACAATTGACCAGGGTATCATTGACAAGCTACCGACTCTCATCGCAACGGCTCTTGCAAACCCTGACGGGACCAACGATTATTACATTGCGCCTGGCACATATGCTCTTGCTTCCAACAATGGTGGGATCAGCCTTGGTGCCGGCGCTCTGGGTGGCGCTCTGGGCGGGTCAAGCAACGCTCCGCAGTTTGCACCCACGTTTGAACCCCAAAAAGCTCACATCCCTCACTTGTTCACAGTGACAGCGATGAAATCAACCGCAGCAGCGCAGGGAATCAACCCACCTGGTTATCCAGCACCGTTAGTCTGCCAAGTCAAGGTGAATGATGACCCACAGTTCCAGCTGGCGTATGCTAAGGCAATCCAAGCCGCTCAAGGAGAGTACGCAAACACTGACAAACTGATTCGCAATGTCATCGGTGGGCAATACATCATCCCACCCAATGCTTTGACTCCAACGTCCAAGACGCGACAGAACATCATCGCAAAACAAGCTCCTGGATCACAGACAGGCGCCGATGACCTGACAAACTTCCTGTCTCCCGCCAGTAATGCGATTGCTAAGTCGTTTGCTGATACTGGTGGAAAGGGTCTAGCTGGTTTCATCGAGACGATGAGTTTTGACTGGTATGACAAGGTGACGTGGGAGCTTCACACGGGTCGCGTTGCACCAAAACTGTGCAAAGTCACTTTGAACTTTTCACCCGTTCATGACATCAGCCCGGGTCTTGATCACTTTGGTTACAACCGCGCACCAGTCTACCCGGTTGGTCCAATGGCTCCTGGTTTTATCCCTCCGACGAACCAATGAGGTGATCGATGCCGTCTAGCAGATACACTCGAACGCCCATCCTCGCCTACGGACAGCAATATGGGACAGGCCGTGCTGCAGAAGCTATCCGCGCTGGGATCAAGAGCGGTTTGATCCAGTCAAACCAGATCGTTCTTCGTGGTCGTGAACGCCTAGACACCATGGCAGGTGTGATCTACGGTGACGCACGGTACTGGTGGGTCTTGGCGGCAGCGAGTAACATCGGTTGGGGGCTTCAAGTGCCCCCAGGAACGCTTCTGACGGTACCTAACCTGGTACAGGTCGCTGCATTGGTGACCTGATGGCTGACTTCACCACCATCGAAGGGATCTTAAACTCATTTACGCCCAGCGACATGCTTGGGACGGTGACGCCGAGCCTCGGGCAAGATCCCAACACCCAAAACCAAGACGTGTTCAAGCAACTGTTACAAGTCCTTGAGAACAGCGGTCGTGGCGTGTACAGCACTGCTGACATCATCGCGCAGATCGGTGCTTTGGGAACAAAATCAAGCGCGGAAGTCTTGTCTGATTACCTGTCGTTTTATTCTACGCAAGGACCCATCCCCAACCTGGGAACCAGCTCGGACCAAGACAGCTACGTTGACTCGCAGGGCGCGACGGCAAAGCTGGGCAATGCATTGCAACAGATCATCGGCGCTGATTTCCCATTACCCACGGGTGGGTCCGTGTCGCTTGACGTTGCACTGATCTGCAGCCGCACGCCGTTCTTTAGCCCACAAACGAGGAACTGCCATCGTGCTGAACCGTTCCTCAACAACATGCCAAACACTGTCTTGGCACAGCTAGTCCCGTTCCTACAAGCTGAGTTCATGATATCACGTCCTGCTCGGGTCACCAACCAGCTCCAGACTGCTGGACTGTTGAAGTTCCTGATCGGAGCTGTTGATACCAGCAACGCGGCTAACCCCAAGACGGCGAACGATGCTATGATAGGTGCTCACCTTCTTGGTGCGACAAACCCGTCCGGAAACCAACCCGGTTCACCTGAAGTCGATTTTGCTGGGATGGAGATGTTCACATCTCCCCAGACGCTCTACAACCCATCACCCAATACTGTTGGGAAAGCTACTGGGGGTGCTCGTTACGCTGATGTGCTCGATCCGACTCGGCCGTTTGCTACGCTAGAACACGCGACAATCAACATCGTTCCAGCTGGTGCAGGTTTCTACACCTACAAGAAGGCAACATTGCAGATCAAGATCCATGATCGGTCACGTCTGAGTGAGATCAGCGACCTGATCAGACCCAGGGTTTACACTGGTGTTACTGTCTGGCTGACATATGGGTGGCGAGCTCCGGTGAGGAGCGATCCCAAAGATAACCCATACTTTGAGTACATCAACAACAACATGTTGATGCGAGAAGCCTATGGGATCGTCAACAGCAATTTTTCGTTTGACAACGTGGGCCAGGTCACTCTGACGTTGGAGCTGTTCACCAAAGGTGTCAACGAGATGCGTCAATCAAAGATCGCTGACAACAATAACGACCAAACGTTTTTGCTCAAGTCAGCGAGACAGGTTGGCGAGCAGATCGCAGAGCTGTTCGTTGCAACGGGATTAGACCCGTCAGGCAACGGTGGCGTGGGAGCGGGCCTTAACCATGACAGCCGTGCTTACATGGTCCTTGATGCGATGGAACAGGGCCAACGTCCCAACCTGTCAAAGAACGCTTTGGACGCAGCGATCATACAGCTAGCTACGATCCTATCGAAGACACCTGGTGTTGACCAGGGTAAAGCTACGCAGCTGATCACGACGATGCAACAGTATGCGAAGAACTATGCGTCAGTTGACCCATCAACAAAGTTTGCTTACAACCCCACGAACGTCGATAACACGGTCAACAAGATGTTTGAGGAGGTCTACACGGGACCCGATCCGTTCTTGCCCACCCTGAAAAAGCAATCGACGATTGATGGATCAAGCGACTTGAAAAAAGCTCTAGATGCGTGGGTTACTGCGCCCAAGAATTCCAACCAGACACTCAGGAAGGGCGTTGTTTCATTTGGAAAGCTGTTTTCGGTGTTTGCGGGTCGTAACTTGACAAGCGCAGCACAGCTCGGGAGCCATGACGAGCTCCAGATCTTCTTTTACCAAATGAATGAACAGTGTGGGCCTGTTTCTAGCACATCGATTGCTTCGTTCCCAATTGACATGGGCATGTTTGCTGACCAATACCGAGAGAATGTGATCAGGACTGGCGGACAGAACATGACCCTGGAAGATTTCTTGGGTTTGGTCATCAACGCTCAGTTCCTCGACCCCCGCAACCTCGGGTATGGCATGAAGGGTGCTTACCAGCCCTACGACTCTAACAACCCTGAAGCTAGAGTCAAGGACAGACAGGGTGACAGCCCGTCTGAGCTGGACAAGTGGCAGCTGAAATACGGGACGTTCAAGCAACCGATGATCGAGATGTACATCGAGTGTGCACACCAGCGACCGGGTGATAACACGGGCACCCAAAACGACATCTTGCAGTTGATCGGTTACTCGGCCAAGAACACTGCGATCGAAGCCAACAAGGGGCCGAACGCTGCGGGTGTCAAGCGCATCATGCGCATTCACATCTATGACAAGCAGCTGAACCCATACAAGGGCGCGGCGACGCTGTTACGTGACAGCGCCAACCGGGACTTCATCCAGGTGGCCTCCCCCGCGGCAAACAAGCAGCTGTCACCGTCTGACGGCCAGCAGATCCAGAAGTTTGCGCAAGCGTATGCGCAAGCAGCGCCGGGTAGCCAGGTGACACAGGATCCCAAAACGAACGCCAGCATCATCGCCCAACCCGCGAGCTACCAGCAAGCAAAAGACCTGGTCTCAAAGATGGTGCCGACCATCAGGTTCGGTGCGAACGGAACGACCATCGTCTCCGCCGCCCTAGCATCCAAAGCGGACCCCCGGGTGTCTTCTGTCCAGATGCAACGGACGATGAACATCAGGAACGATGCTCATCCCGCTGGCGGTGGCGAACGTGGCTTTCCAGTCCGCGTTATCCCAGCGATGCTCAACATGACAACGATCGGAAACCCGCTCGCGACCATGGCCCAGATGTACTTCATTGATTTTCAGACGGGCACGACGCTTGACAACATCTACATCGTCACGGGCCTGTCGCACACGATCGGGCCGGGTAAGTACGAGACAACGTGGCAGTTCGGTTACGCTGACGCGTACGGTGTCTGGGAGGGTGCCCAGCAGATCGACCAGTGGGTCGCTAGCTTGTCAGCCAAAGTTCCCGGCCAGAAGGGATGATGTAGACTCCGGGGTCATTGCAATACAATGATCTCGTGTCTCGTCTGTGCATTGACAGCTGTCTCCTCGGAACTGACAATCACTTGGTTGTTGGCGACGGGACGTTTGAGTGGTCGAACACGATCCCACCCGAGATGTGGTGGTTGAACGGTCACATCAAAGACGAGAGCGACTGGTGCTTTGACACGGTGCTAAAACTGGGTGGGAACAAGCTCGATGTCTCGCCTCCCAAGCGATTTGTCAACGTGATGTCGCAGCTGTCTGGTTCACTGGCAAACACGCCGGTACCCTGGCAAAAGGTGATGCCTGTTGCTGAACACCGTGCCTTCGTGAAAGGGCTGGTCGATGCCGCGATGGTTGCCATGGCTTCGGCTCCCACGAATTATTACAGGACAGTGTGGGGGCCGGGAAACCGTGTCTTCCGCAGCCTCAGGCCCATGGCCATCGACGGAGAGCGTTGGCGTGACCTCGTTTTGGCAGGCGAGGGAAACGTGCCCGCGATCAAATCGTTCCAGCCTGACGCCAATGGTTTTGCTCAACCCATCTGTTACAACAGGTTTGGCACCCTAACAGGACGCCTGATCGTTGACAGCGGTCCGCAGATCTTGACGATCAAGAAAGAGCATCGTAATCTGATCAAGTCTCGACACGGTGACAGGGGCCGGATTTTTGCTCTGGATTTTGCGGCGCTTGAGGTCCGTGTCCTGTTGTATGAGTTCGGCCGCAGGTGTGAAGAAGTTGACCTGTACGGGATGATGGCACGTGAACTGAACCGTGAACGCAAGGTCGTCAAGGGCGCCGTCATCGCGATGTTATATGGGATGACCGACTATGTCTTGGGAAAGCACTTGGGAATGGAGGGAAAGGAACTCAAGGCATTCCTCAAACAGGTGAAGCTGTACTTTCGTACCAACGATCTCCTGAAGAGGATCAAGGCCCAGTTCGTATCGACGGGTTACCTAGAGAACCGATACGGACGCCGGGTGCTCGTTGACGAACCGCTGGACAACATTCTGATAAATTACTACGCTCAATCGACGGGAGTTGATGTCACCCTGTTGGGGTTTGCTCAAGTGATCGAACAGCTGGAACACGCTGCGCCCCAGACATGTGCGATTGGGACATTGCACGATGCTCTGTTCCTTGACGTACACTTGGATGAAGAGCCCGAGGTCAGAAAGATCACAGACGTTAAGGTCACGGGTTACGTGCAGAAGTTCCCTCTGAGACTCGAACCCGTGTGTTGAACAAGCTAAGATTGTGCTTGTAAGATTACAGCATGTCGTTGACACCTGAAGAGATCGAGCAGAACTGGAAAAAGTTTCGTGGGTTGTGTGACAAATGCCCAACCCGTGGGCAAGCGTTGTCCGAGATGCTCGATGATCTCGACGAACGATTGTGCCTAGCTCCAGCTTCGGCAAAGGTCGATTATCACGGAGCATTCCCGGGTGGGCTGGTCGATCACAGCCTCCGGGTGCTCAACAACCTCGTTGTTCTCAATAACGGGTACGGCTGGAAACTGAACAAAGAAGCGATGATCATCGCGGCGCTCTTCCATGACATCGGCAAGGTTGGCATGCCGGGAAAGGGCAGTGAGAACGATTTCTACATCCCGCAGACAGACGCTTGGCGCGCTGAAAAGCTGGGTGAAGAGTACAAGTACAACGATGAGCTCCCTTACTTCTCGACTCCCGATCGCTCGTTGTTCCTGATGCAGCACTACGGCATCCAACTGACTGTTGATGAGTTCCTGGCCATCAAGCTCAACGACGGGTTCAAGCCCGAAGAAAACAAAAAATATTGTCTGAAGATCAGGCCCCTTGTCTACGGTGTTCAGACTGCTGACTACATCTCGACGATGGAAGAGAAACCGGGAATCATCTGGCCCGTGGAATGAACTTCGCTGGGCACACTTGCCAGCCCTGGAACACCATCGAAGGCCTGGCCTCGCGTAACAACTGCTTGGCGTGCAAAGCTCAGGCGAACGTCAAGTGTACGTGTCCCGACTACTGGTTCCCGCCTGACCGCCGTGAGCAGAACCGAAAATTGCCCCACGGGTACGGCCGCATGTTGGCCCACCACAGCAGCTGCGCGAAGGCAAAAACCTGAGGCAAGACCATCCGGACCGCCTATTTAGATCATGAGCTCTAAACTGCTCATGCGTTATATTAGGCAAGTGGTCGAAGGTCACCTGGCAAGGGTTCCAAACCAGCTCGTGTCGGACGGAAGTCACGAAGGCGAAACGGAAGAGGCAACTGAGGAGATGGACGAGTTCGCAGCGGTTGGCGGCGGTATCGCAGGATACACGGCACCTCTCGGCATGGACCCAGATCGTCTCGGTAGGAAAAAGAACAAGCCTCGTAGGAAATGAACTTCGGCAGCGCGGATCTTTCTGCGCTGCCGCTTGAACTTAAGCGGCTTAGAGAATGTAAGATCAGCTTCACCTGCAATCCTGCAGGTTACGTTGATCGAACGTAGGAAAAAGGAAATCGGAGAAGAACATGTCAGTCAATCTAGAGGCAATTCGTAAGCGCGTCCAGGAACTCAACGGACAGCGCAAGAACTCGAATGTCCAGCTGTGGAAGCCCGAAGCGGGCCAGTACAAGGTGCGTTGCGTCCCCTGGCCGTCAGCGGTCCTTCAGGACGACGGCACGCCGTTCGTCGAGCGTCGCTTCTACTACATCGGAGACAACCCGCGCATCCTGGCGCCCTCCCAGTTCAAGAAGCCCGATCCGATCAATGACCTGCTCCGAAAGCTCTACAGCTCGGGCAAGGCAGAAGACCGCGCTCTGGCCAAGAAGCTGCAACCCAAGATGACGGCGTATGCCGCGGTCATCGTCCGTGGCAAGTGTGATGCTGACTGGAACATCGTCGACAACCAGGAGTCCAAGGGCGTCCTGGTGTGGAGCTTCAACAAGTTCATTTACCAGCGTTTGCTTGGGTTCTTCACCGACGCTGAGGTTGGTGACATCCTTGACCCGCAGGGTGGGTTCGACCTGAAGGTGACCGTCAAGCCCTCGGGCAAGAAGTTCAATAACAAGGAAGTGATGGACACTGTCATTGACGCTGCCCGCGCTCCGTCAGCTCTCTCGAGAGACGCCGAGCAGGCGAAGAAGTGGATGGATTCGGTGCCCAACATCGATGACATGTACCCGCAGAAGTCAGCGGCCGAGATCGAGAAGGTCCTGAACGACTGGCTACAGGGTGGTGGCGCTGATGATGTCTCCAGCGACGGTGAGAGCCGCGGTGACAAGCCGCAGGACGAGCTTGACAAGCTGGTGAATGAGGTCAAGGCTGAGGTGAAGCCCTCTGCGAAGGCGGAGTCTCCCAAGGCTGAAGCTCCCAAGAGCAAGCGTGGCAAGCGCGGTGATGCAGACGTTGACGCAGAAGCGCCCGCGGGCAAGAAGACGTCGCTTGAAGAAGCGTTTGACGAGTTGACGCGCGACGAGTGAAAGGAAACACCATGGCGAAAGCAGCGACGAGAGCTGCCGAATCCGAGGTGAAATCCAAGAAGAAGGAACGTGACGAGCTCGATGAGCTCTGCACGTCCTTAATCAAGGATATCAACAAAGAATTCGGCATGAGGGTGGCGTACAACCTGGGCGAAGACGAAGCTCCCACGGTTGTGAAGCGCTGGTTACCAACCAGCAGCATCCAGATGGACTATGCGATCCGAAACGCGGCGGGTGGTGGGTTCCCAGAAGGACGCATCATCGAGGTTGCAGGAACGCCATCCATCGGCAAGTCACACATCGCATATGCGTGTGCGGCGATCGTCCAGAAGATGGGTGGGCTGGTCGTTTACATCGACACCGAGAACGCGACGCCAGTTGACAAGCTGGCATCGATGGGTGTCGACATCGGCCGTCGGTTCATCTACTGCGACACCCACTGCACTGAAGAGGTCTTCAAGATCATCGAAGACGTTGTCCTGAAAGCCAAGTCAATCGCGGCTTCGAAGGACAGGCCCATCTTCGTCATCTGGGACAGCGTTGCAGCATCCTCACCCAAAGCTGAGCTCGAGGGCGAGTATGACGACAACACTGTCGGTCTCCAGGCCCGCATCATCAGCCGCGCCATGCGGAAGGTGACGGGGGTCATTGGCCAGACCCACGCCACGTTGCTGTGCATCAACCAGCTCCGTGACGCCATCGGCGTGACTCACGGTGACCCGCTGACAACACCGGGAGGCAAAGCCATCCCGTACCACGCCTCGGTCCGTATCCGCCTCACCAGCGGCACGCAGGTTAAGGACAAGGCGGGCAACATCATCGGCATCCACGTCATCATGACGGTGAAGAAGAACAAGGTTGCCCCACCGTTCAGGAAGTACGAGTTCGACATCATCTTCGGCAAGGGGATCGTCGAGCACGAGTACATCTTTGACGAGGTCAGGTCGTACTGCGAGAACAACAAGGTCTCGATGGACCTGACGATGGCCGCTGCCGCCGCTCTCATCGCTGAAGATCCCAAGTCAAAAGCAAAAGAGGGCGACAAGGTCGAGTGCAGCATCAGCGGCACTTCAGCTTGGAGGCAGCTCCAGGTCTCAGACGCGACCTCGGGAGAGGTCTTGCTCGAGAAGAAGTTCACCAAGAGTGGCTTCGACGAGATCATGGCGAGCCCACAGTACCAACCTTTCGTCGATCGTCTGATCGAAGCTGCTTACACCACGAAAGCGGGTGAGAAAGCGGAATCTGGCGAGGGCGAGAGCCCTGACACCGACGAGGGCGAAGAGTGAGAGTTCGCGTCAAGCAGAAGCACCCCGAAGTGCCGATCCCAGTCTACCAGACGCCGGGGTCGGCGGGGTGCGACGTGTGTTCGGCAGAAGAAGCCATTGTCCCAGCCAGGGGAACCTGCATGGTTGGGACGGGACTTTTTCTTGAGGTGCCCGAAGGGTACGAGTGCCAGTGCAGGCCGCGGTCGGGCTTGGCGGCGAAGTTTGGGATAACTGTCCTCAACTCACCGGGCACGATCGATAGCGATTATCGCGGCGAAAACAAGGTCCTGCTGATCAACCACAGCGACAACGATTTCAAGGTCGAGAAGGGCATGCGCATCGCGCAGTTCGTCTTCTCTCCTGTCGTCCAAGCTGAGTTCGACGTGGTTGATGAGCTTTCGGAGACGACGCGAGGGGCTGGAGGTTTTGGCTCGACCGGTGTACGATAGGTCCCATGGGCGAGGGACCTGACACTGAACTGCAACGTCTCAGAAGAGAATTGCATGAGACCAAGGGTGATCTGGCGATGGCTAGGTTCCAGATTGCGATGCTCGAGGGCAAGCTGCAAGGCAAGCCGCTGTACGATCACTGGACGACCGCTGAGGCGCCCCGGGTCACTCTCGACAAAGATGGCAAGCCGATCGCTTGGCACATCACGCTGAACGAGTACCAACGTGCAAACCTGTTGTGGTTGATGTGCGATCTGATCGGTTACGGCATTAAGGGTCCCGGTGTCGAACCGTTTCAGGCAGCAAACACGGGTGACTGGAATGGCGAGATCCCGAACATGTTACGTGCCAATCACGCAGAAGAGACAGAACACCGTCCTAACCGGACTGCAGAAGACTTGGCCAAAAGCGTTGAATCATGGAGGAACAGTGGACGCTAGAGAAACATGGAAGATCTCATCCAAGGTTGACTCGCTCGTCGAGGCGATCGTTGCTTGTCGCAAACAGTTGATCAACCACGTCAAGACGAGGAACCCATACAACCGCAACACCAAGATCCGCTACTGTGACGTCCATGCTTCTCCCAAAGTGTGCCAGCTGCTGAGCGTAAGCCAGATGTGGCGTGACTATTCGGAGACGAAAGACGATTTTGAGATCCGTCGTCATGACAAACGTCCGCATTCGCAGAAGATGGTCGCTGACTTTGAGCTCTTTAAAGTCGTAGAAGACAATGTCGTTGGCGATGATGATGTCAGGATCGCGATGGAGTTCGAGGTCAACAAAGAAGAGTGGGAGAGCTGTTACGGCAACGTAGCGCTAGTGACGCGATGAACGAAGAGACAGACAAACGGTTGGTACCCATCCCTGGAACGTTGGCGGGCGCGCAGACGCTTCTGACACACCTGACGAAAAAGTTCCCGCCCCTCGGGCGTCACCATCACTCGATCACACTTCACCAGGGCAAGCTGCAGCTTAACCTCGTCCATGTTGCTCCGTGTGAAAGCGTCACCTTTGATGCGGAAGACCTCGCCAAACCTGTGGCGCAGCTGGTGATGGAGATCGTTGCTCTGGTGCCCAAAGAGACGCCCAAACCTGCTGCCTGAACTCTCGGCACAGATAGGGTTACAGTGTAGCCCATGTCAACCACGCGTCCGGTTCTGATCGTTGACGCGATGAACCTCTTTGTTCGTAGCTACAGCGCTTACCCAACGATGTCAGCGCATGGCTACCAAATGGGAGGTTGCATCGGTTTCTTGAAAACGTTGCGACGTATTGTCTTTGAGTCACAACCCAAGGCAGTCTACATCTGTTGGGAGGGAGGGGGATCAACCAAGCGCCGGCGTCTGTATAGCGAGTACAAGATGAACCGGAAGCCCGAAAAGCTGAATCGCTTTTACGAGGATGATATCCCTGACTCAGATGATAACAAGAAATACCAGATCGAAGCGTTGTTGCACATGACAAGGTGCGTACCAGTGTGTCAACTGTATGTGTCTGATTGCGAAGGAGACGACTTAGTCGCATACCTATGCCGCGGACCGATGCGGGCAGAAGACAAGATCATCGTCTCATCGGACAAGGACCTTTATCAGCTACTCGACGACCAGACCAAGGTCTACAGCTTGCACAAGAAAACTTTCGTGACTAAAGAAACAGTCATGGAGGAATTTCGCGTGCAAGCTAAGCATTTTGCGTTGGCAAAGGCTCTGTGTGGTGATAACGGAGACAACGTCCCGGGCATCAAGGGCGTGGGTTTCAAGACGGTCGCCAAGCTGTTCCCGTTTTTGGGAATTGATGATGACGTGGTGTTGCAACAGGTCATCGACTACGCTCACACCCACACCGATGACTCTCCCAAATTCCAACAGATTGTGGAACAGGAAGATGACGTCAGGCGTAACTGGCGTTTGGTCTACCTCGACGGTAGCATGCTATCAGCAAACCAACAACAACAGATCGATCACCGCATCCAAAACTTCCTGCCCAAGGCGGATAGAATGGGTCTGATGAAGCAGCTAGCCAAGGAAGGGATCGGAGACTTTGACGTAGAAGACTTCTTCTATGCCTTCCATTGCATCGAGAATATCGAACACAAAACATCTGGAGACAAGGAATGACTGAGCACGTATCTGTCAGGACTGACGTCAGCTTCGGTCAGTATGGAAAACCCTTCCAAGAGAAGGTCATGCAAGCGCTGCTGACTGACCGTCAGTGGGCAGAACAGATGGGAGAGGTGTTTGACGTCTCTTACTTTGATCTCAAGTACCTTCAGTTTTTGGGCGAGAGGTACTTTGATTACTCCAAGAAATACAAGGTCTTTCCGTCATTCCAGCTGCTGGTGACTATCATCAAAGATGACCTGAAACAGGGTAGCGACATCCTGTTGCGTGACCAGATCATCGAATACTTGATGCGGATGCGTGCGAACCCTGACTCTGGAGATTTGCAATTCGTCAAAGAAAAATCACTCGATTTCTGCCGCAAGCAAGCTCTGAAACAGGAGCTGATGGTCGCGGCGGAAAAGATCCAAGACGGCAAGTACGAAGAGATCGTTGATGGCATCAAGAAAGCAGTGCAGGTGGGCACCACCCCGTCACTGGGACATGATTTTTTCACTGACTACGAGTCAAGGTTCACTCGTCTCCAGCGGAACTGTGTGCCCACCGGCATCGAAGAGCTAGACCGCAAAGAAGTCCTCCAAGGCGGGCTCGGTGCTGGAGAGCTGGGTGTGGTGGTCGCGCCCACGGGTGTGGGCAAGAGTCACTTCTTGGTGGCGTTGGGTTGCCAGGCTCTCAGGGAGGGAGTTGATGTCCTTCACTACACGCTAGAATTATCAGAAGCTGCAGTCGGGTTGAGATACGACTCAAATCTTTGCGACATCGACAGCAACGTCGTTATCGAGAACAAAGACAAGGTCATCCAAGCATACCAGGGCATGAAGCTGGGACGTTTGATGATCAAAGAGTTTCCCGCCAACACCGCGACCATCTACACCATCCGTGCTCACATGGAGAGGCTTGACTTGCGAGGTTTCCGGCCTGGGTTGTTGCTGATTGACTACGCTGACATCATGCGTTCTAGTCGTCAGTACGACTCATTGCGGCACGAACTGAAACTGATCTACGAAGAACTTCGATCGTTCTTGCAAGAGAAGCACATCCCAGGTTGGACGGCATCTCAGTCCAACCGTGAGGGAAGCAGCCAGGAAGTTGTTGACCTCAACAACATGAGCGAGGCTTATGGCAAGGCGTTTGTCGCCGATGCTGTTCTCAGCCTTAGCCGGCGGACGCACGAGAAGGCGACTGGAGAGGGACGCCTGTGCGTGGCCAAGAACCGATTTGGCAGAGATGGTCTGGTCTATCCCCTGCTCATCGATACGGCGCGGAGCAAGTTCGCTGTTTCAGGCAACGTGATGAGCTTCCAGAAAGCGTCCGAAGATGATGAAAAAGCGTCCAAGCGGCAGATTCTTGCCAAACTCGAAGAGATGAAAAAAGAGCAGCTCAACGTTGCGCCAAAACTGATTGACGTCAACGCACCTGCCCAGGGAGCGGAATAGGTATGAGCTGCATAGCGTACCGGCGGGCTCGGCGCCAGCTCGCCCCCTGACACACCACATCGGTCACCCAGGAGAGGGCGAACTTGACGACGACATACACCTACAACGAGGTGCGTGATGCCTCGATCACATATTTTCACGGAGATGAGCTTGCTGCAGACGTTTTTGCGGGCAAGTACGCGCTTCAAGACCTGAAGGGTGTTCTCTACGAGCGATCACCCGATGAGATGCATGAGCGCATTGCTCGGGAATTTCATCGTGCTGAAAGCAAGTACGTCAACGCAATCTCGTTTGAAGAGATCAAACGCCTGTTGACTTCATGGGAAGTTGTCCCTCAAGGCGGGCCCCTCTCCGCTATTGGCAACCCATACCAAGTACAGAGCCTCAGCAATTGCTTTGTGATCCAGTCGCCCTTCGACAGCTACGGTGGCATCATGAAGACGGACCAGGAAGAAGTCCAGATCATGAAGCGTCGTGGTGGCGTGGGCTTTGACCTATCGACGATCAGGCCCCGTGGCATGGCGGCGGCTAACGCAGCTAGGACCACCGACGGGATCGGCGTCTTCATGGAGAGGTACTCCAACACCTGCCGAGAAGTAGCACAGGGTGGTCGCCGAGGTGCTCTGATGCTGACGATCAGCGTCCATCATCCGGAAGTGTTGACGTTTGCAAACATCAAACGTGACCGGAAAAAGGTGACGGGTGCGAACGTCTCCATCCGCGTGACAGACGAGTTCATGCGCGCTGTCAACAAGGGAGAGAAGTACCAACAACGTTTCCCAGTTGATGGCAAGCCAGGCCAGTATGTCATCGAACAATGGGTTGATGCAAAAGAAGTCTGGAAGAATATCGTCGCTGCGATGCGTGATTGCAGCGAACCAGGCATGCTGTTTTGGGACCAGGTCGAGAAGATGGGACCCGCTGACGCTTACCGCGAGTCTGGTTATGGCAGCATCAGCACCAACCCGTGTGGCGAGATCACCCTGTCAGCTTACGACTCGTGTCGTCTGTTGTTGATGAACCTGTCAAAGTTCGTTAATAACCCGTTCACCAAAGATGCTAGGTTCGATTTTGAGCGTTTTGACAGATCAACGTATCAAGCTCAACGCTTGATGGATGACCTCATCGATCTTGAACTTGAAGCTGTTGACCGGATTCTGGCGAAGATTGACGTTGATCCCGAGCCTACTGACGTCAAGCGCGTTGAACGTGATTTGTGGACAAAGATCAAGAACGCTGCAGTCAACGGCCGCCGCACTGGGTTGGGCATAACTGCTCTGGGCGACACATTTGCGATGTGCAACCTGCAATATGGTAGCGATGCAAGCATCCAGCTTGCAGACAAGATCTACAGGCAGCTTGCTCTGTCGGCATACCGATCGACGGTTGACATGGCAGCGGAGCGTGGTGCGTTCCCGATTTTCTCACACGATGTAGAGAAGGGTCACCCGTTCATCGAGCGTATCATGGATGAAGACCCTGACTTGCGACGTGCTTACAAGCAGTTCGGTCGTCGTAACATCGCTCTGACAACGACGGCTCCGGCAGGCAGCATGTCGATCCTGACCCAAACGACCAGCGGTTGTGAACCCGTTTTGTTCGTCAAGTCACGTCGCAAGCGTAAGATCACCGAAGAAGACCGTGCGTCACGGATCGACGAAGTCGATGCCCTGGGAGACAAGTGGCAGTACTACGATCTCATCCATCCCGGGTTCAAGAAATGGATGGAGATAACCGGGAAGTCTGATCCCAAAGAGTCACCTTACTTTGGTTCTACTGTTGAAGAGATCGACTTCATTAAGAAGATCGACATCCAGGCCACTGCACAAAAATGGATCTGTCACAGCATCAGCAACACCACCAACTTGCCCAAAGACGTTTCTAATGATGACGTCGAAGAGCTGTGCTGGCATGGTTGGGAAACTGGGTGCAAAGGCGTCACCATCTACCGGATCGGCAGCCGCGATGCTGTCATTGTCAACGAGGGTGCAACGTCCGAAAACGGGCAGCCCCTGATCATCGTTGAGACTCACGCTCCCAAGCGTCCCAAGGAGATGCAGGCTGACATCCATCGGGTCAACGTCAAAGGCGAGCAATACCTGATGCTGGTCGGAACCCTGGGCGACAGGCCTTACGAGATCTTCGCAGGCCTCAGCGAACAGGTTGAGATCCCAAAGAAAGCAAAGAAAGCTCTCATCGTCAAGAACGGCAAGAAAGACGGCGTCGCAACATACAACTTGCGGATCCCATTGGGCGATGATGACGAGCTAGTGTTGAAAGACATCGTCAGCATGTTTGATAACCCCGTTCACGGGGCTTTCACCCGGATGATCAGCTTGTCTCTCCGCCATGGGACACCTGTCCAGTTCTTGGTTGAGCAGCTAAAAAAAGACAAGCACAGTGACATCACCAGCTTTAGCTCGGTGGTCGCCCGGGTCCTGAAGGGCTACATCGTTGACGGGACCAAGGCTCACACTAGCGAGAAACGGTGTCCAGAGTGCGGGGGAGAGACTCTTGTTTACCAGCAGGGATGCGTGTCGTGCCTCGGAGGGGTGAAGCAGGACGGGACCATGTGTGGCTGGAGCAAGTGCTGAGCGAGCCATACTTATCGCTCAGGAGTGTCACAGATGGGGCTCACGAAGCGTCAAGAGGAGATGATCAACGAGATCGTCATCGAAGAGTCACGAGCGTTTCACAGCTCTCAGCAGGAGCGTCACCGGATCCTTGAAGGGATCGATGCAGAAGATGAGTTGCTCGATGAGACGCCCAGAAAGGTCGAGCTCTCGACAGCGCTCCAGCACGCGATCATTGACCTGATCGAGGCTTTTCACTCAGACAACCAGCTCTATGAGGGCGTAGAAGTAGACGATGGGCGCGCAGCCAAGCTCGCTTCTCATTACTTGTGCCGGTTGATCGAGAACGACGTCAGAGAGACGGCTGACATGCTCCAGTCGGGTGAGTTTGACGAGATGGATGAGGATGACATCCTCCCGATGCACCCGCGGAATACTGGGAAAGCTGGCGGGGTTACAGGTGGCACGGGCCATGTCGATGTTGGCGGTCCAGAGAAGCACGCCCCGACGGGCCGTGAGCCGCAACGCGGTTACCACGCTAGCGGTGATGAAGACGCTGTCCTGCCTCCCATGCATCCCCGCGGGAGGCACTGAGCCATGAGGGTTCGGTTGGGCACTTTGAAACGGATCTTGCGAGAGGTCGCGGTCTCGCCGTCTGCGTTTGCGAACAACAAGCCTGTCCAGGATCCGATGGACCAGCCGAACATCGCAAAAGCGCTTGCATCGCTAGAGCAACCGTTTCGGGGCGCGATCCAGCAGAACATGATGCTCGCGGCAAAGGACCAATACAACGCGGAGACCCGTGAGTTCGATGATCAAGCTTGGGAGCAGATCAAAGCAGCGTCCAACAAGGCAACCGAGGTGATGATGGCTCGTGTTCACAAAGCAGTCCAAACTGCTTGGGCCGAGGCAACCAAAGCGGGTTCAGCTGAACAGCCCGCTCCAGTCGCTAAGAAAGCTGTCGCGTGAAAGTCAGACTTGGCGCCGTCAGAAAGCTGATCAGAGAAGAATACCTTCACGGCGTTCCAGAATGGGCGCTGCGCCAAGACACGACTGACTTTGTCGATCAGGTCCGTGATCGGATCAAGCAATTCATCTTGCTGAACAAGAGCGAGAACCCATCAGACCAGCGTGAAGCCATTGCTGCGATGAATGATGTGTGTGATACTCTTGAAGAAAAGCTTTACGACGTCTTAGAAGATGCGTTATTCAACTTCACCCGTCGGGTGTAAGTTGGGGTATGGGTTTTAGCGCTCGAGTTCTTGCTGATAGCATTCCGGTAATCAAGTGGCCCAACCATCAAACGTTAGGACCACGGCTTGTGACGATGGAAGTCACTCTTCCTCGGATCGTGTTGGCGGAGCTTAACACGCATCGGATGTTCTCTCGGAACAGTGCTTCTAGCCGAGCGATTCCGATCAAGAAGATGTTGGAACGGGTGACAAATGACCCGTTCCTTCCTGTTTTCTGGGGAAAGAACCAGAAGGGGATGGAGGCAGAGGTTGAACTGGAACCTATGCCCAAAGTCAAAGCTGAAGCGGAGTGGTTGCGTGCTCGAGACAGCGCTGTCCGACACGTTGAGCGTTTGCAGCTAGAAGACATTGACCTTCACAAGCAGATCGCCAACCGGATCCTTGAGCCATGGTTGTGGCACACGGTCATCGTTACTGCAACGGAGTGGGACAATTTTTGGGGCTTGCGTTGTCATAAAGCCGCTCAACCCGAGATGCGAACCGCTGCTGAACACATGAAGCGTGCGTTTGATGCGTCCCAGCCGAAACAGGTCATGCCCAATGAGTGGCATTTGCCGCTAATGCAGCCCGATGAGTTTGTCCTTGCTGATGACTCGCCTGAGTGGAACGAGCCCGTGCCGGGACCTTGCGTGATGATGCGGTGGCAGGAAGCGTGTTGGATCAGCGCTGGTCGGTGTGCTCGGGTGTCGTACCTGACGCATGACACCGGCAAGCGTGACATCAAAGCCGACATCGATCTAGCGACTCGTCTCCAAAAGGCGGGACACATGTCACCGTTCGAACACGTTGCTCGTCCGATGACAGTCAGTGAGGCGGAATACAAGTACGGGACTCCTGGTCAATTCATCGCCGACAACTTCGATCCAGCCAAAAACTTCTGTGGCAACTTCAGGGGCTGGGTCCAGCTTCGGAAGACGTTACCGCACGAAGCAAACTTCCTCGCGCGCCCCGCCGAATGAACTGGACGCAGATAAGGGATAGGATGTGGTGACAATGAGAGCTAAGCTGGTGGTGTTCGAGGGCCCTGACAAGGTGGGCAAAGAAACGCAATCGAAGTTGCTTGCCAACGTCTTGAAAGCCGAAGGCTTCCGGGTCATCCGCGTTGAGCCTTCCAAGGAAGCTCACCCGAGGATGAAGAAACTCATCTACTCGATGCTCGACTCGGGTGCTGCTAAACGTCACCCCAACACGTTCCAGTTTGTCCAGTTCCTCAATAAGGTCTACTTCCAGCTGTTTAAGCTGCCCAAGCTGATGAGAGAACACGAGATCGTCATCCTTGACCGATGGGCCCTGTCTGGCTTCGTTTATGGCGAAGCTGAGGGAATCAACCCCACGTTGAACAAGTGGATGTTCAACCTTGTCAAGCGTTCTGACATCACGTTGGTGTTGTCAGGTACCTCGTACAAACGGTCAACGACCACGGATGATTCCTACGAGAAAGACTCAGACCTCCAGACCAAAGTGAGGGTCGCTTACCGTGGCATCGGCATGAACTGGCCCGGTCATGCGTTGGTTGACAACCATGACGCGGTCATGGACGTCCATCACAGCATCCGAGCATTGCTGGAGAACACGAACGTCATCCGCAGCTCAACGAGCCAACACGCATGAAATTCCAAGTCATCATTGCTGACCCGCCTTGGTCGTTCGATGACAAGCTGGCGAAAATGAAAGCGAACACGCGTCGTTCGGCGGAGTCACAGTACGGCGTGATGACGCTCAATGACATCATCGGTCTTGACGTAGCGTCGCTCGCTGATCCCGATGGTTGTGTCCTGGGCCTGTGGGTCCCAGGATCGTTCATGGAGGCGGGAATCCAGGTCTACCAGGGTTGGGGCTTCAAATTGAAGCAGAACTTTGTCTGGGTCAAGACCAAGAAGAAGATGCCCAAGCACATGATGTACGTCGATGAGTGCTTGGCTTTTGGCATGGGCCGGCTGTTTCGACAGACACACGAGACAGCATACATCTGCGCTTCGGGTAAGAGTGTCTACAAGAGCTTGGAAGATCACTCACAAAGGAGCGTCTGCTTTTACCCGAACCTGGGACATTCCATTAAACCCCAACACCTTCACGCAAGCTTTGAGGCCATGTTCCCGGAAGCGAACAGGCTCGAGTTGTTCGCCCGTCGTGCCACTCCAGGATGGCACTGCGTGGGCAGGGAGTGCCCAACTTCACTCGGGGAAGACATCAGGGACAGTATCAGCCGGCTCAAGTCGATGTAGGATCACGTTCGAGGCTTATCAATGAAAGAACTGAAGTTTGCTGACAGCGTGTGGCACCGTGTCGTCCAAATCGTCCAGGAAGCAATGCTGACCGGGACAGATTGCAGCGATTACTTGCGACAGATCCGCTGTATTCCTGACGAATCAGACTCTCACGTGTTGGTGTTGTCGCCAGAGTACCAGAAACAGGTCCGTGAGATGCACGAAAAGATGTTGGCACAGGCTCGTGAGATCCAGGCCCAGACGCGTGGAAACAAGTTCATCATCCCACCTGATTCCGACAACTGAAACAAACCATGAACGCAGAAATTGAACTCACCCCGACAGGGGACCAGCATTCTGACAGGTTGAAAGCGATGTGGGACCAGCAGGTCGCTTTCATGCATCTTCTCCAGGAGAAGCGTGGTTTCCCGGAGTTTCCGACGGACATCACGTCCAAGAAAGGCCAGAAGTTCCTGAAAGACATCAGGAACCACATCTTTGAAGAGCTGTTTGAGGCGGGATTGCACCTGAAGAACGCCAAGTCTCACCGTGCAACTGAGCTTCCTGAGGTCGATCGCGAAGCATACAAAGAGGAGTTGGTTGATGCTCTTCACCTGTACTTCGAGCTGGTCATTGCTAGCGGCATCAGCCTTGATGAGTTAGTCAAGGCGTACCTGGATAAGGGCGACGTCAACACTGACCGGATCAATAACGGCTACTGATCCTGACCTAGCGTCTAGCTAGGATCATGAAGATTGTAGACGAAAATAAGCTGTTGCCAAACAAGTTCGAACCCTTGCGAGTCAATCGCTGGGTCATGATGTTGGAGGGCGTTGACGCCTACCTCGTCAAGACGGTCGAACCACCGGTGATCGAATCAAATAGTTCGACTAAGATTTTGGTCCTTGGGCTTTTTAACGTAGCTAGTGGCGATCAAAACGAACGCCTCAAAGCCTGGCTCGATGCGCCTCTGTCGAAAGATGGGGAGCTGAAGTTCTTGGACCCTGTGGGCACTGTCGTTGAGCTGTGGAAGTTTAGGGTACGTCCCCAGAAGATGTGGTTTGACAAGCTCGATTACAACAGCTCAGGCCTGTTGACAACTTACCTACAAATCGAGACAGAAACATTTGAGATTGTCTCGACGAGAGTGAAAGTCTAAGGGTTTTCGCGGTACGATCGGTCAGGTGCGTGTCCTTCATTTTTCCGACAACCACGGTCGCATCCCGGCCCTCTCACCGGTTACGGGATATGACATCGTCGTGTGTTCGGGAGACTTTGGACCCGACGGGTACTTGACCAAGGATGAACAGGTCCGTCTCGATGCTAGTTCACGTGTCAGGCCTGCGTCTGTCTACACCCAACAGACGTGGCTTCACCGCGTTGAAGCTGACATCAAGCAACTGTGCGGTGATCTGCCTTTCTTGTTCTGTCCGGGCAATCATGACTTCTTCGATCCGGTCCCGGACCTGAAGGTGATGGGTATCAACGCGTTTAACCTCGTTGACAACGTTGTCGAGGTTGGCGGGTTGAGGTGGACGGGATTCCCGTACGTGCCCTGGATCGGTCCAGAGTGGGCTTTCAGCACCGAAGCTCCGAGGATGCTCGAGTTGGTTGATACGTTGGTCGATCGCTGCAACCAGGGCTCTGTTGACGTGCTGGTCACGCACTCGCCGCCGTTCGGTTCTCTCGATGTGAATGGCTGGGGACAACATTGTGGCACCGTGGCGTTGAGAAATGCCATGGACTACGGACGTTTCATCAAACCATTGAAAGCCGTCCTTTGTGGCCACATCCACCATGCTGCGGGATGGGACAAGATCGGCGAGACGGTCATCAGCAACGCTGCGGTTACGGTCCACGATCTCCCGTTGTGAACCATCATAGTTGGGTCGTAGTAGGATCCGCAGGCTATGAATTTCGATGTTGACCAACGCTCGATCCTGTTGGTGAGGCACGGCAGCCACGCTTACGGTCTGAACACGCCCGAGTCCGACGAGGATTTCAAGGGGGTGTGCATCAAGCCCAAGGAAGCGTACTTTGGTTTCACCCAGCGTTTCGAGCAGTACGAGCGGATGGGAAACAAGGAGGGTGGCAACCTTGCTGCGTTGAAGTCCCTCAAGGGCAAGGACGCTGACGTGGTCATCTACTCGCTCGAGAAGTTCGCGAGCCTGGCTGCTGACTGCAACCCCAACATCATCGAGGTTCTCCACGTCGATGACTCTGACATCATCAAGATCGATTCGTTTGGTGAAGAGCTCCGTGCACGCCGCGATGACTTCCTGTCCAAGAAAGCGAAGTTCACTTTTTCGGGATACGCTCATGCGCAGCTGCACCGGATCAAGACCCATCGCAAGTGGTTGCTGGACCCGCCCAAGACCGCCCCCACTCGCGAGGAGTTTGGCCTGAATGAAAAGGTCAAGGTCAGCAAGTCTGAGCTGGGAGCGTTCGATTCGTTGCTGGGGATGCCCAGCATCGATGACGGCGCGCACGTGTCTCCGATGCAACAAGCCATCGCCATCAAGCTCGCCGCTGAGGAAAAGCTGGGCATCGAGCTGCCAAAGGACGTTGTCACCCTCTTCACCAGGGAGAAAGCGTACCAGGCGGCAATGGCCCATTACGGGCAATACCAGAACTGGCTGAAGACTCGTAACCCCAAGCGGGCCGAGCTCGAAGCCAAATTCGGGTATGACACCAAGCACGGCATGCACCTGTATCGGTTGGAGCTGATGGGGATCGAGATCCTCGAGAAGCACCGGGTCCATGTCAAGTGGTTTGATGAGCAGCGTGACTTCCTGATGGGCATCCGCCGTGGGTCGCTCTCGTACGATGACCTGGTCGAGGGCGCCGAGAAGCTCGAAACACGTGCTGAAGAGCTCTACCAGACGTCAACGCTTCGCCGGGAAGCTGACCGGGTCTCGATCGACCGGTTCCTGGTGGACATGACTGAAAGATATTTGCGCTTGCGCGGCTGAACACGGACGTGGGCGCCCCTATCCTATGATCAGGAGGGGCGCCATGCTCTTGCTGCTCACCATCCTAGCCTCCTTCGTCATCGCCAGCTTCTTTGGTCATGTTGTACATTGGGCCATCCACCAGAAATGGGCGGGACCGGCGTACAAGGGTCACATGGAACACCACCTTGACCTGTATCCCGTCGGGAAGCTGACCAGCGACAAGTACCGCACAGCAAAGTGGTACCACAGCGGCCCATTGCTCTTCACCCCGCCCCTCTTGGTTATTCTAGCGGTGTTCGGTGGGCTGCTTTGGGTGCTTGGTGCTCCTCATTGGATGGTCGGCGTGCTTGGTATCTGCATCATTGCTTTCGCGCTCTTCAACGACTATGTCCATGACAGCTTTCATGTCCGGAAACACGCGTGGGGTCACTTCAAGTGGTACAAGCGGCTGCGAAGGCTTCATTTCTTGCATCATCATGACATGACTGTCAACTACGGCATCATTTCATTCGTCTGGGACCGTGTGTTTGGGTCGGCAGCTTTGCCCGAGTGAGTGAAAAACCCGTCCTGGTCTGGATTAAGGTTCGGGCATGGACGTCGACCCCGGCAACGTGCACTCTAGGCTCTGGAACCAGACGGAGTCGCCGAAACCACTAGCGACTTTTTACGCGATTCGCCACCCGGTGTCGAACAAGTATTACAAGACCTACTCGAAAAACGTCCGGGCCGGGTGGGAAGAGAAACTTGAAGATGCCAGGCTCTGGATCAAGCTTGGTTCAGCAAAGAGTAGGATCACCGCATTGTCAACGCCGGGCATGGTACCCGAACTCATCGAGTTCCATGTCACGGAGGTTCATGTCGTTGACCAGCGAGCTCGTGTCGCGGAGGCCAAGGCTACGAAAGAACGCAAGGAGGCTGAGCGTCAGGCTGCTCTCAAAGCAGACCGCGTGAAGCAAGCCGAGGCTGACTTAGCTGCGGCGCAACGAAGGTTGGAAAAACTTAGGAGAGGTTGATGCGAACGATCATGATCATGAAGGGCTTGCCGGGAAGCGGCAAGTCACGCAAGGCTGCCGAGGTCATCAAGAAGGAGCCGACCCGTTGGGTCCGGATCAACCGTGACGACCTGCGGGGCATGTGCGTGGGACCGGGCAACAACCCGTACAGCGGCAACCGCAACGAGCGGGAAGACCTGGTCCGCAATTTCAAGGCTGAGCTGGTTCGCCAGGCGATCCGGGAGGGCTTTGATGTCATCTTGGATGACACCCACCTGGTTCCCAAGACCGTCAGGAGCATGCATGACCTCGCCAAGTCGATCGGTGACATCAAGGTCATCGAGGTCGGCATCAACGAGAGCGTCGCCACTTGCATCGAGCGTGACTCGAAGCGAGAGGGCTTTGCCCACGTTGGTGAGAAGGTCATCAAGGACATGGCCCGTGGTGCTGGCCTGGACAAGGGCCGCAAGCTGTCCGACAAGGAAGCGTACTACCCGCCCCGTTGGGCTCCCGGCCAGGGCGGCGACAACGGGATGGCTTACGAGTTCGACCCGGCGTTGCCGACGACCATCGACAGCGACCTGGACGGTACTGCCTCGTTGCTGAACGGCCGTGACCCGTACGACGCGACCAACTGCGACCAGGACCCGCCCAACACGCCTGTCATCGAGTGCATCAAGGGGATGTACGTGTACCTGTGCGCCCGTGCAGTCAAGGAAAACCGGGATCCCAAGACGATCAAGATTCTGTTCACGTCGGGTCGCCAGGAGAAGTACCGCGAGCCGACCGAGCGGTTCCTGGCGGAGCACCTGCCTGGAATCCCGTACGAGCTGCACATGCGCAAGACGGGTGACCAGCGCAAGGACGCCGTCATCAAGCGTGAGATGTACGACAACGAGATCAAGGGGAAGTGGAACATCCTCTTCATCTTGGACGACCGGAACCAGGTCGTTGACAACTGGCGTGAGATGGGCTTTCACACGTTCCAAGTCGCCCCAGGGAACTTCTGATGAAAAAGATCTTGTTCTTGTTAGCATTCCTGGTTGGTTGTCAAAACCATCCCGGTGACTTCGGTGGCGCTTGCAACAAGGATGGCACCTGCAACAGCCCGAACCTCGAGTGCGACAATTGGATGCACTCGTGTCGTGTCAAGACGCCTCCGGAGGAACCTGGACGTTGTAAGTTTGAGTCAGAGTGCTTCTGCATCACTTGCGCTGAGAAGTGTGCTGATGCAGGAGTCAAGGAGTGCGCATACAGCGACACTTCGGTCTGGGGCTCCAAGCCCGCCATCTGCGAGTGTAAGTGAGCATCACCGCCAAAGATCTGAAGCGCATGCACACCCGGGTCCTGTTGAAGGCCCTGCGGTATTCGTGTGCGTTTGACCAACAACTCATCAAGATCAACTTTGACCGAGCCATGTTCATGTTGCCTCCCATCGATGCCTACACGTCGAAAGAGAAGTACTACGAGCAAGCTTACGTGCAGCCACGAGCGTTCGGTTATGACGATTACGTCGACGTGCAGGTCACCATCGCTGAGCTGAAAAACGAGCTCGCAACGCGAGAGCACATTCCAAACAAGCAGGAATCGATCCAGCTTCGAAAGGCGAAGCAGCTTCGTAACAGCCAGAAGGGGAGGAGAGATCGGTGAACAAAGAATTCAGTACGTATCGTTGGCTCAGCTTCGAGCTGAAAAAGCGTGACAAGATGCCCGTGGGACCTCACTTCCAAGTGCTGCTCTTCACTCAACGTAACGAGTACTCACCCCCTTACGACCGTCACGATAGCGGCACTTCCTATGCCGTTGACGAAGTCAGGGTCTTTGTTTTCACCAAGAAGAGCGATCTTGAGATGTTTGTCGATGATGCTGCACGATTTGGTGCCAACTTCGTCTTCTATCATGTCAATAGCTTGGGTAAAGCGACGGTCAAGGTCGACGTCGAGACGGAGGTGGAGTGATGCTTAGTTCATTGCTGGACACGTGGGTTGGTGCTCTCTTGATGAGCAACGTCATTGCTCCCATCAAGGCGTTGAACCTGCCTTACTTTGGCAGTCTCCGGGTCACTGATGTCACTTATAGGGCTCGAGGGAAACACCCCGATGAGTGGGGCAAGTACTGGCATGGTCACGACCTTCAGGAACCTGAGATGTTGGAGACCCCCGCGATGGTCATCATCAGGGGTGTCAATGGCAAAGGCCAGAGTTGGAGCATCGCCATTGATGCTGAAGAGGGCACCGTTGGTGTCGCTGAATGGGGCGACATGATGGGTGACGAGTACATGGGTTCAGCCGGGATCGGCATCGCCATCTTCGGTCTGCCCATGATTATCATGACATGCCCCCTCTGGATCACGACCAACCTGATCCGTTTCAGCATCAGAGTGTTGACGCCCCTCGACATTGACAGTTGGTTCATTTTTGTCAAGCTGGCACTGCAACTTGACAGCCAAACTCGCAAGTTCCTATGGCGCGGACTACGTTCACACAAGAAGGGTCAAGAGAACAGTCATAACCTCATGCGGGCAGCTGAATATGAAGCGAAGATCCGCAAAGAGAGGATTGACATGTTGTTTCAGAACCGCAAAGACAACATCTGCGAGGGTCCCTTCATGCTTCGTTACGCTTCGGGTTGTGCTGAACCCGGAGAGATTCTAGATGACCTGCATGATTGGCGACATCGTGTTGGGGCTGACCAGAACGTCTCGGTTCACGAGTGGGTGGGCATGACAGCGGCTGAGTTCGCTGACTGGCGCGATCAGAAGAAGACGATCGACCAGATCTTGGAGGAGAGGAAAAGTGATCTCTCCTGAGATGCGAAAGTATCCGCGGACAGCACATGTAAGAGGATCACGATTCCAACACGGAGATCATGATCTTGAAGCTGTTCCTTGGGACGATCTTCGTGGCGTGCGTCTCGTTCTCGAAGAGAAAATGGACGGTGCCAATGCAGGCATCAGCTTCGATGAAGATGGCAAACTACTGATCCAGTCACGCGGGCACTACCTACGTGGTGGACCTCGTGAAAAGCACTTCGACCTGCTAAAGACGTGGGCCAACGCTCGTCAGAGCGAGTTACGCCAGCTGTTGGGCACTCGTTACATCATGTATGGCGAGTGGATGTATGCCAAACACACCATGTTCTACGATGCGCTGCCCCACTACTTCATGGAGTTCGACGTCCTGGACACCGAGACCGACAAGTTCCTGTCTACGCCAGCCCGTGACAAGCTGCTTCGTTTTGCTAGCGACGTTGCGTATCCCGTCAAGGTTCTAGGCGTGGGTGAGTTTGAACACCTGAAAGATCTCAGCGATTACATCCATCGTAGCCATTTTGTCACTACGGAACGTATCCTCAACTTCAACAACGCATGCGAAGCAGCTGGAGTCGTAGCTGCTGAGGCGTGGGGTCACACCGACCACAGCGAACTGATGGAGGGCCTTTACATCAAGTGGGAGGACGCTGACCATGTCCTGGGTCGTTACAAGTTTGTCCGTAGTTCATTTACGAACTCGATCATGGACCAAGAGGAACACTGGCTCAACAGGCCTATCGTCCCGAACCGCTTGATCGATGGCGCGTATGATACAATGTTCGGATGAAGCTAAAGAACTGGATTGTCGGTGGTCTTTCCGTGTTGTTCGTGACCGTTCTTTACGGGTCAACGGGAACAGCCGTGACCAGTTGCAGCAGCGGTGACATAGCATCGAGCGATGCGGGTTCTTGCAACGAGGTGTGGTTGGGTTACACTCAACATGAATTTGACAGGTATGACGTCAATCCGACGATGGTGACTCCCGAGGGGACCCCATTTGATCCCTCAGGACAGAACATCTCCGGAGAGCTAATCGATCGTCTGACGAACGAAGTCCAAGCGTGCTTGGCAAAAAACTTCCCAGATGGAGTCATCCCAGATGGGTTTGCTCAAGTCTCATACTGTGAGAAGGGCACGCACATTAACTTGCCCATCGACAAGAAGTCTTTTGTTGTCAAAATTGCAGGTGACTGGGTGTTGAATTGCGATGGAACGCAGCAGGTGTTGCCAAAACCGGTCGAGTCTGGAAACGTCGGGTGTTGGAACAAGGGAGAGCTTCCCACTGCCCAGTGCCCGTGCCGGTGGCGTGCCGGGATCGCGTGCCCAAACAAGCTGATCACGTGCCCGAACTTTTACCTCTACAAGGATGTCCTCATCAGGTTTTCAACGGGTTGTGCTGAACCATGGCAGATCCCTCAGTTTGCCGAGTGCGCGAGCCCGTCAACGACGCCCCTGAGCGATGGTAGCGATCCCAATAACGGGACCCCTCAACCAATCCAGGATTTCTGACATGAATGAGTTCCAAGTACCCGTTTGCCGTCGGTGTTTTGAGCGTGGGCACGAAACCAACGAGTGCAAAGAAGCCAAAGAGAACTTCGAGTTGATCGGACCCATCGCAGAGTTCATTGGTGCACGGCTCCAACACCCGTACCCAACGATCAACGGGCAGGGTAACCCGTGGACGTCTACGATCTCTGTCGATCAGTACAAGGAAAAGTTTTGGTACGTCAGGGTCTATTGCAAGCTCGCCGATCCCGACTTGGTCCAACGGAAGTGGATGTGGCTCAAGGACCGCCAGCGCCGCCTCGATGGCGGAGAAAAAATCTACTGTCACCCGTCAAGTAAGCTGGTTGCGATGCTTGCTGAATTTAGTGACGAAGCCCCGCCCGATTTCTTTGCTCGGTGCGCATTGCACGATGCGATCCATTACCGTGAAGTCTATATGGACGCGGTGAGGCTGCGCCCCCACCTCCGTGAACGGATTTGCGACCAAGCCGACTACAACGTCTTGTTGGGAGAGAGCGTCGACAAGATCGACATTAAACCCGAAAATGTGAAGTGGAATTGCAAGAAGTTCCACGTCGCTAACGAGGACGACTTGTTGGCATTCATCAAAAAAGTTTACGATCCAACATTCGAGAATCGTTCGGATCTCCGTGACTGAACAGAGTAACGCCCGTGCAGTAAGATCATTGCATGGCGAAGTTCGCATGGGCAACAGACATTCACCTCGATCATCTCGGGGACGACAGGCAACGCATCATCCAGTTTGGTGAGTCACTGGTCCAACAGGCCCCGACGGGGGTCTTCCTGACCGGTGATTTGTCGGTGGCAAAGCTGCTGGCATATCACTTGGGCGCTCTTGAACAGATCTGCAAGCGACCGATCTACTTCGTGTTGGGGAACCATGACTACTATGGTGCTCGAGTCGAAGAAGTCCGGCGGTTGATGAAAGACCTCACCAACGCTAGCCCGTTTTTGCGGTACTTGCCGACAGTCCCGTACGTCGCGTTGAACGGTCCCGGTCTGTCGGGCCAAACGGCGGTCCTGGGCCATGATGGCTGGTACGATGCGCTCTACGGCGACTGGCAGAACAGCTCGTTTGACATGCTGGATTGGCATGCTATCCATGACTTCATTGAGGTCAACGGGAGCAAAGCCACGATCGCGTCTCTGGCACGGAAATATGCACACGAAGGTGTGACTTACGTACAGAACAGCATCAAACAGGCGGTCCGTTACCACAAGAACCTGGTCATCCTGACTCACTACCCGCCGTTTGCGCAAGCTCACGTCCATGAGGGCAGGCCAGGTGAACCCCATGTGATGCCGTGGTTCACCAGCAAGATGATGGGAGACATGCTGATGGACGCTGCAAGAGCGTACCCGGCTGTCACTTTTACCGTGCTCGCAGGGCACACACACGGCAAGTACGAAGGAAAGATCTTGCCGAACCTCAGGGTGATGGTCGGTGGAGCCGAGTACGGGCATCCTGGTTTGGCGGGTCTGGTAGAGGTGGCGTGAGGATCGAAAAAGTTGACGGGGGATACGCGATCTGTGCTGACTCAGCACAAGCTGACACTCCCCTCCAAATTCGTTTGCTCACTGGTGATGTGCCACTGATCGTTGCTGATCCTCCTTATGGAAACATCTTGCCCGCATATTGGGACAAGTACATGGAACCCGACACAAGGTTCGTCCATTGGATGATGTACTGGACGTCACAATGGCAACGGGTGTTGCTTCCGAACGCTGCATTCTATGTCTGGGGCGGCATCGGCACGCCCGAGTTTCGTCCGTTCTTCCGCTACCTTGTCAGGGTCGAAGAAGAGACATCGCTTCGTCTAGCAAACTTGATCACGTGGAAAAAGAAACGTGCTTATGGTGTCAAGCACAACTACCTTTTCACCCGAGAAGAGTGTGCTTACTTCATCAATGGGCTTGACATCAAGAAACCCAGGTGCTTCAACATCCCGCTTCTCGAGGAGAAGCGGGGTTACGCTGGGTACAACGCGAAATACCCAGCAAAGAGCGAGCACTACAGGCGAACCAATGTCTGGACTGACGTGACCGAGGTGATGCGCGGGAAGGTCCATGATGCTCAGAAAGCCCAACGTGTCATCGAGGTTCCCATTGAAGTCCACACCCAACCGGGTGAGTGGGTCGTTGACCCGTTTGCGGGTGCGGGGACGACAGCGCTTGCTGCTCGTAAACTCGGTCGCAGATTCGTTGTCATCGAAAAGGACGAAGAGATCTTCGAACAGATGCTTCACAGGTTGAAGCATTTACGTGAACTTGGTGATGGCCAGTGGGTAGTTTCAAACCATGCGCAAGAGCACGTTGAGGTCACCGACGGCACTGCCCGTCTCCAAGAAGACACAGCCTGTTACGGGACAGAAACCAGCAGCTGAGGTCCCGCAAGACCACCCGATGGTGTTGCAGTACCAGCTTGCTTACATCCAGCACACGCTCAGGGCAGCGACCCTCCGAAAGGAGCGCCTTGAGGAGCTGATGTCTCGCAAAAAGGCCAAGAAGTGGGACCAAGCCAAGAAAGCAACGATGGTCCGTCGCCTGGTGACCGCGACCCAGACGATCGAGCAGTGCGTCGCTGCAGCAGATGAAGTGGCGAAGAAGCTCGAGGGAGTCATTGCGAAGCTGCAGAACAACGCGGCTGCATTCATCCAGCCCCCGTCTCCGGGGACAGCCACAGCGACAACGGTCTCTGAGAACGAGAACCCGTTTGGTGGATGAAAAGTGAACACTGTCTGGCACTGCAACGCGATGGGCGTTCTTGGACAGACGCCCGAAGCCAGCGTGGATCTCGTTTACATTGACCCGCCGTTTGGTACCGGACACAAGCAGACCCTTGCTCGCAAGAAAGCGGGTGAGGTGATGAGCTTTGTCGAGTTCGAGGATCCCAACAAGAACTACGTTGCTTGGTTGCAGATGCACGTTGAGGGCATCCGACGTGTGTTGAAGCCAACTGGCAGCATGTATCTCCACCTCGACCATCACTGGGTCCATCGGGCCAAGGTTATGTGCGATGAAGTTTTCGGTGCTGAGAACTTCTTGAATGAGATCATCTGGGCCTATGATTTTGGAGGCCGAGGCAAGCGATGCTGGCCCAAGAAACACGACAACATCCTCGTTTACTCGCGCGAAGAAGACCAGCACATCTTCAGCTGGGATGACATCCCACGGGTACCCTACAAGGCACCTGAGATGCAACGCGTGGGCAGGTCACCTGAAGAAGCTGAGGAGAGGATCGCTCTTGGCAAGGTTCCCACTGACGTTTGGGACATCGGTATCATTGGGACCAACGCCAAAGAACGGAACGGATACCCCACCCAAAAGCCCAGGTTGTTGATCGAACGAGCGGTGCTTGCCAGCAGCCCACCGGGCGGCCACGTCATGGACGTGTTCGCTGGTAGTGGGACAACGGGCGATGCTGCACATGTCCATGGCAGGAGCTTTACGTTAGCTGACACGAGTCCCTGGGCCATCGAGACGATGCAGAAGCGTTTTGATGGTGTGGACGTGTCATGGAAGATCTGAACTTCAAGACCGTCAAGCTTCCAAAGCCATTCCTTCAGATGATGGCTAACAATTTTACGCTGAAGCGTACGACGAGGACCTTGCTCGAAGCAGCATTCGAGAACGGTGGTTATATCGCGGGTGGTTTTGCCAACATCCTGGCACGGAACCAGTTTGGGTTGTTGGAACCCATGCCGGATGAAGGTGAGTTATGGAACGCAGTTCGCATGCATCTAGGTGCTCCAAAGCGACTTGACGCAGATCTTGGCCCTTTTCAAAACGCTGGATGCGGTGACATTGACGTTTGGTTCCCACACGTGAAGAACCTGACGGCGTTCACGCACTCTCCCAAGTTGTTGTCGTTGACTGGGTTACAGATCACTCCAACAGTGACGAACACTGCGATTGAGTACCTAGTTGATGGGGATGCGCGTGTCCAAGTCATCACCCAGTACGTGGCGCCCATCGTCGAACAGCTATCACGATTTGACATCTACAACGGCATGGTCGCGGTGACAGAAGACTCACTCGTCTTCCCAGAGCACCTGGAGATGTTAGAACGCGAGAGGATGCTTCACGTTGTGACGTGGGAGTCTAAGTGGACGATAAACCGCGTCTTCAAATGGCTGCATCGCAAACGTTACCAGAGCGTGACCCCCGCCGTCGCGGATCACATCATGCGTCTCGTATCAAAGACGCTTGACTGGAAAGCCTCCCACATCGAAGACATCCAGAAGCTCAACCCGAACGACGAGCGTCTCCAGAGGCTCGACAAACTACGAAGGTTCATCCTGACTTCGCCCAAAGTCATACAGACCATGTTGGGTCCCGCGATGCGACACATGACGGGTGAGCAGCTGTTGGAGCTGTCAACCTGGTTCCAGGAGCCCCTAAAGTACGACCTTGCAATGCAGGAGATCCATCGCCGCATGCCCCCGAAGTGACCTACTTAGGGTCGATGCCCTTCATCGCTCCCAAGAGGATCAACCCTGGTGCGCGTGTAGCCATTGTTGCTCCTGCTTCGCCCATCCGGACTGACGAGCTCGTTGCTGGCCTTGATATCATCAAGGAATGTGGCTTAGAGCCCGTCTTGGGCAAGAATGTCAAGACCCTCAACACGTTAGACATCCACGCGGCCCCCTTGATGGACCGGGTGGAGGAGCTGATGTGGGCATTCACCGCGCCAGGAATCGAGGGCATCTATACCTGTCTCGGCGGCATGGGTTCAGGTGAGCTGCTCCCGTACCTTGATTATGGCGCGATCCGCCAGAGCCAACGTGCACTCATCGGCCTCAGCGACATCACCGCTCTAAACAACGGCATCCTTGCCGGAGCGGGCTTGATCAGCATCAACGGGCAGTACCCAGCGATCCGGGTTGACGAGGGCCAACACTTTCGTTACACCGACGAAGAGTCGTTGCGGTTTGCGACGCAGTTCATGATGTCGCCCGAGCCATGGGAGCAGAAGCCCTTCACCATCAACCAATACATGCCCAGGACGGTATCACCCGGAAAAGCCCGGGGCCACATCATCGGTGGCAACCTTGACACTTTTTGCACGTTGCTCGGTTCGCCATTCTGTCCTGATTTTGAAGGCGCGATCCTCTTCATCGAGGACGTTCACAAGGACGGAGAGGTGATCGCTCGTCTCCTGATCCATTGTAGGCTCGCCGGAGTCCTTGACAAGATCGCGGGCATCGTGGTCGGGGAGTTCTGCGACGTACCCCAGAAGCGTGACGGCAAAGTCCCAAGCATCGATGACGTCTTGGTGCAGTACCTGAGCGAGGGACCACCTTGCGTGTACGGTTATAGCTTCTCTCACGGTGACTGGACGATCCCGGTGCCCGTCGGCGCGATGTGCACCATGGATGCTGACACCGGCATGGTATCGTTTGACTTTGCGATGGCTTGAACAAGAATTTGCGTTCTCGGTACGGTGTGGCAATGGACCCCGTCGTCAAGATTACTCCTGAGGCCCTCGAGCAGTTCCAGAAGCAGCTGGCGCTGGGCGAGAGGGATCCCGGAATGGGTCCTGTGGGTTACCGGTTTGGGCTGACGGGCGGGGGTTGCTCGGGTTTCACTTACTACCTTGGTTTCGAGTACGACATGCCCGGACTCAGGGACATTTCATGGCAAGAGGGCGGCTTGATTTTCATGGTTGACAAGAAGTCAGCCATTTACTTGTCGGGTTCAACAGTGAGTTGGACAAAGACGTTGATGAAGCAGGGTTTTGAGTTTGACAATCCTCGTGAAGCGTCACGGTGTGGCTGCGGTCACTCGATTACCTTCAAATGACGGTGCACAATCGTGCGTCCTAGATATAGGATTGTGAAAACTGGCGAGATGGGAGACGTGACGTACAGTGAGAGCCCTGCTGCTCAATTCGGATTTTACTCCGTTGCACTTTGTGTCGGACGAGGAGGCGATCATCCTCTTCTACAAGGGGCGCGCGGAGGTCTACGTCAACACTGCGACGGGCAAACCGTCTGAGTGGGACGAGGTCTGGAGCTCGCCCTCCACCTCGATCCGTGTCCCGGCCACGATCCGCGTCCTCAAGTGGGTCAAGAAGAAGTGGAAGCCACCGCGTTTTCGCAAGAAGGTGCTGTTCAACCGCGACGGTTGGAAGTGCCAGTACTGCGGGACCAAGCTAGGATGGCAGTCGATCACCATTGACCACGTCATGCCCCAGGCCCGTGGTGGGCCCACATCGTGGCTGAACTGTGTGTCAGCTTGTCGCCCGTGCAACAGGCGGAAAGACTGTCAGACGCCCGAAGAAGCGGGCATGAAGTTGCTGAAGAAGCCGGTGAACCCGACTTCCCTGCACTTCTGGGACGCGCTTCGTAGCGACAGCTGGCACGAGGACTGGGACACGTTCATCCCGAGGGAAGAGTGAGCGCGGCGGCTAGCGTTATCCGCGCTCAGCGTCCCAGCATGCACGGTTGGGACGGTCTCCACGCGGGCATGGTCCCGTGCTACCGTGACAAGAAACGCCACGCGAGCTGGCGGTGGGGACGCAAGAAGGGTCTCCGCCGTGCTCGTCGGCGTCTAGACAGGGAGATCGTGGTATTTAGTCTCCATGAAAACGACATGGGGCAAGGTCCGGCAGCTGCTTGCTGAGGCTCTGAACGAGTTCGGGACACCGTCAGGAGGCCTGCGAAAGACTAAGCCCGGCGGCCGGCAATTCAAGCTCGGCAAGGTCGAAGAAGAGAACCAAGAGCTGTCAACTGCCCAGGTCGAGCACATGTTCCCCGGCGCTGCTGACGCGTGGGCCGAAGTCGTTCCTGACATGTTCCCAGATTACCCGTTTGCTGACGATCCACAGGTCATCAAGGCCCGGTCGTTGTGGTTCAAGATCGGACAGCAATTACGGGTCTCGATGGCTGAGATGCCGCAAGTCGAGCTGGCAACCTGGGACCCACACCGTGATGATTGGTTCCCCCTTGAGGGTGCTTGATGCGCTTAACCCTGGGCCAGCTACGGAACCTGTTATCTGAGGAGATCGAACCCGATTGTTGGGGTGGCTCCCGGCCTGACGAGACATATAGCGAGCTGCTCGAAGACGATCCTGCGCACCAGAAAGAAAGCGTCATGGTGCCCAACGATGTCAAGAAGCAGATCAGCTCGTACCTTGAGAAGATGGGACTGTCTCGACCGATGAAGAGGGGACGCCCCTGAGGGCCATACTTACCCCCAGGAGCCGTGCACGCATGCGTCTGAACCTCAGGGACCTACAGGCCGCTGTCAAGCGGACCCTCGACGAAGAGAGGGCAGTTGAGGAACTCAAGAATGAGATCAAGCGCGTCCTTGGTCCAGCGGTCATCATTGAAGGCCGGATCGAAGACGTTGTCCAGTCAGCAAACAGCTGGATGGATGTCCTTGACCGCACGGGACGTTCGTCTCGGTTTGATTTCCTCGCTCAAGTGACAACGGGTTTCCTCGATCACCGTCACCCGTCAGTCCGTGAGTTCGCGGCACGTGTGGTGCCCGAGAAATTCCTTGGCAAGCTGACGAGCGATGCTGAGCCCAAGGTCCGTCACATCGTCGCCAGCCGCGTCCCGCTCGAGACTGTCCGCGAGATGTTGAAGAAGTTCAAGAATGATGATGAACTGCGTCTCATCTATCGCAAGCGCAAGGCAGCTAAGCTCCATGAGGCAGGTGTCTCCCAACCCAAGGCTGAACCGATGGGCCATGACCCGGTTGAGGGCGCGGAAGCTTACGGCGACGCAGCCAAGACCGCGCCGGGTCCCGAACTTAGCGAGACTTGGTACCGCCAGCAAGCTTGGCGATTGATGCACGAGTACGGACGTAACATTGAATACGCTTGGGAAGAGTTGGCGGTCCGTCGATTCTGCAACAGCATCAAGGCAACGTCATTGATTGAGATCGACGAAACCAAGCTTCTGAAGTGTGTCAAAGACCTGATCAAAGAAAAGGAAGAACTCGCCATGGAACGAAACTCTCTGAGAGAGAACGCCCTCAAGTCAACGCTTGCTTACCTCGAGCAACAGGCAGAGGAAGAGGCCCTGAACGAGGGCATGCTGCCCGAGCTCAACGAGGTCGAAGACCCGGTCCGCAAGCTGGTTGAGGCCCGTCTGACGGGTGAGCAGTTCATCGAGCAAGCCAAGACGTTGTTCCGCGTCCAGGAAGGGCAGCTCCCGATGGCGATTCGCAAGTACCGTCTCGGCGAGGGCAACACCAAGGTCACCCCGATGCCTGTCATCGGCTGGTTGCCTCACGGTGGTTCTTTCCGTGCAATCGACGAGCGAGCGCTCGACATGTTCTGCGAGCACTGGAACAAGAGGCAAGCTGCGGCAGGTGAGCCCATCAGGCTCCAGTGGACGACCCACCCAGTCGACCTTTCAAAGGTCGGCTTCACCGTCTCACTGAACTAAGCCCTTAGCCCTTGACGGCTTTCATCGGGGGCGGCGTGTTGCCGCGCTCGACCACGTTGCCGTCACGATCAACAATCAGACCCGCTTTGTGCATCACAGCAGCGAGCTGTTCGGGCGATGCACCGAGCATGCTGGCTAGCGTCTCCAGCGGGACAACTCCCGCCGGGCCCATAGCGTGGTCACCAGCGCGGTTGTTCCTGACCGAGTTGATGTACAGGTCTTCGTATGTGGTCAGCACTTCCTGTGGGTTGAGGTGACCACGGGTTTCAGCGATGACTTGAGCAACCATCGCCTTCAAATTACCAACTGTTGTTTTCATGGTCACTTCTTGTGACTCTTGTTGTAGGAAGACCAAGCGACTGCCCATGGGTTCTTGACGTCGCCCTTCTTTTTCAGGGCTTTGACTTGCTTCTCACGTCCGGGAGGCGTGACCTCATCGAGGTCCATGTCTTCCTGCATCTCCTCAGCGGGCGGCGGAGACGATGACGACCCGCCGCTTGGGGGAGGGGGTGATGATCCACCTGATGATGGCGGGGGCGACGGTGGCTTTGGTGCTGGAGCGGGAGAGCTGCTAGACGGGGGAGGAGGGGGCGAAGAGCTGCCGCTTGGCATCGCATCTTCGTCGAGCTCATCGTCTTCGTGACCAAGAACCTTCTCACGGTGTTCCGGGCTCTCACCAACCTCGCCATCACGGTCGATATCATAGTGCAGACGCTCTTGCTTGTCTTCTGTCGACTCTTCGTCGAGCTCATCAGCACCCGCAAGGTCAGCCTGATCGAGCGTTGCTGGCATGGGGGTGGGCTCAGCTGGACCGGGAGCCGGAGCCTTGGGCATCGGTTTCGGAGGGGATGCCGGAGCTTGCGTGCCCCGGCCTGATCCCGTTGATGGGATGCCGTCCATGTCCTTGACCTTCAGGCCCTGGGCGAACTTGCCCCCGCGGCTGCCACCCTCGGGTGTTGATCCCTTGACAACGATGGCGACGCTGTTGCCTGCAGTCTTGGGCGGGCTGGGAGAGGGCTCCAGGGCGTTGGGCATCTCGCCGCAGTTAGTGCAAGTGTCGCCCTCGATTCCCATCATGCCGCCACAACCCCCACACGCTCCGGGCAGCCCGACGTGTTCAAGCTTCGCACCGAAGCCCCGGTTGCCCATCTTTTCCTTGCGACCGCCCTTGGATGGGATCCCTTGGCGATCACCCTGTGCATCGCCGATGGGCTCGCCGAAACGCTCCAGCAAGTGTTCCATGATCTCGGCAACGTGAGCTTCTGTCAGCTGTGGTTTCATGATGGGTAAGTATGGCTGAACACGAGCGGTGCGGGGGCCTACTTTGTGGCCATGAAAGCTCACCTGATCGCTCTAGCGACTGTCGCTTGTTTCGCTTGCGGAAAGCCCGCTCCCCAGCAGAACGTTGCTCCACCCGCACCCACCGTTGTGGCTCCAGCCCCGACACCGTCCGTCGTTGAGGCTCCCAAACCACCGGCTGTTCACGTCGAGTTGCAAGTTGCTAGCGTCGGCAACGAGATGAGGTTTGACAAGGTAACTCTGACGGTCCCAACGGGTGCCGAGGTTCACCTCGTTTTCAAGAACAACTCGACGATGACCACCATGCAGCACAACTGGGCACTGGTGAGGCCTGGGACTGAAGCGAGCGTTGCGCTTCACGGTCTCAACATGGGCGAGAGAGCGGGATACGTTGATGTCAGGGACCATGACCTGATGACGTTCACGCCGCAGGCAAAGGCGGGCGAGAGCACTGAGGTCACGTTTACCGCGCCCGAGGCGGGCAAGTACCCGTACATCTGCACGTTCCCCGGCCATTACATGATGATGAAGGGAACACTCACCGTCACGCCGTGAGCTTGACATGATGAAGAAGAGTCGCTCGCAACTCCTAGAAGAGTTCACCAAACACCTTTTCGAACGTGACCCGCTGGGATACTGCTCTCCTGACGACCCAAACAGGGAGAGAGAGTATGAATCGGAAGCGTTATCGATCCTATCAAGGTTCGTTGAGGGCCTCATAATCAGGATGCCCGAACAGGACGCGTATGAACACGCTTATCACACAATCCAGAGCACGTTCATGTTCTGGTTTAACCAACAGCTTGAGGGTGAACAGGGCGCGACTCTGGCACGTGAGTTGCTCGATATCTTCCGATCTGCGTACCCTGAACAGGACGTAGAACACGGGGTAGTGTCTGCAGATGAAGAACGTTCTGGTGACGGGCGCAGCGGGGTTCTTGGGATCGCACCTGGCGAAACACCACCTTGAGAAGGGCGACAGGGTCCTCGGCGTTGATGATTTCAGCTCGTCTGACAAGGGCTCTCTTCACCTGAAAGACCTGTGTTCTTACGAGAACTTCAGCTTCGCCCAGAGCAACATCACCGACCCGGCGATCGCTAGCCATGTCAACGGATGGCAGTACCACCACCGTGGGCTCAATCTCATCTATAACTTTGCGTGTCCTGCTTCGCCACCACGCTATCAGGAACAGCCCATCCACACGATGTTGACCTGCGTTGTGGGCACTGAACGGATGCTGCGACTCGCTGATCACTATGACGCAGTGCTAGTTCATGCGTCAACCAGCGAGGTGTATGGCGACCCAGATGTGTCACCGCAGCGGGAAGATTACAAGGGTTGTGTCAACTCATACGGTCCACGCTCGTGCTATGACGAGGGAAAGCGCGCTGCGGAAGCTCTATGTTTTGATTACCTCAATCAGGAGGGAGTTGACGCTCGTCTTGTCAGGATCTTCAACACTTACGGTCCTAACATGGACCCGTTTGATGGGCGTGTCGTCAGCAATTTCATCCGCCAAGCTCTCAAGAACGAACAGCTGACGGTCTATGGCGAGGGTAGGCAGACGCGGTCGTTTTGTTATGTTGATGACCTGATCCGGGGCATCGTTGCAATGGGAGCTCTCAAAGAGAACCCACGCTGTCCTGTCAACTTGGGTAACCCAGATGAGTTTACTGTCTGGCATCTGGCGTGCAAGGTGATCAACAAGGTACACAACATTCCTCTAGACTCAAACGGTATCAACAACAACATTCAGATGCGCGACCTGCCCATCGATGATCCGAGACGCCGATGCCCGGACATCAGCAGAGCAAAAACATTGTTGGGATGGAACCCAGTCGTGACATTGGATCAGGGCCTTGATAAGACGATCGCGTACATCCAAAAAGTGACGAAGTGAAAGAAGCAATAGAGGTTCTGCTGCGAGCGCCAAATTCACAGCTGGATGACACGGCGAAGCTGATGATCGAAAAGTGGGATTGCCCGCCATCAACGCTCCAGGTGCTTGAGGTGCTGGATAGCTGCACGCACGGTGCACTCGCAAGCGGATTTGTGATCGGGATCTTGGATGTGCTCTACGACACCCGCTGTAAGGAAGAGGGCACCACGCACGAAGAAGTTGCGAAACGGGCAGCTTGGCGAAACAGGCGTTGAAGCCATAGTTACTTGACGGAGGATTCAATCATGTCCGTTGGAACCACTTTTGTCGATGTCGTGTCTTACGTCGGAGCTGGTGCTCTCGCCGCTTCAAAGCTTCTCGTTGCAGCACAGCCCTACTGGGCGAAGATGCCACGTTGGCTCGCGGTCGCTGCTCCCGTCCTGGTCCTTGACCTCCCGCAGGTCATCACCTGGTTTGGTGGCGCTGCAACAGGCACCGATGTGATGACTGCGATCGTCACGTCTGCCGCTCTGCTCCTGCCTGGCCTTGCTGAGGCGGAGAAGGCCCCCGCCGCGAAGTGAAGTAACCAACACGAAGTGATGATGAACGGGTCCGATTGGACCCGTTTGTCGTTTAAGGTGTAGGACTGACTTGACGAGTGGTACGATGGACACACATGTCCAGGGTCCCGAATCGCTTTGTTGGTCTTCACAATCACACGGGTTTTTCACCGTTTGACGGGCTGGGGTATCCTGACGAGCATTTTAAGTTTTGCATGGCAAACGGCATCGATGCCCATGCCATCACGGAACACGGGAACCTAAATTCGTACGCGCATGCTCAGCTCTGGATCGAGGACTGGTCCAAGTCCAACAAGGACAAGAAGTTCAAGTACATCCCAGGCATCGAGGCGTACTATCATCCCGACCTTGAGCAATGGCAACGTGATTACGAAGCCGCTGAAAAGGCGAAGCTCGACAAGAAAGTTGCCAAAAAGCTAAAAGACAAAGAAGAAGAGCTGCCGACCAAGGTCATCGCAGTCGTTGATCAGGCCGATGAGACCGAAGAGATCGAGACAACCAATGCGTTGACTGTTGAGAATGAGGACGAAACCAAGTCAACCAAGCACTTCAACCCGATCAATCGTCGGCATCATCTCGTCATCCTACCCAAGAACCAGAGGGGCCTCCAACAAATCTTCGCGGCTTCGTCCAAGGCATACCTAAACGGGTTCTACAAGTTTCCCCGCGTCGACTGGAAGGTCCTGCGTGAGGCAGGCAAGGACGGTAACCTGGTCGTCACTTCAGCCTGCATCGGTGGGATGCCGGCATACGCAGTCTTCCAGGAAATGCAGAAGATCCAGTTCGACCAGTTCAGCGAGAAGCTGTTGGATGACAAGGTCTTGATGGACAAGTGCGTCCAGGCTGTGGCCAACGTCTATGACTCGATGGTGGAAGCCGTCGGCGAGGGGAACTACTTCCTCGAGCTCCAGTTCAACCGGCTGCCAGCCCAGAACCTGGTGAACCGTGCCATCATCGAGTTCTGCCGTCGCAACAACAAGACCCAACAGTTGATAGTCACTGGTGATGCTCACTACTTCAACCCTGACCGGTGGAAGGACCGTGAGCTCTACAAGAAACTCGGCTGGATGAACTACACCGAGATCAACGCTGACTCTCTTCCCAAGTCCAAAGAGCAGCTCAAGTGTGAGTTGTACCCGAAGAACGCCCAGCAGATGTGGGATGAGTATTGCATCTCCAAGGATGGGACGGGTTTCTATGATGACGACTTGATCGCCGATGCGATCGAGCGGACCCATGACATCGCTCACCAGGTCATCGGTGAGGTTCCGCCCGATCGGTCACCCAAGTTTCCCAACAAGCTCCTGATCCCCGAGGGGACGCCGTCCTTCAATCACCTGGTCAAGCTCTGCATGGACGGTATGCGGAAACGTGGCTTGCAAGACAGACCCGAGTATATCGATCGCATCAAAGAAGAGCTCGGTGTCATCAAGCAGATGAAGAACGCTGACTACTTCATCTCGTACCAGAAGATCATGGAGCTGGCGCGGAAGGTGTGCCTCTGCGGACCCGGTCGTGGTTCCGGCGGTGGTTCGTTGGTCGCCTACGTCCTCTACATCACCGACCTCGATCCTCTGTTTTGGGACTTGCCATTCGCCCGTTTCCTTAGCGTCTATCGCAAAGGCGCGCCTGACATTGACACTGACCTCGCTGACCGTGACAAGGTACTGGAGCAGCTTCGGGGCTTCTTCGGTTGGGAGAACGTTGTTCCTATCTCCAACTACAACACTTTCAAGCTGAAGACGCTGGTGAAGGACATCGGCAAGTTTTACGGTGTCTCCTTCGAGGAGACCAATGCAGCGACCCGGTCAGTCGAGGACGAGGTCCGCAAGGCAACAATGAAGGAGGGCGATGACAAGAACCTGTTCGTCCTCACCTATGACGAGGCAATGGGTTTCCATTGCAAGGCGCCCAAGACCGCTGTGTCGAAGTCAGTCTGTCAGGGTTGCACTGAGTCATGTAACACGCCCGTGTCACCGTCGTTCAGGTCTTTCATTGACAAAAATCCCGTGGTGGCTGAGTCAATCAAGATCCTGTTCAAGCAGAACAGGTCATTGGGTCGGCACGCTGGTGGCGTTCTCATCGCCGACGACCTTCCCAACAAGATGCCGCTCGTGACGTCGAAGGGCGATGGTGGCAAGCGTGAACCGCAATCACCCTGGGTCGAGGGCGTCAACTACAAGCACCTTGAGAAGATCGGTGAGTTCATCAAGTATGACCTGCTCGGTCTTGAAACTCTGCGACTCATCGAGCGGACGATCGAGCTGATCCTCATCAAGGAAGGCAAGCCCCACGCTTTTGACGATGTCAAAGCATGGTACGAGGAACACCTTCATCCGTCAAGGGTCAACTTCAACGATCCCAAACCTTACGAAGTTTACGAGAAGGCGAAGTGGGGAGGCATCTTCCAGCTGACGAGTCAAGGCGCGCAACGCCTGTTCGTCAAGGCCAAGCCAAAGAGCATCATCGACATCGCGACCCTGACCAGCATCTACCGGCCGGGCCCGTTGGCAGCTCACGTTGACAAGCTGTACCTCGAGGCTAAGAACGATGGAAAGGAGCTCGAGTGGGGTGACCATCGCATCAATGACATCCTGAAAAAGACCAACTCCTGCATCATCTTCCAGGAGCAGGTCATGGAGCTCGCCGAGAAGGTGGCTGGCTTCCCGAAGGACAAGTGCGATGAGGTCCGCCGCGCCATCATGAAACGGTCGATCTCCGGCGGCGAGGCAGCAAAGAAAGCAGCACAAGAGACCCGTGACGGGTTCGTCCAAGGTTGCATCAAGAACGGTTACACCGACAAGGTCGCCAACAACCTGTATGACAAGATCCTCTACTTTGCCGGTTACGGCTTCAACAAGGCCCACGCGGTGGCGTATGCTATCGATTCATTCTGGTGTGCCTGGCTGATGACATACTACGAGGAACAATGGCTATCGGCTTACCTTGAAGCGTACTCAACGACGCCCGTCAAGCGTGCCAAAGCATTTGGTGAAGCACGGGCCCTGGGTTACACCATCGTCCCGATCGACATCAACCATGCTGGCCTGGGTTGGACGGTGTTGCCAGGCAAGAAGCTGATGCCATCGATGACGTCGGTGAAGGGGGTGGGGGAGTCAGCGGTCGAGGAGATAATCCAGATGCGGCCCATCAACAGCATAGAAGAGATGCTGTGGAACGAGGATGGAACCTGGCGGCCCAGCAAGTTCAACAAGAAGGCGCTGGAAGCTCTCATCAAGATCGGCGCTTTCGAGTCAGTCGGCTGCATCGGTGAGGACAAGGTCTTCAAGTCGTACAAGCACATGCACGAAACGTTGTTGGGTGAGTACACCGACACCGTTGAGAAAAAGAAGGGCACGGGCATCATGGTCGAGCGTGTCCGTGAACACGCGGCCCTGATCCGACGGTCAACCAAGAAGGACCCGCACGAGGGGCGCAAGAACTTTTACGAGCTGGCGAGAGCCCTCGCCGAGACCGACGCCCGAGACGAGTGGACGAACCGTGAACGGGTTGAGTTCAACGCCTTTTACTTCGGCACTTCGGACCCGACCCAGATGTTTGAGCAGGCGATGCTCAGCAAGCTTGACAAGATGGGAGTCATCCCAATCGAAGACCTGGAACATGGCGACAACAGGTTCTGTTGGTTCGTCACCGTGCTGGCGGCGGGTAAGAAGGGTGGCAAGCCCACCGCCGGGCTCCAGAAAAAGACCAAGAAGGGGAAGGGGTACATCCAAGCGTTTGTCACGGGCCCGGTCGGGAAGCCAGTCCGCCTCACGGTGTGGGGGCGAGAGGACCTGTACGAGCCCTTCAAGCTGATGGCGGCTGAGGTCCGCCGGGACGATTATGGGTTTGCGACCAGCGCTTACAAGGTGAAGGAGATCGCGTGATGTGGGTGCCACCGATAATCGTTCCGCAATCTAGTCCGTCCACGTACAAGTGTCCCCAATGTGAGATGCCGCTGCGAAACACGCCCAACGATCATAACCTCCATCACACTTACGGTGATGAGTGCAAACTTTGTCATGAATTATTTTGCGTCGAGCACGGGATGGACCGGCGCCATCCTGAGCACCCATCGTATTGCCGGCCTGGTGAGTGGTGAAGAGCTGGTTTGACATCTTTCCACACGAAGAGATCGGGTGGACCGAAGTCGGCGAAGAGTTCACTCGCTACCGGTTGTTGGTCACGCCCTGGTTCAGGGTGTTTGTTCACAGGCTGTGGTGCCCAGTGTGGCACCCGCAAGGTCACGATCACCCGTGGTCTTTCGTTGCGATCGTGTTATGGGGTGGTTACCTAGAACGGACACAGGCTGAACGCAAGTGGCGCGGCCCGGGTAGTGTACTGTTCAGGCCTGCGGAGTTCGTTCACAACGTCATCACCGGTCAGAAGGTCAACTGGTCGATCGTCATCACCGGGCCCAAACGACGGCAGTGGGGCTTCGTTGACATGAAACCTTTGGAGTAAAAACATGCTCATCGCGTATGACACAAGGCTAACGCTGAGTCGCCCACCCCACACGCTCGAACCCGACTTCACCCTGTCACAGGGGCCCGGGAGCGGGTTGATCTCTCTTCACACCCAAGACTTCCAGGTGACTTACCGCGACGGCAAGGCTGAGATGTACCTCAGTCGGCACTTGACCGCCGCACAGCTTCGCCAGCTCGCTGAGATCGCATCAAGCATGGCGAGCGAGATTGACGCTCGTGAGCAGGAGATCGTGACGTTGTCACAGAACACCCAGACGATCTCGTTACCACCCGATGTTGTGTTCTCGACCGTTGCAGTCGTGAACGGCGTCGTCGGCCACGGCGGGTGATCAACCCTCGACGGGGTCCCACGTCTGTTCGTGATCGCCAGCCACTTTCTTGACCTTCAGCTTGCCATCAGCACCGACCTGGATGGTCGCTTGCTCTCCGGGTGAGAACTGGGTGTCTGTAGGTGCAGCGTAAGCTTGGCCCTTCAGACGCGTGTGAGCGGGAGCCCCACGGTGGCGGCCGTAGATCTTGTAACCGACTTTGGGTCCACGGGGAGCTGCGGGAGCTTCACCCCCACCAGTTCGTGCTGGTGCAGCGGCGGGTTCGCCCGTCAGCTCACGTGGTGGAGGAGACTTCCTGACGGGCGGCGGTACGTTTGTCTCCTTTTCGGAGTTGTCTGGAACAGCACCACCCTCTTTTGCCCACATCGGGAACTTGACAAGCAGGTACTTGTCGTTGTACTTGACGATCGCTCGGTTGGGTTCGCTGGTGGAATACCTGTCATTCGTCGCCTGGCCGTGGAATGTCTTGATGAACTGTACCTTGGCATTGTTGGGGACGGAGACCTTGGGAAGCTCTCGAGTGTACTTCACTTCCCCTGTTGGGGAGGTGTACTTGAACATCTTCACGCTGCGTTGGCGGCGCTTCTGTCGCCAGCTGCGGTTTGGTGACAGCTTCGTGTATTTCCCATCAGTCTTGATGGGCTCGTTGTTGTAGTTTGCTGCAACTTCTTCGACCTCAAGGTCACCCTTCTCCATGCCCGTGACGTCAAGGGCTTCTTCAGCGCCCTTGACAAAGTACGTCTTTCCTGGTCGAGCCTTGGCAGACGTGATCTGTACGGGAGAAGATAGGTTCGTGAGGTGAGCGAGTTTCCTGATAATGTCCAAAGCTGCGCTCGCACCTGCTGGCGTCAGACGAAACAGAGCACCTTTGTTGATGCCTGGAGGCGACCAGAACCAGCCCTTACCCTGAGACATGATGCCGCGGATGATCTGGTCACTCCACTTGTTTGTCTTCCAGAGCTCGCCCGCTCCACCAGCGCTGCCCATCCAATCCTTGTACGCTTTGGTGATCTCTTCTCGCGTTGCGCTACCATTGTTCTGCAACAGAAAGACCGCGACAAACTCTTCCTTGTCAATGGTGCTAGGAATGATGTCACGCCAGCTTGGGTTCATGATGTCAGGCGTGACATCATCATCGGTCAGCTCTTCAACGAGCAAACCACGCATGCCCATCGCCATCCCGATGTAAGCTTCTGTCACGTCCAAAGCTTTGAGCGTCTTCCGAGCAGCTTTCCTGACAAAGTCGTCTGAGTCTCGTTTCAGAGCACGTACAAGGTTGGTCGGTGACGATGCGTTGCTAGCGACGCTCGCTCTGACCGCAACAGCTTGGTCCTTTGCTAGCGTGTACAGCGTCTCGGGTGATGTCTTGGGGTTAGCAGCGACAGCTGACCTGGTTGAGACTGACTCGTCTTTGGAGAGTGTGTTGAGCGCATCAACTGGAGTGATGGTGTTGTGTGCAACCGAAAAACGGTACGCGCTGTTCTTGCTTTTGGCGAACTTGTTAGCGTTCCCCTCACCGATCCCAGGGTTTTGTAGCAACGCTGTCCTGACGGTTGCTTGGGGCCAGTCAGCCCACAGCTTCTCGATCTGCTTCGGACCCAACGGTGTTGTCCGGAGCAACTCGAGCATGTCGTATTTCTTCAGGCTCTCGCTGCTCATCAGCTTGCTGAGGATCTTGACAGCAAAATCGTGTGGGACGTTCGGGATCCGCAACAGGTTTTTGAACTCTCCTGCGTTGTTGATGGTTAACATCTTGACCAACTCGGGTTCCATGCGAACGTCTTCAGGATGGTTGAGGATCTGGCTTGTCAGGTACCTGTATGAGCCCCTCTTGTTATCCATCTCCATCGCGTGTGCCATCTGCTCTTTGGTGATGGCACCCGACTTGATGAGCTCCCAGTAAACTTTTCGGGTAGCTGACTCCGACACGAAACGCATTGCAGCATCAGAGATCACTCGCTTTACGTCATCAGGAGTTGCTGGGTTACTAAAGATGTTAGCGAGGATCTCTTCATCGTTAGTCTTAGCGATCTCACGGAAGTCTTCTGGTTTGAAGGGAGCGGCTGCCAACATGCGTTCGAGGTAGGAAGTACGCCAATAGCTGTTGGCGCTGTTCTCTGAGATCCACTTCAATACAGCCATCGCCCCTTCAGATTCCATCTCACTGGCGCGGCTGGACAACGAGTTCATGATGTCCTGTCGTTCATCACGGTAATCGGTGGGTCCCGTGTAGTTCTCGTAACGTCCGAGGATCTTCTTGATGACTTGGTTTGATAGCTTGCCGCTCTTGGCGACCTTCTTCATCGCTTGGTCGCTAAGCTTCTCGCCTTTCAACAACGCAGCAACATGCTCTTCAGTCGCTCTCTCAGCGTCTTCGACCTCACGGGTCTTCGGGTTTGCTGCGACGTGAGCTTGGATCTTTTCCCAGATTTCAGGCCACTTGCTACCGACGGCGCTAGCTACGGTGTTCAGAGACACCAAGCTATCGGAGGCGTTGTAGACCTGGATCTCGCGACCGGCGGCAGCCAAGCCCGCTGCAACGATAGCGATAGCGAACTTTGAGTTGGGCGTGTTGCTAGTTGATTTCTTGTCGATGACAAAGTAGAACTTGTTGTTGGTCTCTGAGTACGAGTTGAAGTAGTTGCGAGATGCAGTGGCCGAGATGCACCACTTTGAACCTGCGCCGTACTTGCATGATGCGTCAGCAGTGTACGGGCGGACAACGAGCCAGTTGTCGTCGTTGTAGATGACCTGGGTGTCAGCCTTCGCTTGCTTGGCTTCTTGGCTCTTGCTCTTGTTCTTCTGGAGCTCGTCAATGGCGGTGTCGAGGGCTTCGACGCTCTCGTACTGGTTGATGTCCTTTTGCTTGAGACGGTGAACGTTGTCGTGAAACAACCTGATGGCCATGATGACCTCTTCAGGCATTACCTCGTCGTCAACCTGCTTGGCTGACCACATCAGGTACTTGTTGTTCGACCCGCCGGGTTGGTTCGCGACGAGGTTTTGGAAGACATCCTCTTCGATGTCGGGGTATTTTTCACGTGCATCATCGATGCGATTCTCAACCAACAGGTTGGAGACGTAGTCCCTCAGGACGCCCAGACTGACCCTCATGACTCTCTAAGTATCGATTTGCAGGGCGGTAGGTTAGGATAGAGCCATGTACGTGGGACGGCAACGCATCGTTTTCTTCGTTGGGCCCGACATGTCTGGGAAAACAGAGATAAGCAAGGCCCTCTCCAGGGTCACCGACATCCCTTACTTCAAGGCGTCGAGCGAGCACGATGCTTTCTTGTCAAGCCGGGTCTCGAAACGTGAGCTGTTCCTAGAACAGCTGCGGTATGCTGACCCCCGGGTTATGGACCTGCTCAAACAAACAGGCCAGTCTGTCATCTTCGATCGTGGTTACCCATGCGAGTATGCTTACAGCAAGACGTTCGGCCGGGTGACTGACGACAGGATGCTGAGGCATCTCGACGAAGAGTGGGCCAAGCTCGACGCTCGCATCATCCTTGCTTGCCGTACAGATTACTCAAAGATCGTTGATGATCTTGACCCAACCGTCAAGGGGGAGACGCTCCAGCAGATCCATGATGCGTACATGGACTTTGCGTCATGGACCAAATGCAAGCTCCTGAAGCTCAACGTTGACGATGAGAACCTCCAACGTGAGCTCGATGACGTTCATTATTTCATCTACAGGGTGGTCTGATGAAGTGCAAAGAACACCCGAAGTACCAGGCACGTCGGATGCCGATGAAGACAGCGAAGTATCCCGATGGGTGTCCCACTTGCTTGGGCATCTGGGAGAACGCTAAGACTGATCCCAAGCGGTTGGCGAAGACAGTCACCATTGAGCTCGACCACGATGAAGCTCGAGCAATGGCGTTATCCTTAGATGCGCTGCTCAGTCGCGGTGGGAAAGAGGCAGCGCGTACGGGACAAACGTTGCGACCATTGATCGGTTTGCTGACAGCTGCGCTGAGAAACGCATGAAGATCTTCTGGCTTGACTTTGAGTCAACGGGCATCGATCCTGACAAAGACAAGCCGTTGGAGCTCGCGGTGTCCGTCGCGGACTTCAACGACCCCTTCAACGCCAGGCCCGTGTACCATGCAGTGATGCCGTTGGCCCCGTGGATTCCATCTGATCTGAGACCGATCGTCTTGGAGATGCACACCAAGAACGGTCTGCTTGCTGACTGTTCGTCGTGGCTTGCGAAACAGGTACGGGACGTTGAGGAAGACCTCCTTCGTGTTGTCCCGCTTGTTGGTGACCCAGACGAACGACCCGTCATGGGAGGATCTAGCATCCGTTTTGATTACAAGTTCATGAAAGTCCACATGCCTAGGGTAGCAACGCGGTTCGAGTTCCGTGAGAACGATGTCAGGTGCTATGACGTCTCGGTGCTGAAACTGTACTGCCGGTCGATGGGAATGCCGCAGCTCAAGAAAGCCCAAGCGCACCGTGCCCAAGACGACGTTCTCGAGAGCATCGCACATGGTAAGGAGTGTACCGAGTGGCTGAGACAGAACCTGAAGCGAAGCACGACATGAGCAAGAGCGCTTTCATCATGGGCGTCGAGTTCCACATGCTCGACGCTCGAAAGGAGTGCGTTCCTGGCTTCGAGGATTGGTCGAGCGGTCACATCACCTTCAAGACCAAGTTCAGGTCAAAAGCCGCAGCGCCCGGGTCATGGGTGATCGATGATCAGTACGGTGAGGTCACGTTCAACAAGGAGAAGTGGGCTGAGCACTGCGCCAGGGAAATCATTGAAGACCTGACTTTCGACGACAACAGGAAACTGCGTCGCATCCTAGTTGCGCTTTTTGAGCAGGCACGTGCACACTGCGATGAACACCACGCCGACATCAGGGAAAGGTTCAAGCATGCGCCTGCTAGTCCAGACTCAGCTGAGTAACATCAACTACAAACACAACAAGTTTGACCTGGCTTGCGACAGCGGGTGGCAGATGGTGATGGGGCGGGTGCGAGAGATGTTGCGCCGCAACCCAGATCTCCAGATCGACGTGATGGGACCGAAGCTGTTCGATACCTACTATGAAAACGCTAGCCAGTGCGTTGATTATCCGTGGATCGTCAACCCGGATCTTGACTGGCATTGCCTCTATGGTTATGTCGATCCGACCAAAGAAGACCGGGGCCGGCTCAACTATATCCAGCACGAAGTAATGGCAAACGCGCTGGCGACCAGGTACGATCTCAACTTCAACAAGGTCTCCCTGAGCATCGGGATCCACAATCACAAAAAGCACCCAGAGTTGAAGTACGACGCGGTCTACATCAATGATCCGATGCACCTTCGTAACTTCAAGGCGATGTTTCACATCAACGGTGGTTACCAACCCAAGTTCTACGTCCACTCCCACTTTGTAGATGTGCCTGAAGTCCCCAAGTTCCCGCAAGAGTGTTCACTGTGGCTTGGCCAGTGTGAAGCCGCACTCCGGGCCGACTACAACTTCTGGCAGTGCGAGTCAGCGATGTTGCAGTTCTTTGACAGCATGGGCAAGTGGTTCACCCAGGACGTGGTTGATGACGTTCGTGCCAAGTCAATGCCCTGGGACGACGGGTACTCCTCGGCGGAGACGTTGCTGGAACCTGACATGAAGAACGTCCGTTTTTCTGCGGCGGAATGGAAAGCCAAGACGGAGGGAAAGTGCGTCCTGTTCTTCCCCAATCGGATCTCTCCGTCGAGCGGCGACTATACCAACGGTATGAAGTTCATGTTCGATATCCTTCCCCAGCTGCGACAACGGCGACGGGACTACGTCGTAGTGTGTGGCAATCCAAATTTCAAGTTCTCTAACGCTGAGCTCGAAGAGAAATGTGGGGCCAACGGCTACGTCAAGCTGACGGATGACACTTTCAACCGTGACGAGTACAAGTACGTGGCACGGAACTCCCACATCGCTCTGGGCCTCTATAACAAGGATCCGTATGGCGGGACAGCTGCTCGAGAATGCGTCGAGTTGGGATGCATGCCACTGTGGCTCGACAACTACGAGTATTCGAGCCTGGCTGAGGAGGCTGGGGTGAGCCAATACGTGCTGGGTGAAGTAAATCTCATCAATTTGGTTGATTTGCTTGACAGGTCGATTGGGCGTGTTCAGTGTCCATCACGGGAGAATGCCCGTCACAACATCAACCAGAAGCTGTTGGAAGTCATCAGGAAGCGGTGCTCCTACGAGGCAACAACTCCCGCCGCCATGCGCAGGATGGGCCTACTTACCTGACATGGATGAGAAGTCGCTAAGGGCCCTGGTGCGTGAGGAGATCGAACGCGCACTGAATGAAGAAATGATCATTGATGATCATCGGAAGTTTCGACGTCTTGTCGAGGCTAAGATCGGTCGCCGGTTCACAGATGACAGTGATGGGTGGGACACTACCTTCACGAGCTGGAGCAGCGCAGTCCAGGAAGCAGGATCCAACAAGGTCGAAGCCGACATCCTCGACTATTACGTCAACGATGCCATGAAGGTGTTGTCTGAGGGCTTGCATCACATGCAGGCATTCACCCTTCAAGAGCTAGAAAAGATGGTGCCTGAAGCCGTTGTTGCTCTTGCTGATGCTCCTGCTGATCTCACGTACTTTTACGTCCTTGAAGCGGTCGACGAAAATGACCCATCGATTGTTGTTGATGGTGTTCCTTGGGCTCTGATGGCAACCGAGGGTGAACCAAGCGAAGAGGAAGACATGCCACCGTGGCAGTGGGTTCCTGCCGACGGTGCTTGGGTCGACACCACGCGGTACTGAAACTTTGGACGGCGGGCGGGTTATGATCCGCTCATGCACGTCCTTGTCACTGGCGGCGCGGGCTTCATCGGATCGAACCTTGTCAAGCGTTGCTTGGACGAAGGGTGGGATGTTGACACTGTTGACGATCTGTCCAACGGTCACCTGGAGTTTGTACCTCATGGCCAGGCGGTAATCACGAAAGATTTTGCTCATGCTGATGTATTGCACGAGATAAAGCAGGGCAGGTACGATGTCATCTTTCACTTGGCGGCTGTTCCCAGGGTGTCGTACTCAGTCGAGCACCCGCTAGAAACCAACCACGTCAACGTGTCCCGGACGTTGGCGTTGATGGATGCCTGTCGGGACAACGTCAAGCGGTTCGTTTTCGCGTCTAGCTCGTCGGTATACGGTGGGGCTGACATACTACCCACCAGCGAGAACGAGCGTAAGAACCCCAAGTCACCATATGCTCTTCAGAAGTCGATCATTGAAGATTACCTGGTCTTGTACCGCGATCTTTACAAGCTTGACAGCGTTTGTTTGCGTTTCTTCAATGTCTTTGGACCCAACCAGCTGGGTGACAGCCCGTATTCAACCGCGGTGTCAGCCTGGTTGACAGCGATCAAGAAGGGCATCCCTCTTCGTAGCGACGGCGACGGCAGCCAGAGCCGCGACATGTGTTACGTTGACAACGTTGTCGATGCGTGTGTCAAGGCTGGAAACGTATCAGGTTTGCTCAATGCTGAGTGCATCAACGTAGCATGTGGAGACCGAACGACTAACCGTGACATCATCATCGAGCTGGGCAAGCGTTATCCAGGTGCTCAGGTCTGCAACGCGCCCTGGCGCGCCGGCGATGTCATGCACACCCAAGCCGACGTGACAAAAGCACAACAGTTGTTAGGATATGTCCCACTGGTCAGGTTCTGGGAGGGTCTGGATCGGACCGTCAAATGGTACGAAGACAACTGGGATTGGGTCGGAAAGATGAAGCTTAACAAATGACGCTCTACAATTCAACGCAGTCGATCAGGGACCAATTCGCTTCTCTTCTTGCCGAGGAGAAATTCACTAGCGTCAACCGGGAAGCGTCGATGACCTCTCTGGTTGGCAAGAGGACGATTGAGATCGTTGGGGCTAACTTCATCGCTTCGGACGACGCCCTGTTCGGCAAGGTTGACTGGGACTACATCCACCGCGAGGAGATGTGGTACATGAGCCAGAGCCGGAACGTCAATGACATCCCGGGCGGGGCACCCACGGTGTGGAAAGCTGTCGCTTCTAAGGACGGTACCATCAACAGCAACTACGGGTGGACGACCTACAGCCCAGAGAACGGTGGCCAGTACACAAAAGTGCTGGCCGAGCTCAAGAAAAACCCGGAGAGCCGGAGGGCTGTTGTCATCTACACCCGTCCCTCGATGTGGGAGGAGTACAACATCGATGGCCGGAGCGACTTCATGTGCACCAACGCGGTACAGTACCTAGTCCGTGATGGTGCTCTTCATGCCGTGGTCCAGATGCGATCCAATGACGCGGTTCTGGGTTACAAGAACGATCGAGCCTGGCAGTATACCGTCCTTGCCAACCTTGCCAAGGATCTCCAGTTGCCTGAGGGTGACATTCACTGGAGCGCAGGCAGTCTCCACGTCTACGAGCGACACTTCTACTTGGTAGACCATTTTACCAAGACGGGAGAGATCGCCGTATCCAAGTCACAATACCGTGAACTCTACCCAGACTCGCCGTACAACACAAAGGAAGGATGACTAATGAGCGAAGACAACACTGTTTGGCGTGATACACTCGCTTCGTCGATCACGAAAGCGATCAAGGCAGCAAAGAAACTCGGCTACACTGGCGAAGCATTCAACGCGATGACGTTGATCGCTTGGTCGTCGTACGTTGCCGGTGAACAGGACACCAAGAAGTCAAGCTCGGAGAACAAGTCATGACCTGCATAGTCGGTTTGGTTGATGGGAACAAGGTGTGGCTCGGCGGAGATCGGGCGGCCACGGATGGCGGTCTCAATAGGACCTTGCTCAAGGAGCCCAAGATCTTTGCAAAGGGCGATGTGGGCTTTGGTGTCTGCGGCCTGCCCAAGGTCATGGACGCGCTAAAACATGGCATCGAGCTGCCCATCCAGGCAGGCGGCGATGATAGGCAGTTCCTAGTGACCGAGCTAGTTCCAGCGATCCGCGAGGGCCTCAAGAAGCTCGACGCAGCGGGTCCTGACAACAGCCCATTCGGCGGTAACGGTGAGATCTGCTTTGAAGGCGCGATGTTGGTCGCTTATCGTGGCCATCTCTACACGCTCGAGGGTAACTTTCAGCTGGTCGAAGGCGATGAGAAGTTTGCTTCTGTCGGCAGCGGCAGCAAGCTGGCGCTCGGTTCGTTCGAAGCGACCAAGAAAATGTGGGGCGGCGCCAAGAAGCGTGTTCTCATGGCACTCGAAGCTTCTACCAAGAACGCAGGCTGTGCTCCACCGTTCGATACGCTGGTGGTGAAGAACCGGAACTGAGTCCATGACCTGTATCGTTGGCTTGGTCGAGAACGGCGTGATCTATATGGGTGCTGATTCGTTGGCATCCGATACGAAAGGCACCTCTGTTCTCGGCCGGGCTGACGAAAAAGTCTTCATCAACGGTGACTTCATCATAGGTTTTGCGGGAAGCTTCCGTGTGGGACAGCTGTTGCGGTACGCTTTCGAAGCACCTGACAAGCCCAAGAAGCACGATGACATGGCTTACATGGTCATCAACTTCATCGATGCTGTCAGAGAGTTGCACAAGGAAAAAGGATCTCTGAAGAGGGAAGACGAAGAAGAGTTTCACTCGGTTGGGTTGCTGGTGGGATACAACGGCAAGCTCTATTCCATCGAAGAAGATTTTGATGTTGGTTGTCCTCAGGATGATTACTGTTGCATCGGTGTGGGCGCGCAAGTTGCCAACGGGGCAATGTACGCGACAAGAGACATGCAAATGGACCCAAAGAAACGAATCACGTTAGCCCTTGAGGCTGCAGCAAGGTATGACTCGGTGTGCCGCGCTCCCTTCGTCATCCTGGAACATAGGTTCGCATGAGCGGGCAGAACCCAACGCTGACGGTCTTCGCGGGCGCAATGTTCTCGTCAAAAACGACGAAACTGTTGCTCGCTCTTGAGCGTGCCAAGTACCAACACAAGCGAATCCAGGTCTTCAAGCCCGCGATCGATGCCAGGTACAGCAACACTGAGGTTGTCAGTCACTCGGGCTGGAAACACGATGCTACCCTTGTCAAGGAGGGGTCAGACATCTTGGGCGCGCTTGCGGAAGCGGAACAGATGCCCGAGGTGGTTGCCGTTGACGAAGCGTTCATGATCCCGGGCGTCGCCGACGTCCTGATCTACCTTTACCAGCTCGGCATCGATGTCGTGGTCTCAACGTTGGACCTGTCATACCTGGGCAAGCCATTCCACGAGGTCGAGAAGCTGATGGCTTGGGCAACGCATGTCGAAAAATGTGCAGCGGTCTGCACTGAATGTGGGCGTGACGCTTTCTACACTCACAAGAAACAGACAGACGGCGAGGAGATCCAGGTCGGTGGCGCGGAGCTCTATGAGCCGCGTTGCTTTCGCCACCATCTTGCCGTTGACAAACGAGCGAACATCGCGAAAGAGTGAAAACCAACCACCAACGATGGTAGGATGACCGCATGGTAGTCCGTCAGCCTCTCAAGATTGACTTGCACAGCGATGTCAAATCGCTGGCGATGCTCTTTCATACGAATGGCTACGCACTGCACCTGGTCGGTGGTGCAGTGCGTGACGCGGTGATGGGCAAGAAGCCCAAGGATTTCGACCTCGCAACTGATGCCACTCCTGACCAAGTGGAGCGCTTGCTCCACACCACGGGACGATGGCTAACGGATGCAGTCGGCAAGGCTTTCGGCGTCATCCGAACGAGGACGTACACCCACGATGGGTCTCCTTCCGAGGAGTACGAGATCGCAACGTTCCGTGAGGACCTGAGCGCGGGTCGCCACCCACAGGTACGCTTCGCGACGATCAAGGAAGACGTGCAACGTCGGGACCTGACGATCAACGCTCTGTTCTATGACATCACCGCGCAAGAGGTCGTTGACCTAGTCGGCGGGCTCGATGACATTCGTCACAAGGTCATCAGGACGGTTGGACGTCCCGAGGACAGGTTTGCCGAAGACAGGCTCAGGGTGTTGCGAGCCATCAGGTTCGCAGTCAAGCTCGGCTTTGAGATCTCCAAAGAAACGTTCGCAGCCATTCAGCGTGACAACAACCTTGATGGCGTCTCGTTTGAACGGGTCCGGGACGAGCTTGTCAAGTCGATCGTAGCAGCTGAGAAACCACAACGGTTGATGAACCTCATGACGTCGTTGGGGTTGTGGGATCGGGTGCTGCCCGGGCTCAAAGTGTCAACGTACCTGGACAACCTCGTGTCTACGCGTGGGGTCGATTCCAACACCGTCCCGGTCGTGCTAGCTCTCATCTTGGATGATGAGAACCTTGAGACGTTGGGGAAAAAGCTGCTTCACCTGAAGTACTCGGTTGACGAGGTCGCGCAAGTCACGTTCTTGCTCCGGCTCCGTAACATCACGAAGGACACCGCTCTGAAGCTCCGCAAGGCCGAGAAAGCCCTGGGCATGTCAGAAGATGACGCCTTCACGATGTACGTTGAGTACGTTCGTGCTCGCGGGATGCCCTCGAACGCAGAGTTCGATGCTTTCTTGCGGTACCTGGGCTCTGAGCCTTTCAGGGGTGAGCCCCTGATGGCACAGGGGTTTTCGGGCAAAGCGCTAGGCCAGGAAATCCATCGCCTTGAGAGCGAGTTGTTCCAATCCATGGTGGGGGCTTGATGGGAAACCTAAACGAAGCGTGTCTAGCAAACACCAAAGACATCTTCCATCATTGGGTGGAGAATGATGCCGGTGGGCAGACGTGCAAGTTCTGCTTGACTGTTCTCGTTGAGGACAAGGAACCCGAACGTCCGACCTGGCCGTCAGTCTGGATGCAGGTCGCAAAGACAATCGCTTTGCGCTCGATCGACCCGGCATTGAAAGTGGGAGCGATCGTCGTTTCGTCGAACAACACGCAGATGCTCAGCGTAGGGTACAACGGGATGTGGAAGGGCGGTCCCAATCACGTTGAATCGCTCGAACGCGGGAAGAGCGGCACTGTCCACGCTGAGGTCAACGCTCTCGTCAAGTGCGACTACAACTTTGCCAGACCGAAGCACATGTACGTGACGAACAGCCCGTGCAAGGAGTGTGCGAAGCTGATCGTCAACGCGGAGATTGCCAGAGTCGTCTATGAGATCCCGTATCGGATCACTGATGGGATCGATCTCCTGAAAAGCGCTGGGGTCGAGGTGTTGACCCTGCAGGAAGCCATCTACCAAGCTCTGGCCCGGCGATAGTTACTGTCGTGAAGCCGCTAACAGAAGCAGACGTCCTCCGTGTGATGCGTGAGGAGTGGCAGAAGAAGGTTGACCAGCTCGCCGAGCAGATCGACATGGTCATGAACTCGAAGGTCGGTCACGACCCGAAGGACGTGCTGTCGCCCGAGCTCAAGGTGAAGCACAAGGGCAGTCAGATCCGTTACACCATCGACAGCGTTGGACCCCGGGATGTCATCCTAAGGACGCCTGAGGACGAGAAGTTCATCGTCGATAAGTCTACGCTCGAACAAGAATATGAGTTGGACTAGAAACTGAGTACGAATTAGACGCGGGAGATATGTAGATCTCGTGTTGCTTCGTAAGTTTTCAGTGCCTAGTCGTCGTAAGCCTCTTCAAAAGCTGGAAGTTCAGTGTGATCACTGTGGTCGAAGATTCGTAACAAACTTCTCGTCGGGATATGAGAGCCAACCACAACACTTCTGTTCATGTAAGTGTTCGCAAGCTGAACATCGAGAACTGTGTACGCAGGCAAGAGTTCAACCTGATGTTGTTGCTAAGCAACAAGCGACCGTACTAGCACGCTTTGGTGTCAAATCAGTTCTCTCGCTTCCTGAAGTACATTTTCTAGCTAACACGCCCGAAAAGTGCCGACAACGTCATGAGACGATGAAACGGAACGGTTCGTACTTCAACTCCAAGAGTGAAGATGCGTTTTACGAGTGGCTCGTGTTACAGTTCGGCAACGTAGAACGTCAAGTTGTCGTCAACAAGTGGCCCATCGACTTTTACGTTAAGAGCATCGATACCTACGTGCAGTTTGACGGCGAGTACTGGCACGGGCTTGACCGCTCGCTGGAAGAGATTATGAGGTTCAAGACGCCACGCGATCGTACAATCCTGTTGAAGTACCAGATCGATAGGCGACAGGACGAGTGGTTCCACAAGAATAACTTGAAGTTGATAAGAGTGACTGACAAACAATTCAAAGCTGGACAGTTTACAGTCTGACCCATGGCACGCCCGTCTCGTCACACCCTGTCATACTGTTTCGGTTGCGAGTGTGACATGGTCATCTGCGCCGACTGTGGTAACAACTGTTGCAACGGGGGCACCCGTGACATCAACGGTTCTCCGTGTGGGTGCGATGAGGCCTACGAGGACCAGGAGGCTCATTCCAAGGACCCGGAATGCGTCAAGTTTGCTCACGACATCCGTGACGATGTCATCCGAGGCCAGCTATTTACGCTACTCGGTGGACGGTCCGGCCCGTCTTGACCTTCTCTTTGGTCATATCGGGTTCCCAGATCTCACTGTCATCAACGACGAGGTTACCATCCATGTTGATGTCAGTGTTCAGGTTGTCGCCCTTGTGAAACCGTGTGCCACGTTTCTTGAAGGTGACTAGTTTGCGAATGACGGGCTTGCCGTCAGTGTCATCCTTCTTGACCAGGCTCTGGTCGAGGTCGAGACTGTCCAGAGTCTCCTTGATGAACTGCCTGAGGAGCTGTTCTGTCATGTCCTGCGCCCGACCCACCTGATAAGTATGGCCATGAGCTCGAACGGAAAGACAGGTGACGGCTTGCTGGGTCTTGCAGAGGGTGTTGACCTCGCTGGCATCATCAAAGAGTCGCTGAAGAAGCAGATCCCGGGACCCGAACCGCTTGACGAGGCGTACGTCGCGCAACCCAAGCAGTACAGTCAGGTGACCGAGTTTGCGTCACAGAAGACGAAGGACGCTCACGAGGCTCTTTACAAGGGCCACATCGAGACGCTGAACCGCGTCAGCAGCGAGCTCGACACCGCAGAACGAGCGCAAGCCGACAGCAAGCACAGCGATTACCGTAGCCTGAAGCTGGATGAGACATACAACCTCAATGCAGTGTGGCTTCACGAGCTGTACTTTGCCAACTGCTTCGATCCTCACAGCGAAGTCTACATGGACTCGATGACGTACCTGAGGTTAGAACGTGACTTTGGAACATTCAACGACTGGCAGAAAGACTTCATGGCTTGCGCGATGGGCAGCGGGCAGGGATGGGCTGTCTGCGGCTATCACATGTACCTCCAACGCTACATCAACACGATGGTCAGCAACAACTCACAAGACGTGATGCTCGGGTTCTACCCGTTGGTCGTCATTGACATGCACGAGCACTCGTACTTCAAAGATTACCAGACCGACAAGGAGTCATACCTGGTTGCGATGATGAAAGAGCTTAACTTCGATGTCATCGAAGAACGTTTCAAGAAGGCTGAGGAGCTGGCACAGGTGATGGGCCAGGGACAGAAGAGGGGCTCATGATGCGATTAAGGATGGGTGATCTCCGTCAGATCATGTCCGAAGCAAAACGCGGTCGGATGGACACTTACCTTCGTGTCCTCGAGGAGGCTCCTGAGGAAGCGCCCGATGACAGCCAGGCACACGTGACGGGCGCTAGCGGTGACTCGCTGGATGAGCAGGTCGACAAGTACCTGATGCAGTACGAGACCGATTCCAAGAAGACAGACAACTCGCTCCAGGGTCCCGGCAGCGCCGCACAGATGGAAGCGATGGACTGGCGTGACCTGGTCAAGGGAGTCCTGATCGAGGCGGGCCAGGGAGACAAGGATGCCCAGGGCGCTGATGATGCTGCTCCCGGTGCTGACGACATGATGGGTGACGATGACGCTGGGAAGCTGACGATGGAAGACGTTGATGTCGCCAAGTTCTGTGATGATGTCGTCAGGCTCATTGAGAACTATGACAGCTTGCTTGAAGTCAAGGCTACGTTGATGCGCCGAGCGCGTGGTTTCTTGCAGAAGAACTACAACGACGAGGTCCTGCAAGCGTTTGACAACGTCATGCGTGACGATCATGGCATGGTCCCCGGCCAGGATAGGCAGTCAGTCGATGACGACAAATTCCCAGCACCGCCCGCTGCTCGTGCAAGCGGCTCTGCTGAGGCGGGCCCAGGAGGCGGCGGCGCGCCGGCGTGACAAGTGGAGGGCAAGAGCACCAACGTTCACGTGAAGCTGATGAAGCCCGTCCACACCAGGTTCAAGTCGACCCTGGTTGAGATGGACGCTTCGATGCAAGAAGCGTTCGAGTGGTTTGCCAAGTGCGTGGCTGAGGGCAACAAGTCAGCTGTTCGCCTGGTCGAGCAGATGAAACGTGAACGGGCACGAGCTGCTCTGGCTGGTACGGGTTTGAGGCCTGGGCTTCGTACCCGACGACGTGGGCTTAATGAACTTGACTCTGATACGTTGTACGATTTGATAAACGACGATTCGGAGGAAATCGACGATGAAGATTCACTATCCGCCTGAGGCTGAGGATGCGGTGTCGTTTATCGATCGCGTCTTTGACAAAGCCGTCGAAGCAACGCGGACTGTCAAGATGTTAGCCCTAGGTCTTCATGCTTGTGCTGAGCAGCTGGGTCACGTCGCGGAAGCAGTTGCCGTCCTCGCCCACAACCAGCGCGTCCACCACGGAGTGATGCAGCAGATGTGGCAGATGCAGCAGGTCATCTTCAAGAAGCTCAATGAGAACTCGATGAACATGGAGATGCCCGACATCGAGACGCCCGTCATCGACACCAAAGATACCACCGCTGTCGAAGCTGCAAAGCTTCGTAAACAAGCTGGGGAGAAACCAAATTGATTCCCGGAACTGATCCCATCCTCTGAGGTAAACATGCCCGTGCTCACGTCTGTCTGGAGTTTCTTCAAAACCCACTGGCAAGCGATCTTGCTGGTTGTTGCCATCGTTGTGGGTTACGCCTGGGTCAGGCACGAACAGAAAGCTCAGGTTGACATCGTCAACAAGCTTGATGCTGCACATGCACAGGAGATAGCGGCAGTCAACAAGGCTCGCGCTGACGAGGTGGCACAGCACCAGCAAGAGTTGCAGCAGTACCAAACGCAGTTAGCTCAGATCCAACAGGAGTACGTCCAGGCTCAGGCTCAGCTGCAGCAGCAACAGACACAGGAGACCAGCCAGATCGTCAAGAAGTATGGCAACGATGCGAAAGGGCTCGCTGACCTCGCTGCATCGAAGTTCGGGTTCGTCGTCCAGGTGCCAGCGCAATGAGGTCCAACATGAAAAAGTCACCCCGGCCCCTCCCCCCTCGGCCCATCTACAGAGGAATCTCAGCGTTGCTCGTCACCACGATGCTGGTCACTGCCTCACCCGCTTGGGCAAGCCCTCCCGCGCCAGCAGCACCTGTTGCGACTGCTCCTGCGGCTCCCTCGCCGCCCCCGGTCATCTACCCGCTTAACAAGGGGCAAGCGTCTCCTTTGACGGGGGTGCTGTTTTCTCCCGAGGCGGTGGCATCAGTCATCGCGCAACGTGACACCGCAGCAGCGGCAGCACAGCTCGCGGTCCAGCGCCAACAGGAGGTTGACGCAGCTGACAAGAAATACGCGCTAGATTCATCAGCGACTACGTGCACAGCTGACAAGAACATCCTGAACGCCCAGCTCACCGATGCACAGAAGCAGAGCCAGATCTTGCAGGACCAGCTTAAAAAGAACACGGGCGGGCCTGGAGCTGGGGTGTGGATCGGTGTCGGGTTCGTCGGCGGGGTGGTTACCACCGTCCTGACGGCTTTTGCGCTCTCGAAAGCCACACACTGACGTCCCGGGCATCCTACTTACCTGCGGTGGGCTGTGGTATAGTGCCCATCAGAGGTAACCATGGACGAGTCACAGCCCCTCCCGCCCGATCCCCAGGCTCCCGCTGCTGGAGTGCAACATGTGCCAGCCCAAGCGGTCAGTGAGACGCCCGTGTCAGATCCCACCGAGGTCAAGGCATCGTGGTTCTGGATCAAGGACACCAACGGAAACGGGAGCGTCAGCACCACGTTCGTCACCGTCGCTTTTGTCATCACGTCAATCGCATACATCCTGTCGATCGTTGACAAAGTAGGTCCTGTCTCTTTCAGGCCCTTTGACGCCGCGGCTGCGGGTGCATACTTCATCCCGATCCTGACGTTGTACTTCGGACGTCACTGGGTTGATTCAAACGCGAAGAACCCAGTGTCGGGAGGCTGAAGTGACAAAGGTCGTCATCAGCGACAAAGCGCTCCGGGAGATGGTGCGCGAAGCCCTGGATTCGACGGGATGGTCAGGCGAGGGCGAGAGCCCGGCTGTTAAGATCAATCCCATCACCGACCCGTCCGTCGCTGTGACTGACCCCGTCAACCCGAACTTCACGCCACAGGACAAGACAGAGTTCGGAGTGGCGATCCAGCAGCTGGTCAAGAACCTGCCTGACACCGACATGCCGGCGGTGTTCACCGCGGTCAAGACTGCACTTGACAGGCGTAGCGAAAAAGACGAGATTGATGCTGCGACCCAGGCAGCCATGGTGGCCGGTAGCCAAGAAGCGATCGACAACGCTGGCAACAGCGGCAAAGACAAGGAACAACACGAGGGCAAGATGCCGACGACGAACAAGGTAGAAGAAATGCTGCGGGCACGCATCCGCAAGGCGATCCTGGAAGCACGTGGCCTGACTGAGGCGGACCTGGATCAAGCTGGCAAGGAGAAGAAAGACTTGTCGCCCGCCACGAACCCGAACAACGTGGTCGCAAAGAAGATCCCGATGGGCGTTCACGGTGGTGAATACCAGAAGCGGCACGAGAAGACTGTCGGAGACCTGCGGAAGACGTTGGGCCCATCTGTCGAGAAGTACGAGGAGGAGCCCGCGGCTGAAGAAGAACCCCATCTCCCAGACGAAGAGGGTGGTGATGAAGAGGCTGAGAAGAAGCCGAAGCACGCTCACCAGGAGATCGGAGCTCTGGGCCAGGTCGGCGCTGCTTCATTTGAGGACATCGCCAAAGAAGCTGGCATGTCGGTGTCAGGCGCCAAGCAAGCCGTCGACAAGGCGTTGCTGCGGTTCAAGTTCCTTTATGAGCTGCCGGAAGATGACCGTGAGATCCTGGTCTTGACGGCAATGAACGATTACATCGGCATGCTGAACAAGACGGGTGAGCTGACCGCGGCTGATGTCCAGCTGATGAAGGACCACCCAGACATCGTCCGTGAGCTGGACGGTTTCCGTGAGTACCTTCACAACACTATCCGTCGCAACATGAAAGCCAAGCCCGAAGATCTCGAGGACCCGTTGGGCGAGGGCGATGAACAGCTTGACGAGGATGACCCTGCAAACATCAGCGGCAAGAGCGTTGCAGCTGACCCAAGCAAGCCGTCAAAGCCAGTGGGTCGCCCGGGCAAGAGCAAGGATGTCAAGATGGCATCGGGCAAGTCAGCTGCTGTTGACTGGAGCGGGTTTGACGAGAGCAAGCGAGCGAAGAGCCCGTTGCTATCTGAAGCCGCCGCGATGGTCATGGCTGATAACAAGGGACCGTACGTCATCGCTGACGGCGTCGAGGCTCGGCCAACGAACCCAAACAAGACGCAGTACAGGGCGGGCACCAAGGTCAACGTCCACCGTCACGGTAAGAAGGGCATCTTCATCGTTGAGATGCCAAACGGAGAGAAGTGGTCCAACGTGATCAAGGAGTCTCCCAAGAAGGGCAAGAAGTGATGGAGTTTGTCACCGCGATCCCACAGACACAGGTTGTCGCTGCGGTCCAGTACGAGCCCAAGCTCGGGCGGGTCCAAGAGAACCTGGCGACTGCGCTCGAGCTGACGTTCGAAGCTGCAGCCAAGGGCGCGATGCTGGTCGTGTTGCCCGAGACTTGTATCGGGGGTTACAACCTGCACTCGCCCCGTGAAGCCGTCGAGGTCGCACAGACACGTGATGGTTACCAAACCTGTGCTTTCGAAGCTATCACCCGGAAGTTTGGTTGCTACGTCGTCTTCGGTTACACCGAGCTCTGTGAGGGAAAGCTGTACAACTCAGCCGCCGTCGTGGGACCCAACGGGTTGGCGGGCAACGCCCAGAAGCACAACCTCTATGGCAGCGACAACCTGTGGGCACAGCCCAGCGAGGCACCCGCTCCGGTCATCATCACCCCCGCGGGAAGGTTGGGTGTCCTGATCTGCAGAGACGCATCGAACCGTTACCGTGAGTCGTACATCCACCATGCAACAACACAGCGTTTTTACAAGCTGGGCAGCGTTGACACCATCGCCCTGCTGACGAACTGGGGCGCTGCGTACGGTTACCCGGACAACGCTTGGGTCGAGCTGGTTGAGGAGACACGCGCAAACGTGGTCGTCAGCAACCGCGTGGGCACTGAACGTGACATGTCATACAAGGGTGGGTCATGTGTCATCGACCGTGACCGTCGGATCTGGACACATGGCAGCAGCTTCACGGAAGCAGCGGTCGTTGGTGGAGTTGTGGTGCTGGGATGAAAACAACAATCGGTAAGCTCAAGAAGCTGATTCAAGAAGCCCTCAAGCCAGACATTAGTAGCGGTCAGCATACCGTGCCATTGTCAATTGACCAGGTCATGCAGTTCTTTCCTGAAGCATGGGCTTCTGCACTGGAACTCTACAAAGATAACGTAGAAGCCGCCAAAGAGACGGGAGATTGGGACCCACAAGAGCCTGGGTTGCTTTCACCTGATCAGTGCCGTTGGTCGTTGCAAGCGTTCGGTGATTTTGATAGCCCATACTATGAAAATGCATTGTCCGATTTCCCCGGATACGTTCTTCACTTCTATGACGATGAAGCCGTCGCGAATCTCGCTGGCGGTGGCAGCGACATGAAATGGACGGGCGACGAGTGGGAGATGTGATGTTGGGATGAAAACTACTCTAAGACAACTTCGTGCTCTGATTGCGGAAGCCGCAAAAGGCCAGTTCATGACGTGCATGTTTGACTGGGAAGGTGATCTTTGTGCTTGGTTTGTCAAAGGCAACGAACAAGCGTGCCATGCTGCCGCCCAGCAGATGGCAACGTTGCTTGGCACGCACATCACTGACAAGCAGGAGATTGAAAATGATCCTGGTGAAGCTGACGGGTGCCCAATCGTCTTGCCCGCCGGCGATCCCCTCATCAAGGGTACCGCAATAACGACAGTCGAACATGCGTTTGGTGACAGCTACGATGCCGGGTCAAGCGTTATGATCAGCTACCCTGATCTCGCGGCTGACATGGATCCCACCGGATTCCAGCCCATCAAAAAGACGCGTTTCAAGCCAGGGGACAAAGTCATCCTCGCCGTTTTCATTCCAAGCTCGCCTGGCGCGTGGATCGTTACAGACACGTCAATGACTGTCCGAGAACACTGGCAAGAGGGTACAATTGATAACACATACCCAGAAGACGAGCCCGGCTCACAAAAGAACTGATGACCAAGCTAACGCAACTCAACGAACAGTTCATCCAACGAGCGCAGCGCCCGATGCAGCTCGGTGGCTTGCCCATCAGAGCGCGTACGCCCCAAGCGCCCATCATCCCGATGGACAGGTGGCACGAAGCTGACGGCGCCCTCTACAAGACCTACACGTTCCGCGAGGGCGACCAACGTGACCAGTTTGTCATCGCATTGTTAGCCCACGAGCGTGATGTCCAGCACAACGCGCAGATCAGGATCGATGAGGGCGAAGTGAGCCTCAGGGTGCAGACCAAGACCGCTGAACGCGTGACCGAGCTAGACAAGGAATACGCTCGGTTTGCTGACTGTGTCTTCAAAGACCTCGTCTCCAGGCCCAACGTTGTTGTAGGATTCGAGGATGGAGACGAGGATCCAACCGGAGACGTCTAAAGTCCTGATGAGCGAGGTCCTCAGGGGCCAGGTCCCTGCGGAGCTAGAAGACGAGGCGATCGTCCAAGCAGCTGACCAGCTCGAGGGTTCCGTTGTCACCGTCGTGGCGAACATCCAATTTGGTTCGGGCAAGGGCACCGCGGTTGTCGGTCACCTGCAGTCAGTCCTGTTCGATGTCGAACCCGAGCTAGAGTTCAAGGTAACGCTCGAAGACGCATTCAATGTCGTGTCAGCGGCACAGCTTGTCTTCCAGGGTTACGAGCTGCACTATGGCGATCGTGTCATCAAGGCTCCGGGTCCCTTCCTGATCAAGGCGGCACGGATGGACCATCTGGACGTCAGGAACGGTCTGTGCGTCCTGGGCCTTGGTCTCAAGCGCCCCGCACGGTGACTCGAACCTCCTAGTTATCACAGGAGAAGATCATGCCCGGTATGGCACCACGCACAGGATTAGAGGGTCCCGAAGACCTCGACATGGAGCTTCCTGACGAAGCGATCTGCTATGGTTGCGGGGGCCGTGACGGCCACGATGGCCCGTGCATCCCAGGCATGGGCTGCCCAGAAGAGGAAGGCGGTCATGTCGATAGGGACGAAGACTACGATCTTTCAAAGTCTTTCTTGCCGCCAGGTGAGAGGCAATTCGAAAACAAGGTGACGGAGTTCGACAAGTTCATGGACCGCATCGTTGTTGATGAACACCAGCGCCAGAAGATCGATCGCAAGACCGAGGACAACCCGCAACGCCGGCGCGCGGCTCGCATCCAGGACCGTCCGATGAACAAGACACGATGGGGAGGCCGGTGATGTCAGACGAACGTACGGTGAAGATCGACAGCGGAAAGTCGTTGCGAGCATACCTGGGCCACGTCTTTGAGACGGGTTACAAGAGCTCGTTGGCGCACAAAGCGTTGACTGAGAAGGAGAAGCAGCTGAAGACAGCTAGCTCTGTGGCGGGCAAGCCTGATGAGCCTGCTTCAGAACCGGACTTGGGCGGTGACGTTGACAGCCTGTTCGACGGCGGGGGCGGTGACGCTGGTGGGGATGATGCGATGGCGGGTGGCGGCGCCGAGGATGCAGAGAGCCCGATGCCCGACAACATGCCTGACAAGGATGACCAGGTCGAGCCCGCTGATGACACCGCTGATAAGCTGAAGCGTGGCGACATCAGTGTCAAGGACATCGTCGAGAAGCTGAACTCGATCCGCAGCGGCAAGTCCTTCAAGGACAGCGCAGTCTCACAAGCTATCGACACTTACGTTGCCAAGCTGAAGAAGCCCGAGCGCGTGGCCCTGATGTCATTCCTCCAGGGGATCAGCCAGATCGTGACAGGAGAGGTGCCCGGCCAAGCCGCTGTCTCGCCTGACGCACAACCCGCTGACGTCAACATGGAAAAGGGCAACGAGCCCAAGACGATCCAGAAGAAGCCCAATGTCATCAAGGGGCCCGGCGAGACCAGCAAGGCATCACCGAAACCCGCTGCACCCGCTGGCGGTCCTGCACCGGCTGGTGCGGGAGCCGAGGAAGACACCACACCGCCCTCACCCATCGTCCCGAAAAGACGTAAGTGAAACACTTGTTTGGGAATGGGTTACTGTTCCCACATGAGCAACCACCCCCAACTCCCGCCTGACAAGGTCGCTGAAAAACGCAGCATCACCTTGCCCCAAGGCGGCGTGCTGGAGGTTGAAATGTCACCCCAGTTCATCGCCAAGCTGCGCCAGCACTATGGGCTCACGGGTGACCAGACCCTGGATGACGACCACGTTCGGATGTATGTATGGGGTAGCCTCAACGGCGCTGTTGACAAGGCCGAGCGGGAGATGAAGCAGGATGCCAAGCCCGAAGAAAACCCTGAAAGAGTTCGTCGAACTCGTCGTCGAAAGAAAAGTCAGGGAAGCTGACGTCAGTGACGGCTCTCGGGTGAAGCACGGATCCACCAAGCACATCCGCGACCTGGAACGCCGCATCGAGGAACTGATGCACTTTCGTAGCAAACAGAAGCGTGGTAGCGAAGCGCGGGCTAACTACTCACGTCTGATCGGACGCTTGAAGAGCGAGCTGTCATCAGCGAAGCGCTCGGGCAAGGTCGACAACCCCGCACCAACCAGCACCGATTCGAGGTAGTGCCATGGGTGGCGCAGCAGGCCATCTCCAACACCTCTACGAGAACCTAGGTCTCACCTTTGGCGAGATCAAGGAAGTGCTTGCCTCTGCGGCAGCTGGAAAACTCGAGGGGGTCACCGAGAAGCTTGATGGGATGAACCTCGTCTTCACCTGTGACGGTGAGGTGCTCAGGGTCGCCCGAAATCCCAATGACATCAGGAGCGGGGGCATGGACGCTGCAGCGTTGGCCAAGAAGTTCTTTGGCAGGGGCAACGTCGAGACCGCGTTCAACGATGCCTTCAAGGTGTTGACCCAAGCTCTGAACTCGCTGAGCGACAGGCAACGTCAGTGGATCTTCAAGGGCGGTCACCGCTGGTACTCGATGGAGATCATCTACGCGGCTGACCCCAACGTCATCACATACGACTCCAACAGCGTCGTTTTCCATAGCTGGCCCATCTATCAGGCAACCGGTGACGAGTTCACGCAGGTTGACGACAACCGTGGTTTGGAGCTGATGCTCAGCCAGCTGGACAGGATGCAGCAGGCGGTGACCGTCAAGGACTGGCATGTCCGTGGCCCTGTCGGCTTGAAGCTCAAGACGCTACCTTTCTCGGTCGTGAACAAGGCGTTCTGGCAATTTGAAGCGGCGATGGTCGTTGCCGGCGTTACCGAAGGCGCCAGTATCTACGACTATCTCAACAAACGTCTGGAACTTGATGTCAGGGCTCTCGACTTACCCGGCGTCGTTGCCAAGATGACGTTAGAACGTGTGGTGGGCAGGCCCGGGGCGCCCACTGTCATCACTATCAAGCGTGTCGCTCCCAAGGAACTCCACGAGAAGATCCAGGTCTTTGTCCGGCATAGCGACGAGGTGCTGAAGCCCAAGTACTTGGCACCTATCGAGAAGACGATCCACGCGTTTGCCATTGAAGTGTTGCGGGGCTTGCCATCGTCACTCATTTCCCGATCCGACGCAGAGGTTGCGAGGCTGCAGGCATACCTCGCTCGAGCCATCGAGACAATCCAGGCTAGCGGGCACCAGGCAGCCATGGCAGTCCTGCGGAAGGAGATGTCACGCCTGGGCAGCGTCGAGAACCTGGCCGCGGCGATGGAGGGAATCGTCTTCTTCTACAAGGGCCAAGCATACAAGTTCACAGGAGCTTTTGCTCCCGCTCACCAGATCATGGCGCTGTTCAAGTTCGGTCGCAAGGACATCCCGAAGATGGAGATGCAGCATGTGTAACAGGTTTGACACCATCGAACCCATCACCCTTGAGATGTTTGAGAGGGAGTGGCCGCAGCTGCAACGTGATCTAGCGATGGCAGGTTTGACAGATCCAGAGCCAATCGGTACCACTGGCAAGAAGCAGCTGATGGGCGACATCGATGTTGCTTGCAAGTTTAAGGGAACCCCTGAAGAAGCGTATGAAGCCATCGCCCAGCACTTCGGCAAGCATAACACCCGTCGGGTCGGTGGCAACATCGTGTCTGTGTGTTACGGTGCAGAAGACCCTGGATATCAAGTCGACATCATGCTGGGTGATCCAACATACCTTCGGTGGGCCCGAGCAGGCACATCAGAAGACCCAAAGCACCCAGATTACAGCCACGTCAAGAACGTGGCTCGGAACGTGTTGCTAAACGTCATAACCCGTTTTGCCTCAGAAGAGAAGTGGCCCAGCGTCTCTCCCCTTGAACGTTACAGGTGGTGCATTGACTTTGACATGGGACTGTTTGAAGTCAAGCAGACGAAAAGGGGAAAGAACGGGCGGGTCCTGAAAGACTGGAAAACTAATTGTCGTTTCCGCGTCAGCAGCGACCCGGACACCATCGTTCACAAGGTGTTTGGCAAGAAAGCGTCAGCCCAGGACACACGGACGTTTGAGGGCGTCGTTGTCGCGCTGTTCCGGTCACGTTGGAAGAAGCTTGGTCCACAAATCATGCTGACGTTTGCCAGTGAGATGCGTGAGCTTGTGACGAAGACACCTCGCTTGTTGGGAGATGAGCCCGAGAAGGCTCTCGAGTATATCGACGCACTCGCTGGCGGCTGAACTTAGCTTCACATGTTGTGTAGAGTTGAGCATGCTGCTTGAGAGCATCCGCGATCGGGTCCAACCTCTCCGTGAACTGGAAGACCCGACCACCATCGAGCTACAACGTGTCGCCACGTTCGATCGACTGGTTGATGTCAGCTCCAAGTTGGAGACGTTCGACCAGTTTCTAGCAGCTGAAAAAGAACGGTGGGAACGTGACAAAGCTAAGTGCAATACCGCAGCCAAGCTACGGAACCTCCGGCGTTATCCCGTTGAGCCCAAGTACATCGCCGAAGACAGGCAATTAGCACGAGACCTTGCCATTGAGTTGGGAGAGATCCCAGAAGAGTTCACTTGTCGTGTCCGACCCGCGCTGCCTCCCATCGTCTTCCCAGACGGTCCCAAGTTCCAGTTTCCAGCGTTTCATACCTGGTTGCACCTGCCACCCGTGACTGCTGATGTCAAGTACGCACGAGGCAAGGGTCCTGGGGAGAACGAGATCAATGCGTTGATGGGTGCAATTCCTCCCAAGGGTGGCCGGTGCGACCATGCATTACCTGGCGGAGAGACTGCGGAAACCAAAGCAACTGACGACAACACCTTCCGCGGGGGAGCTCACTCTCGGCGAAACATCAACCGTGTCCGACGCCGAATTGAACGGATCATCGACATTATGCCTGATCTGATCAAGAAAGCAGGCAAGCGACTGTCTGACCAAGAGGTTCGAAAACTTGAGTGGGTTGTCAGGTTGCTCAACAATGTCAATGCCAGCCTTGAGTATGGCAACATGCACCTCGGTGACTGGCAAGAGTTTTATTCCGTGATTGAGATCCTTAATCACCTTGATTGGAACGGCACGCCGAGCCTGTACCGCGAAGACCAGATGATCCGAGATCCGGAAGGCATCTACCATTTCTGCAGGTATGTCAGCCACACGATGAAGGGCAGCGAGAGTTTCTTCACTGATTACATCTTCCTGGTGCGTCCCGTGGATAGACCCACCCAATACCTCGTTATCCCAAAAGCCGACTATGACAAGACAGTGAAGTTTCTCAACATGTCTAAAGGCGATGCGCACTTCAAATACTTCCAGCCTGCATCGATGGTAACACCCATGAAGATCGGTCTCGTTCCTGGTGCATACAAACCTTACCATGCGGGTCATGATGCTATCATCCGACTGGCTGCACAGGAAAACGATAGGGTCACTGTCTTTGTGTCGCTATCAGATCGTGACAACATCAGCGGCAAAGCAATGGAGCGAATCTGGCAAGAGCAGATCGTACCCTCGCTACCTGACAACGTTGCTGTCGTATACGGGGGCTCGCCAGTGGGCAAGGTCTTCGAGCTCCTGGGTCACGCTAACGACGACTCCAGCCGTGACATCTTCAGCATCTATTCAGACCCCAGCGACGCCAACAGGTTTGATACCCTGCCCAAGTATGCTGGTACTTTGGTTGCTAACGGACAGATCAAGACAAGAGCAATTGAGCGTTCTTCCACAGTAGATGTGTCTGGTACCCAGATGCGCCATTGGCTCGCTAACGGTGACAAGGCTCAATTCGTCAAGAACCTACCCAACAGCATTGATGGTGAAGCCGTTTGGGCGCTTCTCTTGGGCGGTGTGTCAACGAGCTGAAGCCTGGGTTACAGTGGTAGCATGAAGACAGAGAACAAGGAACGTAGGAAGTCAATGTCCTGCGGCGGGCTGCCCTGGCGACAGCGCGACGGACGGATCGAGGTGCTCCTGATCAAGCAGTTTGCTCACAAGGACTCATGGGGAATCCCGAAGGGGCACATGCACCCGGGAGAGACTCAGGAAGAGTGCGCAATTCGTGAAGTTCGTGAGGAAGCTGGTGTCCAAGTCGTCCTTGGGATGAAGCTGCCCGACGTGGGCTGCTTGACGCAAAACGAAGACAAGACAGTTGTCTCCTGGTTATGCACCGTGGTGGGCAGTGATGACCCGCGGCACGATGATCCCGACAGCGAGGTTGCCGACGCTCGGTGGTTCGACGTGGGGGAGCTCCCAACGATCCACGTCTACCAGCGTCCACTGGTCGCGACGGGCGTAGAAGCCCTGTTCAAGCACTTGGAGAACGGGAACGTCGCTAGGCCTCTGTGAGCCTATTTAGGGTGGATGGGGCGTCTAGCTGAAAAGGTCCTTCTCAAGGAGTTTGTCCAAGAGGTCCTACAAGAGGACGATGGTGGGTTTGGTGGAGATTCCACCTACTATGACCTGGCCATGTGGGATGCCACGAACTCTCCCTGGGGAGTCTCGTTCGGCTCCAACGACCAGCTCTACAACATCTTCGTTCGGCCCTTCGTTGACGTAGTCCAGACTGCGGCGGGCAAGACCAAAGAGCTGTCCCAGAAAGCGCAGACCCTCGTTAGGGTCGCTTTTGAGACCATCGCTACGACTCTGATCCCGGTCCTGACAGACTCGTACAACGAGATCTTCCAGAAAGAAAAAGAGAACATCGACAAGATCCGTCAGGAGTACGCTGAGGTTTACCAAGCGAACTGGGACGCCTTCAAGGACGAAGATTTCTTGTTCTTGTCATTCATGTATGACCCCGCCAAGTTCATCATCGGTTCGCTTGCAAAGAAAGCGCCAGGTGCAGCGATCGGCCTGCTGAGCACGCTCACTGGAGGAACCATTGACGGTTACCTCGATCGTCTCAAGAAAGAGCTGGGCGGTGAAGAGGGTCCCCATCGCAAGGATGACAAGAACCTCAACAAGGCAATGGGAGGTGGTGGGGGCTATGACCTCGGCGGCTACGGCGACATGGGCTTTGGTGGGCACATGGAGGGCGTCATCCGTGAAGATGCGGATAAACAGCAAGCCAGCGGCGACCAGATGCTCAACAACCCGAAACTGATCGCTGCTGTCAACGACAGCCAGTTGGGTCGTAAGATGCGACAGCAGGCGCAGCAACTCATCAGGACGCCCCTAACGCAAGTCTACAAGCAAGCGCAAGCAGTGTTGAAAGCGAACTCGGTCCAAGACTTGCAACAAAAGCTGGGCAAGCGAATCAAGGGTGCAGAGAAGTTGGCCCAGATCGAGCCAAACGCTCGTCGAGCTGCAGAACAGCAGCTGCTAGTTGGCGTCAAGAAGTCGATGAAGGCTTTTTACGTCAAGAGCTTGCAACAACAAGCGAAGAAGTTTGGAAACTCTCCGATCGCGCAAGATTACCAGCAGACGATCAGCAAGATCAAGTCGCTGTGATCGAAGTAAGATGTGACCATGGGAAACTGGTCCATCGTAATCAAGGGCATCGGGTGTCACCACAACAGCAGCCCGACTGACGCTGATCGTCTGGCGGCGGAGTTCGTCAAGCAGCTTCGTAAAGCTGGTCAGAACGTGACTGGAGCAACGATCACGTTCGGCGCAGAAAATGATTTGTCAGCTCCGAACATCCATATCGACAACTGGACGCCGGAAGCGGAACGGGCACCACGTTGCAACTCGCCTGTCTATGATTCTGAGGGAAAGATGGGCTTGTGTCGGCTCGTTGACAACCACGAAGGCCAGTGTTGCCCACCGTTCCGCAATGAGTGATCTTTTAGCGCTCCGCAAAGTAGGGTGGCAGCATGGCACGAGGAAAGAAAAACGCACCCACGGTTGACAAGGCGATTGCTGAGATGCAGCCGGATGAGCTCAATGCTCTCCGTGAACTCGTCAAGGAGTTCATGACCAAGGCTGAGAACATCGACAACGAGATTGAGACGCTCAAGCAGGACAAGAAAGAGCTGATCGAAGAGTACAAAGAGAAGCTGGACATGAAAACGCTCCAGATCGCTCTGCGGATCATCAAGCTCCAGAACGCAGTCCAACGTCGTGACGCTTTTGACCTGTTCATCGAGGCGCTGACCGATCCCACTGAGTGAACGTGTGTAGTAGGATCGCATCATGCCGGCCAAGAAGGACAAACCAATCCAGCTGACTCCCCAACCTACGTGGGAGCTGTTGCTAACCAAGGTGCAGCTGCTACACCTGCGTGACGTGCTGTCGGTCTTGCTACCTCCTGACGGGTCGCGGACGGTGAGCCAAGCACTGGCCGCGAGCGAGCAGCGTTCCATCGCTGAGACCCAGCTATGGGCAGAGGTGTCAGCTCTCTGTAAGAGCGCTAACATCCCGCTCAACAAGGAAGCGCCGGATTTTGTTGTCATGACAACGGGTGCACCCATCCTCGATGTCATCAGGATCGCAGATGACATGGGTGAAGAGGAACAGCTCGGCCCTGACGGAGACCCGTCAGCTCTCTTTCACGAGCCGGAGACCGGTCCTCACTTCCACCCTGGTGATGACGATGATGGGGGTGCTCCTGAACCCACCAAGCCCACACGGAAAAAGCCCGCACGTCAGGCTGCTGTGACCAAGGGGAAGCGAAAGTGACATCTTACCGTGTCGGCCAGATCCTGTATGTGGTCCTCCACAAGGAGACCAAGATCTACCCGATGCAGGTCGTCGAGGAGGTGTCTCGGAAGACTCTCGAGGGCCAAGCTGTCACCTACATGGTCCGCGGTGGTCCGTCAGCTGGTGAACCCGTTGCGATTGACAGGGTCGAGGGGGAATTCTTCGACTCCGCTGCCAAGGTCCAGAGAGCTCTCTTAGAGCGAGCGACCAGCGGGATCAACACGATGGTAGAGGCTGCGGTTGCTAAAGCACAGGAGTGGTACCCTTCTGGGTTCGAGGAGACAAATTCAGAGGACATGCCCGTGCCCCTGAAGCCCGCAGAGCCGGGACAGATCAAGCAGACCCGGGTCCCGCCCCCGCCCAAGAAGCAACCCAAGCGGCCTCAGGCCCCGCCCCCCGAACTCGCTGAACTCGCTGCTGAACTCCAGGCTGACAACGAGAAGCTAGAGGTTGAGATGCCCGATGGCACACGGGTGAAGGTAAACAGCATCAAAGTGCCCGAAAGCATGCAGGGCTGATCGATACTTACGAGAATGCGGACGACAGTCGGTAGGCTGCGCCAGATGTTTGCGAAAGCGATAGAGGAAGCTCGTATCGCTGCTCATCCTGATTACATGAAGAAGGAAGCCGTTCGCGAGCACATGCAGCAACACATCATTGACTTGGTCAAGTCAGGCGAGATCAACGACCAAGCTGGTGTGGAGGCGTGGGCAGACGCTGCTGACATGGCATTGAAAGCGCTCAAGATGGTCCCATTCGAAGTCTGGTCGAAGATGGCGGGCCATCCCACCAAGAAGAGCGCCTGAAAAAAGCGCGCAACCCGTTGTAGGGTTAGGCATGCACTTCATCGTGGCGGTGATCGGGTTCCTGGTCTTTGCGCTCATCTGGAGCGAGAGCCGGCGAGCTCGGCAAGTTTACACGATGAAGCTGAGACACGTCATGAGCCTGTACCGGCTCAAGGACCAGGTCGCAGTCAGCTTGCCTGCCACGGCTGGTGAGCTCGTTTGTGCTGCGATCGATGAAGAGATCGGTGAGGCAGTCTGATGGGACTCAAACGGTGGTGGCGCAACCGGTTTGGCAAGGACGTCCGGGTCTTCCGAGATGATGAGATCATCGAAGCGTATGTCCTTGCAGGCGCGGAGATGGGTAGCGTTGTCTCCATGATCTACATGGGAGAGTGCGTCGGCTTTGACAGGTTGCTAGACCAGTGGCAACTGACGGAAAAGGCTTACAGCGGTCTCGGTTACCGGACGCTGAGCATCGATGACTTCGTTTCTTTTGGCGGTTGGGGAAAGAGCATCGATCACCTGGTCAGGGTTCCTAGGAAAGAGGGAGAGACCGAGGTCTTTCATGCCGCTTACTATCGACAACGTTACCACCGCAAGATGTTCATTAGCGAGGCCATCGGCAAAGCGTTCCAGGGTGAGGTCGCAATGGCTCAATACGAGATGCCATCAACTGATCACTTGAAGCAGGGGTGAACTTGTCAGCAATCTGGTATGTCTGGTTTACTACGTCAAACACGAACTTTGCCGAAGCTTTGTGTGCAAAGATGATCAGGCGTGGGTGGACGGTCGGCCCGCTAGCACGGTGCATGATCCTCGAGTACGAGGAGTCCCCAGCGTGTGTAGTTGCTTTGTCCATCCATCGAGCTCCGAAGTCCGAGGAAGAGAAGAAAGAGTACAACGCTTCGGGCATCCATGCTGAGCTGTGTGATGTGATGAAACTGGTCAAGGGCAAGTTTTGGAGCTTGATTGTCAGCGAAGCCGCGGGTTGCACCTGGAACATTGGGCATGGCAAGCTGAGCGAGGGCGTGACTGAGAAAGAACGGGCCGAGGCGTCCAAGAAGGTTAACTGATGTGCGTCTTCTGTAAGATCGTGAACAAAGAGATCTCAACCGAGATCCTTGACACAAACGAGGTCGGGATCATCATCCGTGCCAAAGACCCAGCAGCTACCAGGCATTACCTGGCGATTGGCCGTCACTGTGACCCCGACATCCATGCCACCTGCCAACGTGATTTCGTCCACGCGGGAAGGATGCTGTCGCTGGCCACTCACTTTGCCAACATCAACCTCCCGGAGGGTTACCGGATCGTGACCAACGTAGGTTCAGATTCGGGCCAGACGATGAAACACTTGCATTTCCACATCTTGGGCGGTGAAAAACTGAAGGACATCTGATGCGTGATTGGTTTTACATCGCGTGCGCTCTTTTGGGTTGGGGCACGTGGGTCATCACATCAAAACTCGCCGTTCGCAACATGTCACCGATGCTGGTCCAGCTGGTGACGCTGTATGTTTACTCCTCAGTCGCTCCGCTCGTTTTCTTGTGGATGAAGTGGCGTGGTGACACGTTTGCATGGACGCGTCCTGGCATCTTTTGGGCAACAGTGACATCGGTGCTTGGTCTGATTGCGGTCTATGCGTTCATGTTCGCGCTTGAACACAAGCCAGTCAATGTCGTTGCGTCACTGACCAGCGTTTACCCAGGCATCGCTTTCGTGCTAGCGTGGCTGTTGTTGGGTGAACCGATGACCGTGGTCCGTGCTCTCGGCGGGATCATGATCGTTGCGGGTTGTGTTTTGATGAATGTATGAAAAACACCCCCTGACGTGTTAGGGTGGTGACATGAAGTCTCCCGAGGGCGGTCGGTTGCTCGATAGGGTCGCTTACTGCATGCGGCCCAAGTGCAAAGCAACCAACATCGTTGATGAGAAGATCGAGGTACGAGACACCTTCCCGTACAACCCTGAGTCGAAGACAGCTCCCGAGACAGCCAAACGTTGGGCACGGGGTTATGGTTGGCGAAGCAACGACAAGCACGAACCCGAAGTCATTGTCCGAGACAACGAGCCCTTCGCTATCACCATCACCGACCTCCACGTCAGGAGTGAGGGTGGCCGAGCCTACAAGGTCATCGATGACAACAACCGCAGGTTTGACCTCCGCGAAGACCAGGTCCTCGAGGTGATGAAACGGGTGGGTATCCTCCCAATGGGGATCGTGTCAGGCACTTTCGTCTGGGGCGTGTTGGGGAGCCAGGTACGCCTCGTGCTTGTTGACGGCGAGCTGCACCAGTCGATGCTGCGCGGTGCCAACGACAAGAAGGCATTCGAGCTTGCCCAAAAGGCGGGGCTGACCCCGACTGAGAGCACGTTACAGGTAGGCCACATCTACAGGAAGAAAGACAAGACGCTGCACCTCTTTTTGGGCAGGGTGAAGAGGCCGAGGTGTGCCAAGGTCCAGTTTGCCTTCGTTGAGATGCCGCCCTCGAACAAAGAGGCCGACCAGACGGACGAGGACATTGATGATCTCGAATACGCTTCTGACACCTGGAAAGCGGGTCGGAAGCGGTACATGGAGGTCTGCCGCAACTGGGACAAGATGACGTGGCTTGAGAGGTGCAACTTTTACTGGAATGAAGAGCCAAATCTCTATTACGTCAGCAAAGAAGGAGATCGCTACAGCAATCCACCGATCATCTTCATGGCATCGCCCAAGTTTGAGGCTGACGTCGGCGAGGTCAGCGATGACTTCGTTGCTGAGATCCGAACCAACGAGCACAACAGGCACAACTACCGCACCGCACAACAGTGGACTGACCTTGCCGAAGAGTGGAAGCTGGGACCCGGTTGCCGGCGTCCCTACTACCATAGCGATGACTGGCGGCTCTCCCTTGAGGAGCGCGATCGCAGGCGTAGGGAGTGGGACAAAAAGCAGCACGAGGACATTAGGCAAACCGCACGCGAGTACCGCGATGCGTTGGAGTGGCAATGATCCGCAACAACAAGCTCGAGGTGTTTGAGTTCTTCGTGACTGATCCTCTGTTGCCCAAGTTCCAGAAGGGCAAGAAGCGTGACAAGACGTCGAAGTATGACGACACGTTAGAGGACAGCGAGGGCGAAGTGATGATGGGGAACCCGTGGAACGGGAGTATCGTCTTAAATCCCGCGGGCCCGGCGCAAGTCGTCAACTTGGGCACCGCGTTAAACAGCGACTTCAACATTCGCATGGTCCCATATGACTCTTCTAAAAAAGAGGGACCAGGTTTCTGGTCTAGGCTCGCCTTCTGGCGAAAGCCACCTCCGCCCCCACCGTCCCCGGAGGAAAACCCGGGCATTACCATCCTGGAGTTCTTCAGTCACCTGAAAAACAACGCTGAGGAGCTCAGCGTTGTTGAAGCCCGAGCCAAGGGTTACGACCGCGCCATCACCAACGCTTTGGCCGCGGGCCAACACGCCTTGGTTGAGCAACTGAAGGGCGGGCTCAATGCTTACAGGATGGAGACGCAGCTCGTTGCTCTCGGCATGCCCAAGTTCTTGACCGAAGAGACGGTCGTCAAGTTCGTCAAGCAAGCCAAGAAGGGCCTACGATTGGATTGGGTTCGCAACTTTGGACGAACCATCCCAGAGAACATCGTCGCCAAGATGCAACGCGCCAACGAGCTGGGCATCTTTGACAACTATGCTGTCCTTCATTACGATCCCCAAGCCAAGTCTTATGCTGAGACGCAGGCTGAAAAAGCAGCCAAGCGTGACCCGATCTTGTTTGGCTTGATGAAGGACCGTCGTGTCCTCTATGTTGTGGGTGATTGGATCGACGAGGTCTGTGACCTGACGCTTGACCAGATCGCTGAACAACTGGGCCAGAGTGTTGTCGGATCTCTGTTGGAAAAGAGCACGCCATGAACGGAGAACAGGCTTTGCGGCACGATTCACAAGCCACACTGGCACGGCTCGAGGTCACCGCCCGAAAACGTGACATCCCTGACGGTCCCATCGATGTCTTGCAGGCGCGACTTGCTTCAGCATGGGAGAAGATTTTCGCTTCACGCGAGGACGTGAAGAGGTATGCTGCTCTGAGAGGCATCCCGCCGACACCGACGATCGATGTCCGCTTACGGCAGGCGATGGGAATCATTGATGAGGTATTGCATGACCTCGATCGCTCCAGCGCCCTTGGCAACAAGTAAGTGTAATTTTCGCCCCGGTTGTGGTAGACTTGTCTGGTGAGAAACCTGACCCGAGCCCAGCGCAAGAAGGCGCAACGGAAGTTCAAGGTCGGTGACGTTGTCACTTTTGGTATCCGGACATGGGCGCACCGGGTCGTAGATGTCACGCCTCGTGGAGTCGTCATTGACGTAACGTCATGCAAGGACATCATGCCCAGCATCGACTGGTGGGCTCGCAAGCAAGCTGACGGGCGATACTTCATGACCGTCCTATATGACCACAACACGCAAGGTGATGGGCCCTGTTGCAGGTTCGCTGAACAAGGTGTGGTTTCTGGGCCACCCGAACACACAAACATGGTACCCGACAAGGAGTACCCGCTGGGGAGAACATGAGCAAGGTACTGATCATTGACGGGCACAATTTCATGTACCGTGCTCGCGCTGGCTTCCAGTTGGGTGACTTTAACGTCGTCTTCAACTTTGTCCGTAACCTGCGGTCATTGGTTGAGACGATGGAACCGACCCGGGTCTATTTCACGTTGGAGGGCGCACCAAAACGTCAGCTAGACATGCTTCCCACGTACAAGGCAAACCGCATTGGGCGTGATGAGCCCAAGGAGGGAAAGCGTAGCGAGGAAGATTACAGGCGGCAGAACGAGATCATCGTTCGCATCCTGTCACACATGTTGCCGATCACCGTGGTACAACACCCCGATTTTGAGGCTGACGACCTGATCTATAATCTGGTCTGTCGAGCGAGCTCGGCGATCGAGTTCACTGTGGTCTCGACTGACACCGATTTCATCCAGATGCTCCAGGAGTTTGGCAACGTCAAGCTCTACAACCCGATCACCAAAAAGTATGTCAGCCCTCCCGAGGGTTACAGCTACGTTGTGTGGAAGTCTCTGAGGGGAGACGGCAGTGACAACATCCCGGGGTTGCCGGGCGTTGGAGACACGCGGGCCGCTGAGCTTGCGAGCGACCCACACAAGCTGATGAACTTCCTTGATAAGGACAACACGTTGGCTGAACACGCTGACCGTAACGTCAGGCTCATCAGGTTCTACAGGTGGTCTGACGCAGAAGCGTTGAAGATGCGGTCATCGGGCTGTCCACGTGATTGGACGCTCATAAAGGCCGAGTTCGAAGGGATGGCTTTCAAGAGCATGCTAAAGGAATCAACTTGGGACAAGTTCGTCGCAACGTTCGATCCTCTGTGGGGTCCACAATGAGCACCAAAGCAACGATTCCCATCGTCAAGATCACGCCAGGCCAGCTGCTTCTCATCGACCCAAACGCATACATCAACCTCATCCACCTGTTTCCCATCCCAGAGGGAGTGAAGACATGGGAGGACCTGCCTGCGTTCGAGCTACCGCTCGATTACCAGCTAGCGATGGTTGCTCCAAAAGATGTCATCTTGATATGCAAGAAACCGCCTCACATCATGCGCTTCGACCGCTCCAAAATGGAGTGGGTTCCGACAGTGTAAGTCATGTATGATTTGTGGTAGACTGGATGGTGTGGAGGCACCATGCCGGTCAAGAACGCTCGCGTGAGCCAGGCCATCGCCAAAGCAGTGGAACTCAATCGCACCATCAGGTCGCTGACAGCCGACCTCGAGGGTTTGAAAGACGTCATTCGCCAAGAGGGCAAAAAGCTGTCAATAGATGGGGCGCTCGTTGAATTCGATTCACCCCAGGGGGTCTCAACTGTCACGTTTTACAACGACGCTCCTGGTGCGATTGAAGGTGCCAACCTCTGGGAACTGAAGGTGGCGTTGCCCAAGGTTACTTGGGACGATCTCTTTGTTGAGAGGGTTGCCCTGAATGTCGACTTCACTGAGAAGTTTGAGCAGCTTCGCAAGCGTCACCAGAAGGTTGTTGGCGAGTACGTTGAGTGGAAGTCACGAGTGCCACACGTGATTCTTCCGAAGTGAACAATTGAACGAACTGGCCTACCTACCCGTATGGGAGGTGGGGTGTGAAGCAACCTTGGCGGACGTTGGGCTGGTTGTGGGCCCTCCCGCTCACGTTGTGTGGCCTCATCTACGTCACAGCATTCACCGTCCTTGGGTGGTACACCAACGAGGGTCGCAAAGATGACGCGCTGGTTTGGTTTGTCAACAATGACCTGATGCCCAGCTGGTTGAGATACTCGTGGAGGCACTGGGCGGGGCACACCATCGGCAACGTCGTCGTTCTTAACGGGAACCTGGACACCCACCACGGTCGCATGGCCCTGCGACACGAACAGGAACACGTACGTCAGGGCATGGTGCTGGGCGTTTTCTTGCCCATCTTTTACGGACTAGCGTACGTGGGACTGAAGTTCTGCTTGCACGCTCACCCCTACTATGACAACCCATTTGAGATCGACGCGCGACGCGCAGCTGGTCAAGTGGTGGACGTCATCGGTGCGGTGAAGAGGGCTGCAACAGAAGGACGGCTCAAGCTGCCGTCCAAGAAGAATACGTAACAGCATGACAATCACACCTGATTATCAAGGTCTGTGCGCCGAGATAAAAACAGAGTTCCCCTCTTTCAACATCGCTAAAAAGAACGATAGCTGGTTCATGAAGCTGGTTGGACTCGTCCTGGGCCAGCAATTCATGACTAGCTACGTGACGACGATCTATCACACGGTGTACGTGCCTGATGGCTGGGAGACGTTCGGCGATGACGATAGGTGCTCGATCCTGCGTCACGAGCGCGTTCACATGCGGCAATCACGCACGTTGACGTACCCCGTGTATGCCCTTCTTTACTTGCTCATCCTTTTCCCGGTGGGCCTGTCCTATTGCCGAGCCAAGCTGGAACAGCAAGCGTATGCAGAGTCTCTCCAAGCTTTTGCAGATTACGGGATCGATTACAATGATGACAAGCGTCGAGCTTGGTACTTGAAGCAGTTCGTCTCGAGCGCTTACGGTTACATGTGGCCCTTTCCCAAGACTGTCAGCCGTTGGTTTGATGAAGCAGTCGCACGGGTGAAAGCCTAGTTACTGGCATGGCCCGCACCCCTGTTACCAACGCACTCATCAAGAAGCTCGTCAAAGAAGCCATGGACGCCCCCAGGGATCCCGCTGCAAAAGGCGGTGAACCGGGCAGCGGTGCTGAGGGCAGCGTCAAGCAACAGGTCGCCCAGCTCGTCAACACGGTGGGCGAGAAGCTGAAAGCACAGTTCCCGCCCCAGGACGTCGAGAGGGAGATGTCAGACCTGCATAACCAGGTCACCGCTCTCATCCGAGCAAGCGTCGCGAAGCTCAAGTCTGCAGCACCGAAGGGCGAGAAAAAGCCCGTAGCTGCCTGACCGTCCCACGCCTATTTAGGGACATGAAAACGTCCCAGAATGGACTTAACTTCATCGCACGCGAAGAAGGGGAAGTCGATCACGTTTACAAGGACATTGCTGGGATCCCAACGATCGGGATCGGGCACGTTGTGCGGCCTGGTGAGTCGTTCCCAAACGGCATCACCCATGACCAAGCGTTGCAGATCCTAGCCGGTGACGTGAGCACTGCGGAAGGTGCTGTCAACAAGGACATCACGTACTCCGGCTTGACCCAGAACATGTTTGATGCCCTGGTGTCGTTCACCTTCAACTGCGGCACAGGTTCGTTGGCCGGTTCGTCGATGCGAACCAAGCTAAATGCTGGCGATGTTGCGGGCGCAGCTGACGCGATGCTCCTCTGGTGCCACGCTGTCATCAACGGCAAGCTGACTCAAGACAAGGGCCTCTACAACCGGCGAGTCCGCGAACGTCAGCTGTTCTTGACCCCCGATGGCCAGCCGTTGGTTCACCCAGCTCCCATCGATCCTCCCCCTCCACCAGCGCCACCAACCCATCCTGATCCCTCGAGCAGCAACGTTCCCGTCAACCAGCAACCGTTGCTCGCGAACGAGAGCCCAGCTGACCGGATCGTCAGGCTGGTGAAGTCGCACGTCGGTTGCAACCTCAGCACGCGGCGTGATGAGCTGGGCAAGCTTGTGGCACGTGGCGTCGATGACCCAAACGCGGTCGTCACCGTCTCCACCAACTGTGCAACGTCCGCTTTGGGCATCATGGCTGAGGCGGGTGTCCGTGACCCGATCCTGAACAAGAAGTACGTGTCGGGCATGGCGGTGTCATGGGTCCGACAGATCGGCATCAACACGGGCGCTCTTGTCAAGTTTGATGGAAAGACAATGCCAAAGCGTGGCGCTCTGATGCGTTACAACACGCCGGGAACCAATAACGACCACGTTGAGTGGTGTCTCAGCGATGTCGATGCAAACGGCATCGCTGACCATGGCGGAGGTGGCCGCGCCAACAACGCGATCACGGAGGGTACCGGGAACGTCCTGACGTCCCTTGGCAGGCCCATGCAAGAGTGGTGGGACCCAGACAAGCTCGGCATCCCCGTCCTCGTGCAGGACCAGCCGGCCCCCACGCCGCCCCCTCCACCGCCCGTGCAACCCGGGCCAATGCCCACCCCTCTGCCCGCGCCAGTCACTCCTGTCCCCGTCCATGGGCCAGCCAAGTCGGGCTTCCAGAGCTTCATCGATGCCATCACCTGGTTGGTTAAGATGTTGTTGAAACCGAGGACGTGATGTCAAGCTTGCTGCGCCAGTTCATTCACGCCACGTTGGCGGAGCTACGCATCGATCCCAGGATGATGTCTGTCCTACACGGGACTGGCTTTCAAGACTCTCCTGACGAACCTTCCGACAAGGAAGCACATCACATCGCTGATGAGTGGCTAGAAGAAATGGGTGAACGGTCTCACCATCACAAGCTGCGCGTCCACCGTTATGTGGCTCGGAAGTGGCCCATGCTTGTCAGCCGTTTCCGGGGCGACAAACACGCCGCGAGACAGACGATGTACAACTTGCTCGACACGAGGTTGAGTGAGGGTGAAGACTGATGAAAGTAAACAAGGGCATCCTGTTCCTGCTTGCGTTCATGTTTGGCCTCGTTGTCATCAGCAACCTGTGCTCACAGTGCCAGCAACACAGGGTTGTTTCTGACGACGGGCATTCCACAACAGAAACGCCCATTTGCACCAGTACCACTTCGTGTCCAACGCCCGGTGGTAAGCATGGAATGAGCCCGTTCAACCCGGAGCGATACCAATGAGCAAACGATTGCTCCGTGAATACATTGTTGAAGTCCTGACGGGCTTCGGCAACAAGGAGTATGGCAAGGACGGCGTTGCAGGCCCGTTGTTCCCAACAGGAAACTCGACGGGCGATGCGGGCATCAGGCCTGGTGCTAGCAGCAACATTCTTGATGACGAAGCTAACGAGGAGAACCAGGAGATGCAAGGCAAGAAGCTGGCGGCGTGTTGTCTGATCCTGACAGACGATGGTCATGCTTTGGCCGTCAGCCGCAAGGACGACCCATCAGCGTTTGGTTTACCGGGTGGTAAAGTCGATCCCGGTGAGACTCCCGAACAAGCTGCGGCCCGTGAGCTCTACGAAGAGACGGGCCTGACCGCGACCAAGCTCTCCCACGTCTTCACCCACCAGGAAGATGACGGTTACATCACGTACACTTTTGCGTGTGAAGTAGAAGGTGAGATCAACACGCCCGAGACGGGCGTCATCAAGTGGGTCAAACCCTCTGTCCTGTTCGCGGGGCCTTTTGGTAACTACAACAAACAGCTGTGGGCCAAACTAGGATTGCCTGAAAAGTAACACCCGCGTTTTCTTGAGGGACATACTTACGGCCGGAGGTCGTAAATGTCCTTGAAGGAAGTCACAGCCCCACACCTGGGCCACATCATCAAGCTGGGAGGCCGCAAGCCTTCTGATCCGTCACTCAAGCACCTGAAGCTGGCAGACTACCTGAAGACGCTGCCAGCGCCGCCTGCAACTGTCGATTACAGTGCCAAGGCTGTGTCGCTGACACAGGTCTTTATGAATGACACGCTGGGTGACTGCGTCATCGCTGGTGGATACCACGTTGTCGGCACCGAGACGGGCAACGCGGGTGACGGCTTCGTTGCAACCAACGACCAGATCGTGTCAGACTATAGCGCGATCGCTGGCTATGTCAAGGGTGATCCGTCGACTGACAATGGTACCGACCTGCCGACGGCGATGGACTGGTGGATCAAGAACCAGTTTGCTGATGGGACGAAACTCATCGCTTACTTGGCGGTCGATGCCTCCAACAAGACAGAGGTCATGCAGGCGATGTACCTGTTTGAGAACCTTTACATCGGCATGGCGTTGCCCGACGCTTGGATCAACCCTTTCCCGTCAGCCAACGGTTTCGTTTGGGACGATGGCACGCCCGATCCAAACAACGGCCACTGTGTCATGGGCGTCGGTTACAACGCCCAGGGTGTCCAGATCGACAGCTGGGGTCTCATCGGAACGTTGACTTGGGCAGCGCTTTCGCACCTGTGCAGCGCAGCAGGTGGCGGTGAGCTCTACGTGATGCTGACGAGCGACCAGCTTGCGAAGGGGGCGACATCAGCACCGAACGGGGTCGCTTGGACCGACCTGGTCAATGATTTCAATGTGATGGGCGGGAACGCTCCGGTTCCTGCGCCCGTCCCAGCACCAGCGCCGATCCCTCCGGCTCCCGTTCCAGTCCCGCCGCCCGCGCCAGTTCCACCGGCGCCGCCCGCGCCTCCTCCGGCACCAGCTCCCATTCCGGTTCCACTTCCCCCGCCAGACCCGCAACCCGTTCCACCGGATCCGTGTCCAGATCCTCAGCCCGATCCAGCGCCAGTAACGGGATCGTTGCTGTCACTTGATGATGTGATCGCGTTGTTGATAGAGAACTGGCCCACTTCCTGATGAACAACCCTGAGTAACAAACTCGGGCCCAGGTTGTAGACTTTGATCATGACAGTCAAGTCCGACCTGGGCCCGAGTGACATTTTAGACATGGCCGATCGTGAAGGAGTTGCTGTCGTCACCGTCAAGGACGGTTATGTCTTGGTCTTCACCAAGAACCAATTAGAATTGTTCCTGGAACAGATCGCTGCGAAAGGCAGCGATAAGTGCATGGTCTTTGTCAAGCATCGAACTTTCGCGAACTGAGGCAAACATGAAGAAGTGGTTGACCACGTTGGGTTTTGTGACATTCATCGCGTGCAGCGGTGCCACTGAATCGTTTAGCCCAACACCAACTAGCTGTGCACACGACGTTGTTGCACATGCATCACCCCCGCGGTTGATCCCACAACCTGTCGTCAGGTTTGTGTTCTTGGGCGATTACTGGTCAACGAGCAACGAATCTCAAAACGAGATGGGTGAATGGCTGACGTTGTTGAATGCGAGCAAAGTTTTCGACCGTCTGGCCGAATACGGGATCCAGGAAGGAGTCATGGATGACAAACAGTTCAATGATCCGCTCCCGACCGGGAACCCGATCGACGATGGCAAGATAACCACTCAATTGGAGTCTGACTTTCAGAATGGGTTTCTTCCTGTTCCTGACAACAGCAGCATATACGTCGTTTTCCTCCCTCCGGGAGCAATCACGCAGAAAATGAAGTCGAACAAGTGGAATGGTTACCATTACACTTCGAACTACGGAACGGTTCCCTACTCATTTGCTATCATCGGTTATAACAACAACGTCTCGAACTTGAACGCGACCGTTTCACACGAGCTCTATGAAACCGTCACTGACCCCGATGTCAGCACTGGGTACTTTGATGACAAGGGCGGGGGCGAGGTCGGAGACATCTGCGGTGGCGCTGGGTCTGATGTCATCAACGGTTTTAGTGTAGTCAAGGTCTGGTCACAAAGCTCATGCAAGTGCGAATGAACAACATCATCCCGTGGGAGTATGTGCAGCTTCGTATTGCCGTTGCTGAACGACAACGATGCCTCAAGATGGCATACGCTCAGTATCGAAAATCGGGATCAGTTGACAACGAAACCCAAGCTCGTTGCCAACGATCTGATGCGATGTTGACCAAGGCGTTCGAAGAGTTCAAGTGAAACCTGAACCTGGCTTCGCACGTTCGTTACGTGAAGAGCTGACCCAGGTGTTGCCCGAATTCCAGGCTCGAGTCCATCGAGCTGGTGGGTTGACTGACGAAGAGCTCGTCCGGATGACGACTAGGCAGGACGCAGACCCCGCGATGTACTTGCCCGATCACCCAGACCCAAAGAGCGTTTACTCAATTGATGAGATCAGCAACGGTGATGAACTCGTTGGAGACGAGATGGTTCGTCGGGGTGAGGTCGCTTTTGTCATTTTGGCGGGCGGGACCGGGACTCGGGTGGGTGGTCCCAAGGTCTTTGCCAAGATCCCGGGCGTCGAAACCAGCTTGTTGGCTTGGAAACTGATGCAGGGTGGAGACATGCCCATCTGGATCATGACCTCGCCTGACATGCAAAGCAGCGTCGCTCGTCACATGCATACGCTTGCGTTGTCACCAAAGACGCGTGGAAGCATCTTCACCCAGTTTGAGGGTTATAGGTTGACACCGGACAACAGGCTTGCTCTGTTCGCTCCCGGTGCCCCCGATCTATATCCGTTGGGCCACGGTGATGTGGGACCTGCTCTGGTTGAGAACGGGGTCCTTGACGAGTATCCCGACGTCAAGTACGCTTTCATCTGTAACGTTGATAACGTGCTAGCTGCACCACATAGCGGCTTGTTGGGTTTCCACAAGCGCCAGGGCGTTAACGTAACAGTAGAGGTTGTCGAGCGCTTGCCAAGTGACAAAGGTGGCGTGTTAGCGTATGTCAACAACCGCTTGCAGGTTGCTGAAGACTGGCGGTTACCCGCTGGTTTTGCTGATGAGGCAAAGTTTCACAATACCAATACAATGATCATTGATGTTGACGTCCTAAAATCAAACATCGAATGGCGTTGGCATCGCACCAGAAAACAGATGGGTAACAAACTCGTCGTCCAACACGAACGATTGTTGCAGCAATACACCGAAGAGTTTCCAACGCAATACGTCTGTGTACCCCGACAGGCACGTTACCAACCAATCAAAACTCCCGAAGACTTTGAGGCTGCTGGAAAGTTGCTGGCAAGCTACAAATACGTCTGAGTTGTCAAAGCACCGTTTCTTGTGTTAGGGTGACAACATGGTTTCGTTACCTTTCATCATCGTGGGTTGTGTCACCCTGGTGATCGTTATTGCGTTGCTGGTTGGCTCTAGCATCAGCAAGCATGCCGTTTCAACGCGTGCTAGCGTTGAGAGGTACCAAGCTGAGAACGACCTGAGGCAAGCAGAGCTTGACACGCCACCGATCAAAGACAACCCAGCCCAGCAGGCTCTGACGGTGTTGTTAGAACGACGAAAAGAGCTTGAAAACCAAATAAGCCAGTTACGTTCGAACGCGAGCAGCTCACACTACGTTGATAAGTCATACACTTCATTCCGAGAAACGGCGATCACTGCGTTGAAAGATGCAAGAGCCGAGCAAGCTGAACTCATTGCGGAGCAAGCAAAATTGCTCGCAATGATGCGAGGGAACAATGATGAACACAAAGTGGACACCGCCCAGGAGCCCGTTCGGGTTGCTGCAGGAGGACCTGTGGCCCAACGAGTGGATGATCCTGATCTCTTGCATGATGCTGAACCAGACGAGCAGGAAACAAGTCGAGAAGGTACTGCCTGAATTCAGAAGACTGTGGCCCACGCCGCAAGCGTTCCTCGATGCTAACCCGCTTGCAGTTGCGGACGTCTGCCGAAGCCTGGGCTTTGCAACGAGACGGACAGACAACATGATGAAGATGACCCACCAGTTCGTGGACGGCGGGTGGTCTCACGCTCGAGAGCTGCATGGCATCGGGGAGTACGGTGCAAGGTCTTGGGAGATCTTCTGCCAGGGAACCATCGGTGATGAATGTCCCAATGACCACGCCCTTAATGATTACTGGCGTTGGTTCCGACAGAGGGTTGCTTGAAGCCCTGGTTTGTGACGACAGTGTTTGTTGCTGGTTGCGCGGTCTTCACGACCTCTGTTCAGCCTAGCAAGCAAGCTGTCAAGATGACGTTAGATTCTTGCGTGGTCTTGAACGCTCCCGTTCCAGGTGAGAGCTGGCACGACTTCATCAAGAAGAAGACGTGGTTTGAGTGCTGTATCGACAGCTGTGACGTTGCATGTCTTGCTGACGACAGCGAGTGTCTCACAGCGTGCCAGCTGAAGTGTTGGGACGGGCCCCCGGGACACTAACGCTTGGGTGGGATGACCTGTTCGTGCTCCATGAAGGCACGGATCGTTGTCACCGGGATGAAGATCGCAGTGTCGGGTGCCTTGGTGATGGCGTCTGCCATCCCGATGAGGTTGCCATCAACATCAAACGCTCCGCCACCAGAGTTCCCGAAGTAAACGGGGGCTGACACTTGGGTGATGGGGTAGACGTGCCCGTGATCATCGTGGTACTCTGGACGTTGTGCTGCAACATACCCGTGAACGTATGTCCACCACATGCCCAGGGGATGACCGATAATGTGAAGCTCTTCTCCGTCATGGACGTCGCTCACACGGAGGCGAGCAACGGGATGGTTTCCTGGGCTGTCAGCCTTTATCAGAGCGATGTCGTTGTTCCAGTCAACGGCTTTCACCTTGCCTGAGTGATACGCCTTGTGTTTGACATCGACATCACCATGTGAAGAGTAATAGACAGTCTGACCAACTGGGCTCCAACGAGCCGTTTCGGTCATTGGGTTTTGCCCGTGTTGCAACATCTCCAGCAAGTGTTGGAGCTTTCCAACCGGATCGGTGATGTCATCGTCGTCATCACTGCTGGCGGGCTTGCCAATGTCATCAACACAGTGTGCCGCGGTCAACATGACATCGTTTGTCAGCCACACCGCCGAGCAGAAGGCTCTCAACGTTGTCTTGGCATCATCAGGAATCTTCTCGGGATCATCGTAATGGATGGGATGATCGTCATCGTCAGTCTTGTCTTCGTCGTACCAACGGACTATCGCTGGGGTCTCCTGTTCGAGTTGTTCGACTAACGTATCGTGGCTCGCCGGGTTCGTTGTAGACGTCTTGGCCATGACGCAACAAGCAGGCAGCAATACAACACTGGCCCACAAAGCAAGACGCTTCATCACTCACCTCTAAGATCATGAATATGGTCTGACACGCTCCCTGTATCAGAGTTGTCTTGCTGTTGTAACACGATTGCGTATCGTCGTTCCATACACTTGACAACCCCGATGTAAGATCGGCAGTCTGAGAAGGGATGGGGTAACGTCATTCCGGAAGGACCCGAAGTACGACGCAGCGCTGACTTCCTCGGGAAGTTGCTGGTAGGGAAACATCTACGCTCCATCAGCGTCAACCGAAACCACGGCGACAGCACGGGAGGCCGCTATGCTGACAAGGATCCCGAGGGTTTGGCTGAGCTAAACTCCAGCATTCCAGAGAACGGTCTTCGCATCCATGCCGTCGAGTGCAAGGGCAAGTTCATGTACTGGTCAGTTGGCGACGGCTGGTGGGTCTGGTGCACTTACGGGATGTCAGGGCAGTGGACCACCCAAAAGCCTGACAAGCACACTGCGTTGATCCTAAGGGCTGACAGTGGCAACGGGCAAGGTCCGTTGACTCTGGGCTTTCGGGACCCACGCCACTTTGGGACAGTCAAGTTCGTGTATGATCCTGACGATGTCTTGATGAAAAAGAAGCTAGCTTCGCTGGGACCCGACATGCTGAAGCACCCGCCCGACCAGCAAACGTTTGAGCTGCAACTCTTCAAGAGATCGATGAAGACTTTGGCTGAGGCCTTGATGGACCAGTCGGTGCTTAGCGGCATCGGCAACTACGTGAAAGCTGAGGCGCTGTATCTAGCTGAGCTCTCACCCCATCGGACCGTTAACAGCTTGACACCCAACGAACTGAAACAGCTACGTCAGCAGATCATCAATGTGATGGGAGCAAGCTACAACTCGGGTGGAGCGACGATCAGGACGTATGTAAATCCCGATGGTTCCAAAGGCGGGGCGCAGAGGCGTTTTGCGGTGTATGGTAATCTGACTGACCCGATGGGAAACCCTGTCGTCAAGGAAGAGACCAAGGACGGTCGAACCACGCACTGGGTCCCATCTGTTCAGCACTGAAAACCATGTCTGAACCTTGCAAGCACTGTGGGCACTGTCCTCACTGTGGTCAACCTTACCCCTCACCTTACGCGGGCCCACGTATCCAGCCCTATAACCCCTGGCAACCGATCCCAACGATCTGGCCCCAAGTCCAGCCCTGGCAACCCGTGCCAAGTTACCCCTACTACGTAGGGGATCCCCCGCCGGGCATGTCTCCGATCAACATCTGTTCAATTTCAACATCGATGATGGTGAACTGATGGGTGCTCGGACGGAAAGCCTCGCCAAGGACTTATCCCAGGGACGTTGCACCTGTTACTACATCAACGGTAGTTGCAACATCTCCTCCTACGATCCCATGACGGGAAAAGTTTCACCTGGACATTACGATCCCGGGACAAAGATCACCTGCCTCCGTTGTAAAGCACGCGAAGCTCTTGAAGCAGACCATGTCGAGTATGAGAAAGTTGACCACGTACTCGAGGTCTGGAGGAATTGAACATGACGAAACCAAACAAGACTGAGATCATCTTTCTCGTTGACCGCAGCGCGTCGATGAACAACATTGCCGAAGCCATGACAGCTGGCATCGACGAGTTTATTCAGAAGCAGAAGAGCGTGGATGGCGAGTGCTTGGTATCACTTTACGACTTCGATGACAAGTATGAGACCAAGTACGTGGCCCAGTCACTGTGGGCTGTCCCCAAGTACACCCTCGAACCGCGGGGCATGACTGCCTTGTACGATGCCATTGGCAAGACAGTCGACAACGTGGGCTGGCGGCTTGCCTCGATGCCCGAGGGCCAGCGACCCAGCCAGGTTCTCTTCGTCATCGTCAGCGACGGGGGCGAGAATAGCAGCCAGGAGTTCCGCGGCGAGGTGGGTCGTAAGATGATCTTCGACAAGATCACTCACCAACGCACTAAGTACAGCTGGGAGTTCGTTTACCTTGGCGCCAACCAGGACGCTTACCAGGTGGGAACGAGCCTTGGCATCCATGCGTCCAACACGGTGTCATACACACCTTCAGCGGCACACTCTCGTGGCATGATGGGTAGCCTGTCAGTCGCCGTTGGAGCTTACCGAAGCAGCGGTCAGGGCACGATGGACAACCTGTACAATCAGGCAACTTACAACGCTGCGACGGGCGACAACCTTGGTGGGAACAACCCATTTGCATCGGATGCGACCATCGTCGGTGTTGGACCCGTGAAGTGGGAGCCCGACCCGAGCTTGTTGGCGGATCTTAAGCTCAATCCCTGTGCGGTACCCGCCATCATCCCGGGGACCGTCACCGTCGTGAAGTCACCAAAAATGCCGTAAAGACAACATCGTAGCTAAATTGGGGGCGGGCTTGGAGTGTAGTCTCCAAGCCCGCTGTTTTATGATGGTCTCACAACTCCCACGGAGGGAATCAATGAGACCAGTCACTGTTGTCATGTCAATTGTCGGCGTGATTGCTTTGTGTTTCGGATTGGGCATCTTCGCACGAGCGGAGGGCATCTGGGAGACAAAGACTTTCGGCGTCGCCGAGCAGAACGCTCAGACCAAGGTCTACGAGCAGTCGCAATCTCATGTCGAGGGCACCCGTCGTGACCTCGAAGACCTCTACCTCTCGTACATGAAGGAGAAGGATCCCGCTGCGAAACAGGCGATCCTGTCTGTCATCCGACACCGTGTCGAGGGTCTCTCGCCCGACCAGGTTCCCGCTGACGTAAGGAGCGTGCTATGATCCGCGAAGTGTATGGTGTAATCGCAGTGTGCTTGATCGCAGGCTTCATCGCCTTGCCGGGTTGCGAGGAACCGCCTCCCACCACAGACCAGAAAATCGCTGCCCAGCAAGCTCAATCGCTGGAAGAAGCCTCTAAGCAGGTAGGAATGCCGGCTGTGGTCAAGTTTCAAGAGATGCGGATGGCGAAGGACATCTACGAGCTCCGTGACAAGGCGATTGCAACACACACCTACATCGTCAATGAGATGCAGGGGTGCCTCGTTTACATCGGGCCGTCGGTGGGCTATGGCCTCCCATACGCGACGCAGTACTCGTCGCCCACCAAGTGGGAGAGGATGAGCCTAAATGGGGGTGGATGGAGCTGGCAGCAGATGCCCCAAGCTGAGCCCAATGGTCTCTTCATGCCTGCCGCTGCCGAGGGGACCTGGGTCCTGTTGAAGGACCCGAACGGTGACGAGACCAAGCCCGTTTACATCGAGCCCCGCGTCATGGTGTCGCCGTTCCGCCTTGAAGCACGTGAGTGCCCCGCTCGGGTCACGCCGTCAGCGACTCCGACCAAGACAACCAAGTGAAAACATGAGCAAGAAGATTCCCGACGTAACAAACGTCTTCATCCAGTTGACAGCAGCCCTGAGCCTCCTCGCCAGGGCAAAGGGCGAGTCGCCGCAGGACCACTACTTTGTCCACTCGACTCCAAACGTTGCCAAGCTCTACCTCGATGGTGGTGTCTACCAGGTTGTCATGACCAAGGAAGATCCCGAGGACGCGGGCAACGTCGGCAACACGGGTGGCTGATGGCTAGCGAAACCAAGCTGCCCACCTCGGAAGGTTGGTGGCTAAGAGATCGCGGCGATGGAAGGACGCCCGAGTGGTTCTACGTGGACTGCTTTGATGACGGTAATCCTCCCAGCATTTACGTCAACGAGATTGAGGACTTCATCCCGGTTGAGAAGTTCACTGCTCCGCTCACACGTTGGTGGGGACCGATCGAGGACCCTTTCAAAGACAATGCCTGAACAGACATGGTGCACTGATCCCGAGTGCATCCACAACAAAAAAGGGATCCAACACACGTGTGGCCAGTGTAGCATGCTGGCGACTGTGAAATGCGCTTGTTGGAAGAAGCTTCTCGAAGAGAAGCAGTACACAGCAGCGAAGATCCGCCAAACAGTCGAAGCTGACGTCGATCGTTTGTTCGCGCCGTGGATGGTCGGCCGGCCCGAGACCTACTCGCCCAGCCCTGACATGAAGTCCCTTGTTGCATTGGGTTACTGGCTCAACGAGGAGCTCTCACGCATTTGTCCTGACGAAGACGATCGTCGGACACAGGAATGGAAGTACAACCGCCTCAGCCGCACCTATGACATCTGGGACACTGCCGCTGAGTGCCTCAATGATGTACTTGAGGGCAACGTAGAAAAGAATCGTAGGGGCCACAGGAGGTGGGGATGAAAAACGCGTTAGTTGACGTTATCAGGACGTACCCGGGCTGGACGATGGTCTGCATTGTCATCATTGCGATCGCCATCGCTTGTCGGATCGCGCCATGAACGACGTGAAGGGAAACGGCGACTTCTCGATCGGTAGCCAGATCTGGACTGGGCTTGGCAAGCTCGTCGAAGAGAAAGACGAGCTGGGCCAGGTCTTGGGCAAGCTGATCGGCAGCCACGGTGACCCGAACCACTACGACGGTAGCAACCTGCGAAAGAAGCTCGTCGAAGAGATAGGCGATTTACAAGCGGCGCTTGCTTTCTTCCAAGAATGTAACATGACTCTCGAAGAGCGAAAAGAGATTTGGTTCAGGACAAGCCAAAAGTTCCAGCTCTTTGAGAAATGGCATCGAGAGGGCAAGTGAGGTACCGTAACGACAACATGCTGCTCCGGATCGCGCAAGCAGATGCATACGCTGCTTGCGTCGAGTACGTCAAGGAGAAAGAGAAGCCCGAGCTGTATGTTGAAGCACGTAAATTCGAACGGTACCTGCAGCACCCGACCCACACCAAGCTACGACCGGGCATGTACACTGATGACACCCAGATGTCAGCCGCTCTGGCGGAGCTCCTGCTCACCAAAGGTCGGACCGCGAAACACGAAGACTTTGTCGAAGCATGGTTTTACGCGTTCAAACGTGACCCTCGTGACGGGTACAGCCGCAAGTTCCAGGCGATCCTTGAGTCGGTGGAAACGAGTGATGAGCTCCGGTTGACGCTCAAGCCTGACTCGACTAAAAACGGCGCGGCAATGCGAAGCGTGCCCCTCGGGGTCATCCCAGACCCTGAGTGGGTCAAAACAATGGCGATGCGTCAAGCCGGCACCACACATGCAACGTACGAGGGCGTGACATCAGCTGTTGCTGTCGCCTTGATGTCTCACTATGCCCTCTATGACCGTCGAGACTTCACCAGCTTGTCGAGCTGGTTGGTAACCCAGCTGCCAGTCTTCGAGCGTTTCCGTGAGCCTTGGGTGGGCCCAGTCGCTGGCAATGTGAAGGCTTCTCCCTATGATGTGGGCATGAACACTGCTTGGGCGGTCCACACCCTCCTGACAACGCAGGACAGCCTGATGGGGATCATGCGCCAGGTCATCGATTGGGGAGGTGACACTGACAGCGTTGCATCAATCGCTTGGGGAATCGCGTCCGCTCGTCACCAAGATGAGGTCCTGCCCGAGTTCTTGGAACGTGACCTCGAAGCGACAGGAAACCTGAGGTACGGTCCCGCGTTCTTGCGTGACCTTGGCAAACGACTGATGAACGCTTATGACGTCCGCAAGGAGACACCGACATGACCACAAGGATCGATAACGTCACCTGGTTAAACCCCGAACAAGCTAACCTCACCATCGACCCGAACGATGTGAAACGCTTGCTCAAGAAGTACTCTCACGAGCTCCCCCAGAACTGCTTCCTCGCGGACCTGGAAGACGAGGCTGACCAGAACACGAAGGAAAAGATCAAGTGTCACTGCGGCACCCAGAGCTACGGCAACGCTAAGTTTTGCCGTGAGTGCGGTTCCAAGCTCGGGAAGAAAGCCGCGACTCGCCTCGAGCTCAACACCATCGATTGGTCAGATGACGATTACGATGCGATCGCGGCGAACACCTTCTTTCCGATCTTTATCGAGAAGGTCGTCCCATGCCTTCAGGGCACTGCCGAGTGCAGCATCACCTTCGGTGATGACAACAATGATGGCGAGGACATTGTGCTTCAGACTGCTCACTTCTTCATCAATGAGGGCACGCTGACTTGGTGTGAAATCGTGCTGAAGCCCACCGCCGAGGCCCCCGTCTTCACCGCCGACGATCTCCACGAGAGTGATGATAACAGTGACGACGAAGACTGAGCCATGTGTACGCTCATCGTCCTTGACGAAGTTGTTCCTGGTTACCCGCTGATCGTCGCGGCCAACCGTGACGAGCTGTACGGAAGGAGATCGTTAGCACCCCAACTGCTGACGATCCCGGGTCGCAACTACATCGCACCGATTGATGAGGTCAGGGGAGGCACGTGGATCGGGGTGGGGGATGGCGGGTGGTTCGTTGGCATCACCAACCAGGATGATGGTCACCATGACGACAATAAGCTGTCGCGAGGCCAGGTGGTTCGCCAGCTATTGGAGTGTGGAAACCACACCGCAGCCGCGAGGATCCTGTCAGAGCTTAACCCAAAGTGGTTTAACCCATTCAACTTGGTCTTTGGCAGGCCGGGTGCGATGTTCCTGACGCGAGTGTTAGAAGGTCAATCCGTCGAGATGCAGCCCATGCCAACGGGCTTCAATGTCATCAGCAATGACTGCTGGGGAGACCGGTACGCTGAGAAGACAGAGTGGACAAAGCGAATGGCATGGAGCCTGACGATGGACCCATATGTGGGTGACATCCAGACGGTCTGCACGCGCCTGTGCATCACGCTCGCCTCTCACTTCTCGCACAGGCAAGCAAAAGACGATCCGTTCCAGGCTATTTGCGTCCATGCTGACGAACACAGCTTTGGCACCGTCAGCTCCTCCCTCATCACCGTGTCCAATCAAGGGGTTGCGGAGTACTGGTACAAGGAAGGACCTGCTTGTCAGCAAACCAGTCTGACGCTTGCTGGTCGTTTGCTTGGAACCAATGAGTGAGGCGCCGCACGTCGAACAGTATGATGCCGTCAGCACCCTGACCCTAAAGGTCGGCGGTGCTGATGCTCGGGTCACGATCCAGCGGGTCGTTGACGCGATTCGTCGTGGCTTCGAGCTCGTGGGACCTGACGCTATCATCACGGTGACCGTGGCTACTCACGCACCGAAACGGAGACTAACCGAGGGCCAACATGGGAACTGACTGGGAGAAGTTTCGAAAGGAGTTGCTCGATCAGGCTGAGGCTGAAATTGAAGCTGATCGGTTAATCGAACGAATGAAAGACAAGCTTGAAAACGAAAAGTATGCTACGCCCAGCGAAACGAAAAACAGCGGTGGTTTGATGCCAAACGAAGAAGAAGACCTGCTCAAGGTAGTGAAAGAGATGCCCCTGGTCGAAGAGGTCAGGCGTTTCCTCAGCATGCACAAGGTCAAGCGAGCGTTTGCGTTGGGAACCCAGCTGTTTGAGGCCGCAACGCCATTCCTTGACAAGCCATCATGGTGGACGGCAGGTAAGGCCACGTTCAGCATGGGCAAGCTGATGGTCGAAGACGTTGAGACGTACAATGAAGATTACTTCGCTGGTGATGAGTGGACCGAGCCCTACAGCCAGGACTTCACCCAGACATTGCTCCACGTGCTCCAGAAGTTCCCATACGAGAAGATCAAGACGTCAGAAGAAAACACGTTCATTAGGTTGTTGGCATTGCCCAATGGCATCAAGATCGGTTGGCAATACACGGGCCGGCTGCATCTGGTTGACAGCATCTACGTCGAGACCGAACGGGTAGATGAAGCAAAGACTTTCATCAAGAAGCTGTTGTGGGAACAGTTCGAGGGGAAGAGCTTGGTGATGCGGAAGAACAACCGGCTCGTTTTGAAGGACAACGAAGCACGTGTCGTCTTTGAAGAAGATGACGCGTTCGAGTCCAAGCAATCCAAGCGTGCTGTTGATTACGCAACGTACCTGAAGAAACCTCTCGCGGCGGGGGTGCCCAGGAGCGTGATGTTTTACGGCCCGCCCGGGACCGGCAAGTCCACGCTTGCCCGCACGATCGTAGAACTGATGGGGCTGAGGTCGTTCCGGATCCGCATCGCAGACCTGGGCCAGCTCGACAACTCGACCCTGTTCGAGGCCCTCAATATCTTCCAACCTGACGCTGTCATCTTGGATGATTTTGATCGGACACATCACCAAGCGCAGCTGCTCGAGACGCTCGAGTACTTCCAAGAAAAGGTGAAGCTGGTCATCGTCACTGTCAACAACAAGAAAAAGCTCGATGATGCTTTGCTCCGTCCTGGACGCATCGATGAGCTGGTTTTGATTGACAAGATGGATGAAGAAGTCGTCCAGCACGTGCTTGGGGATTACGCTGATGGCTTTGACCTGGTCAAGGACTGGCCCATCGCGTTTGTCAACGAGTATGTTGTCAGGCGTACGTACCTGAACAAAGAAGATGCCGCAGATAGCGTCAGGGAGCTAGCAACGCGGGTCAAGAAGCTCGAGAAATACCGCGATGAAGATGATGACGGCATACAACGGATGATCTCCGTCGTGAAAGCTGCGATAGCGACTAGACCTGCAACAGTAGCTAAGACGACGTCAAGCGAACCAGTTAGTCTTGGAGATGTTGGTGAAGTTAATGAGATCACGCCGGACCAGCTAAAAGATGCTATCGTTGCCATGCAAGGTGGGGGTGAGGATGATTGTGACCCTTTAGACCCGGACGACGAGGATGCAGACGAGTAGACACACAATATACTACCGTTGCTGATCTTCTCAAGTGGGATGACATCAAAAAAGCGGGAAGCCTCAAACGAGCGATGAAAAAAGCTCAGAAGAGCGTCAAAGAACAGCTCAAGAAGCAACTCAAAGAAAAAAGAAAGTGATGGTGGTCACCCCTACTTAGAGTTACAATGGTAATGTCATGGATCGCTCGGAGACATCATCACCTAGCCTAACGTTGACCAACGCTCATGATTCCTTGACACGCGCCGGGAAAGCCGGCGTGTTGTCATTTGAACCCGGAGTGATGACATGAGCGCTGACGGCCTACTTAGACCAGCAATGGCTACACGCAACGCTGCCAACCTACCCGAGAGGAAGGAACGCTGCACTGAATTTCAGTTACACGGCGGGTCTTCGTTTCGTAATGTCGTCGACTTCACGGAACGCAAGCTGCTCCGCTACGCTAACAAAGCCAATGACCCGCAACAGAAGCTGGTCTTGATGGCGATGATCGATGATTACCTGAAGGGAAACATCGCTGTAGCGTGGCGCAAGGGCCAACCCGTTTACGTCAAGGTCACCAAGGAATACGAGGCGTGAGCCCAAACGCTCAGAAGCTGGTGAAGCTGACCAAGGAGCTGACAGAGCTGTGTCCAGCTTTCCCGGGAACGCCGAGGGCTGTCAAATTCGCCAAGATTCACGAAGAGATCATCAAGCTATCGGAGTCCCTCACTGCTGCGGAGCAGGAAGAAGTCAACCAGACGTTGGGCATCTTGTTTGACACCTGAACAGGTGATCTGCCCAGGTATAGAATCTGGGCATGAACCTACCCGGCGAATCAACAACGCAGATCATCTTCAGTAGCGAAGCTCGTAAAAAGCTGATGGAGGGCCTCAACAAGGCCGCTGACGCAATCGGCTGCACCCTGGGCCCCAGGGGCAAGACGGTCCTCATCCAGCGCCAGGGCATGGCACCCCTTGTCACGAAGGATGGGGTGACGGTATCGAAATCGATCAAGCTCAGCGATCCCGTCGCTCGGATGGGCGCTGACCTTGTCAGGGAAGCTGCAAGCCAGACCAACGACGTGGCTGGTGATGGGACGACGACAGCGAGCGTCCTGACACAAGCCCTTGTCAAGGAAGGGATGAAGCTTGTCGAGGCTGGCGCATCGCCATTGGCGGTTTGCCGAGGCATCAATGCTACCGTTGACCTGATCTTGGAGGGGTTGAGAGCTCACGCCAAGCCCGTGACGACTGACGACGAGATCGCTCAGGTCGGGACCATCAGCGCTAACGGTGACAAGACCATCGGCAGGCAGATCGCTGATGCGATGGCACAGGTCGGACGTGACGGTGTCATCACTGTCGAAGATGCCAAGGGCATGCAGACAACGATGGAGGTGGTCGAGGGCATGCAGCTTGACCGCGGGTACGTGTCTCCGTACTTCGTTACCGATCCCGAGAGGATGCGTGCGGTCTATGAGAACGCGACGGTCCTCATCACCGACAAGAAGATCTCAAGCTTCAAGGACATCATGCCAATCCTAGAGCTGGTCATGAAAGTCCGGTCTCCTCTGCTCCTCATTGCGGAGGATTTCGAGGGAGACGCGATGACGGGTCTCGTCATCAACCGTGTCCAGAACAAGCTCCCGGTTGTTTGCGTCAAGGCTCCCGGTTACGGCCAGCACCGTCAGGACCTGTTAGCAGACATCTGCGTGTTGACGGGGGCCACGCTGATCTCCAGCGCAACGGGTGCATCGCTTGACAAGTTCGAGAGCAAATATCTGGGCAGCCTGTCAAAGGTGGTGTCCGACGCCAAGGTGACAACGTTGGTGGGACCCGGCAAGACCAAGGACGCTGTCAAGGCTCGGGTCGAAGAGATCCGGACGCAGATGGCTGACATCTCGTTGTCCCAAGACGAGCTGACGAAGCTTCGTGTCAGAGCAGCGAAGCTTGCCAACGGAGTCGCGGTGATCCGCGTCGGCGGCGCGACCGAGATCGAGATGCAAGAGCGGAAGTTCAGGATCGAAGACGCTCTCAATGCGACCAAAGCGGCCGCGGAAGAGGGGATCGTCCCCGGCGGCGGCATGGCCCTGTTCAACACTGTCAATGCCGTCAAGGGCCAGGTTGGCAAGGCTGAGGGTGTTGACCCCGAAGAGGTCCAGGCAGCCAACGCGGTCTTCCGGGCCTGCCTCGGCCCGCTGCACAAGATCGTCAGCAACTCAGGTGCAACTCCCGGCGTCATTCTCACTGAGCTCGAACACAAGAAGCACGAGCTCGCGGCGGGTGACGAGCTGGGCTACAACGCAGCGACAGGAGAGTACGAGGACCTCGTCAAGGCGGGCGTGATCGATCCCGTGAAGGTGACCCGGTCAGCTTTGAAGCACGCCGCCAGCGTGGCAACGACGTTCCTGTCGCTGGACGCTGTCATCTTTGATGAGCCCAGCAAGGAGCATGCAAGTGAGCAGTGAGGTCAAGATCCCAGCCGTCGACATCCAGATCGATGCCCTGATGACTGATGAGGTCTCAAGGGTCGACTGGAACCAGGTCTCTGAGGATGAAGCGGTGGGCTTCGGCCTAGCGTTGTCGTTCTACCGTGACACGGCCCACGCTCACCGGGAGCGTCGGATCGCGTGGGGGACAGCGGCAGGCTCAGTCATCAGCATGGTTGCGCTGACACTGGCTTGTCTCGTTGCTCACCGCAGCCCCTGGTTTGCCCTTGGTTTGGTCGCAGTGACCCAGGGGCTGAGAGCCTCATGGCTCTACTGGAAGGCCTTCCAAGCCGCACAAGATGTCAGGGTGATGGAATCACAAGCCGTTGCAGTCGCTAGGGAACTAGCGGCGGCTCACCCAGCGAAGGGGCCAGATACGTACGATAGTGGCAGCCCTTTCCCTGAAGCCGGGTGAGCTAGTCGTCAGAAGGGTCAGGTGGCACGTAGATGCCAACCTGATGGGGCTGGTCATCGGCGAGGAAAACGGCAGTTGGCTCGTCCTGTGGACGACAGGTGACCGCAGCAGCGAGTTCAAGTGGCACCTGCCTGACGCGTTGCAGGTCGTTGATCTCAGCAACGTTCCCAACATATCTGGGCGTCAGGCGTTGCATCCATGATGCCCGCGTTCCTGCCCGGTGACATGGTGACCGTTGCCCGGGAGACCCCGGCGCTCGTGATCAGCGTGACCCAAGCCAACGGGATCCCCGATGTCCATGAACGTGGCCTGAGCGAGTGCCAGCCCTGGTCGTTCTGGGTCGTCACCGGCGGGACCCATCCCCGGTTCCTGGGGCCCTTCGGCGCGTGGGACCTGGAGGCGGCAGGTGCGTGACTGGGCTCCGGGAGACCTGGTCGTCGTCCTAGCATCGAGTCTCGTCGATCGGTGCGGGAGCGAGGCCCAGCTGTTCACCCGTGGGTTGCAACTGGGCCTGGTCATCCAGCGGTCTCACCAGTGGGTCGAGCCCAACGCGCTCCAAGAGGAGTCGCACATGTACTACGTTATCTTCTTCGCGAGCATTGCTGGGACGCCGCCCGGGCTCGATGACGATGTCATGTCACCCGGGTTTTACCGGGTGCCAGGCAACAGGATCATCCACCCAGACGAGGCCAGCAACCCTGCCCGGTTGTTCGGCAGCCAGAGGCTGCAAGAATAATCAGGCGCTCCCGGACAGGTGCAACTCCCTGCTCTTGACTTGCCAATTCCTGTCAAGGTCTCGGGTGTAACACGAGAACATCGCGATACGTTCCTTGACCAGGACCCGTAGGCGAGTGCGGCTGCGTCCAACACGCCAGACTTGAAGGATCACCGCCAGGTCACCGGGCTCGACCCAGACTCCCTCGTTGCCACGTTCCCAATCGTCTTGCCAGGCGCGCATCCGGTGGACGGCGCACACCATGTCACCAGGGCAAAGCTTCTCAGCTGACATCGACGATCACCCAGTTGCCAGTGAAGATGCCAGATTCTACCTGGAGTCTCTTCAATGTGCACTGTGGCGTGACGAGCAATATCGACAGCTCCAGCCACTTCTCTGGGAAGTCACGTGCAGACGCATGAACCACCAGGTAGAACCCCTGGTGGTTCTTGTTATAGAGCAACGTACCGGGGGCTAGGCGCTTGACCCAGGATTCTGCTGTTGTCACTTCTTGGGAGACGGCGTCTTCTCGAACTCGGGCGGCGTGATGACTGAGTCATCAGCGGGCGGAGGAGGCGTCTTCAGCTCAAAGGTGCGAGAGATGCTGCTGAGCAGGTCTGCATCCGCCTGGGTCATCGGACCGATGGCGATGACCATGTAGCCCGTGTGGTTGACCTCGTCGACGGTCGTCAGGACACCGACGAAGACATGAGCGTCTGTCAGCATCTGGACCACGCTTGACGTGTGGTCCTTCCAGTGACCGTGCTGGCCCTTGACACCGGTGATCTCAACACCGGCTGGAAGGATGTTCTCCTTCACCATGCCCGGAGCCACCTGGATGAACACCTCCGGAGACATCTGACCGATATCCTGAGCGACGATCTGGATCGAAGCCGTCTGCTTGCCCGTTTTCGGATCCATCCGGTTCAGGTCAACACCTTCCTCGCTGTCGTCCTTGACCTCCCAGCCTGCCGTGGTGGGCACCACGATCGACCAGTACTTGTGATCGAGCACCTTCGTGGTCGCTTCGGTTGACTTCGGAGCGGATTCAGCCGGTGGGCGAACCAGAGCAACGATCGCGGGTCCCGGCGGTGTGTGGGCGGGCGGCGCAGCGTGCGAACCGCACGCAGCAAGGGCGAACGTCAGTGCGACGGCTGCGAATGATCTCATGGTGTGTAACCTCTTGATCACAACCTACACCATGGTTGCACGTCGTTTCACCGTTAGAGTTACGTTCGATCTCGTAGGTGAGCCTTCACCGTGAACCCACACGTGCAGCTAAAGCTCTTCCAAAAGCTTGGGGGATCTGGCAATTTGACAGCCGGGCGTAGGGCCCCGCACCGCGGGCAAATTCCGTGTGCAATGTCAGCGATGAAAGGTGAGTCCTGTGCTTCACGTTTGTGAAGCATGCCAACTCGCGACAAGACCACAATCAAAACGAACGTGAGCAGTGCCGTGAGTATGAGCAGCATCTAAGCATCAGATCTCGATCCCGCCCTTGTCGTCTCTTTGCGGGGGAGTTGCCTTCGGTATTTGTGTGGTCGAGGGAGGGGTGATGAACTTGGGTACGGGCTGGTGACGGTCTTGGGGAGAGCACCTGCAAACGACATTGTCATCCATGATATCCAGCCATGTCCCTGCGGGGCATGTTGCCAGTGTTTCCTCACCTTGGTGAATTGTCACGACGACTTCCTGGCACTGTGGGATTGAAATGGGAACTGAACTAGTTTCAAACCCGATGCTAACTATCATGATCAGGAGGAGACCCACTAGGGTCGCCATGACAAGCCCATCAGTCCACATCCGGGGGCGGTCAGTCCACATAGCAACACTTTAAATCATGGAAGAGTAGAATCTACACATGGGAGACTTCGCTGCTTTTACCATCACACGAAACGAGCCGTTGTTTCTCCGGACGTGGCTGAATTACTACACCAGCAATTTTCCGCCTGAAGACGTCTATGTGATCGATAACTCAACTGATGATGGGAGCGTGGAAGAAGCACGATTGCTTCACCCTCGGGTCAATTTTGTGTGTGTGCCGTCACGTGGAACTCACGTCAGTCTGTTTTTGAAACAGGTTGTTGAGCAAATGCAACGTGAGTTGCTCCAACGCTACCCCGTCGTTGTCTTTGCCGAGACCGACGAGTTCCTGATCCCCAATGCCAAGTACGTTAACTTGCGAGACTATTGTGAGCGTTTCCTGAAGTCAAAAGACCAGTGGAGACGTGCAGTTGGGTGGAATGTGGTACAACAACCGGGTGAAGCGATGCTGTCACGGACGCCAGGCGCTCAACTCCTTGTTGACAGACGGTCGATGTGGAGGCTACCCATGTATGACAAGACACTGGTGACAAAAGTGCCAATGACGTACCAGAGGGGCTTCCATAACTTTTACTTGAATGGTATCAAACAAGTCAATGAGCCAATTGACCCAACACTGTCGTTACTTCACGGTTGGTGTCTCGATGTTGACGAGTATTTCCGTCGTCATTCAGCCCGGTTAAACATCGCTGATCGTCAGTCTGTTATTGATGTGTTCGCTAATATCGATAAACAGTCAAACCAATTCGGGGATCCATATGCGGTGGGCGAGGTTCAGCTCATGCCTGAACACTGGCGACAACTTCTCACTTACTGAGAAGCGCTCGGATCTTTGCTTCGTCTTCGTCCAAGCACGCTAAGATCCGTGGGTCTTTGTCGTCATTTTTGACAACGGTGCACGCTTTCATTGCATCGACGTACGTCTGATCGATCGTTGTCCCACCAACTTGCGGATGGTCATGGCGGACATCAATGTTGATCTGCGTGTTGATACCAAGCCTTTTTGCAAGCGTCCAGACGTAAAAATCGTTAAGGGCGCTCTCGCTAAACCGGCCCATGGCTTGGTAGATGCTACGGCGGACGATCGGAAAGATGTTACGAGTGGTGCCCGCAGAAGTCGGATGGTAAATCAGGGGTGGATCATTGAGGTGCTTTAACAGCACGTCATCCCAGTCTGGAGTGACCATGAATGCATCGTCGTTCCAGAGGACCAAGAACTCACCCCGTGCTTGCGCGGCGAGCTCGTTGACCATCAAGTGCAGGTCCAGGTAACCACGTCCACGTGGACCAAACGTGACCCGAGTGTACGGATCACCAACGTAGTGCTTCTTAAGCACGTTGACTGTTGCGACATCATCGTCATCGGCACGGATCAGGAACTCATAGTTGGGAATCTCACCCCAACGTGAGACGTTGCCGTTGCGACGGTGAACTGATTGCATGCTCTGGACCAAACGATCGATTCGTCCACGAGATGGCAGCAAGAAAGAAGCAAGAACGTCAGACATCAATCAACCCTTCTTGTTTCGCCAGGTGCATTGCTTGTGCAATCACCTGGTGCATGTCAAAATAGCGATAGGTTCCCAGCCGTCCGCCAAACAAGACCCCGGGTTCGTGATCGGCTAGGTCTTTATACCTCATGTAGAGATCGTTGTTCCTAGTATCGTTGATCGGGTAGTAGGGCTCATCACCCGGTTTGTACGCTGCAGGTGTCTCCCACGTGACAACGGTAGCAGGCACATCGGTGAGTTCGAAATGCTTGTGTTCGATTGTCCGAGTCCAGGGAACTTCTGGGCCCGTCCAGTTCAGCTGTGCGCAACCTTGGTAGTTGCTGTGGGGGATTACCTTTGTTTCAAAGTCAAGCGTGCGGTATTCTAACCTGCCCAACGCGTAATCGTAATACGCATCTACTTGGCCTGTGTACACCACAACCCGTGCTAGCTTGTCAAGCTCTTCACGGTGTGCCAGATAGTCGATTCCCAGACGGACATCGCAGCCCTCTAACAGCCCGTCAAATATCCGGGTGTAGCCGCCAGTTGGGATCCCTTGCCACTTGTCATCATAGTAGTTGTCATCCCAGGTGAGCCTGATCGGCAGACGCTTCAACACAGCGGCGGGCATCTGGTTTGGGTCTCGGCCCCATTGTTTGGTGGTGTAGTGTTTGAAGAGCAATTCGTAGATCTCGGGTCCGACCTGCGACAGGGCCCACTCTTCCATGTTCTTGGGATGCGGGCAAACTGTCCTGGCTTGTTGGAGCCTTGCCTCGGCTTCTTCTGGCGTCTTTACGTCCCATAGCTTGTTGAACGTCATCAGGTTGACGGGCAAAGATAGCAGCTTGTCACCGTGCCGAGCCTTGACCCGGTGCACGTACTTGTGAAAGCTAGCGAACCTGTTGACGAATGACCAGACCTGTTGATCGCTCGTGTGGAAGATGTGCGGGCCATAAGCATGGACGTGGATCCCTTCAACCTGGTGGGTGTAGCAGTTCCCGCCCACGTGGTTTCGTTTGTCTATGACCAAGACACGCTTGCCACGTTGTCTAGCGTGCCACGCGAAAGTCGATCCGAACAGACCTGCACCTACGATCAGATAGTCATACGGGAGCATCTGTAGGTACCTAGGCATGTACCTTATCCCCAGACGTTGTACCTTGTTCTGAAATGGAGTTGACGATCGCACCCAACTCTGACATTCACGTCAAGGGGCCAGTCACCGTTGAAGTGCCCGCTTACATGAAGCTGTTGCCCACGAAAGAATTGGAACTGGTGCGTGTTGATCCAGACAGGGCGAGGATTGTGGTGGCGGCGGGGCGGCACCCGAACGGTGACATCGTTTTCATCACAGGTGTCGGCGATCTTCGAGAAATCAATGTTGAAACGCAATCGAGCGAGTGCATTGATTTCTACGCTCTTGTCGCCCCTGAAAACCACGGGCGAACGATCAAATGTTACGCGACGATGCGATCATGTGAGATAGGCGTGGGTTGGGCCCTTGAACACTCACGGTCATTGTTGTTCTTTGGTCATGAGACCCAGAAGCTGTCCGAACAAGATACGTAAATGGATGAGAATCAGGTTGCACGAGCTACGAGCAAAGATCCGCCAGCTGTTGGAGTTTGGCGTTGATGATGACCTCAGGTACAGCGCTGGTTTTTTCATGGACGGGGGCGGGAGCGGTGGCTCCAGCCTTGAACGTAGCAACAGCTTGATGAGCCCACCACCGGGCCTTGGTGGTCCGGCTGACAACGAAGACGAGGACAATGAGCAAGAACAAGAGAAGGGGCAGGCAGGAGCAAGAGTTTCAGACCGAGCCGGAGGAACGGCAGGACCGACTGGAACTTCAAGGACGGGTTGAGGAAGCCCTACCGGGAACGCTCTTCAGGGTGAAGTGTGAGGCGGGCAACACGGTCGTGTGCACGTTGTCGGGCAAGCTGCGGATCAATCGCATCCGTCTGTTACCCGGTGACAATGTCACCATCGAAGTCTCTCCCTACGATTTGACCAAGGGTCGAGTCACCTGGCGTCGCTGAGTGAAACGATGTGATCGTGCTTGATAATGTACGATCATGGCAAAAACCGCAGCCTACTCGTTGTGGGTCATCGCCGTTGTTGTCGGCATGTGCTGTCATGGCCTGATCGGACAACAAAACGTCCCCGGTGCCATAGTCCTCATCTCGATGTTCTGTGCGGTCTTTTGGTTTCTCCACCGAGACCATGAGGTCGATAGTTACTCGACATGAAGAAATTCCTCACCGCGTTGGTGACCGCAGTCATCCTAACGGCATGTTTCTCGACCACGAACGTCAAGCCCCTGGCACCTGGTGCGAAGGCGTGCAGCAGCCCGGCTGATTGTCCTTCCGGTTACGTCTGCCGCTTCCCGGGTGTTGACACCCGACCACAGTGCATGCCCTACTGAGGAGGTAACGATGATCGCCACAAAACTCATTGGTCCTACGTTCAGTTGGATCGTGTTTGTGAGCATGACAGCAACGTGTCTGTTCACCTTTTTCTTCACCAAGCTACCACTGCTGGTTCCCGTAGCCTCAGGTGCTATCGCTGTCATCACGGGCGTGATGGTTGCACGTGACATCAAGTCAGTCTGGTTGCCGTTGCTTACCAGTTCACAAAAACATTGATTCGTGGTAGGATGGACACATGAAAACGACATTAGGCAAGATCCGGCTCGCTCTTCGCGAAGCAGCTCCGACAGATCCAAAGCAAGCAGCTTTCGCTCGGGGCCTGCCTCACTACGAGAAGCTCTCAGAGCATGACGGGCTGAAGGTGGGCGATTGGGTCATGGTTGCTCCCGCTGAACGGTTTCGCGGTTCAGGACGAGGCAAGCCCCATGCTGGTGAGATCAAGGAATTCACCGTCGTTCATAACAAGGACCAGGAACCCTATGTGACAATCAGCGTCGGTTTTGGTGGTCACTCAAGCCAACGTCGCTTCGACGTGTGGAAGGCTGAGGACTTCGTCGGAATGGCAGACGAAGAAGACATCCAGAACGCAAAGGATGCCTGGCAGCGTGAGAACGAGTGGATGTCAAAGAACATCGACACCAGCCGTGAGGGCACCTGATCAGCCTCGTTGTCCGTGCATCCTGTTCAAAACGTTGAGCTCATAGTGAAGCTTGACACGGCCGTCAAGCCCATATAGCATCAACAGGTAGTGAGAACCGATCGGAGCGTTTTCGTTCCGGCCGTCGCAATACTGGTCTTCACGTGTCAACCAGACGAAGCACGGCTTGCTAGCTTGGCCCGGGTAAGTCTTGCGAAACGGGTTGGGGACTTTAAACAGGACCTTGTGAGACATCGCTCTCCTCAATGGGGATGCGTCGGCGAGCCCGACTGACTTGTTTCTTTGCCTTGCGCTTGCCCTTCCGGTGCGTCTCATTCATCCGGTCGCGGTTCCACCCATCGCTAGTCGTCGCCTTCGCCTTCTTCTTGGCACGGTCGGACTGGCTCATCAGTACGTGCCCACGCCGTGGTCCTCATCAATGATGTAGAGCTTCTTGTTTGAGTTGCCGCGCCTGTCAAGGTCCTTGTGATCGTGTGAGCCACGGCCCTTGACGCTGACGAGCTGATTATCAGGGAAAACGTACGCCCACAGCTCCAAGCCGAAACAAGCGCCGCCATCGATGCCGATGACCTTGTCGGTGACCAGCGGCTTGTTGAGGACGCTGTGACCGAAGATGATGCGTTCGGGCCCGTCCCAGTAGCGGTGCCAGAACCGCCAGTCCGTCTCGTTGGGTGGGATGCGGCTGGGCCACATCGATTTCTCCTCGGGCGGCCTGATGCTCTGGATGTGGAGCAGGTGCCTATCGGTCTGTTTCTCGATCGGGCGACCAGGGTAGACACCAGCATGGACCGCGACGAGGTTGTGTTCTGGGAAACGCAAGAACTTCGGGATCGCCCTGAAGTAGTCGTAATGGTGACGCTTCAGCTGCTTGCGGGTCTCGATATGTGTCTCGACATCAACACGCACGTGGCCCTTGCGTAGCTCGATGTCGTCATAGAAAAGGTGTTTTTCTTCGTGATTGCCGAGGATGCATGCACGCTTGTTTTGCCGCGCTTCGATGCGCATGGCGAGGTCAACGCAACCAGCGCTGTCGGGCCCACGGTCAACGAGGTCACCCAAAAAGAGGACGTGGTCCTCGGGACGGGCGTCACACTTCTGGAGCAGCTCCTCTGCTTCTGCCAGACACCCGTGCAAATCACCAATGACAATCAGACGACTCATGGTGGGTATTGTAACCCACGCGCTGTCCGTAGTTCAGTTGACGTCGAGCTTCGAGTGAGGCAGCGCAACGTCCCGGCCCATGTCAATGAGCCTGTTGTCGTTGAACGTGTTGTCAAAGTCAATAATTCGCAAAGGCTCGGGCGGGAACTCGTCCAAACGCCAGCCAACACCCTCTAGGTGCTCACGGCCCGTGGGAATGCCAATCTCTGGGAGCGTGATACGCTCATGAACATCATCATGCTCGATGAGCACGGGAGGAGACCCAAAACGTCCAACCCACGAAGCGATCGTGGGAAGGCCCGCAAGGTACAGCCAGATTTGGACACGGTCGAACCACTTTTTCATTCCAGGACCCCGTGACCACAGTGTACGCTACTCACGTAAAAGGGTACACTGCTTGCATGGCACGTGGTCTTCCCCAAGAAGTTGTCAAGTTCCTAACCGATAACCCAAAGGAACTTCAACTCGTACGGTACCGCATGCAGGACCTTGAGAACCAGCGTTTGCGACCCATCCGAGAAGCTGAGGAGCGGGAACGACGTGCCAAGCTACCTCTCAAGCCGTGCAAGGGTGGCGGGTACGGGTGCGGCACCCCGACGCCCGGCGGTTACCCGTGTGAGTCGTGCAAACAAGACATGCGTGCTGACCCCGATGCATACAAGTGAACGGATGCTCGAAGAGCTTGAGAACGCTTCCCGTTACTCGGGGTCAATGAGCCTCGCGATCGAGCGAGGCGACTGGCGAGCTTTCTTTGAGGAGGCTGCGGCATGGCGTGAGTCATTTTTCAGGTGTGCTATCCCAGTCATCCGTCATGATTTGGTGGTGGCAAAACTACGAAACGCTAAGTCGTTTTATGCTCAGTCGGTTGACATCTCAAGAACACAACAGGAGTAGGTGATGCACTGGTATTGGTGGTTGTTCCTGATTGTCTACGTGCTAGGCTATCCTGCCTGCGCTGTGGCAGCGTTCTTTGACGACACAAATGACAGCGATCGACTTCCTTACCCGTTGATCGCGATAGCCTGGCCTCTCTTTATGGTTGTTGCAGCTATCGTGCTTCCGATCATTTGGGTCCAAGAGAATTTCTCCAAATGGCGAAAGGGCATCTTGCAACGTCGGAGAGACGCACGCGAAGAACGACGACGGCGACACGAAGAAGCCATCCGCATCGTAGAAGGCAAGGACGAAGAGTGGAACGCAATGATCGCAACTACGGAGACTGACGATGGAGACCAAACCCACGAGGCTCGAACAGCTGTTTCGTGAAGAGCAGATTCGCAACGACTATAGGCAAATCATCGTCATGTGTGTGATAGGAATGTTTGCAACATTCTTGGGTGGCATCTGCATGGGCAGCTGCGGCGCCGAGGAACATGCTCTCAAGCGTGAACACTGCGAACAAGCTGGTGGGACATTGCAAGCTGACGGTGGTTGTTCCAAAGTCATCATCACTCCTGTGACGCCCGCGCCCTGAACAGCCGAGCGATCACGCGTTACAGTTAGCTCATGTCTGAACTCGATGAGCTCCGCCAGCGGGACCGAGCTCTCCTCGAAGAGAATGCTGCTCTGGACGCTAACCTTGTCGCAACGCAGAACAGGTGCACTGTGCTGCTTAACGAGAACAGGAAGCTGAGGCGCCACATCGCTGACATGAAATCACGGTGGGCTGAGCTGCTTGACCCGCACGGTTGGGAACAGGAGCCCGATGACGGCGAGCCACTCGAGCTCGGGGTCATGAAGGTCAATGACGAAGACATCGTGAGCTGAGGGACGTGATGGCAAAGAAATCGAAAAAGAACAAGGTTACTGATGTCCTGGACAACCACTGGGTCAACCGTTGGGCGAAGAAGCACGTTGCTGAGCTGAAGAAGCATGTCGGGCTCGTCCTGACATTACATCCCGAGCACGGCATCATCAACGCTTCTCCGAACAGCGCCGTTGCAACCAACCAGCTCCAGTACCTGAAGAAGAGCATCGCCAAGGACGCTTGGCTCATGGAGGCCAATCACCTGCTGACGAGGTTGGGTGAGATGCCCCGGGCCATCACGACGATCCCGAAGCCCGATGTCACCCGACCGCGCAAGGAAAAAGCTGCGCCCAAAGCATGGGTGAAGAAGCGAGAGCCCACTGACCCGATCCCACAGCTTGATGCAGCGGTCCCTGTCCCAGAAAGACCGGGCCCACCTCCCTCGCTGGCGCCGCTCGGTCCCGCTGACGATGATGTCATCCTTGACGGTTCACGCCCGGTGCTTGAACCCTCGGAACACATGACGATCTTACAGTTTGCCCAAGCGAATGGGATCAAAGCAGTTGATGTGCTGCTGAAAGTGTTGGGGTGGACCCAGGACGAGAACAAGACCGTCAACATCCACTCGCCGCTCGATGCTGAAACTCTCGAACGCCTGAGGCAGGAGTTCAAGAAAGACAGCCCGTATCCCAGCCCAGACAAGCAGCCTCCCTTCACGCCCCATAACCCATCACCAGGAAACGCCAAGAGCCTCGTGGTTGATGGCGGCGGAGCTGCTTACAGGCGTGGCCTGCGGTTTGACTGACCTACTTACCTGATGTGAGGGTCAGGCTAGGAACGTTGAAACGATTCATCCGGGAGGCTGTCATCCTGGAAGTTGGTGCGAACAACTCGTACCCTGGGCAACCGTACGGGCGCAACGTGCTGTCGCCTGACGTCAACAAGCGAGAGCAGCTGGGCAGCCTAGCGGGTGACCCAATCGACACCATTGCTGACCCAGACGGGCTGCCCGATCACTTGCTCGATCCCACCGTGAGCCCAGAAGACTGCTACGGTCCCGTGCCCCCTGATGCTGAGCCTCCGTACGTCGGGCAGGACCCGTTCGCACGGGACACCTCGCCCAACCCGACGGGAAGCATCAAGCGTGGGCCAACGCGAGCCTGAATCAGGCTCGCACTACTTCTCCGCGTTCGTACATAGCTTTGCGTTGCTTCTGAAGCTCATCACGCTCTCGCTCTTCCCACACCGGGTCAGCGATGCGCTTGATCCAATGGAGGTTGCCCTCGAACCAAGCCAGGTGAGGCAGCCCGTCAGGGCCGGGTCCCAACAACAGGTACCTCCACCACCCACCTGAGAATTTTTGGACGTACTCTTTGCCGATGACCATCTGTGGCTTGGTCCTGTCAACGCCACCATCATCCAATGTCACGAACGTCGGCTTCTCCTTGTCGGGACCCTCGACAAAACAGAACATCATCCCAGCAAAGATGTCGCTGTGATGACGTCGCTCACGTTCCGGGAAGTTCATTGTCCGTCGTTTCCATGCCCAACATTCGGGCATACTCACGGATGAAATTGTCAAATGAGAGCCTGATGACGCCGAGGTCAACCAGCGTCACCTTGCGTAGCTCGCTGCTCGACCATGAGATGGTGTGAACAGCAACGCCCATCGGTTGGCCGATGTCAAACGCGGGTCGGAGCTTGAAGGTGACCATCGTCCCGATCAGGTCGCTGTCCCTCTCCTCGACCTGCATCACCTGGTAAACGACCCTGTTCTTGAGCGATGTGTGCTCAGTCTGCTTGCCGTGCCACATAACCAGGTCACCCTCACTCACGGTCCATGCCTCGCGAGATAGCAATGTCGCGGATGATGTTTGAGAGTTGCTGGAAGGCGGAACCAAGCTGGACGATATCGGCTGCATCTACTTGGAAGTATTGCACCCGCTTCGGTCGGAGCACGCTGCGCCCTGTCACCGCCCACGCGGGTTCGATCTTGATCCAGCTGCCATCAACTTTGTTGACCCGCCACAGGATTCCCTCACCAGCACCGTTTCCCTGTGCCATGGTGACCCAATCACCGGGCTTGTACGGGTTTTCTTGGGGGCGGACCGGGGGCACTGGTCAACCTCCCTCAGGCGTCTTTGTGGGCAGGGCCTTTGGCTTGCTGGCCGTCGTCCGTCTCCCGCATCTTGTGATGATGTTCTTCAGTTCCTTTTCGAACTGATCGGGCTCGATTGGTATGGTAGGCTTGGACAACAAGGAGCGTGACCAGGATGAGAAAGACGACCACCACGACTGGATCCGTGTAGACGTGTACAGGCATGCTCGCCAGAACATCCTACGCCACAGGGGACCCTCGTTGCACCTGGGGTCGAGCTTGTAACCTCCATACGTGTAGTCCATGTAGAAGATGGCACCTGCGGGCAGTGACATCGGCTGGACTGCAATCAGAGCTTGAGCCACCTGTTGCATGTTGACGCGGTGAGTCAGGCCCGCAATGCTGGGGAATGTTGGGGTGTGGGGCTCTTCGCTCCACAGGATGGTGATTTGCTGATCATCAATGGCGATGATCATCCCGAAGCCACCCCAGGATCTGTGTTCTACCCACTCGCCAGGAGCTAACACATCACAGTTGGGATTGCCACACCCGTTGGTGAGCCGGAAGTCCCAGGGGTAATATTTCCCATCCTCGTCATTGAACAAGCGACCGTATGTTTTGAGAGCGCTCACTTGATGTCCTTGACTTTGATGCTGCTAAAATATGACTTGTTTACCAACTTACGATGGTATTGATAAGCGGCGACGGGTGACTCGGTTTCAATCACTGTTGGCGTTATTACAAGCGGGATGTATGGAGCGTACACGAGGCTGGGTGACAACGCATTGAACGGGTTTGTGGGTTCAACTGACCACAGGACCGTGATAAAATCGATCTCTTTCATCAAGGAATCACGTTTCTTGCCGACAGCAACCAACATGCCTAAACCCGGAGCTCGTTCGTAAAAGCGGTGCTTGACCCAATCGCCCGGAGAAAGACAGATTGCTAATGTGTGTTCGCTGACTTGAAAGGATCGAGCGTCAATGCTCACGATATCACGCGCTAGCTGGCCTTCATACGTTTTAAGGTTGCTCATCTGGATCCAGTCCGAGGTGTTCGTACATCGTCTTCTTGCTGATGATGCCAGCTGTGAACATGTCGGTCATCAACGTGACTTCTGCACACGGGTTGGTGTCCGTGGGCATCACTGGCGAGGGAGGGTATTGTCCGTTGAAGGGCAGCTTCGTCCAGAGCACCATCGCTTCAAGGTCGCCATTCACCCGTCCATCGTCTGAGACTGAGATGACGGTGCCCGAGCTCTGGGAGTCTTGCCAGTGCCTGACCATGTCGCCCGGCAACAGGGGAGTGTTGGGATCACCCGCACAGATAGTCCTGACCAGGTGACCCCTGTTGACGTCTTTTTCACGGACCAGCTTCACGGAGAGCCTCCCACTCTTCCATCGTGTATCCATCCCGGACGACCTCCCACATGACGGTCTTGATCCTGTTGTCCTCGATGATGTAAGCGACCCATGAACGAGGCCGTCCTAACATCCGGCTGGGTTCGGTGATCGACTGCCGAAGTGTGGACTCCGTCGGTCCCCAACCCACGACGAGCGCGATCCGATCGCCGGGGTGATTGATGATGAACGAGCCCGGCGGAAAGCGTCGTTGGACCTGCCGCCGTGATTGCATGTCGTTGCGAATTGTTGTAAGCATCACTAACGCATGGCATCGTTATCCTACTCCACGTCAGTCAGCAATGTGCATGATTTTAACCAATCATGTTGGAACCAGACAAGTGTGTCTCCGATGAGGACGACGTGATAACGTAGGGGTGGGTCAGACTGTACGAGCCCGTTCTCATCAACGTGAGTGAGGTTGTATTGGTAAGGGCCCGTATCATCAGGGTGAATGATGACGAATGTCATCCCATAACTCATGATGAATGGGTGGTTTGCGGCGATGCCTAAGCGCCGACCCTCTTCAGTCACCCTCTGCGCCATCCACCAACCTTTGGGAACGTTTGGCATTTCGACATCAAAAACCCATTGCCACAGCTGACCAGGCTTGAGCTCGTGTTCGACTTCTTTCTTGTCAACGACGTCGAGTTTCATATTCCACTTGAGCTCTTTTAAGATCGTACTCTCCGAGGTCACTCACGGTTCGGTCAACCTCAGCGTGTCCGTCCTGGTGAAGTGTTACCCGTCCACCGTGACGTTGGTACCAGTTGATCCCGCTCGGCGTCAGCTCACCCGGGGCGAAATCCTCATGCACCTCGTGCTGCGCTAGTTGTTGGAACTCTGGCGACATGACGTCAGGAACAACACTGAACTTGATGCGAAGCTTCCGCGACGTTGGCTTGATGTCTCGTGTCTCAATCTTGATGTGAAACGGTTGCTTTGACCACAGGACTAGAAGGTCAGTTCCCTCGCGACCAACGATCATGCCCAAGGACTTGTCGTCCGCGATGTGCTTGACAAAGACGCCGGGCGACGGGTACTCCTCAGACGGGCACCACACGTCTCGAGTCGTCACTCGCTCGAGCTGGCTCACAGATCCTCCCACCTGTTGACGCGGCTGGAGCTGAGGCGGGCGACGGGTGCTTGTGACCACAGCACCATCACCACGTCACCGTGAAACGATCCCCTGTCAACCCGGGCGATCAGCATCCCAAACGTGGTAGCAGGTTCGTTGCTGTACCTCACGAAATCACCGGGCTTAGCGTCGTCAATGGGACCGCCCTCGACCCGATCAAGCTCAATGAGCGGGTAGTCATCAAGGTGACTCATTGGTTCTGCACTGCTTGCACGTCCACCTACCCTCTTTCTCTGTCCAGCCCCACTTGACGGGATCGCTGCCCTCGAGCCAGCTCCAAGTGCCACAAACGTGACACTGGACGTCTGGGCTCTCTGCCATTGTCAACACTTCAACACCATCATCTGTTACAAGGACGGTGTTTTCGAACTGCGCACTGAGCGAGCCATCAGCAGTCCGCGCTGTCCAGCTGTCAGCTTTGTCGATGACCACGTCGGGCCCACCCATGTTGATCATGGGTTCGATGGTGAAGGTGTCGCCGACCTTGAGGACCGGACCCTCATCATTGGCAAAGTGATGGACATGTGGCTTGGCGTGGAAGATCCGGCCAATGCCGTGACCGCCGAAATCCCTGACCACACTGTACCCTTCACTCTTGGCATAAGCCTCGATCGCTTGGCCCACCATTCCTAGTTTGATGCCCGGGCGGACGACGTGGATGCCTGCCCACATCGCCATCGCTGCACGTGACACGAACCGCTCGACTTCGGGCTTCACCTGTCCCACGTAGAACGTGGCGTTGGTGTCACCGAAGTGTCCATCGAGGATCGTCGTCACGTCAATGTTGACGATGTCACCTTCTTTTAGCACCGTCTTGTCTGGGATGCCGTGGCAGACGACGTCGTTTATCGACGTGCAGCATGATTTGGGGAATCCCCTGTAGTTCAAGGGCGCGGGCTTGCCACCACGTCTGACGGTATCATTGTGAACAAGCCTGTCGATCTCCGCAGTGGTGATGCCTGGCCTGACCAACCCACCCACGTATTGCAACGTCTCAGCGGCTGACTTGCAAGCGGCACGCATCTTGATAATGTCAACGTATCTCATTGAGATCCTTGTGCGGTTGCTCGTTTGAATGCGTCCATGAGGTCACTGTCACCGTAGTTGTGACCGATGTTGCGATTTGCTGAAAGTCCCACATCAAATCCCTTCAATGCTAAAGCACGAAGGTGATTACGTGTGTCAGCTACGTGTTTCTCTGAAGCAACCTTAACCTTGTCGCGGATCGAGATCTGCCCCTTCATACCACGATGGAACCCGTACCTGAATGCTGCCAGCTCGTTGCAATGATGCATGTGCTTGCCAACAACGGGCATGTCACCGCCAAGCCAGTGCTCAGACTCCCTAAAGACCATGCCACGATCGCATCGCAAGTTGTCTTTTTGGACATCAAACCCAACATGGTGAGTGTAGAAATTCACGCCTGCATGGATCTCGCTATCAGAGAGATAATCGTGAACCAACGGGCTGATCCCGTGGGCGAGGGGCAACTCCCTGAACCGTTGAGCCGCCCGTTGCAGGACGCGATCATCAAGCAGCTCTACGTCAGCGTCGATCTTAGCACGGTACCACTCGGGTCCCGCGGCGTTGAACGCCTGGTAGACGACGTTGTGTGCTTCCATTTCTGGAAGGTAGCTGACGACCTCGTGCTTGACCTCCACGTCACGTTGTGAGGCAATGGCTCTCACGCAGTGATTGAAGTCAAACTCACCACAATACATGGTGTAGACGAGAAATTTAGGCGTCACCCTCTCAATATACTTCGCCACCACGCGTAGTTTTCGATCACCTTTCAAGGAACGATCGTGTACTCTCTAACGTCATACCAGCCCATTGTGTAGCTACCCAACGACAGCAACAACGCATCTTCTAGGAAATGATCAAACCCGATGAGCAACGCAACTTCATCTTCGCGGCTGTACCTGACAAGTCCTCCCTTGCCTTGAGGGAGGGTCCGGAAAGCATGGCCACGCTTCAGCAAGACCAGGTCACCTGGCTTGGGTGGGTCTTTCTCTAAAAAGAGCCTTTTCCGTTTGGTGCGTGTCACGTTTTTCTCTTCACCGATTGGAGAACGATGATGATCCCATGGCGTGACAAGCAAGTGAAAGTGACTGTATCACCGGGAGACTCTTCGCCCGGGATGCCCTCGTGTCTGGACAGGACTAGGACGGGGCTGCGAGCAAGGGTGAGAACCTTTGTGTCCATCGTCCGCCCGACGAAATCACGCTGGCGGAATGCGTTTGTCCCACGTGATTGGACGACATCACCGGGCTTGACGTGGGTCCAGTGGAAAGCCTCCGGATCTACCTTTCCGTCAGGCTCCTGGTTGAAACGCCACCACGTCGGGTCTGTCATCCGACGATCCAACGCCAGGCTCGGATTAACCCGTTCCCGAGCATGTCAAGCCCCACCCACCAGCACTTGAGTACCACGAGCATGGGCAAGCCGAAGGGCCAGATGAAGATGTAGAGCGAGTGGATCAGGATGTCTCCGTCACTCATCTTCCTGTGAGTGAAGCGGTGCCACAGCCCGTCGATGAGGAAGAGGACGGGCCACATCGTGAAGTAAATCCACAAGAACTCTTCGCCCGATATTGACATGAGAAAATCCTAAACCTCAAAGGGGGTGGGATGCACCAGCCACCAGTCACCGATTTCTTGCAAAGACTTGGCGATGAGCCTGTCGTCCATCAGGAGCAACCACCGCACCGTCCTGTCGTGCTGGTGCCTGTCTTGGTCATCCATGGGACCGATGACCAACGCGATCGAGTCTTGCTTGGGCTGTCGCCTGAGCTGTCCCGGCTCGACCCACTCATCATACCACTGGAGGTGTTCATCATTGACGTTGGCGGTCCAGGGTCCCCCACACCGGGTGCCAGCAGCGCGTGACATCCCGTCACTCGGTGACCAAGCGCCCGGGGACCATGACCCAGGGTGAGATCTGGTAAGCCCAGGAGACCCGGTGGTAACCATCAGCGATGGTGCTGGTCCCGTCCTTCAATGTAACCACCAGCACCGGGCTTAGCGACTTGCCCCGGATCGTCTTCACCATGTTGTGGTGGGTGCCTGGGTCATTGATGCCCAGGGCGGGCAGGTTGCAAGCACGTAGGATGTCGTTAGCTCGCATCCAGGTGACGTCAGCTTCCTTGTGAAGCTTGTCAACCAGCGTTATCGCACGTTTCTTGCCGACCCTGATGAAGAGGAAGCTGAAGGCGGCATCATAGTCATGATCGACCACGTCTTTCAGCCACAGGTGCTTGATGTCGGGGACCGCTCGTTCGTCTGGTTGCTTGCCCATCTTGGCTCCATTTAACGCCCTCAGGCCGCCCCTGGATAACCAAGAGCGGCCTGGATGAAGTTGCCTACGGTCAGTCTGACGACTTCTCGGAGGGCTTGCGAGTTGCAGTGCCGTTCACCTTTGGCTGGTGGCTCTCCCTGTCGATGAGGTTGGCCATCAGGACGCTGGTCAGGTTGTTCATGCCCCCGCCCTCGCCACCGCCGCCTGCGACGATCTGGGGAACGAGCGGGTGCTTGCCATTGGCGAGAGCCCGAGCGACCTCGATCGTAGCGTAGTTGGTCTGGTCGACCGCGTCCGCCTTGGCCTTGATGACCGCGGCTTCTGCGGTACCAACCGCGGCGATCGACTTGCCTTGGGCATCACCGTTGAGGACGGTTGCCTTGGCTTCCGCTTCGGCGATCGCCGTCTTGACCTTCGCTGCCGCCTCGGCCTTGACGACGTCCATCTCGGCGCTGGCCCTGGCATTGATGACCATCGACCGAGAGTCACCTTCGGCCTTCTTCACCGCCTGTTGGGCCTCGAACTCAGCGATGGCGACCTTCCGCTCGGCATCGACGACCTTGGCCTGGGTGGCTGCGGTCGCTCGGGCCTGCTCGAGGTCCTTGCGCTGCTCTTCCGCCTGGCGCTGGGTCTGGAACGTTGCCTGTTCTTCCTGAGCGATCTTGCGGTCAGTCAGGGTCTTCATCAGCTCCTTCGGCGGAGTGATGTCTCCGATCAGGGTGTCAACCGCGACAACGTCGTAGTCATTGAGCGCGTCACCGATCGACTTCTTGGCATCGTTCTGGCGTTCCTGGCGGGCACCGAGGAACTTGATGACGTCGGAACCCTGTGCCGCGTTGCGGAAGTAGTTGCCGATCGTCGGTTCCAGGACCTGGGTGACCAGGTTGGCGACGTTGCCGAACCGGGCGATGACCTTCGAGGCGCTGGCCCTGGGAATGTGGATGATCTGCGAGACATCCAGGTTGAACGTGAACCCGTCGTTGGACCGCACCGTGATGGTGCTGAGGTTCTTGTCGAGGTTGTGAGCTTCCGACTTGCCCGTCGCCCAGTTCAGGACGATGTTTGCTGTCGGCACGTTCTCGACCCGGTGGGTGTAGGGGTTGATCGGGTAGCGACCGGGATCGAGCGGGTCGGCCCAGACACCACGCTGGCCCTTGCTGACCAGGTTGCCGTGCTTGAACGAGTCACCTGTGACATCGACGCCTTCCTTGCCGACGAAGGCGATGACGACGCCTGCCTGGGCGATGGGGACCTCTGTCATCGCGACCTCTTCGACAGTGGCGAAGAGCGGGTTGATGTAGTAACGTCCCGCCAGGATCACCTGCTCCTGGAGACCCTTGCGGCCACCGCCGTTCAGGAACTTCTGCGGGTCCTGGTACATGTTGTGATCGGGGACCTCGGGTCCCGCGATGGCACCCGTGTCGAGAGCCTGGCCCTCCTTGGTGGTGACGACGCCGACCATGTTGTCATGGACCTCGGTGACGTCAGTCATCTGGATGGTGAAGAGCCCGGTGTTGATGCGGTAGGTCCCGGGCGGGATGATCGCTAGCTGGGGTCCGCGCTCGCCGCCTGACTGCAGGAACTGCCTGGCGTTCTGGAAGGAGTCGCACTCGACGGTGCGGCCCAAGATGCGACCTCCGCTGATCGCCTTGCCGTCCCGAGCGACGACAACACCCAGGTTGCCTCGGGCGATGGTGACGAACTTCTGGACTGCGATGTCGAACTGCCAAGGCCAGAGACCGAAGTGAACGCCCGGCGCGAGGGTGTCAGCCTGGACGCCAGCTTCGCCCTGGAGAGCGACGACGGCTCCGTCAGGCAGGACCTTGTTGGTTCCGAAGAGCACGAACTTCTTTGTGACGATGCCGATGCCGTCTTCGGGGATGACGACCATCCCGAAAAGGCGTAGCACCATGCGATGGAGCAACACCGCGAACAGGAAGACCACGCCCCCAATGATGAGGCCGAGGTGTGAGCTGAAAACATCCATTGTTGATCTCTCTTTCTTTTTTCAGATGTGCGAAAGCCGCGGTCCCTGTCGTGAGACCGCGGCTTCCATTGTTGTGGTTAGATCAGGCTCGAGCCGTCTTGCTCGAACCGTTCGACTCGCTCTTCTCACCCTTGACCACCGCGGCGAGCTGGGGGCCCAGCACGGTGCCCTTGAGCAGCTCACTGAAGATCTCGGCGACGCTCTTCTTGCCGCCGCCGATGATGCCCAGCACGTTGAAGGACTCAGCGAGCTTCATCGCCACTTCCTTGTTGCCCGCCGCTTCTAGCGCCGCGACTAGCTGCGGGCTGATGGCGGTTGCCTTCTCCTTGGTCGCTTCTGTCTGGGCCGTGAGCTTGGCGAGCTCGAGGGCCTGTAGGGCGGCCTGGTGCGTTCGTTCCGAAGCCTGACGGGCTTCAGCGGTCTCCAGCTCGACTGCCGCAACTTCCGCCGCGGCCTTCTCGTTGGCCAGGTTGAGAGTGGCTCGGGCTGCCGTCGTTGCTGCTTCGACAGCAAGCTGCTCGCTCTGCTGCTTGGCGCTGTTGGCGATCAGGGCCAGGTCAAGCTCCAGCTTGCGCTGGGCGTTGACTCGCTGCAACTCGAGGGTTGCCCGGGTCGTCTCGGCCTGAGCGGAAGCTGTCTCCCGCTTGAGCTCCTCGGTCTCCTTGACGAAGTCCAGCTTGCGCCGCTCTTCAGCAAGGACGAGGGTGTTCTGGATGACGGACCGCTGTGCAGCGACCAGGAGCTTCTCGACGTCCTGGTTTTGCATCTGGATGCCAAGGACCTCAGCATCGTAGATTCGCATGCCGTTCTCGGCAAACATGGTGCCTGTGCGCTCGCCACCCTCGGCGGGCTTGGCACCCAGGATGATGTCACGCAGGATTGGCGTGTGGTTGCCGTAGAACTCCTCGATGCCCAGCTTCTGCACCGCGGAGCGGATGCGTGACCGCATCGCGTCACAGAGGAACTTGACGTAGTTGTCAACCGCGAACCACTTCTCGGAGTTGCCTTCGAAGTTGACTCGGTAGCTCAGCTTGACAGTGAGCCGGCAGAAGTCCCTGGTCTCGACCTCGACGATGTCGCTGACCATGTTGTTGGTGACCTGCAAGTAGTACGTCTTGCAGAGCTTGTCGGTCGACTTCGGCTTGCCCGTTGACAGCGAGATGAGCTGCGGGTTCTCGTCGTACTCGAACATGAAGGTGCCCGGTCCCTGGATTACCCGGCGCTTGCCGCCCTTGCTGACGAGCAGCATGGCGTAGCCGGTCCAGAGGTTGATGCCGATGGCGCCGTCGTACTTGGTGTTGAGGATGACGGAGCGCGGCGCAGTGAACTTCGCCTTCCGATCGAAGGCGTCGCCCGGAAGGGACTTGCTCGCCGACTTGATCAGGATGCGACCGCGAGCGGTGTCATTCGGAGCCGCTGCAGCGACCGCAGCATAGGCCTCGTTCTCGCCAGCGTTACGCTCGTAAGTGCTGTTGAGGAACGCGGCGTTTGCTCCACCAGCACCCATGTAGTCCTGGTCCTCGACGCCGAGGCGAGCCGCGTTGATCGCGAGAGCCTCCTCGTTGCCGGGGTAAAGGAGAGCGCACATGTCGAGCGGGATGGCGCGCTGGAGGATGACTTGCGTCCGGGGATCGGGAAGGAAGATCTTCGGACCGTCGACCAGGCTCGCCTCGCCGGTGAGCCTGTTCAGCACGTAGCGAGCCTCGCCCGGCGGGATCGCGATTCCGTAGTGGACATCCTGCTCGCCGTACTTGATGATGGCGTGCTCCTCACGGGGGAAGTACACCGGCTGCTCGTTGCCCGTGATGAAGAGCTCTTCACCCGCGGTGCGCTTGGTGCCGTCTTTCTCGGTGTAATCCGAGATGACGCGGATGTGGATGCCGCTCGTTGGAGTCAGCTCCTGGGCACGGAACTTCTTGGCCTTGACCTTGTCCGGGTTGGACTTGATCGGCGCCTCGACGAACTTCTCGGTCGGTCGCGGGAACACGACGTCGGGACCGATGACGTATCGCTTGTTGCCGTTCTGGTCGAGGAGCAAGCAGTACTCGAGGCGTTCCAGAGAGACGGCCTCGCGGACATACTTCTCACCATCAGCGACGACCTCGATGCCCGTCGGCGGGATGTAGAAGGAGACCTCAGTGCCACGGACCACGAAGAGCTTGCCCATCGTGAGCTCGCCCTCGGACGGGATCTCGCTGCCAGCCTTCACCACCTTGGCGGGACGCTGGTTCTTCGGAGTTGCATCTGCGCCCTCACCCGTCGTTGCCTCGCCCTGCGTCTTGATGACTGCTTTGGACCAGTTGGCCCGTGCAGCCTCTTCATCGTAGACCCGGCACAGCAGGTACTCGTTCGACTTCAGCGAGTGGCCCTGGACGACCTTGGCCATCTGACCGGGCCAGAGAGCAAAGGAACAGGGACCGGAGATGTTAACCTTCTTACCGACCCGAAGGGTGGGGGTCGATAGCTTGCCGCTGCCAGCCGGGTGCTTGTCGCCCTCGGCCGGGTTCTTCAGGACGACGTACCAGCCCTCGGGAGCCGTCTGGAACAGCTGGTTGCCCTGTTCACGTGACGTCGGCGAGAACCGCTTCGTCTTGGTGTCGAACTTGACCATCTGGTCAGTGCCCGCAAGCGACTGCTTGTTGGGGCCGACGAAGACGTTGACTTCGCCCTTGGTCTCGTCGCTGATGTATGCGTACTCGTTCGGGGCTAGGATCATGTCCTGCGCCCGTCGGCCGCGAATGTCGTCTTCTCCCATGATGTCTGCTCTCTTTTCTGTGGCTTTCGCCGTTGTGTGACTGGAAACTACTTCTGTTTGTTGGCGCTTTACATCAGTTGATGTTGCCTGCGTCGGAGGCAAAGTCTGTTGCGAAGGATCACGAAGTTGCCTGAGCCGCTCTTTCTCGTCAGAGTCAAGCTTATATGGCACTCGTGTGGGACGAAGTTGGGGCGGGCGACCGACCTGAGACGAAGCGATAGGGCCCTTCACAGGCATCGTCTTCAGCGCTTGTACGATCTGGCCCGACTTCTCCTCCAAGATGCGGCTGATCTCTTTCGTGCTATAACCAGCTCGATTGAGGTCATCGCCATAGAAAGACTCGAAGTCACGAGCTCTACGTTGCTCGCTGGGCGAGTTCTCGTTGATGCTACCACGTCCGTTGCAATACGGACACTGGCTCCTGTTGCCTGGCGACGACTGGTACCACCCAGAGCCGCGGCACATCTGGCACTTGATCATGCACCTCTCCGTCTAATAGAGGGTGACAGGTAGGGGTTCGGACCCAACTCCTGTCATGGAATTCGTGATTTACGGTACCCCATTGAGATGTCATGTTCAACCGTCGCGAACCTCAATGAGCCACTTGTAGTTCACAAACCCGAATCTTCCGTCGTTGAGCAAACCCCACGCAAAGTGCTCGTTCCTGCCCGCATGCCTGATGGGAACCATCACGATCAGGAACAGGTGTTTGTCGTTGTCAAGCAGCTCGGGTTCATCATCAAAGCTCGTGTAGAAAGCAAAGCCCACGCTTATCGGGTTGTGAAGCCTACAAAGCGTGCCCGGTGCGATCATGTCACTTTGCTCACAAAGCCATCTTCAATCCACCCACAAACACAGGGTACTGACCACAAAACGTAGGTGTAGAAACGGTGCATGTCTGGGTGGGCCGAAGAGATGACAAGACCGACAGAGCCAGGCATGACCACGCCAGCTCGCTGGAGCTTCTCAGGCGTAACGTTCGGGCTATTGGGAACTACCCAAACATCGCGAGGCGTCTTGCCTCGCAAGAGCACTAATTCACCAGGTTTGGGTTTGCTGTCTCGCCTCGGCATCAGTCAACCCGTCTGAGGAACTTAAGATCACACCACCCAAACTTCCCGCTCACGTTGTCTAAGACCATCGCCTTGGTAACGTAATGACCAGGTCGCCACTCTATGCTGATAGTACCCAACAACAGGCCCATCTGGCAGTTTACGACGATATCGCTTGAGTCGAGACATTTCTCGGGCTCACGCCATAGCGGCACGGCATCGCTGGGACCGCCAAGGTACTTGGGAAATCTCGGTGTCACCAGGTCGCCTGTTCGTAGGGCACGACGTCCCATCTCGCCTCCTCCCATGAGCGTTGGAACCCGTCGGGCACCGTGATCTCTTTGGCAGACCCCACATCAAACGCGTGAAGACGGCCTGAAGCAGCCAACAACAAGCCTCGTGATCGCTTAAAGCCATCCCTGTCTTCGGTATGAATGACGCCGAGGCAGGTGTACCATGCCTTGTCCTCATATCCGAGGATGAAGAACAAGTCACCGGGTCGCAGGTGACCCGCCATCATTTCGTGTGTCCCGGTTCCCTCCCACGGACCAGCCATGGCGTCATCCTATCCCTCTTCCGGGTCCCGAGTCACTCTGGTTCATCGAGGCCGAAGTGAGCAGGCTTTCCAGCCAGACCCTCCTTCTCACGGGCGGGACCCCAGAAGTAACCGAGAGGGACCCTCTTGGGCCCATAACGAAATTCTAAGTAGACAGGTCCATCGCTCTGTTTGGTCGATTTCTTGCCACTACGGACCGTGTCTTCACCACCAGTAAACCAGTCCACGGGACCACGACCAACGTGCTTTCCCACGTGTGGGCCTCGCAAGCAACGCTCGCCCGACGGCCCATGGATCGCTTCGCAGCGTTCGTCTTTCACGTGTTCTCCGGGCTCCAGATCACTCGTAGCTTCGCTGAGCCACAGCGCCAAAAGCCATGCTCGGGCGAAAAACAGCAGACGTAATAATCGGAAAGTGATCCGTTAGGGTTTTGATTCTCCACCCCGATGACCAACGCTTGGTGACCGTGCGGGACGAATCGACGTTCTTTTATCGAGCGTGCATCACGAACAACGACTTGAAAATTGTTCGCTGGTATCCCCTGCATCACCTCAACGCGAGCACCCGGGACGAGCTTCATCTCATCCCGTACTCTTCCCACTCCCAGTTGACGCTGGGACCGCCATCAGGCGGGATTGGATTGCTGGGGATGGTGCCGCGACCACACTCGTAGGTCTTCAGGAATTCCGTCCAATTCCCGTCATGTGACGTCCAGATGCTGAGGATGATGCAGTCCTGGTGGTGGAGCTGGAACTCGCCCTCAAGGATCACCTTGACGCGGTCCCTGGACAGGGGCGCCTGCTGTTTCGGTGCTGGGTCTGGGCTAGAGATCGCGGGTGCAACATAGGCAAAGACGAAGCCTGACAGCACCGCTCCGATGCAAGCTCCAACCAGGAGAGATTCACGAACGTCCACGGCGACCTGTCCTCATGCTCACTGTTGCGAAGAAGAGAAGAACCGAGATCGCAGCGGGCATCGTGAAAAAGATGTCAGTCGCTATCGTCTCCATCGTACTCGTCCCAGGCTTCTTTGATGTCTCGGTACGTCCTGAACGGATGAGCGACAGCGACGGGAACGATCATCGCAAGGCTGAAAGCAGCCCCAGACACCGCCCAGAACAGCGTTCCCAAGTGCCACCGCAGTGACGTGATCTTACTCACGGTTCGACTGCATGGAAGCTGGGCACCGTCGCGTGGGTGTGGGGGCTCGCGTCCGCAAGCAGCGCCGCGAGCTCCACTGGGTTGGTGACGGACGTCGGCTCATCGAAAGCGTCCAACGGCACGACCTCGTCACCCACCGGGGTGTTGACGATCATCGCGTGTGGCACGAATGAGATGGGCTGGCTGACAGCCTCGACATCAAACGGCTGATCGATCTGGTCAAACATGCTCATCGGTTGTTCTCCTTGAGATCCCTGGTCGCCATCGGCGCCAGGTACTGTACTTGTCCCACACCCGCGTCTTCGCACTTCTTGACACAGTCAGGACAGGCGCGAAGGAAGGTGCAGTTCTTGTAGTGAGCGACAGCGTACGCTGCGTCGTTGAACACCTGGTCGTACGACTCATCGATGTCACGCCCACAGTAAGCAACGCCTGGGAATTTCCGGATGCAGCAGGTGGAAGGGCCCTTGGGAGCGGTCACTTTCTTCTCCTCAGTACCAGCAGGGAATACACCAAATGGGACCACGGGTTCACCAGTCTTCCGGCAGCTTGAGCGACTGGATGACATCGGGCTCTTCGACCCGGCCATCCTTGATGGCGAGGCCACTGATGGTGTCACCACACGCCCAAACGATGATTGCTTGCACCTCGCCACGGATCTTGGGCGCAACATAAGACTTGAAGAAATACCAGCTGTCACGGCCGCTGCCTTCGCCTTGCCATGTGATGTCCTCGAGCTGGATGCGATTGGCAGGTTTCGACTTGGGCAGCTTGCTGCCACACTCGTTGCAGAACTTGCTGCCCTTGACGTTCTTGTGTCCACAGTCGCAGGTGAACTTGACACTATTGGTTTCGTAAGCCCGGTCACGCAGCTCGTAGAGGAAACAGTCTTCCGGCAGCTTGTCCTCGTGGTTTTCCAGGATGTCTGTGACGTCATCGACATCCATCCACGCCGCGCACTTGATCTCGTCAATGGTGTCGATGTTATAGCTCATTTGGAGATCTTCTTTGCGCAATCATCACACACCGTGACGGAGATCGGCCGGCACGATGACGAATCGCAGGAAGCGAAACAGAATGAATCGCCGCACGGGCCCGTGTAGTTCTTGGTGTAGATCTCCCGACGATGGGTCGAGTCAACGCGCTTGTGACACTTCTGGCACGTCTTCTCGAGTGGGAGTCGTCTCTTGTCAGCCATCATTCCTCTTCGGTGCCAACGTACTTCTCCAACGCGTTGGCGGCGTTGACGTAGTCCTGACGGAGCTTGTGGAACTCCGGGTCATCGACTTCCTTGAAGTCGGAGTAGTTGCGGAAGGCGTAATCGAAGCCCTCGTTCTCGATCGAGAACCTGACGTCGGCGAGCTTGGCTCGGCTCGTTGCGTGCTTCTCTGCTTTTTTCTCGTCTTTCACCACAGCGCCTCCGAGTAGAGCTGGCCGAGGAGGACCTTGGTTCGGTCCTTAACCTGATCGTTGAGGTCTGCACTGACAGTCGCTTGTTTGCGGGTCAGGAAGCGACCCGTTGCATCCAGGAAGCCAAACTCCCCGTCGCGGTCGATGTCCATGTAGTCAAGCTCCTTGTCCTCACGGATCATCGTGTAGATGATGTCTGCGTGTCGGTTGGGTTCCGGCAGGGAGTGGACTTTGTCACGGAACCTGATCGCGACATGGGTGATGCGAGGGCGTTCCATTTCTACTTCTCTTTCCGGGCAGCTTTGCGTGCCTCACGCTCGGCCTTGATGACGTCCTTCGGACGGTTCTTCGAACCCTTGGGCCGCCCACGGCCTTTCTGGCCGGGCAAGCGTTGGGGCTTCTCCTTCTTGGGAGGAGGAGGCGGCTCGAACGGGTCGCCCCTGTCGGGTGCGAGGCAGAAGGTGAACAGGGGCCTCTTGAACGAGGCGTACCGGATGGTCGGGCACCGCGGATCCGAGTCCTCATCGAACAAGGTGACGAGGCCGCTGTCATCGTCGATGCTGCGGACCTTGCCCACCAAGGTCTCCAACCAGGGGCTGCCTTTGAGGAGGCCAGTCCGGCAGTCAACAACGATGCGGTCGCCAACATCAAACAGCGGCAGCGTGGCGCCGCTGCTCGGGTCGACCATGATTCCCGACTTGAGGTGGTCAATGGGCGGACGCTTCGCCTGCCACCGGGCCATGCGGACCTCGTATGAGAGGCCCTCGTCGCCGGTGAGAACCGAGTCATCCACGGCTTGCTGGGTTGGCTCCATTGGTCTCATGGTAACCCTAAAGAGGGGCAAAATTCACCAACGTGAGTACACGAGAAACTCGTGGAAAACAATGGTGACATGCCAGCTCCCCAAGAAAAGTCTGCCGACGGCGTGAATGTCTTCCTCGACTCTTATCACATCCAGGACACTTACGCGGGATGCCTGGAGGGCTTGCCAGACGTGAAGTCATCGCTCGCTCACGCCACACGGCGGCTCGAACACGTGTGGGGCATGCACCGCCCTGTCTTGGTGGTGCAACCCGTCCTCCAAGACGGACCGCCAACGTACGATGGCGGGAAGAAGCTCCAGCGCTTGCCATCACGTTGCATGATGGCATGGCTCAACTCGTACTCATCTCCACCTGGCGAGGAGTGGTGTGGCAGTCACCTGTTTGTCATCTGGTTCGATGAAGATGATGCCCAGAATCCGTTGTTGGTAGCTCTCAAGCACGTCAACGAAGCGGGTGGTTGGTGGGCAAACGCTAAGGGCTGGGACCCGTGAAGCCAGGCGACCTGGTCAGGGTTGATCCTGTTGATTGGGACGGGACGCACAAGCTGACCAACCACATTGTCCTGAAAGCGATGCCGGGTCGATACAATTCTGTCACTAATCCCTTCACCGCTCAGCTCGTTGAGAACGAGATCGGGTTGATCATCGCCATCGTTTTTGTAAAAAACGAGAGACACCGTCTCAAGGTGACAGGGAAAAGCCTCGAGGTCTGCACTCTCTTTGGCAACCGTCTCGGTTGGACTGATGCCCGGCACTTTAGCGTCCTGTGACCCAGGCACAAAATCCTGTACGTGACCCAGCAATCTATGTTAGAAAGCTGCTCATGCAGACTACAAGAGCAGAGTGGCTGTGCAGCGTGCTTGACGCGGCTCAGACAGACATAGGCCTCGGTCCCGACTGGATCGGGTCAGAGCTGGAGATGTTCAGCAGCGCATGGCTGTTCTTCGAACACGTTTCCGATGCTGCTAGGTTCGTGGTGTACCTCGACGTCATGGGCATCGAGCACCGTTACCGGGTTGGCACCCGTACGATCCCGCTGATGGTGCCCGATCCCGACGTCAGGTCACTGGTCAGGCCAAGCAGCAGACCACCCAGCGGCATCAACCAGCGTCAGACTTCGAGACCACCGCGACGGGAATAGGTCGAGGCTTCACCGCTCTGTCCCACTCCTCTTTCAGGAGTGATTGTAAGTACTCCAGGCTGCACCCGCGGCCGCGTGCCGTCTTGACTAGCTGCGCCATCATCTTGCAGGTGTTGGGCAGCGGCTGTTTCGCGTTACTGGGATCCCTGGGTGGTCCGGGTCTCATCACCAATACCGACCGCCCGGCATCATGCCCGGCGGGTGCCAGGTGCCGCCACCACGATAGGGCTCCTTCTTGGGCGCTCTCGGTTTAAGCGGGATAACGATGCACGTCGCGGCAATGGTCAGGTCATCGATGACACGACGTAACAATGTTCGTGCCTGAGAATCGTCAACGGTTTTCAATGCAGCCGTTGCCGCAGCTTTCGCTTGTTTAATGCCGTCTTTGGTGTCAAGCGCTCGCTGACGCAGGTCTTTCCTAGCCATGGCTCTCCAGTACGCGGTTCACTGCGGCGTTGACTGCACGGCGGTTGTTCATCGGGCTCTGCCCGTCATGCCAAGTCTTGAGCTCGTTGATGACACGGTGACCCCTGTACTTCAGGGGTTTGTGCCATTCGCTGGGCCGTGAAGTGACCTGGACCGTTTTGTCGTAGCCGAATTGGGTCGCGGTCAGGTCCACGATCAACCCGTCCACTTCTACCCAGCAGTGCTGAAACGTCTGGGTCTGAGGACCCGCCAGTGCTAACACGGGCTTCAGGCCCAGACGTTTCAGTACCTGGTACATGGCGTAAGACATCACGCCGCAAGCGCCACCGAAGTTGCCGTAGAAGTCTGACTCGTGCTTCTTGATGAAGGGCTTCATCTCCTTCCGGAGAGCTCGACCCAGCTCAGTCAATCGCCGACGGGACACCATGCTGGTCCTCCAACGAGACGATCATCTCGGCCAGCGTACGGACGCTGTAATTCTTGACGTAGTGGTCGATGCGCTTCTCGCGCTGCGCTCGTTCCTTGCTACGTTCCTTCTTGGCTTCGTTGGTGTTCATAGTCACTTCCTCTACGGTTGCCAACCCTTGGGACGGAAAGTGCAGTAACGAGCGTTGTGCCCGATCTTGTCGACCTTGACACCGTCTTTGAACATCTCGACGCGAGTGTCATCTGCGAGCATGCCTGACATCGTGTCGATGGTAAAGCGTTTGGCACGAGGGTTGCACTCCATGATGCGGTCGTACAACTCCTCACGCATCAGGTCCGGATATGCACGGACGGACTCGAAAACGAGCTCAGCGAGAGTGGGGATGATCCTGGGTGGTGGATTAAAACCCCCGGTTTCGGTCATGAACCACTCAGGTCTGTTGAGCTGGAGCATTTGCAGACAGTAGGTCGTTCCCGACTTGTCGATGACTGTGTCTTTGGCAATGACAGTGAGCTCGGTATTTGGCGGTACCGACGTGTTGCTGTTGAACACAGGCAACGAAAGATCTGCCTTGTATTGCTTCCCGACCTTGAGCATGTCAAGACACCATAAAATGCTGACGGCGATAGGTTCATCATCGCGCCAGGCCAAACGCTTTGGTTATTTCGAGATCGAATCAACTCAACCAGTGTCAGTCTGACGTCCCCGAAACTGTCTCGGTCCTTGCGGCCCGTGACCGGTTACCCAAGCCCCCACGTGGGCCCACGAAGCGACCGGCGACCGGGGACAGTGTCACCCCTTACCCGGGTCACAAAAGCCCTCGGGTCACCGTGGTGCAAATTTGGTTCCCGACCGAATCGGGCTATGATATACCCGTCAAATGACAGCTCAAGCACAGGACCGCCCTTTCGTTGAAACAATCGTGAAATTCTCTGAGTTGAAATGGGGTGACGTGTTCTCGCTGCGGCCCGACATCGGGATCTGGCACATCGTCGCGGGCAAGCCCCACGTCTATGACCCCAAACGTGACAGGTGGGCACTCAAGACACGTGACCACGGGCTCGCGTTTGCCTACGGCGACACCAAGGTGATGATACGTACATGAGTGTGGAAGTGGTTCGTAGCGTTAGCGTTGTTGCTGGTCGTTGCGTGCTCGGCTGTCCCAGCAGTTGACGGCTTCCCAGTCGTCCAATCCCAGGTCGGCGGGCACACCCTGTCATGCAAGGGGACACGTTGTTGTTGGCCTTGGGACGACAACGGGAAGCTGGTCGTCTGTATCGAACCCCTCCAGGGTGACTACCTCGGCGCGGGTGGAGTAATGATCACGCTCAGGGGCAGGGTGCCGTGATCTACGTTCACATCATGCAGGACCCAGCGACGTTCAGGTACGCTGACTACGCCCAGGCGGCGATGACAAAGCTGGCATCCCAGCCCGACCAGCTTGAATTTGAGCGGGTGCGAGTGCAGCCCGACTCGTTCTACCAGGGCACTGCTAACGCTGCAAGACGCCACAGTTTGGCGTGCGAGCTGGCATTCAAAGCGACTGAACACCGTCCTGATGCAGTGCATGTCATCTGTGATTCAGACACGGTTGTCGTCAAACAGGGGTGGGACGAGCTGGTGTCTCGAATCCTTGACGAGATTGACTGTTTTGGGACAGCGTACCAAGACATAGGCTGTCGCTTCTCTCGGTCACAGAAGCTGCAGACGTACAAGGGGAAGCCAAACGTCCAGTGGCTAGCTTTGAAACCAGGCATCCCCTGGTCTCAGTACTCGGTTGGGAACAAGCAACTCGTTGACAACTTCACCATCACCTCCCCAGAACAATCAGACACGTTTGGCCTTCCCACAGATTACCAGCTGCTGACGGACACCTGCTGGAACTTCCCGTTGTTCCTTTACGAGCATGGCTTGTCGTCGATGGCGTTGCCCAACGTTAACGTGCCCAAGCTGGTCGGGCGGTCATACGAAGAGTGGTGGTACTACGACGAGGTCTTTGTCGTGCACCAGGGAAAGAGTCGTAAGCATGAGTTCCGTCGTACATCGTTCTCTGACGATTTTTACAGAGCCTGTGATGCAGCGCTCGGGTACGTGTAACAGACAAAAGAGCGGTATTTAACTGGTGCAGCTGACTCTGGGTGACCTGCGACTGATCCTGCTCGAGGCGTTCGATGGCTCTCTGACGTTGCCATCTGATGCATTGACCTTGAGCATGGTGTCTCCCAGCGAGCTGCCCCAGGGAAGCAGTAATAGGGAAGTGAAGGGCACTGACTATTTCGTTGCCTTCATGCCCAGGAAAGCTTTTGGGTCGGGTCCTGGTTACGAGTCTTCTCTCGCCGACCTGGCACAGAAACACAAGTTCACTCCGCGTGACGTGATGAAGCTGCTCAAGCAGACGTCTGTCCAAGCAGGCGACGTTGTCCTGAAGACAAGGCCGCAAGACCAGGCCATTGCGTACAGGAGGATCGCCGCCCGCATTGCTCGACGTTTCAATGACGATGACATCGATGTTATCATCCCTGTCTCGTCGAACAGCACCATGGCGTGGGAGTTATCAGAACATGTTGCTGATCTCCTGCATGCCGAACATGGCGAGCCGCTTGCACAGGTCCTGCTCGGTGCGACTCGTAAGAGAAGCGCGGGAGACATGGAGGTCGACCCAGAGGCATGGGATGCTTACGTCGCTGAAACGAATCCTGCTGAGGTCATCAAGACACAAAAGCTTCTCGACAAACAGCTTGCTATCTGGAAAAAGAATCCAAACGTAGAGCCTGAGATGAAAGGCGTGCCGCACTCATGGCGCAAGTTCCTTCACCTCCATGACACTACCGACGAAGCTGGTTCGCTTCGTGGCAAGAACGTGTTGGTCATTGATGACAACGTTGACACTGGTTTCACCTTCGTCAATCTCCGCAAAGCGCTAAGCAACGTGGGTGCCCGTAACGTGTACTTTGCCGCCGGGTACGACTACAAGAATCCCAACCGACCCAAGAAGAAGTAGAGTTCAGAGATGGCTACCAAGAAGAAAAATCACCCGATCCGCATCACTGATGGACCCGACCTGGGTCGGAAACCCAAGGCACGTGCCGAGATCCTGAAGAAACCAGCCAAGAAATCCAAGCGAGCGAACGCTGATGTTGAGCATTACCGCCACCGCCTCGGTGAAGTGCAGCAACTCCTTGACAAGACTCGCAATGAGGTGCTTGCGCTCGAAGCGTTAGAACGCACCCTTGTCAATCGTCTCGACGAGTTGCAGGGTCATCGCTGAGCAGCTCACACTCCCCACTCAAGCACCAGCCGATGCGGTGCTTGTAGAGTAACAACGAATATTCACCACCGAATTGTTCAGCTAGCTGGACCCAGCTCACCGCGATGACCAGCGCGGGTTCATCGCGTTTGAACTCGATGACATGTTTACGTGTCATGTTGTCGGGCACGGGCTCCAGGTGAACTCGTGGCGGAGTGTCAAGCCTGGGTGACACGCTACGAATCACCAGGTCGCCTGGCAACAATGTCATGTGCAAACCGTACCGTCCCGGTGATAAGGTGGACACATGAGTGACAAGGAAATCCTGCTAGTCGAGGCTGTTTCCAGCGACAGGGACATCGCATTTGCACTCTACGATACTCTCCGATCTAAGCAGGGCTCGTTTGTCTCGATCGAGCTGAAGATGGTCGGTGACACTGTCAAGATCTACGCCGTCACTGATTGCGTCAGCGAGCTCCAGCCCGGGCCGAGAATGTCCTACGATGCAAAGATGCGAGAAGTGCAGGGCATCGTGGTTGGTTTTAAGGCAGGTTGGGCGGCCTACGAGAAGCTAGACAAGGGACGTTAATGGTCTACATCGATAAAGCTCCAGGCAGGGGACGAGGCGTTTTCGCTGGCCGGACTATCGGTCCAGGCGCGCTGGTGGAGTGGGCTCACGTCATCGTGATCCCTAACCGTGATATCAAGGGCATCATGTGCCACTACTGTTACGAATGGGACAAGCGGAACTGTGCTATCGCTAGCGGCGTTTCGTTGTTCTTCAACCACAGCGACACCCCCAATGTTGACTGGTGGCTTGACAAGAAACGTCGGTGCATCATGTTCACAACCAACCAGCTGGTCCTGTCTGGCGACGAGCTGTTCATCAGCTACAGCGACAACCCAGATTTCCTGAAAGGCGAGAAAGCTCGCAAAGCTCGGGGCGGCTGATGGGACACCCGTACATCGTGTTGTTGCTGACGGCATTCGTGTGTTCCGCGGTGACGGGACTCATTGCCTACGCTCGTGGCTACGAGCGAGGCCACAACGAAGGTACTAGGAAAGGATTCAGCTATGGGTTCTCTGAAGGCAGGGGCAGGGGTCACCGCCATGACGCGTGACAAGCAATACAAGCTGTTGATCGCTGTCAACTGCATGAGTTTCTTGTTCTGCTTTCTCGGCATCGTCAACTGGTTCGCACACCACCTAGCGTATGGCCTTATCTTCGTGCCGGTGGTCGTCTTCACCCTGATCGTCAACACGATAGCGTTCCGAAACAACATCCATGGGCTCATGGCTTACAACCGAGTCATGGAGCGACGTGGGGGCACACGTTCCTGAAAACTCAGGTGAACTAGCCCATGACGTGGAATAGTGTTAGGGCATGGTCTGTCAGTTCAGGTACCTCCCTAGCGATGAGCACCACGCCGAAGCCTGGGCAAAATCGTTTAGGGGACAACGTACTCCCGAAGAGATGCGTAACGCGTTGACGGGTGGCCGCGCGCAGCTGGCGATGGCTCGTTGGATCGACGACAACGTTTTCAAGGCTCGGGGCCAGGCGTTTCGTGATTGCGTCGAACGGATGTGGTCCATGCGCGATCGGTTTGCGTCCATTGACTTCTTGTGTATCGATCACAAGGATAAAGTCAATGATCCATCGTACGGGACCGCAGCCGATGCTTGTAACAAGCTTGGTATCCAGGTCTCGGTGAAGTCACCAGACAACGTCATCACTACCCAGACGGTCACTGACGAAGCAACACAGACCTGTTACTTCCTGGGTTGGACAACGGGCAAGGAAGCCCGTAATCCAAACGTGGGTGAGAATAAGGGCAACTACATCTGGGTTCCAGCCTTGAGAGCAAGAGATGCCCAATCTCTCTTTGCTTTCTTGTGCGATGTATACGAGTGAGCAAACGATGAAGTACGAAGCATGCACCCTTTGCGGTAACCCGGTCGACACAGTCTCCAGCATCGCTGTGCGGACAGGCGGGAACCTGAAAGAGGGTTGGGCTCACGAGGTGTGTCAGCTTCGTCACGTGGCTTCTGTCAGGCTCAACATCATCGAGGGCCTGCGCAACCAGGTCCAGCAGCTTGAAGACGAACTTAACGGTCACTACGAGCGCCGTCACTGGCCTCGAGGTTTGGTCGGTCGAGCCTGGCACTGGCTCCTCTGGGAATGCTGACATGCGGGCTGCGGTTGCCATGGCCATCACCGTGTGGGCGCTCTGGTGGGCTCACCGTGGGCGGGAACGAGGGACCAAGAAGGACGTCCCCGTGTTGTCAGCGTGCCCATGCTGTGGTAGCAAGCATATCAAACGAGTCAGGATGTTCGACGTGAAAAACCGTCCGACGGGCTGGATGCGGCGATGCAACAACTGTCAAGATGTCTTCAATGTGGAGTTTGACGAATGAAGCCTGGTGACCTGGCCGTGGTCAAGCTCGGCAAGCCCCGCATGTTGACGAAGATCAATGCGACGCCGGAGAACCTGACGCTTGACACGATCGACGCAGGCATTGTCCCAGAAGATGCAATCGTTCTCATCTGTGCTATCGTGGGCCACAGCATGAAAACAGAGTGCCTGGTCCTGGGTCCCAACATGCTGGGTTGGACTTACGTAGATCGGCTTGAAGAACCGAGGGCACGCTGATGTGCCCGCGGCTGGTATGGGCAAAGATCAGGCCAGGCGACCTTGTCTGGCCCATGCTGCACCCGGGCGTCAAGCTCTACAAGACCGAAGATGCGGGTGAGGCTGACAACGCCAATGACATCGTCGGTGAGGTCCCGTTCCAGATGTCATGCTTGATGATCTGCTTCGCGGCTGGCGATGACAGCGTCATGCTGGTGTTGGGTCCCAACTGCAGGTTGGGCTGGACACACCGGCTGTTCTGGCAGCCTGCGGGCGTAGAGAAGCCCGAACAGGAATACGCATGACAGCACGTCTTGACATGTGGGGAGATTGGCCTGGTGACTTGTGTAGGACCCTTTACAAGTACGCATGGACCCATCCCTCTGAATGTCAGCTCGATTCCACCAACCACACCATTAATGGGACTGTTGTGTTGGAGTACGATCAGTTAGCACTGATCATTGCAACAACACAAGAGTTTCAACCCAAGAAGGGATCCAATTGGACTTGGTGTTTGCTATTGACAATTGGACCCACCCTGTGTTGGATACCCAGTAGTTGGTTGAGGAGGATAACTTGAAACCCGGCGACCTTCTCACGGTCGTTGATCGAGATGGCGTTGACCTGTGGTTGATGCCATGGCAAAATTCTAAAGCAAACTCTGCGGGTGACATGCACCTCAATGATCGGATCGTTGGTAAGGTCAGACGGACAGACGTCGCTCTTTGCATTGCCTTGGTCGGTGACGAGTGCATGGTCATGTGCGGGACAACTTTTGGTTGGACCATGCTAAGGGCGTTCGAAACATGAGAAGAAAACCCGGTGACATGCTTGAGATACAGGACACGGCGACATTGTGGCACGGACCAAACCCAAACCCGTCAACCATGAACGGTCCAGCATGGTCATTTGCTCGTGGCAACAAGCTGGTCCTTGTTTTTGCATGCGTGAAATCCCAATCTCCAGATGATTTCTGGAACAACAATGACATGTATGGCATCATCGTTGATGATCAAATCCGATGGATAACTGATCACAGTGTCTTGAGGTCACATGCGTCCGGGTGACCTTGTCATGACAAAGGGTGCTTCGCACGTCGTGTTGTCAAAGCAACCCATTGATGTTCGTCGTGAACCCGCGGGTATCGCCAAGTGCACCGAAGTAGGACTTATCATCGCTCGTGAGCTTGCTTGTGATGCTGAGGCTGACAATAGGTTCCCGGAAGTGCTAGTCCTATTTGGCATAAAGCTAGGTTGGGCGGCTGCGATCCGTTTTCGACATGTTGAGCTGATCCGATGAAGCCTGGCGACATGATCAAGATAAAAGCGACTGGCGGTGCTTCCGTTGCGCTGTGGAACATCCGTGAGTGGCAGCTTGATGGCAGCGGAGCGAAAGTTGTCGGTTGGGTCAAACCCAACAATCACTGTATCGTGCTAGCACTCACTGAACCAGTGATGTGGAAATCAAAGCAAGCGTTGATCCTCTGCGGGATGAAGCTCGGTTGGCAGAGCATATCGTTCTTTGAGACGTTGCTGTGAAACCAGGCGACCTCATAAGGGTAACGTATCCCACGCGGATCTTTCGCAAGTGGGACTATGATGCAAGGAGCGATGATGTTGTCGTTCACATAGCGTATCCTGCCCACATCGCATTGGTGCTTGCGGCAGTTAGGTGGTGCGACGATGACATAAGACTTCTAATTCTATGTGAGCAACGCATTGGTTGGCGGTCAGCACGTCAGTTTAAGGTCATTGACAATGAAACCGGGTGACCTCGTCTGTACCAAGGCCTGGTGGGGCTTCCTACAGTTGAACGATTACCCAGACGAGTTTTACAGTAACACCGTGATAAACCTCCGGTGGGACCAGCCTGTTATCGTCATCGGATTGTACCGTAACCAAGCCATGGTGATGGTGCCCACGAACGACGGGAACGTCTGCTTTGGTTGGCGTGAACAAGAGCTCTTTAGGGTCATCAATGAAGCCCGGTGACACTGTCCAGATCCGCCAGTCGCAAGGTTTTGTTACGTTGTTTGAGAAGCCTGGTCCAGTTGGCATCACTGTCGGTGGCGGCACCCAAGTCAGGGAAGTCGTGCGGATGACACCCGAGTCTGTTGGCTTGGTCATCGCCGTTATCAACTACGTTGAGGAACTCACCAAAGCTGATGTCGCTTGGGAAGAGTGCCTGATCATGGTGCCGATGCCAGAAGGAGCGACGTTGTTGGGTTGGCGGGAGACCGACCAGTTCAGGGTGCTGTGATGAGACCGGGAGACCTAGTCAGGATAAACATCGATAAGAATAGAAACAAGGTCCCGCTCACGCTCTGGAAAGACCCCGAAGAGGGAACAGAAAACCGTGGTGCCATTCACACCAACGACATCGTCTTGGTCCTAGCTCGTTACCCAAGTTTGATGGGGATTCCCGGCACTGACACCGACCACGTGATGTTGCTAGTGTCTGGTAGGATTGGGTGGAACACTGCTCATTGGTTTAAAAAGATCCAAGACGGTCGGGACCACGTAAAATCACCGCATGGCGCACAAGCGGGTGATGCGATCAAAGACGCTTGAGTACGTTGCGTTTTGGTCCGAGATTGCGTGGGTCGCGGGGACGACCACGTTCAACATCGTCAGCCAGGGTGACACCCTCGAACAAGCGGTGGAATCGTTGGCTGACAGCTTGCAGATGAATGCCTTGTGGGACCAATCAAACGGAGATGACCCGCTGACCCGACGTGATTCATCAACAGAACCGCTCGATGACTTCACAGACACCAGCGATTGTGTCACCGCTGACTTTGGTCTCGAGAAAAAGGGCCGTCGTTACACGGGCACTGTCACTGTTGAGTGGGACGAGAACGAACCCGGGTGGGAAAAGGGCTCGGGTAACAAGGGGAAGAAGTGATGGTTGGCTGGACACGTCGGAACTCAGAAGCAAGGCGTCGTCGAGCTCGGTGGTGGGCATCATTGACCGACGAGGAAAAACGTGTGGTCAGCCAACGTGAAGCTGAGATGGACAAGAAAGTGACGCGAGTCATGTACATTATCATGACCGTGTTGGTTGCTGCGTGTGCTGCAGCTCACATCATTGGGAGGCTCCATGGGACGTGAGTGGAACGACAAATTATCACGTAGGTTGGGTGATTCAAGCTGGAAGGCTGTCGATAACCCCCGGCCCGTCAAGTTGTTGGTCTCCGATTATGATGATCGTGATGGGAACAAGAAAGCCGTTGTGGAACTGTTGGCTGAGAGCGAGTCGCAGCCCGGCAGGTTCTATGTCATGGCTGAATACATCGTCAATGTCAAGCGGAGACCCAAAATCCTCCGTTACCGAGAAGAGACGCGAAGATGGCCGGGGTGAAGTGCACCGGGTATTACGATGACGGCAACATGGTGGTCACGTGCGGGCACACCCTTGCTGACAGGTGCCCTGATGCTATCGAAGCCCGTGCAGCCGAGATAACAAAGCCTCCCACCAAAAACCTGCTTCCAGGTGATTTTGTCCGCATCGTCAAGGGTTACGCAGTCACGGGAGGTTGGATCACCAAAGAAGTTGCCGTCCTGTGGAACGACGCGATGCCTGAAGATTCGAATGGCAAGATACCAGGCGATGGCGTCATGGTCAAGGGAGGTAGCCCGGTCCTAGTGTTGGGCGGACCGCAAGACATCCCACACCTGAAGAAAGAGGGCAGCAAGCGGTGGTGGTTTGTCCTCGTCGGTGAGAAGTTCGGGTGGCTCGGCGATGACGAGCTGGAGGTTGTGTGATGTGGCCGACGAGAGATGTTGGACCCCTGAGGCCTCGTTGCCAGTTCTGCCACAAAGAGATCGGTACAGACGAAAACAAGACGGCGATCATGGACGACGGCTGGTGTCACGAATTGTGCTGGTGGAAGCGGGAGTGCTCGCGGCTCCAGGCGACCATTGACTCATTGAAAAATGCACCCGATGTGGGTGAGGGTTCGTTGCATGTGTCACGTCCAGACCGCCACGCTAGGCACAGCATCGGGAGCGAGCCCACGCAGTATTGCCAGTACGAATCGTCAACGGGAACCAAGGATGACAAGTGATGCTTCCCGGTGACCTCGTCACAACCAGCCTTGTCACTCGTGGCCAGGGACGGATGACTGCACAACCAGGCAGGTTTCACGTCAGAGATAACCCATTTGTGGGCCAGCTCCGTTCTGGTCACGTTGCGATCGTCATTGCGTTAACATCTGACAAGTATGATTACACTGACGAGGTGTTGTTGCTGTCAGGATTATGCTTGGGCTGGGCTTATCAAGAAGACCTAGTGAAGGTGTGACCATGCAACCAGGCGACCTCGTTCAGATTGATCTTGGCTACATCGGTCTTGATCGTGAGGCAGCGATGCGATTGCTCGATAAACCATCGTTGATGTTGACGAAAATGCCTGGAGACCCGAAGCCACCCGATAACGTAGAAACCGGGCGCTTGGAGATCGATGAGGTAGCGCTTGTTGTTGCGATCACCGACAAGATAGTTTTTGGTTCTAAACATAACCCGCGCCGAGAAGCGCTCCTCTTGACGAAGCGACATTTGGGTTGGGCTATCGCTAATGAGTTATCGGTGATTGTTAATGAGCGTTAGACCGGGCAACATGATCACTCTTGCAAACAGTGACGTTGTCGGGGTGATGACCGCTAACCCAGGCAACTGCAGCGATAACAACCCGTTCATCGGCTCGCTTAGGTGGCATGAACTAGCGCTTGTTATCGCAGTGGTCGATGTTAAGATGCAACACCCAGAGCGTGCTCGACAAGAGGCTCTGATATTAGCTGGTCAACGTCTTGGTTGGATTGTTGCGAATACGCTCTGGATAGAAGACGAGGAGAACGATGATGAGCACGCATGAAGAAAACGAAACTTGTGTCAACGCAGACGATGCTGGCTCCCGGTGACCTCGCCAGTCTTAGCGCTGAGTACCGGCAGTTGGGCCTGTCGTTCGGGCTCTATCGCAGGCCTGGGTTCATCAGCGTTGGTGACACACAAAGAGAGCCTGATGTGGTGACCGGGAAGATCAATTGCAATGATGTCGCACTGGTCGTCGCAAACGTGGACAATGACGGCAATGCATACGTGTTGTTGGTCTGCCGCTCACGGTACGGGTGGTTGAGCACGTCATGGCTCGAACAAGTGTGACATTCAAACCGGGCGACCTGGTCACGCTCTCTCCCGGAGGAACAAGCGGCATCACAGCGATGTACGGGTCGATGAACAACGTCAACCCGAATGTGGGCAAGTTGCAGTGGAAATGCATCGGGCTCGTGATCACGACACACGGTAATGGGTCAATGACCGAGGTCCTGGTGCTGTCGGGAGAGCTGTTGGGTTGGGCGTTTGCTAGCTCGCTGGTTCCCGTAGATAAGTCTGTAGGTGGGGAAGGGTGACAGGCTTAGGCCGGGACAGCTCGCAACGGTGGCCCCTCGCGTCTCCGGCCCGTCGATATCGGTGACCTGCATGCCAGGGATGGCCAACGACCGCAACCCAGAGGTCACCAGAATATCCCGGGGCGACGTGGCATTGGTGCTTGCCACCCCCGACAAAGAATCATTGAGTGCGACCCGGGACGAGGTGCTGGTTCTCGTCCACAATCGACTGGGATGGTGTTCAGCGGCGGGTTTGGTCGAGCTCTAAACGATTCCTCATCGGTGCTGCATGCTTGTGAAAGCTGTGACAGTGTTGGTAGTAAGGTTAGGAGCGGAAACATGACCTTCTTTGGTTTTGTCGAAGTCGTCGCCACGTCGATAGGGATCATCGCCATGATTTTTGGCGTCGCTTTCGTCATCATCGCTGCGGCTTTCGAGATCAAAGACATGGTGAGCCAGCTCTGGTCCTGGAGGAGACGTCATGGACGATAGTTGTGTTTACTGCTACCGAGCGCTGGGTCGCGGGCCGAAAACGCTCGTGGTAAAACCGGGAGAGACGGTGACTCGGTACGCTCACACCGCTTGTTACAAAGCTTACAACCCACCCGCCCGGATGACGGGCAAAGAACGTGGCGAGTCACCGAAAGGGAACCCGATGCTTGGCGATGCTGACGACAAGAGCTGCACTTGGTGTGGGCTCGAGCTGTTCAATGAAGACCTCAAGGAGCTGCAGATATCGCTCCAAGACCCTGATGACCCAGGCAGGATGATTCACAGGTCATGTCTCGAAGCACGGGCGGGACGGAAGACGGCTGAGGCGGATCGCGGAGCGGCAGCGTTGGCGGGCGACAATACGCCCTGCGTTTACTGCAAGCACCCGTTGAAAGACTCTTCGGAGGCTTACGTACCCGTTGGGAACTCTGACTTCGCTCACCGGCAGTGCTTCCGGGACAACAAGACAACTCGCTTTGTGTCGCCATCGTTCAGCGGTCGCCATGACGCGAACAACTGTGGTATCTGCGGCCACGCGTTGGGCGTAGCACAGGACATTCCCACTGTTGACTTCTACATCTGGTCGAACGTCTCCAACCGAGCTCACCAGGGCTGCCGAGACGAGTGGTGCAAATCGCATGGGTTGTACACTGACTCGCCTGATCACTGCTGCTATTGCGGTGAACCGCTGGGCCAGGGAACACGAGTCGGTGCGGGCGATGGCTCTGGTCACCGGTTCGCTCACCGTGGTTGCTGGAACGTGTACCATCACGACAAGAGCGTTGCAGTGCCACCCCCGAACGCCGCCTCCGTTGATGTGGTTGCCCAGCTCGAGCAGGAGCTCGAGAAGACCAAACGCTTGGCGAACGAGACAGACAAACTGCGCCATGAGCTCGAGGCAAAGCTCAATCTTGCGAGAGCCAAAGCCTACAACGAGAGACTCGAGAACGCTGCCAGGGGTTGGGTGGCAGCCCTTGCGAACCAGTTGGACACGGGCCATGCCCTGGTCGCTCAGGTCGATATCCGTCCCCCAAAGGGGTGGAATCACGTCAACTCTGAGACAACTTTTGAGGTGCGGCTCACGAGCGGAGAGACAGCTTACATCAGGGTCGTTCACCGGCACGGAGCACAACCTCCCAAGGTCACCACACCCGAGCAACGGAGTGAATGACATGCAAGTCACGATTGTCAGGAAAGAACACGTACTCGAGGTCCAGTTCCGGAAGTGGAAGGAGAGCTGGAGCAGGTACGCTCGCATCGAGCTTGACATCCTACGCAAGGTCGGTCACTTGCGGACGGACCCGTGTCACCCTGACGAGAACGGCGAGCCCGTCATGCGGTTGGTGATGGTGGCTGACAACAACGCCGAGAAGGTCATCAACGTCCTGAAGGGTTACTGCATCACGCCCGAAGTCATCCTGAGACGAGAGAACGAGGAAACCGATGCCGCGCAAGACAACCACGGTCACTGAAGCGATCTTCTCGTTGCAGCTCACCATGCCAGGAGCGCGGCCGCAAGATGCCCAGGGTACAGCCGCCAAGGTCCAGATCGACTCGGACGTGATCGTGTTCACGTACTACGTGAACAACATGGAGGTGCAGCAGACGTTCAACGTCAACGAGATAGCTCGGGTAGCGAGGCTAGCAGAGGCGTTGCGGCGAGTTCCCCCGTCGGGCGTGTGATGATCGTTCCTGGCGACCTTGTCTGTCCCAACGGGGTGACATACCTGACCCTGTTTAGGTCATTCGAGTCCCCGGGAGGTGAAGTCACAGGGGGCTGCGACTGGGATGACGTGATGCTTGTCTTGGCCATGAGTTCTGGAAAGTCGTTGCTGTTGAACCACCGGATGCAATTGGGCTGGTGTTGGGATGACTGGATCGAACTGGCTTGATCACGAGACGTCAGTGAAACAAGAATGGTCACCCGCTCCTGGCGACATGGTCTTTATCGACCGTGCCAAACAATCTCGGATGTTACACCGTGATCCCAACTCAATAACGTACTGTGGCAGCCTCAAACCAGAAGAACTAGCGATGATCATTGCGGTGCTTGAAAAGAAAGTCGTGCTGGTGTTGAACCAACGAATGGAGTTGGGTTGGATCTTTGGCGGCTTCCTGAGACACGCGTCATGGTGAACGGTTTCCCCGCCCCCGGAGAGCTCATCCAGACTGTCGATGACACCACCGACAGGTGGCTGTTCAAAGAACCCAGGGGAGAATATGCTGGTGACAGGTGTGGGACCCTGTGGCCAAACGAGGTGGGCCTGCTCATCGCTACGTCCGCCAATGGGCTGGACCAGCTGCTGCTGACACCGCGGATGGAACTGGGTTGGGTCTATGCTGGGTTCACCCGACGACTCAAGAGGCGTGCACGGGGGAAGAGATGAACCGTCCCGTCCCAGGCGACCTCGTCGAGCTTGACCCAACCCTGGTTATTAGGTGCCTATACAGGACGGCGATCCAGTTCTCCAACAACGTGTGTGGAGAGATGAAGGTTGGTGACATAGCTCTCCTCGTCGCTGCTGACGAGGTCCAGTGTCTCGGTCAAGCTGACGGGGATGCAGTCGGACGAGAAAACTGGTTCCTGTTGCTGAACAACCGGACCCAGCTCGGATGGATCGTCGCCAGGTTCGTCACCAAATTGCTGGGTGATGTGTGATGATAAAAGACGCGATGCTGCCCGGCGACCTCATCGTCAACAGCGGGCTGTTCACGCACAACCTCATCTACAATGATGCCAGTTTCGGGAGCGGCAGTTGCGGTTCTTTGGACAAAGACGATGTTGCCCTGCTCATTTCCATCGCTAACGCCGTTGACAACGTCGCCACGGTCGGTGATTCACGGTGGTTGTTGCTGCTAAACGGCAGGATGGAGCTGGGTTGGATCAACATCACTTTTTGCATGAACGTGCGACAGCTGTCGCCACACGCGTGCGCGCGAGGGACACCGTGACCGCGGCGGCAACGAGCAACACGAGCGTGGAATGGAGGTTCTCCCGGCCGGGCGACCTGGTGACGAGTGACCATCCAAGAGGGCCCAGGTTCCTGTACCGGGACACCGGCTTCTCAGCATCATGCGGGTCACTGGAACCGGGCGAGCTGGGCATGGTCATCGCGTCTTTCAGGCCGAACGTGACAGTGCTGGTCCTGACGGAACGTGGTGAGCTGGGCTGGTGCTATGCTGGGTTCGTCGTCACTGTCGGCGAGGATGACTGGCTGCTGAACAGGACGCTCAAGAACCGAGCGGGAGACCGCAAGTGAGACCGATCATGCCCGGAGACCTGGTCACTGTCTCCTTCAACGTGACCCGTGGGTTGTACAAGCAACTCGATCTCGACGCATTCCGGGGCGGTGACAACAGGTGCGGTGAGCTGGGTCCCAAGGAGGTTGCGTTGGTCGTGGCATCGGACAAGATCAAGGCTCTAGTGATTGGGAACAGGGCTCAACTGGGATGGATCTACATCTCCTTCATCGACGGGTTTGACACATGAGACCCGGAGACCTGATCACTACGTTCGACCTGCAAAAGCGACTCATCTTCAGGACCAACCATGCACCCTGGCAACACTGCGGCGAGCTGACACCTGATGGCATTGCCCTTGTCATTGCCGTTGACGGCGTTGGAGCAAACATGTTGTTAGTCCTGAACTCGAAGGCGGAGCTCGGCTGGATCTACGAATCATTCACAAAGACGATCACCGTCTCGACGGGTGACAGCAACCCATGAAGCCCGGGACCCTGGTCAGACTGGCCAAGTGGCGCGCCGACGTGGACGGAGGCACCGCACCCCTGTGGGACAACCGGATCGGCTCGAGCGCGGGCCGGTCGGTGCTATGGCTCAACAGCAGCAGCCTCGGGATCGTGCTGGCCACCGCGGACATCCCCCACGAGCTTGGGCAGCAGCTGCTGGTCCTGGTGGGGACGACCTTCGGTTGGCAGAGGGAGGGGCTCTTCGATGAAGCCGGGTGACCTGGTGACGATCAGGCCCGACGGGGGCCACAACAACGAGCCCATCCTGACAATCCCGTTGTACCGGTCGATGGACACTGCTCAGTTCCACAGGTGCGGGAGGCTGATGGAGGGAGAGGTCGCCCTGGTCATCGCGACGGTGCCCGAGACAGACCCAAACGACGACACGAGAGCCCTGTTGCTGTCGCCCCGGTCCGAGCTCGGCTGGAGCTATGCCTGGTACCTCAGGGAGACGGGCACGTGAAACCGGGAGAGATGATGGGCGCTGACTTGGTCGTGGCCGTGGTGACCAGGGGCGAAGTGACGACGGTGACGTGCCTCACCCCTGGGCCCAGGCTGCGGACCTACGACGTGGTCTGCGATGACGGCCTCGAGGGATCCGTCGATTCGTTGAGATCCCGGAGCGACTCGCTGCGCGTGCGCGCGGGTGCAAGCCCGGGGCGGGAGACCGTATACTGGAGCCATGAAGGACAAGACCCCGACCAGGGACCCGTTCACCAGCATGTCGTTCGCCAAGGACATCATGAAGTCGGGCGAGCCCCCGCCGGAGAAGACCAAGCTGAGGAAGCAGCTGGAACAGCTGGCAGCGCTGCTGAGGGTCGAGACGTCGCAAGCTTCGGCGTGGGACCACAACAAGCACCAGTACACCCGGGTCGACCTCAACGACGAACAGCTGCTCTGTGACTGCACCCGGGCGACGCAGGACATGAAACGGGAGCTGGCCAAGAACCAGGAGGTCGAGGCAGCGGTGTCGACGTTGCTGCACCGGTTCATCCCGTTCTGTCCCCCGCCGGGCTGGTACAGGCGTCACTATTGAAGCCCGGGGACCTGGTCACCACCAACGCGAGGATGGTGAAGCGCCACCTGTACCGGACGCCCGCTGTCAGGAACCAGTGCGGCAGCTTCTCACCGGGAGAGGTGATGCTGGTCATCGCGGTCGTGCCCCCAGAGCCAAACGAACAGGCGATCGGCGTGGCGTTGTTGCTCAACTCGCGATCAGAGCTGGGCTGGGCCTTCACCGAGTTCGTGGACAGTGTCTGACGGGAGACCGCAACCCATCTCCCCAGGCGACCTGGTGACCGGGTACTGGAGGCCGACCCTGTGGCGCGGGCGCAGGCACGGTGCGGGCGAGAGCGATGACAACCCAGCCTGCGGTGACCTGACCGCCGACGAGGTCGCCCTGGTTATCGCTGTCTGCAGGGAACGGGGCATCTTGGTGCTGAACCACCGGATGGAGCTGGGCTGGTGCAGCCCGTTCCTGGTCGAACAAGCTGACGAGGGCGAGGGCCGTCTCTTGAGATGACGATGGTGAAACCCGGGGACATGGTGGGCGAGGACCTGGTCATCGCGGTGTATGCCGAGGATGAGAAGAAGACGGTGCTGGTTTACCTGACTCCGGAACCCAAGCTATGGACGTGCGTGATCGAGGGCTACGATCCTTGCGCGGACGCGTGCGCGCGACCCAGTGACGGGAGACAGCTTACAATCCCCAGATGACGAAAGAAAAACTAGACTCTGCACCTACCGCAGTGCTGCACACGGTCTTCCAAGTAGATGATTATGTCACCCTGCGAGGCGGGGACGGGACAATCGGTTGCATCAAACGCATCGAGGGAGTTGCTCCACACGAGCGTGTCTATGCGGTGAACTTCAGCAATACCCCAACGACTTCGTACGTTTGGTACACGGGTGACGAGCTGGAGCTGGTCTCGCGCGCACGCGTGCCCGTCGCCCGGGTTCCCTAGGGGGTAAAAAGCCCCGCAGCGGCCCACAAGCCACAGATCGGATAGGCTATCCTGGGTGCACGCGGACGCAGGGCCCAGGGGAGCAAAAGGGGCACGTGAGCGCGGGAAGGCGAACGGACGAGGGGTGGAGCATGCGCCGCCCGCCGGTCCGCGACCCGCAGATCGCGATAGATCCCCACAGAACACGCACGCGCTGGCACGGGTCGGGTGACGCTGCCTCCCCGCTCGCCCGCCCGGCTGCTGCAGGTCCGCCACCCTCCCTGGCTGCCTCTCCGGTCCTCCCGCGTCACATGCAGGTCAGCGATCTGCACAGAACGCACCGGGTGAACACTGCGGCCCGGGTGGCGTACGATCTGCGCGGGCCCTGTCGGCACAGAACGCCGGCGCGCGATGGCGGTCGCCCAGCGGTTCAGGGCTCGTCGCCCCGCGCCGCCCGCTCCAGGTGCTGCGCCAGGTAGCCCGACGGGTCGACCACCTCCACGTGCTCGAGGCACAGCCGCAGCACCGCGTCATAGGTCTTGCACCCGTACAGCGCCTGCCTGACGAACTGCGCCCTGGCTGCCTCTCCCCTGATCTGCTCACGTACGCGCGCGATCAGCCGGAAGGCGTTGCCGTCTGGCCGGACATGTCGACCAGCAGCTGCGGTCCCCCCCATGGGCCACCAAATTACCACAAGTCACCAGCGACTTTCACAGCCGGGTGACGAAAAAAGCGGCGCATGCGTGGGGGGGCTGTCATCACCACCCCTGGCTCGTCCAGCCCCCCCACGCATGCGCCCAGTGGTCTGTGCTCAGTCCCTGGGATCTTCCGGGTCGATCTGCAGCTCGCGCTGGATGAGAGCCAGGAAGTCGTTGGCGTGATCGTAGGCGGCTTGGTCAGCGCCGTCCATGTCCCCGACCATGCCGTCGTCCTCGTTCGCGCGAGCGTCGTCGAGGATCGCCATGACCCGGTTGAGGTCGTGGAACAGGGCGACGGCCTCGGCGCGGGACATCCGCACGTGGACCTCTTCGTAGGGAGGAGTCGCTGCTTGGACTTGCACGATGCTGATCATCAGGCAGCCTCCCCCTCGTCTTCCTTGCCGTCGACGTCGAAGTCCTGGCCCTTGGTGAAGGAGCCGCGCTCCTCGATGCCCGTCTTGGTCAGGCCGAGGATGTAGGTCTTGCCGTTGCAACCCCAGCGGTTCTTCTGGACCTCGCCCAGCAGCATGCCGTAGGTCGCCGACTTCTTGTCCTCGTCGTAGAACAGGTGCATGTGGACGTCAATCGCGTGCTTGATGACGTTCTTGCCGGCGAACTCGCCGCCCTTCGTCACCTGGCCGACGAACCAGACGTGGCCGAAGTTGCCCACCTTCTCCTGCGACCAGCTGACCAGCGCCTCGGCGCAGCGGACCGGGGTGTTGCCCGTGGTGCCGCCGTCCTTGTACTTCATGTCGTTCAGGGTCTGGAGGCTGTCTTGCAGGATGGTGACGACCTTCTTCGGGTTGGCCTTCCTCACGTTGTCGGCGAAGGTCAGCAGCTTGGGCAGCTCCGTCTCCTCACCGACCATGAAGTCGTTGGTGACCTGCAGCCGCTCGTTGGCGAGCTCAGCCTGGAACAGGCTCTCCTCGCCGCAGTTGTAGATGGGGAGCAGCGTCGAGCCGTCGCGGGCCATCGAGTTGGCCAGCTGCCGGATCAGGGTGCTCTTGCCGCAGCCGGGACCGCCCGTCAGCATGATGACAGACGAGGCGGTGACACCGCCCTCGCTGCCCAGCACGTCGTCGAGCCAGTCCATGCCGGTCGAGTGCTTGACGCGGAGCTCGGGTGGGACCTTGATGGTCGATCGGCGGGTGCCGAGGGCGAAGCCTCGGGCCACCTTCAGGTTCATGCCAGCCATTGTGTTTCCTCCGGGGTGGTGGAGCGTTGATGGTCCCAGTCTACCAGGAAAGCACCGGGGGTTGCACAGACGGTGTGGACGGGCAGCGCTTTCTGGGGAGCCCAACCGTTGGGCAGGCTGCGTGGCTCCCCGCCGTCCTCCCGGACCAGGGCTCGCTCTCCAGGCCAGCTTCAAGCGGATTGGGTCCAGTGTACCATCGATGAACTCTTGGTTGCACTGTGGGTTCATCGATGAGCCATTGCGTGGGCGCGGGCGCGGGTGTGCACCCGCGATCCTTTTTGTGGTAGGTTGGGACCATGCTGCAGTCAAAGTCCGTCAGGGTCCTCGACCTGATCGCTGACCGTGGCGGGATGCGGTACACCGACATCCAGCGTGCCCTGTGGGAGATGAGCCACCCGGGCGAGCCGATGCGGTGCAGGGCCTACTGGGGCACCAACCTGGGCTACCTCGGCCTGCTGGAGACGTATTGTTTCAAGGGCTCCGATGGGCTCTGGCACCGGAACGATGTCCCCCACCACAACAGGCCCTGGCACCACCCGAGGATCAGCCGCGCCAGAGTGAAAGGACTGCCACGTTCGTGGTAGACTAGGACCATGTCAACCCACTGTTACATCGGTGTCGAAGCGCCCAACGGCATGGTCACCTACTCGTACTGCCACAGCGACGGTTTCCCCCGCTCTGTCGGCAAGCTGCTCCTCTGCATGAGTTCCGAGCAGGCGGCGAGGGTCGCTGACTTCGGGGACATGCGCTGTGTCAGCCTGGTGCCGCCCTACAGTCCCAAGCCCCTCGCTGGTTGCGCTGATCCCAGCGTGATCGTCGACTGCGTCCAGGACTACGAAGACGACATCGGTGCGGGTCCTGTTGACTACGCCTACCTGCTGACCGCCGAGGGCAGCTGGATGGTGTTCTCCTGCTTCGGTGACGACAGCGGCGTCTGGCGCAGCCTCAAGGGCGTCCTGAACCAGGAAGCGCAAGCGCGGGTGCAAGACACGAGCGAACCGGGTTATACTGGTTCCACTGGAGGCAACCACCCCATGAAGACCAACGAGATCACCGGCTACGTCGTCATCAATGAGATCGGCGAGTACTTCGTCGACACCGATGCCAACGGCAACAACTTCACCACCAGCGTCGCGCCCAAGCCCGTCCCCCGCGGTGACTGCTTCCGGCGCCTGGCGGCCTTCCTCGACTCGAACCCCGACGTCGAGCACGGTCACTTCATCGTCGACCCGGTGTACCGGGAGATGACCCCGACGGAGTCGACGGCTCACGAGCTCGGCGGCCTCCTCGACAGCCTGTGCAAGCGCCACGGCCTCGACCTCGGCATGGACCGCGCCAAGATGGACACCATCCTGGCCAAGGAGCTGGAGGCGCTCAAGGACGGGCGCATCGCCTCGCTCCTCGGCATCGGTCGCTGACGGCTTCCCACCCGGAGGGCCCGGATCCCTTGAGACGGGGGTCCGGGCTTTCCGCGTTGGAGGAACCAAGATGGCGAACACCAGCGTCCCCGGCGTCGACCTCACCAACAAGAAAGTCATCCTCGACCCCCGCTACTACAAGGGGACTGACGAGGAACGCACCTTCATGTGCACCGGCGGCTTCGGCTGCGTCCCCAGCTGCATCGGCCGCGCGTGCCTGGGTTACTTCGTCAGCGATGGCGAGAAAGCGCGTGTCAACCGCGAGGAGATCCTGTGCCTGGCACCCGGTGAAACTCGCTAGCGTTCCGTGGTAAGGTCTGGTCATGCCTGTCAAGTATAAGCGCCTGGCCGAGAGCGAGTTCACCGCGCGGTACCCCGACGAGGCGCAGGCGATGGATGACGAGATCGACCTGGGCAGCATGCAGTTCCCCGACAAGCCGTGGGGCGAGGTGAAGACCCCCGGCGGCTGGGTGCCGTGCCTCATCACTCGCCTGGTCCGCGACGGCAACACTCAGCCCACCGATCAGCCCGGGTACTTCTTCGACATTGACGACGGTTGGATGCCGTGCCCGGCTTCACTGACGTACGAAGAGCTCTGAGAGAGCGCAGGCGCGGGTGCAAGCTCGCGAGGGATCGTGGTAGTGTAGCAACATGGACACACCCCTGACCATCAACGCTGCGACCGAGTCGATCCGGCACTGGGCGTTCAGCGACAGCCTCGTCCACATCCTGCCCGCTGACATCAGCGAGGCGCTCCAGCTCGACTATGAGATCGCGGAGCGCTACCCGACCGAGAAAGAGTGCGAGGAGCTGGTGTGTGGTGGCGACGAGGGGCAGGTGCCGGAAGAGTTGCAGGGCCTGTTCCCCAACACTGACGCGCTGCTCGCTTCCCACTGGGAGTGACAGAACCGGCGCGAGCGTGGTAGACTGGGACCATGGCAAACAGGCTCCCCTCCAAGTCGCTCGAAGGCAAACGGATCATGTTCCAGCTCTGTCCCCATTGCAAACGTGGGGACATTGGCACCATCACCAAGGTGGACACCACGAGCGGCGACGTGACCGTCGAGCTCGCGAACGGGACCAGCATCACCGTCAACTGGGAGAAGGGCGATCGCTGGGCCATCGTCGTCACCGCCAAGCCCTACAGCTACGCATGAGCGCCCGACCCGACCTCCACGACAAGCGGTTCATGGCTGTCGTCATCGTCACCGAGCCGAGGTTCCACACGCCCCTCATCACCTTCCTCCGGCAGACGTTCGGGGAAGACGCCGCTCACTCAGCTTTCGGCTACGGTTACAGGCAGTACGAGGCCATCGCCGTCGCTGCCAAACCCATCCAGGTGTTGGCGAAGGTCGGCGACCGCAACGGCGTCAAGAGCGTCCGTTCGTTCCGCATCTAGTGTAACTCGGTCACGATCTGAGGTACATTCTGCTCATGGACAACATCATCGCCAAGTTCGTCGCCGCAGCGATCATCCAGGTCCAGCTCGACGTTGTCGAGCGCTACCGTCGTGGGCAGAAGGGCAAGATGACCATCGCCATGACGACGAAGGACGACCGGTTCATGGACCTCACCGAGCGGGCGATCTGTCGCCTCGGCTTTGCCAACGAGGACTTCCCGCCCATGCCGGAGTTCGATCACACCTTCACCACGGTGCCCTGCGACATCGAAGAGGTGACGGCGCGGGAGGACAAAGCCAGGCTGGACGCAGAGCGTGCGCGCGTGGGCCTGCCCGCGGCGCCTCCCTGGTCGCTGTGAAAGATCGTGGCGACTGTGGTAGAGTCGCCCTATCAGGAGGCACCACCCCATGGCCAAGAAGACCACGCTGACGATCAACCAAGCCGACGAGCTCGAAGAGATGCTCGGTGACGCTGCCAATCCCGGAAACTGCTTCGGCGACCCCAGGCGTGACATCAAGGACCTCCTCCGAGAGGTCGCTTGTCCGAAGGACGTCGTCGCCGGCCTCATCCGGAGTGTCGAGTCCATCCAGGAAGACATCCGCGTCCTCGAACAGGACATGAACCGAGGCAACGCCGAGACGGTCGTCGAGGGCTACCAACGCCTCGACCAGTACCTGGGCAAGCGCTTCAACGTGACAGGGATGCGCAAGAAGATCTACTACTGGTCGGTGGGATCGTGAAGCGCGGCCGGCTCGAGTTCGATGCCCACAACGGGATGTATTTCTGTGCTGAACCCCCGCCGCCGAAAGGCGGGTTCTGCAAGTGTAGGGCCTCCGACTGCACAAACCCACACTCCGAGGCGGATCTCGCTGACGACGGTCCCAGTCACGAGCTGAAGTGGCGATCCACGCCTGCCGCGTTTGCCAAGGAGCTGCGCAAAGCAGCGGATTGGCTCGAGAAACACGCTGACAACCCGATGATCCGCGTGGACATCGATTGACGGGAGTGAAAACTCACGGGTGATCGTGGTAGATTCAGTCTACACCGGAGAGAAACCATGAGCGTCGACCGCAGCGCAGAACTCGTCATCGGTTATGTCATCCCGCTACAGAGCTTCTTCCAGAAGCTGTTGCAGCGTCACCCGCAGAAGTCGCACAAGGAAGACAGGTTCGACCCCAAGACCGGCAAGAAGTTCGAGATCCCCGAGGTGGTGATCGACGAAGAGGAGTCATACGACGTCGTCATCTGCGGCAAGACGTACGAGGGACCGTGCGCTGACGGCTTCGACCCCGAGAACTGGTGCCCCGAGGACTGGATCATCGAGGCGCTCCAGGAGGCGCTGGATTGCTCCGTCCAGGTGATCGGTGACTTCTACAACGGCTGCGGCATCTACGTCTGCCTCGAGTCGCTGAAGGTCTCGACCAAGGACGAGTTCGCCTCGCTCAAGGACATCACCAAGCACGCGAGTGACATCGAACGCATCGGCAAGGCGTGCAAGCGCTTGCTGAAGGTCGATCCCGGGAAGCCGGGAGCCCACGCGGTCATGTTCACCATGTAGGGTGTGGAACGCAACACGGAGGTCACCATGGTCTAGGACTTGCATCACCAGCGTTGACGAGGAACTCGACCCACCTGAGAGTAGAGACACCCACAACGAGAAAGATCATCGATGCGATCCTTTGACGGAGGCTACACGGAACGGGCAGCGCGGAGCGCGCAGACCTAGTCGGGAATACCCAAACTGTACGCTGCGGGGACTTCGGTCCCCGTCGGCGTTTAAGTGTAACTCACTACTGATCTGTGGTACACTGCTTCTATGGTCAACGGCAAGCAGATGGTCGCAGCGTTGAAGGACGTCCCACTCAACTCCACCGTCTTCGTCTCCTACCTCGCGGGCAGGCGTCCCGGCCCACAGGCACGGCAGGAAGCCGCTCGTTCGGTGAGCGAGGGTATCAACCCTCGCCACTTCACCGGAAAGTTCAGGGGCATCTACTTCACCCAGAAGTGGAAGGAGCCCGTCCTCACCCTGTGGGTCGAGGAGCGAGACAGCGACGGCAAGCGCGGCGCGTTCCGCGCCTTCAATCCGCAGCTCGGTCGCATGCTGACGCTGGAAGTCGTCGAGAGACGGTGAAAGATCACGCCAGTCGTGGTAGACTGGTCTGACTGGAGGACACATGAAGCGTCTCACCCGCTCGGCCGTCAAAGACATCGTCTGGACAGTGTACGAAGCGTACCGACACGATGACGAAGTCACAGTCCGGAGTGTGGAATACGAACTCCCAGAGTGGGGGTCGTACCTGGACAAGAAGGACGAAGAGAAGAACCGTCAGGTCGTCAAGGACCAGGTGGTGAAGATCTTCAACGTCACCCCCGAGGTCGCCGAGAGCGTCCTCAACTCGATGACCCATCTCCGGGAGTGTGGGGAGGAAGATTCTCCTCGTGTCGTCAACGAGGAGATCAAGGACTGGACGGGTGTCCTCTACCTCGCCCAGAACAAGAAGACCGACCCCGTCAAGTTGGGGACCCTCCGGTCGACCCTCGAGAAGATGTTCGACGAGATGTCCAAGGGTCTCTTCGATCGTCACCCCGACTACAAGGACACCGACGACCCGAACTGGAAGATCGTCCTCCGGATGATGAACGAGGAGAAGGAGTGGGAGAAGACCCAGACCGAGGTCCTCGTCGGGATGGGTGTTCCGAAGTCGGAGTGTCATTGTCTCCTCCACTACGGGAGGATCTCGAGACTCGACGACCAGTACAAGGAGTCCCGTCTGGAGGTGTACAACCGACTCATCTCGGAGAACCACATCTTCCTGAAGTAAAGATCATCACACGGTCCCCGGTGAAAGATCATCGGGGACCGTGGTACATTCGAGACATGGACACCACCCCCGCTAAGAAGTCGCCCGTCGTCATCGGTTCTCTCAGCGCCCACATCACCGGAGACTTCCGGTACAACGACTCCCTCAAGGTGGAGTGGGACCCGAACAACGACACGGTGCGGGTCCGCGTCTTCACCACCGGCGCAGTGGGAGGCATGGACTCCGGACGCTCCGATTCCTACGAGCCCCGCGCTGAGTTCGATCGCTCGACTGGCCAGCAGCCCACTGCCAAGGACGTGATGGCCCTTGTCAAGAGCGCCATTGCCAACAGTAAGTTCCTCTTCCAGCGGTACGGAAAGCCCACCAAGAACTTCCGTTGGTACCCCAACACCACCGGCCTCAGCAACAAGCTGTGCGCTGGTGCTCTCGCTTGGGCTCGCGAGACACAGTGAAAGATCATGGTGACTGTGGTAGGATGCTACCATGAACATGTCACATGACGTCACAGAGCTGACGGATGAGCAGGTCGATCGCCTGTTCGAGCACAAGGCGGTCGCACGGTACCTCAAGAAAGAGGTGAAGTTCACCGGGTCGCGGCGTGACGCCATTCTCAACGCCTGTTGCGTCACCAGCCGTAACGGCAAGCTGACGATCGAGGACCTGGATTGCACTGTCTTCAGCTACGAGTGGGTCCCGTCATTGCGCCGGTGGCAGTGAAAGATCACGTTGGTCGTGGTAGATTAGGACCATGGCAACGATCTTCACCATCGAGCTCCCGAAGGAGCAGAAGCGCAACCCGCTCGGCGCGTTCCAGGAGCGGAAGCAGGTGATGCGTGACCGGCGAGACCGGCGCGCCAAGGACGCTCGCAAGAGCTGGAAGAGGGAGGAATACTGACATGAGGTTCGGAGTCACCCTTCACACCAATGGCAAGGGCTTTTGGTCACGCGAAGCCCGCGAGGTCCGCGTCACCCGGATCAGCTGCAGGAACGAGTACTACCAGCCCGACATCAAGTGCGCTGAGCTCCGCGTCTACTTCACCAAGGGCACGTGGGACATCGCCAAGCACGGGCTCATCTACTCCGACCCGCGCTTCCTCCGGGAGCTCAGGGCAGCTCTCAAGGCCGCGGGCCTGAAGGGGCACGTCGACTACACCGAGCAGGGAATGCAGGGAAGGGACTACGTGTCCTTTGATGTGTCCCTCAGGTTCGTCAGCCAGCTGAAGGCACGCACCCACCGCTGGTGAACTGTGCAACATCCCCTCAGATCAAGGTAGACTGCAGATCATGAGAGCACCCGACACTGACAACCTCTCGGTCCTCAGCACCCACTTCTTCCAGTGGGAGCGACGAGCGAAGGCTGGCACTTGGTACTGGTACTACGGCACCGCCGAAGCCAGCCAGTTCAACCAGCACAACGGCTTGCTGTCCAGCATGCTGAACACTCGCATCTGGAAAGACGCTGCTGACGTCGGCTTCATCGTCGCTGGCCGGACGGGCGAACGTCGCCTGTTTACCCTGTCACAGGTCTCGACCACCGATGACCATGAAATCTCTTCATGGCGCTTCGAGCAGGCAGATCCCAACTGCGAACCCGGCTGCACCATCATCATCTACAACGACTGAACTGTGCAATACTGCGTAGTTCAGTGGTACAACAGTCAAGTCACCCCAACCAACCCCAACAAAACGAAAACGGAGAAGAAGCCATGTCGATGAAGTCCGCCAACGCCCCCCGCCGCGTCTACAGCCGCAACAACGTCCTCCATGTCCTCTTCGCCGGCGAGCACTTCGGCACCAAGGCCGACAGCAAGATCATCGCCAGCGAGACGAACCTCGTCAAGATCGTCGGCAACGGCGACGGCACCATCACCGTCACCCAGCGCAAGCCGGGCAAGGCCGGTGTCTCCGAGACCTGGGGCAAGGTCAAGGTGCCCTGCAACGCTCGGGCCTGAACCTGCACGCCGATGGCGTCACCATGGTCCCAGTCGTCAAAGGCTGGGACCATGTTCGTTTCAGTGAAAGATCGCGGTGACTTTGGATAGACTACCATCATGGTCGCCAACTCTCGCAAGCTGACCCGGAACCTGCAGGCGTACATCCGCACCCACGTCACGATGAGCTCGTGCTACGAGCTGTCGGACACCAAGCGGGATGGGACGGTGTTCGTCAGGTTCCGCTCCTCTGAGGAGACGGACAGCGACACGCTGAGCTCGCTATTCTCGTTTGCGTTGCTCAACGACAACAAGTTCTTCTCACAGGTCGACGACCGGACGTTCCGGGTGCCCCTCAACCAATTCGGAGGATGAGATGAAAGACGATACCATCGTGGTCGTGGCGGTCATCGAGACGGTGACCTCGAAGGACGAGCAGGGGTCCAACGGCATTCGGTCCCGGACCTCGACCCAAGCCTACAACGACGGCTGGGAACGGATCTTCAACAAGCCCAACGCTCCCGCCCCGCGCCCCGAAGACCTCAACTGACGATGCAAGTCGCTGCAGATCAATGGTAGGTTAGTGTCATGGCAAGACGACCAAACTTCCCCTCAACCAACACCAACCCGATCGCTCGACCCCGCCCGCGGAACGATGTGGACTTTCTCTACCTCAACCCGCGTCCGGCGCTGTCTATCGTCAACAAGGGTGGCAGGCAGCTGGGCAACTGCTATAACGCCTCGTACTATGAGGTGGCTTCGCTCAAGCCCCTGTCGCTGAAGCAGCTGTGGTTGCTCCGCGACATCGGATACCTCGGCTATGGCCAAGAGTTCAAGGCCTGCCAGGTCATCAACGGGATGGAGACGCCGGTCCCCGAGGAGTTTGCTGACTACGGGAAACCGGGACCCAAAACAACGGACACCAAGCCATCTGGGCTCGACAAGATCGAGTGTCAGATGTTCAATCGCTTCACCCAGGAGCCCATCCCCGGTGCGGCGATCAACCCGTACAGCGGCTTGCCTTACGAGCCGATCGAGACGCCTTACTACGTCTACCGGTGCGAGAGCCGGGTCGACTCTTCCGACTGAGTGAAAGATCGGGGACATTCCTGGTAGAGTCTGATCATGCTCAACACCACCTGGTCCACCCACCCCGTCATCACCTGCATCCTCGCCTGGGTTGCCCTGGAGTTCATGGCCTACGTGGTCATCTCCGTCTGCATCGCCTGGCGCCCGCTCCGCCACGCTTTCGCCTGGCCTCGCCGGGCCATCCGGATGGGACGCTTCTCGGTCTAAGGCTGTAGACCCGCGGTGGGTCGGATTTCACATCCGGCCCATTCGCGTTTCCAGTGCAAGTCGCTGCAGAACAGGAGTATGATACGACTCATGAGCAAGGAATCCAACGGGGTCTACAACCGACACGTCAAGCGTGGTGAGACAGTCGTCCTCCTGCGCAACAAGCACGACGTCTGGATCCGTCGGACGGCGGAGGATGTCAAGGCGATCCACGATGCGAACGCAGCCGCGGGTCGTTGGTGTGACGACGGGGGCGAGCCCATCATGGTCGGCCCGTGGAAGGGATGGCCGGATGGCGTCCCCCAGCTGACCCTGGTCGTCACTTCCTGTCGCGGACAGTGGGCAGGCTGGCACCGGAAGCCGAAGGGCCTCAGGACCGGCTTCTGTGCGAAGCTGAACTGCCAGGTCTTGTTCAGGTCGATTTGATCGAGCGGACGATCGCCACGACGTGGAGGATAGTGAATCGTATCCTCACGTCGTGGTAGGGTAGGATCATGATGAATCCCACCGCGATCAACCTCTGGGTCACTAGCACTGCGATCGGCTTCTGCGTCAACGACGCGCACGGCGCAGCACTCGGCCTCGCCATCTCGTCGGGAGTCTCCTTCGTCCTCAGCCTCTTCATCAAGTGAAGAGCCACTAGGCTGAAATGGAAGCCTGGCGCTTGCCTTGCTTCTTGCGGCGACCCTGCACCGGGACAGAGCCCTCGTGCCACGTCTCGGTGACGTTCTTGCCCGCGACACGCTGGGTGACACCGACCCGGTGCTTGCCCCCGCTCTTGTCAAGGACCTCGATCTTCGAGACCTCGCGCTCGGGGTCGATCCTGCTCGCTTTCGGGGCCCTGAAGTAGATGCCCTGGAAGCAGACGTGGGTGACACCGTTGCGGGTGTAGACCTTGCGCGGAGCGCCCTGTGCACGCATCATGTTGCGTTTGTCCTTTCTGAGCTACGGTTTCAGACCTACGCGGCCGAGCCAACAGGGCACGATGCGTAAGACGTTGGGAGATGGGATCGGATCGCCTTTCCAATCCGGTCCCTTCAGTTGTTGCTTGAGCTGGGCCAAGGCGTCGCCTCGGTCCCGGGCAGTACACTCGAAGCGTTGCTCCGTTCCCTTGCCTAGGGTGTAGCACACGGTGTACCGGGTTGCTTCGCTGATTCGTCGGCCCATGGCTGCATGGTACCCAATTCGGGTATGAACTTGCACCCAGAGCCAGCTCAACCTACCTTCTTGCCCCTGACGTAGCGGTAGCCGCCATGGGAGGGCTGAACCTTGGGCTGCGTGCCAGACTTGGTCCTCGTCGGTTGCCTTTCACCCTCCAGTGGCCCCTGAAGGGCCGGTGCGAGGGAGGGGGACGGGACCATCCACCGGTCGCGGCCGTTTGCAGCCACGTCCCGGACGAGGGCGTCGAGGAAGTCCTTCTCGGTCCAGCCAGCCTCGACGAGCAGGTCAGCGAGCATCTTCTGGATATGAGCGTTGTTCTCGTTGACCAGCTCTCGCATCCGAGAGCGAGCGGTCCTTAGGACGATCGGTGTTTCCCACCTTTCTGGGTTGGGTGGACTCTGAGAAAGCCTTTTCGGGGGCTTGTGACTCGCGGTTGTCTTGGGTTCCATGGTCACGAGATGTACCATAACATCACACAACTTGCACTTTTCGCCTATGAAACGGTTGTGGTGCAAAACTGACTCACTCAAAGTGAAACAGCACAGGCTGTCATAGTAAAGTCAACTCAGATGGCACGGTGATGTGCCAAAGAGACAATGTCACCCTGGGCATACGCGAGCCGGGCTGTTCCTGCTCCCGTGTCTCCGGGGTGAAAAGGAGAATCACATCATGAGCGAGAAGAAGGGAACTGCCCCGATGACCGACGAAGCGGTCACGGAGCTTGACAAGGCGCTGGCCAAGGCGAAGAACCGCCGGGCGGCATCGACGGGAACGACGGCGACCGAGAAGCCCGCGAAGGCTCCGAAGGCCGAGAAGGAGCCCTCGGCTCCCAAGCGTCCCCGCCTCACCGACGAGCAGAAGGCCGCCCGGGAGACCGAGAAGCAGGCTGCTCGCACCGCACGGAAGGCCGAGCGGGACGCAGCGCGGCAGGCGAAGAAGGCGGCGAAGGACGCCTCCAAGCAGCCGGCTCACATGCGCAAGGTCGCGAAGGCCGCGGAGAAGCTCGGACCCCTCGGCAACGAGGCCCTCGAGCTGCTCTTCAGCGAGATCACGGCCAACTACACCGCAGCCCAGGTGGCGAAGCTGTCCGCACACCTCCAGCACTTCAACCGCGTCAAGGCGACCGAGCGCGCCCTGACCCAGCGCATCGAGGCGGGACAGCAGGTCCGCATCGTCGGCGGCGACTCCCGCTTCATCGGCCAGGTCGGCACCGTGTCCAAGGCGCAGCGCATCCGCTGCTACGTCGAGGTCGAGGGCTCCAAGAAGCCCGTCTACCTCTTCACCTCGGACGTCGAGCCGGTCACCGCTGCGGCGACGGCTGCAGCGAGCTGAGCGAAAACAAACCGCACCGGCTCGGGGCTCACAAGGCTCCGGGCTTGTTGCGTTTGCGCGAGCGCGCGGGCCGCTCGCGAGGGACTTGTGCAAGTCCGACCCGAGTTGGGGTAGACTGGTAACATGAGACACACAGTCGCCATCACGGCTCTCTTCCTCGTCGCCTGCGGCGGCAGCGCTTTCTCGGGCCCTGAGAACGTCCCGCCCCTCAACAAGCCGATCGCCCAGCCGATGGGTGAAGCTGGGTTCGCTGGAGATGACGCAGGTGACCCGCCCGTTCCCGACGCGACGCCCGTCCCCGAAGCCTCAGCGGTCGTCCCCGACGCGGGGCTCACCGACAGCCCCAAGCTCACCAAGCAGGACGTCGAGGCAGGTTCCACTGTCGACGCTGGGACCGACGCTCCCAGTGACCCCGACGCTGGGTCTGACCCTGACGTGGTGACTGCTGACGTCGTGGTTGCCGCGGACGCCGCGCCCGAAGCTGCGGCGGGTCCCAACACTTACTCGTACACCTTCGACATCCCGGGCATGGACATCGCGTTCGGCGACACCGTCCCGGGCAAGTTCGTCGTCAACGGCACCTGTGGGGGCGAGGTCCGCATCGACTACTACCAACGTTACAGCAGCGCAACCCCGACCGCGACGGGTCTCGCTGCCAGCGGCTCCGATGTCAACATCTGCTTGGGACTGGGCAGCGCTTGTTCCAGCTACTTCGATGTCAAGTGCACCAACGGGGTTGTTTCGGTGACGGGGTCGTCGGTCCCCAACACGGGTGGCTTCTGTCCCACCGACACCACGGGAATGCCCATTCCTTGTGAAATCTGCTCGGACCGGTGAAAGCCAAGCGCAGATCAGTGTAGACTGGTCTCATGGCAACCAACGAGCACGTCACCATCGACACCGGCTTCACCGTCCTCCGCAGCGGCATCTCCTTCCGTGACCCCAGCGAGGCCTCGTGCACCAAGTACGTGGTGCTGGACAAGGCAGAGTGCGAGGCGGAGCTGCTCCGCACGATCGGTCCCCGCGCACAGGACGACGACTACGACCTGGCACACGTCCTCACCGGCTGGGACCGTCACTACGGTGGCCCAGGTCGCTCCTTCTCGGAGGAGCCAAAGGTCCAAGTCTTCGGCACCAAGGTGTTGGTGACGCAGTACTGCGGCCTCGACGTGTGAAAGGATCGCGCAGATCCTGGTATAACATGACCATGGAGGTGAGGTGATGCCCGGACCGAGTTTCACTGCTGAGGTCGAGGAAGCGATCAACAACACCATGTCCCCGATCGCTGGGTCACTCCACGATGGGCTGTACCAGCTCCAGATGCTCGAGGATGCACTGGAGAAGGCGTTGAAGGAGGTCCAGATCAGGAAGGCGGTGATGGAGAAGGCCGTCTCCGACTTCGGCACGCCCTGAGTGCAAAACCGCCCGCAGATCAAGATAGGATTGCTGACATGGACGCCAAAGAGTTCAAGAAGCTACTCAAGGACATCAAGTTCCCGGGCGGCGCTGGCACCCGGGTCACTGCCACGTCGGCTGACTGGGAGAAACGCCACGGTCACGCGGGCGCGCGGGTGCTCGCTCGGGTGTCAGCCAATGCTCGTGCCCACGGCTTCAGCATCAGCCACGCGTCGGTCGGCACCGACCCGACGGGAGATCGCGTGTCGCGGGGTGCCGACCTGACCAAGACGCTCCCCGATGGCACCGTCATCGAGCTGCTGCTCGGCTCGTACTACGGGCAGACGGCGTACGAGAACTCCTTCAGCATCCACGTCAGGGTGAAAGCCTGACGCAGATCAAGGTAGAGTTGCTACATGCTCTACCTCGTCTTGACAGGCTGGTTGCTGTTGGAGTTCATCGGCATCGTCGCTTGGAAGCGCTTCCTCTCCACGCGGTGAAAGCACCGCACAGATCGGAGTAGAGTGGAGTCATGGACATAACATGGAACGTGATCGAGGTCCTCGAGGGCACGCACGCTGGGCGGGTCGCGGTGGTCCCCTGTCGCAAGCCCGGTTTCAAGCTGGCGCTGCGGAAGGCGCACTACCGGCTCTGCAACACCTCGTTCGAGTTCGCTGACGGCTTCGCCAGCGGTCTCGTCTCTCAGAAGCGCGCAACGCGGACCCTCATCCCCGGAAAGGCGGTGCCAGCGTGACCAAGAAGTACGAGCTCGAGTATGACGATGCGACCATCGGGCACCCCGAGCTGGGGATGATGACCCGGGACGACCGCATCTTCACGGGCGCCGACGGCTACGACGCCGAACAGGAAGACGAAGCGTACCAGCGTTTCCTGAAGCAGAAGGGCATCAACGCCCGCGTGGTCGAGGGCACCGCCTACGTCGACGGGTGAAAGGATCGCGCAGATCCTGGTAGAGTCTTGTCATGGACAACAGATTCTCTCCCGAAGACACCGTCATTCTCGACCGCACAACGGGACGCTCGGTCGACATCGACCCACCCGTTAGCGCTGCGCAAAAGCGCGGTGGCGACACCTTCGTCACCCGGGTGTTGCCCTACCCGAGCGGCACGTCGTCACAGTCTGACTCCGACATGGAAGCCAACGGTTGGATGCGGGTGTGGGCGTCCGTCACAACGGAGGGCGTCTTTGCTGTTTACACGAAGCGCCGCACTTGGTGAAAGCGCCGCGCAGATCGTGGTAGACTGACACCATGGACACCAACCTGATACAGGTCGCCCAGGCGATGATCGACGCGTGCGAGCTCGCGGCGCCGATGGACCCGTTCATTGACTCGCTGGACGCCCACCCGAACGCGGTGGTTGACCTGACCGCCCCCGGAACGCCCACCACGTGCGAGTTCACCATGCGCAAGGACATCGACCAGAAGGGCACCGGCGCCCCGAAGGGGCACATCATCTACACCGTCGCCATCAAGGCGGAGTACGTGAAGTACGACGACGAGTGAAAGACCAACGCAGATCATGGTAGGATGCTGACATGGACACTTGCACCAAGCACCGCTTTCCCAGGTCAGCCATGGTCGAGTCCCTTCGCTCTCGAGGCGGGCTCATCATCCACGTCTGCAACAACTGCAACGCTGTCCAGGTCACCCAGCGCCTTGACGTCCCCGACGGGACCGGTGGTTGGTCTGAAGTGACCCAGACCACTGTCGTCGGTGAGCCGTCGCAGGACGGGACGGGTGCTGACAGCGTCGTCCGCTACGACAAGCGCGGCAACGTCGTCACGGAGTGAAAGGTCAGCGCAGATCAGGATAGACTGGGGTCATGAACCCTGGCATCGCGCTCTTCTTCATCTGTGTCGGCGTCGTCTCCATCTTCACGCAGATCAGTGAAAGCCGGAAGGGAAAGGAGGTACAGTAAGGTCATGGACATCGGAAGCTACGATTCTCGCCCCAACTGCGATGACATCGCCCGTGCCACCATCCTCTACAACGCGGGTGGGAGCACCGATGACCTCCGCAACGCCTTCCCGTCGATGACGGATGAGCAGCTGTGCCTGCTGTGGTGCGCGGCGACCACGTCATTCGTCGTCAACGACAAGATGTTCGGCGACAGCTGAACGCCTGAGCCCTCACGGGCTCGGCTCGTCGCTCCCGGCGGGGAAGAGCCGCTGGGCCGAAAGCTCCTTGCTCGGGAGCGAGTACGCCTGGTGCCCCACGGCGCGAGCCCAGTGACAACTGGGAGCGACGAGCTGAACCTGTGAAAGATCAGCGCAGATCGAGGTAGAGTCAGTCCATCAACGGAAAGGACACCACCCCATGAAATTCCACATCTTCTTCATCGCTGCGGTCATCGGTCTCTTCCTCGGCACTGGCATCGCCCTTGCTTCGCAGGGCACCGGCTCCCACGCCGACCCGAGCGTTCCCGTCCCGGCGCTGGAGGCTCCCACCAGCCTCGACATCCCGGCGGCACCCGAGGTCATCCAGGTCCACGAGTTCACCATCGTCGCCAGCGTCCCCCAGCACGCGGTCGCCAAGACCACCCGTCACTGGGTGTGTGGAGAGATGCAGGACCTGTACACCGGCGGGCGCGCGGCCACCTGCGAGTGGCGGTGAAAGTCAACGGGGAAGCGAGGTATAGTTTGGTCATGGACGCTACCACCGCCAAGCAACACCTCGCTTCCCTCACCGTCTCGGACATCATCAAGGCGTACAGCGGCAAGCCCGGCTGCGCCTGCGGCTGCAACGGCAAGTACTGCATCACCGCGGAGAACCGCAAGGAGGCAGAAGCGGAGACCGGATACGCCTACGACGACGAGGCGGTGAACCCGAAACAGGTGAAGCGGGTCCTCAAGCAGGTGCAGGCCCACGCTGCGATGACGGGCGATGGGCAGAAGTGCGAGGCCGACTTCGTCGAGGACGAGAACAAGGTGAAGAGCGACGTCTACTGGAGCATCGCCGACGACCTGCAGTACGTCACCTACCAGGCCCACGAGCGCCGCGTCTACACCGTCTACCTGACGGCAGCTGCCCGGCGAGCACGTGGTGTCACCGAGGGCTTCGGCCTGAAGCAGTGAAAGGTCAGGCGAGAACGAGGTAGGATTCGATCATGGTGCAGGACATCATCATGATCGACCACCCGTTCAGCCCGGCTGAGGCGAAGCGCAACGCCGAGCGTTGCATCGCCGCGTTGCGGCACCGTTTCCTGGACACCGAGTTCTTCGGCATCCCGGGTGACTCGCCCACCGCTTTCATGCTCAAGGCCGAAGCGGGAGCACGTGACGTGAAAGAGGAGCAGCTCTTCGCCCAGGGCTTCATGGCCTCGGTGAAACAGGCGTGCTACTGAGGGTAGAGTCTGGACATGCCGCGCTCCCCGCTCGCCGTTGACAACAAGAAGACGATGCTCGAGACGATCGCCGAGCGGGAGGTCCGTGAAGCCCAGGGCTTCGTGTTCTCGTTCGAGACACCGCGCTCACGCCTCGTCGAGGCAACGCTCAGAGCGGACGGGTATCGTCTGCGTGGAGACGACCGATGAAGATCAGGCTCAAGACGGGTTGGATGTGTCCCCGACGCGGGTGCTCGGTGAAAATCACCCGCAGATCCAGGTAGAGTGAGACCATGGCAAAGCGCAAGACCACCGAGCAGCTCATCGCAGAGCTCCGCCTCTTCAACCACAACGACGCAGCTGACAAGATCGAGCAGCTGACGTCGCAGGTCAAGCTCCAACAAGACGCGCTGGTGACTGCGGCAGACGAGTGCAGGCTGATGCGCCTCGACATCCAGGAGGCCGCGGGTCTCCGGGCGGGCCCGCGATGAGCGGCGCAGCCGACTTCATCGGCCTCAGCAAGAAGGGCGCCCAGAACCTCGCCGAAGCAAAGAACATGATCTTCCGGCTCGTCTCGGTCGACGGCGAGCCGATGCTCGGCTGGCCCGCAGACAGCGTCGCTGACCGCGTCAGCTGCGTTGTCGTCCAGAGCAAGGTCGTCGAAGCACGTCTCGGGTGAAAGTCGCTGATGAGCTGAGGTAGGATCGGGACATGGACGAGACGTGCTTCTTCCACGGCGTTATCGTCATGTTCGTTGCCATCTTCGTGATAGGGCTCTCCCTCGAACGGCTCGGTGACCGTCGAGAAAAGCGCCGGAGGAAGCTGATGGGGACCAAGCCGCAGTCGCAGAAGTCACTCCAGGACCAGCTTGATGAGCTCGATGGGCTCGCTGCGCAAGCCGGTCTCTACGATGCCCAGGACTGGGTGCGACAGGTCCGCGCGTCTTTCGGTGAAAACAGGCAACGACTCGTGGTAGATTCGGTTCATGACACTGAACGACCTGAAGGAGATGGTTGACGCCCTCGTGTCCGAGGGTCACGGTGACAAGGAACTGTCCATGGACACCGACCCGTCCGTCGCGTTTGACATCGAACTCATCCCACGTTCCGAGTACCAAGACGACTGGGGACCGTACATCGGGGTCCGGACCAACGACAACCACTGACCAACAAAACTCGTGCCCGATCTGTGAAAGGTCGGGCACGCGCGTGTTAGGATGCTGTCATGGACATCACCCTCAAGCGCCTCACCCCGGACCAAGCAGCGCGGCTCTTCCCCGGTTGCCTGACGGACGACGTCATGGAATCGGAGGAACAGAACAAGGTCGAGGAAGGCTACCACACCCTCTCGCTCTCCCCCGACGGCACGCGGTTGCTCTCCTCCTGCTATGAGATCAGCTTCATCTCATGGGCGGTCTGGGACCCGGGGATCCAGGACTGGCGTAACCTGGAGGACGCCGACTGGGACCTCTACTGGACGCTCCATGAGGCGGACAGCATCACCTACAACGACCGCCTCCCGGTGTAAGGTCACGGACGAAAGTGGTAGGTTGCCATCATGGCAACCATCACCTTCACTCACGCTCAGCTGCAGGAGCTACAGACCTTCATCCGTCGGGTCGAGGACAACGACGGCATCAACACCGACGGCATGTCGAACCCAGCCATCACCGCCCTCGTCGAGGCGCTCAACGCCGTCGACGACAGGGGACGCGTCCCCACCAACTACCATCCATTCCCGGACAATGGGTGAAAGACGATCGCAGATCCTGGTAGAGTCGACCCATGTCAAGGTCCAAACTCTTCGGCCAGTGCGAGCTCGTCGTCGGCAGCGTCTACGAGCTCAAGGACATCGTCGCGGCGGACGCCCACCGCCCCCGCCAGCACCAGCCGTGCAAGGTCCTTGCGGTCGAGGTCGGGAAAGACTCGGTGATCCGCGTCGGGGTGGCCTTCAAGGGCCCCCACGACACCTCCAAGCCCCACGAGGTCGACGCCCTGGGGTACGCCCTGGAAGTCTCCTCGTGGGTCTTCCCGTCGATGCTGCGGTAACGGGCCCATCCGGACAAAATAGCAACGAATCGCTCGGGACTGTGAAGGTCTCGGGCGACGCGTGTTATACTGGGCTCATGTGGAACAAAGAGCGGATCCAGCAGATGCTCCAGACGAATCCCCGCGCGGTCGAGCGTGCCATCGTGGCGATCTACGAGCGCCAGACCGCCGACGAGAAGGCGACCTCCCACACGCGGCACGACAACTCGGTCGGCTTCCGCAGCAACCACGCCAGCAAGGGCAGCTACTACGCCCGCTGGGTCAAGAGCGGCCGCCAGCTGACGGGCTTCCACCTCCAGAACGCCCGGACGATCGCGATGCAGTACCACCGCCAGCTGTGCGACATCGCCAACAGCAAGCAGCGAGAGGCGTTCTCGGCGCCCGTCACCACGCTGTCAGCCGAGCGCCTCGCCCAGGTCAACGCTGACGAGGACGTGCGGGAGGCTCGCAAGGCTGCGTTCGAGGACCACGACGTGACGCAGCCGCCTGCGGGGAGCTGGGCGAGCGTGGCTCGCATCATGGCAGCGGGAGACGACAGCGACTTCGACTGGGACGCCTGGAAGGACCAGATGAAAGAGGCCGACGTCGCCTGATAGGGTCAGCTCATGGACGAGCAGCACAGCATCTGGGACGCGTACATCCGGCGGGTCCCGTCGACCAAGACGGTCGAGGTCTTCGTCGGGATGGGTTACTTCTACCTCGCAGCCGGCGTCGGGGTCCTCCTCGCGCTGCGTTGCTGTCACTGATGGACGCCCTCCCGAAGTACGCCTGCACCTGCTGCGACGCGGAGCTCCAGATGTCGCAGACTGTCTTCCCACCGCACGCCTGGGGGATCCACCCGAGCCTCGCGATGTGTCGTCCATGCATGCGGACGTTCGTCAGGGAGTCGCTGTGGCTGACGCTGCTGCGTTGGCTCGCCGGGCAACCGACGTACTTCGTCGCTGGCGAGTGAACCCGATGGAAGAACGGGTGTAGAGTCAATTTCATGAAGATCATCATGGCAGGGAAGCAAGCGGGAGCGATCCAGCAGACGTGCCAGGACAGCACCTGCGAGGCAGTCGTCGAGCTGGAGCCCAGCGATTGCAGGCTCGAGCCCGACTGCCGCGACGGCGACGCGATCACCTGGCGCTGCCCGACGTGCCAGCGCGCCAACTGGGTCAACGTCGACCTGGTGCCGGGCGCGTTCGTCAGAGCTGTCCGCGATCACGGTTGAACGGGCCGGGGCGGCAGGGGGCCCCGTAGAAGGCCCACAGAAGGCCTAGGGGCCTGGCCCCAAGATGGGGTCGAGCGGGCCCCATGGCCCCCCGGCCCCCTGGCAACCTTTGCAGGCCATTGCCGGGGAGGCCCCCGCTTAGATCGCACACAAAAATCCCGGGACATTTCACGCTCGAATTTGGTCCCCCTGGTGATGCGCCACACCGCGGTCAGCCCCGGCAGTGAAACGGTGCGCCGCCCCCGTGTTACAGTGCTCCCATGGGTCACTCCTTCAAGCAGGTCCTCCCTGACGGGACCGCGCGGCGTCGCAGCATGTTGAGCTCGCCGCGGCGCAGCTCCCTCTACGTCCGTGCCCGGCCGTGGCCGCTCGGCCTGGCCTTCATCGCCGCGACGCTCATCGCCCTCCTCTGCTATCACAGGTGAGTCACATGGAAACCGCACGTAGGGCCCGCCACCTCCGGGAGGACCTCGCCCGTGCTGAGGCACGGATGCGCCAGACCCCCGCCGGCATCGAGTTTGACTTGCTGAAGCTCCGGGCCCACGTCGGTCCCTGGGCCCTCAGGGCCCTCAGGGCAGGGCAACCCCTCCATCGCTGGATGGGTGCCTCTCCTCACAACTGGTGGGTCGAGTCAAGGCGTGGCGTCCAGCTGTGGCACAACGACAGCACCCGTTGGGGCGACGTGCCCAGCCTGTTTCCGTTCGAACAGGTCTCTCACGATGGCTTCGAGACCCTGTTCGTGCTGGGGCCCCGTTACCGGTGAAAGTCTGGCGCGCCCTGTGGTAGGATGTACCCATGAGAGCGAAAGACCTCGCCAAGCTGTGCCTCCAGTGCCCCGACGCTGAGGTCGTCGTCACCGGGCCCGATCACTCGTACCGCCTCGCTGACGTCCGCCTCGCCGAGGCTGAGGAGCTCACCGAGGGTCGCCGGCGGTTCCTGTGCGAGTACCACGGCAAGCAGCACATGTCGGATCCCGAGAACGGCAAGCGCATCGACGTCCTGGTGGTGCGATGAGCGGCACCGTCATCGCTCGTGACAACGCGCTCAAGCGGTTGTTCTTTGTCCTGTCGCTCTTTTGCGGTCCCGGCCTGTTGTTGGTCGGTTCGTGGGTGTTCGCTCAGGACCATCGCCAATCCCCCGCCGGCGTCTACGCGGCGTGCTTCTTTGTCTGGTCAGCCCTCTCTTTCATCGTCGGCATCCTCGGCTCCACCGAGCGCGTCTGGCTCTGGAGCGAGTCTGAGGGCCGCTCTCTCCGGCAGAGGTGGCTGCTGGCTTCTTGGGCGCCCATCGTCTTCGTTGTCCAAGCTGTTGCCGGTGCCGGCAAGCTGCTGTGGCGGCTGGTCTGCTGGATCGCCACCGGCGACCCGGGGGTCGAGTGATGGAACCCATCTGGAGACGCTTCGTCTTCCTGTTCGGCGTCGCCGCGGGCCCGTTCGCGTGCCTGGGCACCCCGCTGTTCGTCGCGGTCCGCCTGGCCCAGCTCCACCGTGGTCCCAGCTGGGTGATGCCCTGCGTCTTCGCTTTCATCATCAGTTTCATCAGCTATGCCTTCTCGGGCATCGCTCTCGATCCCGGGGTCGGCTGGCGGCGTGCCAAGGGCTGGGGCTGGCGCAAGCGAGCGATGGCGGTGTCCTACTCGCCGGTGTTCTTCGCCGGGGTGCTCGTTTCCTTCGCCTGGGCCCAGCTGCAGCGCTTGGGTCGCTGGCTGCTCCACGGCGACCAACAGGAGGGGGCTCCCAGTGAGCCAACCAAGCTGGACTACTAGCGACGACCACACCCGGGTGCCCGAACCGCCCTGGGACGCCTGGTGCGTCTATGCCAACTGCTGGACCTGCCGGTGCTGCGGTGCCGCCGCGGGCTTCGGCACCCACAACGTCCTCTGCCGCTTCCACCCAGACAAGGAGAAGGAGGAGAGAGAGCCATGAAGACAGTGATGGTGACGGGTCACCTCGACCTGACCCCCGAGGAGTTCACCGAGCACTACGTTCCCAAGCTGGTGCAGGCCGCTGAGTGCGGTTACAGCTTCGTCGTCGGCGATGGACCGGGTTGCGATGACATGACCCAGCGGTGGTTCCACGCGACAGGCATCCATCCCAGCCGGGTCGTCGTCTACCACATGCTGGTCAAGCCCCGTTGCTACGTCGGGGAGTTCTCGACGTCGGGCGGCTACCTCACCGATGCCGAGCGAGACGAGGCGATGGCCCGTGCCTCTGACGCGACCGTCGGCTGGGTCCGGCAGGGCCGCCGCGAGCGTAACGGCAACGTCGCCAAGAACCTGGAACGTCGGGAGACAGTGAACCGCGAGCGCGCACGGGCGGTCCGCAGCGGGTTGCCACGGTACTACGTCAGCGAGTCGGAGCAGTTCCCGGTCTATGGGATCGAAGACCCGGTGCCGCGCCCGCCGCCCGAAGCGGCGGCGGGCTCGTCGGCATCCTTGCTCTACAAGCACTCCGTCCCGCTCCCTCCGTCGCTGGTGGAGCGTTACCGTGAGGCTTCGCGAGCTTACTGGGACATCCAACACGAGATCGCTGAATGGATGCGCAAGCAGGAACAGGACCCGGTCTGAAACCCGGGGACTTGGCCGTCTATACCCACAAGTTCTCGCGGCAGCTTTTCTCCAGCCTGGATGCTGACGCCTTTCGTTGTGGCAGGGTCATGCCCAATGACATGGTCCTTGTTGTCGCTGCAAGCCACGGTTACGTGATGTTGCTGACGTCCCGTACCCAGTTTGGTTGGGTTCCCTCTGCCGATCTTTATCAGGTCAACTGAGATGGACTTCGCGACCCACCGGTTGTCCGACGGGTTGTTTTCCGACCGACGCCACATCAGCCTTGAAGGTCCCCTCGCTCCGGGCACCCTGGTCATCTGGTACCCCGAGACGAGCGGTGTTATGCCCAGGTTCGGTGTCATCGTCGGTCTCGTTAACGCTGTTGTCCACATGATGTGGCAGCCCTGGACCAGTGATTCATCAGCGATAGGCCGGAGAGAGGTCCTCGGCCCGCCTGTGAAAAAGCGTCGTCACGAGAAGTAGGATCTCGCCATGGCTGACGACACTGTCATGTTGCCAGAGCGTGATGTTCCCTGTCCCCATTGCAACGGGACGGGCCACGTCCGGGTCCCCTCCGACGTCCTGACTGCCGAGTGCTATTTCTTCGGTTGCTGGGAGCGCAGCGGTCACTACCTCAGGTGTCCCAAGAACCCGCACATGCGGGAGCACGAGATCGAGCGACGGTTGCCCCCGTCGCTTCACGGCGGTCGCCTCGATGGTGGCTTCTGCCCTGGCTCCGTCCCCGGCGACCCGTACCGCCGGTCATGCGAAGAGGTCGAGGGTGAGGCCAAGCTGTCCCACGTTGGCGGTTGGACCGTCCTCGGCTGGTGGGACCGGACCGTTGACCCACGTAGCGCTTGCAACTCGAACGTCATCGTCCGTGGCACCCATTCGTTTGCAGCGATGCTGGAAGTCATCAAAGCCCAGGCTCCGAACCTGATCGATCGTCGCAAGGGCAAGCCCATTGTCCTTGTTGGTGTGAATTTGCCTCCCGTCGTGGGGTAGGATGGAGCTCAACATGGCGGTCAGCATCCAGTCGGACGACGGCAACGTCAAGATCAGGGTCGATGGCAAGTCAAGCGTCCGGGGCATCCGGGTCGGCGATAGCCTCATCGTCAACAACAGGGGTAACGTCGTCGGGATCAACGGCAAGTACTTTGGCACCAACCTCGACGGGCGTCGCTTCTGGGACAAGCCCCTGGGCGTGTTCACCGCTGCGGTCCTGATGGCCATCGGCATCGTCCTCGTTTTTGTCGCTCTTTCCGCGACCGCTAGGTCGTGCGAGGGTACCGCCCAGGGCGCCCAGTGCGACATCCTCAAGCACGCCGACGACCGGCACTTCTGCCGCGCCCTCACCTACTGCCTCAAGAGCGAGTGCGAGTTCATCGATGCCGGAGAGAAACGGCAAGAGTGCCGCATCCGTGAGTCAGCCGCCTGCGACAGGGACGAGTGATGACCACACAGGACACAGAACGTCTCAAGGTCGATGCGTACGAGTCGTCTCGGCGTCAGGCAGCAATCACCAAGCCTGACCTGTCAGCAGACCTCGCTTCGATGCGCATCGACCGCCGGGATGACATGCGGGTGATCCGGGCGGTGATCGCCGTCGCTGGCATCGGGATGTGTGTCATCCTTGTCTTCATGCTCGTTGCTGCGATCCACTTCGTCATCAAGGCCTGGTGATGCGTCCCGAGTTCAACCAACCCTTCAAGCTCGCGGTTGATATCGCGATCGCCTTTCTCATCACTGTCGCCATCCTCACGGTGCTCAAGTGAAGCCCGTCATCGACTACTTTTGCTGGCTGTTCTGGGGGACCCGGGACCTCGTCTGTGACTACCCGTACCTCACCCTCTTTTCCCTTTTCACCACGTTGTCCGTCGCCGTTGCCGCGCCTGACACAGCCATCGTCATCATCTTTGTCGCTTTCGGCACCCTGCTCGTCTTCTCGTGCCTCTTCGTCACCGGGGTTTTCAACCCGTTCCTGGAACGCCTCGGGCGCCTCATCACCCGTGGCTAACCGCGCCAAGGTCATCTTGCTCCTCGCGGCGTTGTTCGTTGTCGAGGCTGCCCTCTTCCACGCTTTCATGGCAAACGGTGGGCCGACCGAGCTGCAACAGTTGATGATGGAGTCGCAATGAACCTGTTTGACATCGACCCGCCCATCGCAGCCGTCATCGCTGCGTTCGTCGTCTGGCTGTTGCAGGGCACCGTGACCAGCGGTCCCACCAGGGCGCTCGTCTTCCTCGCCATCTTCAGTGGCCTTGTACTCGTTTCCCGCCTCGTTGTAAGGAGAAAGCTATGGTAAACTTCCCGGTCTTCTGTGCCGTCCTGTTCGGCACCCCTGTCATCGTCCTCGGTTGGTACTCGCTCATGACATGGACCAACCACTTTGCGCTGGTGTGGAGCTCCTTCGTCCGCGCCTGTGCCAATGTCCTGGCCACGATCGCTGTCATCCTGGCTCCCGTCGCCCGGCCCGTCTGGCGCCTCTGGTCTGCGGCATGTGACGTCGCCGATCGCCGCGTCTTTACCCCCTACGGGCGTTACGCTCCCGCTGCTTGTTTCGTCCTGCTGGCGCTCGTCTGCGCTTATGAGCTGGGCAATGGCTGAGCGCCCGACCCGAGAACAGTTCGCTGCCATCGTCAGCCGCGTCAAGGCTCACGCCTTGCGCAACATCGACCTCGCTGGCGCTCATGACCGCGAGCTCATCGCGAGCATCCGGACCGTCGATACCAAGCTCGCTGACCTCGTCCAAGCGGGCATCGACCACCGGCGTGAGATATCGGAGTCGATCCTCAGGTACATCAACGGCCGGCACCAGTGAACGTTGCTGGCCCACTGGGATAGGATCCGAGTCCATGGCAGGCGCTAAGAAGCTGTGCGGCACCCCGAACTGCAGCGAAGAAGCTGTCGTCTTTGAGCCCGTACACATGTGTGTTAGCTGCGCAAGAAAAAACCCGAAACCCTCAAAAACCCAACACGGAGCAACGAACGACGATGCCGAGCGACAGGACCCCCACCAAGCTGCGTGAGTCGCACTCACGCTCGCTGAAGACCAAGCACCGCAAGGGCGGCTACCCGGGCGAGAGCCTGAAGGACTTCGTCCGGCGACAGACCGACGACGAGACCCGCATCCAGCGTGAGGACTGGCTCCACAACAAGCGAGCCAACACCTCCAAGCCCCCGCGCGGCATCGGCCGCACCCGCTCCCGCGTCAAGTCGGGCGGTAACAAGGGCCAGGTCAAGAAGCTGGATGGCAAGTGATGCGTCCCGGCAAGAAGAAAGGGTCCCCCACCGAGCCGGCACCCCCGCGTGACAACGGGCTGCCTCCCAAGCCTGACGACCTCGACGCTGCGCAGAAGTCCCTGCAGGCGCAACTCGCGGGTGTCAACGTCATCACCGGTTTCGCCCTGGACGGTGGCTGGGGCCTGTTCGTCTTCACCAACGATGCCAAGCTGAAGGTGCCCGACAAGCATGCCGGGTACCGCGTCCATCGTCGTGGCGTCCCCCAAGCGGGACCCGCGAAGGTCCGGAGCAAGTGATGCGCGCTCTCGCCCTCATTTTCTTCACCGCGCTGGTGCCAGCCTGCGGCGTCACCGTCCAGTACCACCTTGCTGGGGGTGCGTCTGGGCAGATGCACTGTGTGGGCACCGTCCTGATAGTGCAGGACTCTGCCGGTGCAGTCCGTGTCGCCTGTCCCACTCCCTGAGTGCCATGGATGACCTTAGCACCAAGAAGAAGTCTGCTGGTCCTATCCCGTCTGAAAAAGAGATGGAGTCCTGGTTCGGCATGCTCGATGATGCCTCGAAGGCCGAGGTGATGAAGGCCAAGATCGCGGCTGACGCTGACGTGCAGAAAGCCGAGTACGCCTCAACCGAGTTCCAGCAGGGTGTTGTCATCTCCAAGATCGCCCGGTGGGCTGCTATCGTCCTGTGCTGTGCTATGTCAACTTGCGCTTCGACCTGCGTCGCTGACAAGTGGCAGCAGGTTGCAGTCGAACGCATCCATTACGAACACCCTGACCTTTCAAAAGCTTGTCCCACCGCTGTCGCACCCCTGGCTGCACCGTTGACTCCGGTTCCTACGATGGGCAAGTGATGTCCAGGGTGCGTCCGTGGAGTACGGTTTTTGATGCGAGCATCCGCTCGAAGGAGGATGAGACGATGGAAGGTGACGAGTACAAGCTGACGAAGGAGGATTTCCTCGAGAGCCTCCGTGACGCTGCACAGGACCTCGCTGACCCCGAGGGTGAGTTCAACACCATGGTCAGCGATTTCAAGGACGGTGCCGATGACGTCCGGCCGTTCGATCCGGTTATGGCCCAGAAGTTGATGACGATCGTCGAAGCTTTTGAAGGCTTGCGAGCTCATGTCGTCCAACGCACCGAGCTGATGACGGCCCCCACCGACCGGAGCAACTGATGCAGCCCCTCACCAAAGAAGAGTTGCAGTTCTTCGCCCGGATCTTCCGTGACATGCTGCCGTCGAGCATCTCTTTCAGCCTCGACGGTGCTGACGCCATGACGGCACAGCAGCTCGCTGATCGCATCCGCCCCCTCGACCGGGTCCTCGCTGACAAGGTCGTCGCGTGGGTCGAAGCTGCGACGGGCCTGCGCAAGCACGTGGCTGAACGTCTGGGAGAGAAGGAGAGCCCGCTCTCGTTCAACGAGGACACATGCCTGACGCGTCGGCCGCTGGCGGGTTTCACCACGTGCAAGGGCCTGCGTTTGTCGGAGAAGCCCTGATGGCCACGCGTTCCGGCGGGGGCGGCGTCGCCCAAGTGGGTCGCCTGCAGGAAGCCCGTCACTCACTCGAGCTGGAGCTCGGTTTCCCGGTCGCTGCATCGATCGGGTCTGACATGCGCTTGCTTGCGTATCCCGTCACCCCCGAGGACCGTGAGAAGCTCAAGGCTTACCCGAACTGGGCTGGCTTCGTCGTCGAAGCTCGAGAGACCCCCAAAGCCCTCTGAGTGAAAACGTAAGACCAGCTGTGGTACACTGTATTCATGGCCGCAACGAATAACTCGAGGGCACCTGAGAAGGCGAGAACGAGCGGCGTGCGGCCGGTCCCGCCTCCCCTGCCCGTCAGCCTCCGGCTCGAGTCCGAGCCCTGGAACTTCCTGTCGAAGTCCCTGGTCTTTGACCTCCGGATGCACCTGACCAATAGCGGTGATCGCGGCGACCTCAAGGACGACGGCGTCGGTGCGGGCTCGCTCTTTCGCGACCTCATCGACCAGTACAATGACGGGCTCCAGTCGGGCCAGGACTGGTGGGCTGTCACCGCGTGGCAGTCAAGCGATCGTCTCGAACCCATCGCATGGTGCTTGCTCCGGCCCGAGTCCAGCTGTGTCGTCCCCACGTTCAGGACGGGCATCTACACCCAAGCCCGGTGGCGCAACCGTGGCATCGGTCGCATCCTCATCAACGAGTCGATCCGGCTCGGTCACCGTCTGGGATACAGCCGCCTTGTCGCTTCACCCTGGAACCAACGCAGCGAGAGCTTCTTCGAGAGCGCGGGCTTCAGCACCATCGCACCTCGCTGCGGCGCGATGAGCGGCCTTGCTGAGTTCGACATCAACGATTGCCCGGACCGCCTGCCCTGGCGTTGCCGGCCGCCGACGGAGTGAACCATGTGGGACTGGGAAGACGCTAGCGACGCCACTGATGATGCGATCTTCTTTGGGCCCGGGGGTTGGCTCGGCCTCATCGTCGTCATCATCGTCGCGGCCATCAGCTATGGCGTAGCTTCGCACAACGAGACCGAGTGCAGCAAGATCGCGTGCCCGAACGGCCAGGTCAGCCAGCTGCTCAACCACCAGTGCATGTGCGCTGATCCCGCTCCGAGGCAACCATGACCAAACACCGACGTTTCAGGGTCACGATCGAGCTTGTCATCACCCAGCCACTGGAGGTGACTGACGTCAACGCCAGCATCAGCAAGTCGCTGGCGTGCTACCCGTCTGGGCAGGCTAGCTGGACAACGATCCCGCTCGATGCTCCGGCCCGTGAGGACTTCAAGACCGCGCTCTTCGGTGATACCCACCTGCAAGTGGGGAAGTCGTGACTCGGTATCGCACCGTCCGAGTCCCACACGAGAACGTGGCTGCCACGTGCGGCCCATGCAACGTCGATGGCTTGCAAGCTCTCCTCCGTCCCGGTGACCGGATCGTCAGCGTCTATCCCATCGCTTACGAGCTGGTTCCCAACGTCGGCCCGATCTCGAACCACATCCCTGTCGTGCTGGAAGCGCTTCTGGAGTTGCGTCACCCGTCGTGGGAGAAAGAGGGCATCGGGTGGGTCGCTGGCGACACTGCTGATGAGGTTGAGTCTCGACGTTTGGCTGGGATCAGGTTCATGAGCAGCATGTGAAGCTCCAGCATTGTCACGCTAACACGTTCGCTGTCTGTTACTATCACACGTTGTCCAATGGCACCGAGACGTGGGCAGCAAAGGGCCACGAGTGTTCCTACGACTGGGAGGGCCGGGCCTGGCGGGCTGACATGATCAAGCCCGGTGACTTCGTCAAGGTTCTCAGCATGGGTGACAACAACTCGTGCCTGTCACGTGGCAAGGGTTGCCGGCCCGATGGGATGGTGATCGCTGTCGTCGACAATGATTTCCTGATCCTATGGTCTGGCGATGCAAATGTTGCCCCCAATTTCGTATGATGGCAACATGGTATCACGCATCGACAAACAGCTTCGTGACCAACGCAGGTCTTTCGAGGCGTTGCTCCGTCCGTGGCACATCGGACCAATTCAGTTCACAGTTCTCGAAGATCTCGCACGGGTCTTTAACACACAGCGTGCTGACGCTCGTTTCCGTCACGCTGGTTTCCGCGGCGGCTGGACCCATGTCCATACAAATGATAGGGTCAGGCTTTCAACGATCCAGGGATTGATCCGTAAGGGCTACGTCCAGGCTTGTTGCACGGGCCATGATGGTTGTGATGACGTTCGGATCACTCCCATGGGTCTCAAATTGCTCGAAGTCATCAACGGATCGTGACATGAGTGATCGCAAAGAGATCGCCCGAAACTTTGCGTGGGCTTACCTGGTCGTGAAAGCGATCGTCGTCAGCCTGTGTCTGTTCTTCGCGTTCCAGTCTTGGAAAGCGAATGATGACCACCGTGCCCTGGGCGACCTCATCCACGGGGTCTGGTTCACCATCTCCACGCTTCTCGTCTACCGTTTCGGCAAGTTCAACGAGGTCATCCAATGATCGATCGAAAGACGCACCTCCGCATCGACTTCGTCATCCAGGAAGTTGCTGATGATGACACTCCCGCGAGCGAGCTGCGGCACATCTCCTTCGGTGATGATGTCCCCATCGTCCATGTCCGTGACTTCTTCCAACGCTGCATGGACGCGATGGGCCTGCTGTTCAAGACGGGCAACTGCGTCGTCTGCCTGGTCGATGCGGGTCCGAACAAGATCGGCCTGATCAAGGTCATCCGGGAGCTGACTGGACATGGTCTGAAGGACGCCAAGGACTTTGTCGAGGGACCGACCGGGACCGCGCTCTTCACCACGCGAGATCATTACTCGCTACAACATGCCATCCAGCAGATCAATGCCACGGGCGCCAAGGTCGAGGTCAGGTCCTACATCCCGGAGGGTGACCGTTACGGCCATGGTGGCATCAAGCTCCCGCCCCTCATGGAATATGTGAGGCCCGCATGAAACTGCCTCCCTGGTTCCGATACGCCGCCAACGCTGTCTGCGCCCCCATCATGGTCTGGGGGTTGCACGTCTTCAACCAGCACAACATGACGTGGTCGATCCCAGCGATGGTGTTGCTGGCAACCTTGACGTGGAACTTGACCGTGCTGTCATACCTTGTCGTCCCACGTGGGATCAAGGTGGTGAAGAACATCGTCATCACCGACGACGGTCCCAAGGAAGAGAAGTGAACGCGCTCGCTCGTTACCACCTGGTCTGGGCGCTGGTCCTGTCAACGATCACCAGCGTTGTCTTGGGCGTCACGCTCTACCATTGGTTTCGCTTGGGCCGCCCGCCCATCTACCATTTCTGGGCCCAGCAGATGATCGTCATGGCGGGTGTTTACTGCACCTGGGCACGTGTCAAAGCGTTCAACGCCGCGAGGAGATCATGATCACGTTACCGACATGGGCTGTCGTTCTCATCTGCATCGTTGGTGCCATCCTCATCATCGCGCTCATCATCGCTTTCTGGATGGCTTGGGAGTTCGGCAAGATGGCGATCGGTTTCATTGATGGGATCAGCGGCGCTTTGGGTGGGCCCAATGTCCTCCCAAGAGAAAAGAGAAAGTGAAACGTTTTAGGGTTGATTTCAGCATCAGGGAGACGGACGTCGCTGAGGGTGACGAGCCGCTGGGCATCCGTTTCGGTGATGAGATTGACATCAAAGACATCTTTGATTTCTTCAACCGTTGCCGTGATGCAGCGGTGACGCTGTTCAACGGCCGCAGCCCGAAAGACGAGAGAGCCGAGCTCACCAAGAAGCTTGAAGCCGAGGTCGAGAAGCTTCGCATCAAGACAGCCAAGCAACGGATGGCGATGGGCGCCGCAGCCAAGCCCGAACAGATCGACGACCCAAGAGATCTGATGCAGATTTGGAGTCGTGGCGAGATCAAAAAGCTCTTCTGATGGTTGTCTTCCCGGGTGACCTGGTCCAGCGTGGCTCGTTCATCAACTATGTCTACCGTTGGAGCGACTGCAACTATGAAGACGGCCTTGAGTTCACCGCCATGGTCACTCCGCTGTTATGGAATGACCCAAAGCTAACTGACACTCACTGGGCTGAAAAGGACGTTGGCATTGTCGTCTATTCAATAGATGACGAAGAAGCAGCGTGTTGCCTTGTCTTAGCGCCTGGCGCGGGCTTGGTTTGGGTGCCAACAGAGTGCTTGCAACGGATAGGTACCGTCAATGGGGTTCGGACGGTTCGTATCACTGGCAAGCGCTGTGTGCTTCGTGGCGGTGCTGTCTAACGGCTGCGGCGTGGAGTGGAGCAAACCGCCACTCGCGGTGCAACCTGAAGAACAGGGACACATCTACGTGTGTCTCGACCTACCTAACGCTTCCATTCCAGGCGCTCATGATGCCATAGACCAGTGGGACCGAGCTCTGCACCAGTGGCGCCACGTTGTGGCCGTAGACCACGGGCAACCCTGGAAAGACAGCTGCACCCTGTGGGTCCACGAAGCAATCGATGCACCCCAAGACAACGACGGGGTCAACGTTCCAAAGCCCCTGGCGTGGACGTCTACACTGGGCGGTTTCGAGATTTCGCTACGAAAAAACTGGTATGAGCAGGATGTCAGCGGCATCCTCCAACACGAGATGGGTCACGCTTTTGGAGCCCAACACGTCTACGGGACGCTGATGAACACGACCTGGTACCCACACGCGTTTGTCTGTCCTGACCGGACGACCGTTGCGCAAGTCGCAGCGTGGAACCGGATCAATCTTGACGAGTTGTCCTACTGTTACTGAGTGCAAAGGCTGCGATGGCGTGCTTACAATCCGAGCATGGCCAAAGTTGCTCCTTTCGCTGATTGCGTTGACGTCCATGCTAAGCTCATGCTTGCTGCGGTCAAGTTGGTCGAAGCGGAGGATCAGCTCAAGGCTATCCTCAATGACCCAAGCCTGACTGCGGTCCTGCAGGTCCACGAGCTGCTGAACTCACAAGACATCGTCAGGCGACTTGCTGAGAACAGGGAGCTCGTCATCGACACGATGTATGATGTCAAGAAGCGGTTGGGAAAACGCCGCGTCAAGGTCACGACGTGAAATCAAAACAAGTCGCTATTTGTAAGAGCGAGCAACGTCGTATCGCAATCCAGAGCGCTCCCATGGGAAAGAAAGATCAAAAGCCACCCAAGAACCCTCGTGTTCCCATCTTCCCACCCGAGGTCGTCCCGCTCGTCAACTTGCTCAACAAGATCTGTGATGATGAGCTCAACGGGAACGTGGCCAAGCGTGGCCAAGCGTTTGGCTTGCTAACGAGGCTGTGCGTGCTGTGGGCAGCACCCTACCCAAGCGACTGGCCCAAAGCTATCGTGAGCTTTGATCCCACGACGGGCTTGGCACACTTCGACAGCGAGCTGGTCCGTGATACGGTCGCATTGATGCACGTGCTGTTTCCAGACGGTGAGGGTTTGCCCAAGGGGTCACCCGTCACGTGATCGCTTGGGCTCTGTACCATGCATTCGTCTGGCTCGCTCGGATAAGCGTGCTCGTCGCCGCATGTTTTACGATCGAACACGCTTTCAAGGTCTGGGGCGTTTCTTACAACCTTGATGTCTGGCAGCTGTTTTTCGTCTGTCTCATTGCTCTGGCAGTCATCCGCGTCTGGATGCCATGGCGCCCGTTTGAGCACGAAAAGAAGGGTGAACGACATTCTGAGCTAGGATAGAGTTCATGACATGAAACGTGTCATTTGTCTTCTCCTGCTCGCGGGCTGCGTTCACAATCCCTACGCTCCCGAGCCTCGTTACATCCGTGATGACCTATATTGCTGGTACTTGGGCCAAGACAACATCTGGCACGTCCAAGGGTTGTCTCGGCAGTGCCCAGCGAACACGGTCAAGGGTGACGTGCATCACCTCAACCCGTGAAAACAGATTCGTGGTTGTGATACGATAAGCAGGTCATGGATCCGATCGAACTCCTAGAGTTGTGTGTTAGGGGCTCCAACACGGGCGCTCCTGATGATTTGTTTGTCCCACGAGTCTTTTCTCCCGGTGAGTTCGAAGACCTGTGGCGTCGCAACCCGCTGACCGTCCGCAAGCTCCTTGATCAGATCCTCTGCGGCTCACGCCCAGCTGATGGGCTTGAGCTGTTGCTGAAGACGGGCTGTCTCGAAGCGTTATTCCCCGAGATCGGGGAGATGAAGGGTTTGGGTGAAGACCCGCGTTCGGCACTTCACAAGGACGTTTGGGATCACACCAAGCAGGTCGTCGCTGGGGTGCCACCTCAGCTTGAACTGCGATGGGGCGCGTTGATGCATGACATCGGCAAGGCTCGGACGCGTGCATTCGTCAATGGTCGGGTGACGTTCCACCAGCATGACGTTGTCGGGGCAAGGATGTTGGATCGCATCGATCACCGGCTTGACCTGTTCAGAAACGACCACAGCTTGTTCACGACCGTCAGGGCTCTGGTGCTGAACCACCTCCGACCCGCGGCTTACAAGAAGTCGTGGGGTGACTCAGGGGTCAGGAGACTGCTCGTCGACATCGGTGACGTCCGCAACTTTGAGAGGCTGATGGCGCTGTCCCGCGCTGACCTGACGACCAAGCGTCCTGACAAGCGCGCTCGGGCACTCGCTCGTGCTGCTGAACTAGAAGTCAGGGTCAAGCAGGTCTACGCTGATGACAACTCGCCCAAGCTGCCGAAGGGCACGATGGGAATCATCTTGTCGAAGGTGGCGACCAAACCTGGGTCGTGGTGCAACGCGGTCAGAGACGAGTTGGAAGAGATGATGAAGGCGGGTCTCCTTCAGAAAGACCAGCCTGTTGATTACTATGTCGCTGAGGGTTTGAAGCTCGTGGAGCAGCACGCAAATGCTTGACAAGGCTTACATCCGTTTCCGTGAGAACATCCCGGACAACGCCAACACCTATGCTGCGGCCGAGGGCTTCCACATCCAGGGGATCCCTGTGGTCCCGTTCTACGGGTTCGGTGACCTGAACCTTGAGAACATGCCTGACCTCGGCCCGAGTGTCATCGTCTGCGGCAACCTGGGTGACGTCTGGGATGCATTGAAGTTGCTAGGCAAACCGGTGCCAACACCCGTTGATTATCCCGAACACCTCGACTGGATGTTGGGACGGAAGATCGAGCGCATGACGTTGGCAGGAGTCAGGAGCCTTGTCGCTCGCAAGTTCGTCAAGCCCGTCCAACAGAAGCTGTTCGGGGGTTTCGTCTTTGATCCGCTTGACCCGCGATCGAGGCTTGCGGTTGCTGCATACCCGGAAGAGACTCCCTGCTTTGTCAGCGATGAGATCGAGTTTGTGAGCGAATACCGTTGCTTCTTCAAGCACGACCAGCCCGTCGGCGTCCGGCACTACCGCGGTGACGCGTTCACCTCGCTCAACAAGAGCACCTATAACAAAGCACTCAAGTGTTGCAAGGGCAAGATGAATGCTGCGTTCTGCCTCGACATGGGCGTCACCGCGCAGGGTGAGACGTTGCTGGTCGAGGCGACAGACGCGTACGCTGTTGGCTCTTACGGTCTCGCGGGATTGCCTTACGCTCGATTTCTTGAGACCCGGTGGAAAGAGCTCGCGCGCTAATTGGGACGGAGTATGATGGTGCCATGGCGTACGTCTACCTCTTGGTTATCCGGGGCATTGAGACTGGATACGAAGGCGAATTGATCGAGGGCACCTCAGCTCGAGCGTTTGCTTCTGTTGATGGTATGATCGACGCGACTCGTCGGGAGATTGACGAACGGCTCGATCGTTTAGACTTGTCGCGATTTCCGCCCGACATGATCAGCGAATTGCAGGACAACATCAACGACATGCTCCACGCACGCAAAATCCATGACCTCGGCTATGAGATGGGCATGTGCCGAGATGTGTTCAATGTCGAGGTGCAGCACTTGACGGTAGAAATTGAGCCCGCCGAGCTTGTCGGCGAGATTGTCAATAACCTGAACCGGTGAAGCGGAGTAGTTTTGGATCGTGGACCCGCTCATCAGGAAAAAGCTCCCGCCCGGGTGGATCGATCTGACAGTTGGCGAAGCCCATGTCATCCGTCACGCGCTCCAGGTTGCGTACCCGCCTGAACTGTTCAACCTGGATAACATTATTTGCGATTGCGATTACCAAGCACCCGAGGGTAGCCAGCGCCTCGTGATGTTGTTGGAAGAGCGATACGGCCAACACGTGATCGTCACTTCTGGGGCAAAGCAGGGGTTGCTAGCTGTCTTTTACGCGCTCCGGAAGCTGGGCCAGACCCACATCGCAATGCGAACGCCCTACTGGTCGCAGATGCCCGAAGCGATCCGGCTCGGAGGACTGGGTTTGGTCCTTAAAGACGAGCCGACATGGGGAACATCATACCTGATCGTCTCGCCAAACAATCCCGATGGCCGCCTGACATCGATCGACGAAGCGCTTGAACTCAGAAAGAAGTGTTCCAAGCTTGGGACATTCCTCGTCCATGACGCAGCGTATCACACACCCGTTTATCTAGATGCTATTACTGAGTTGGCGGGCACCACGATCTACAGCTCCAGCAAGATGTACGGGCTCAGCGGACTCAGGTGCGGGTGGATCGTCACTGATGATGAGCGTATCGCGAAATTTGCGGGTGAGTATGTCGAAGCGTCCACAGTGGGTGTGTCGCTCCTATCGCAAGACGTGTTGGCAAACATCATTGAACACGAGAAGAAACACCCAAGCGATGTTGATACGTTTCACAACACGGCAAGACGGTTCCTTGATGAAAACAAGAGGCTGATACGAACGCTGCACCCCGACGTGCTGGATACTAGCGACATGGCCCAACACGGCATGTTTGGCTGGTTCAAGCCAGGCTCAAAATTCGACCCCGATAAAGCGATGGTCACTATCCCGCCTGGGTCAGCATTTGGCGATGCAAGTCGGATACGAATCAACCTCGGTGTTGAAAACAACCTGTTGCAGCTCGCTGTCCAGCGCATGAACGCCTTGGTGTGAATCTTGGTTGACACTCGTGGTAGGGTTGGACCCACCAACATGTGGGCGTTTTTCCTCATCGTCGCGGGTGTCTCCGTTGTCATCCCAGCAATTGCTTTCGTCTTCCTGAAGGGCGTCAATTGGAAGGAATTCGCCTGCATTTTTGCGGCGAACCTGGTCGTTGCTGGAGCAGCTGCTGGCATCGTCTCGAGCCAAAACAAGAGCGACACCGAGGTGTGGGACGGGCGGGTGGCAAGCAAGGAACGGGTGACTGTCCCATGCGAGCACTCCTACGATTGTGATTGTCACAACGTGTGCAGTGGGTCGGGCAAGAAACGATCGTGTCACGAGGAGTGCGACACGTGCTACCGTCACCACGGTTGGTCACGCAAGGTCCAAGGCAACGATTACGACTGGGTGGTTGACACCACGAACGCCGAACACGTTGACATCGACCGAATCGATGACCAGGGCGTCAAGGAGCCCCCGCGTTGGACGTCGGTCAAGATCGGCGACCCGACCAGCCTGACCCACCCGTTCGAGAACTACATCAAGGCGTCGCCCGGGACCCTGTTCAGGCACCAAGGCTTGACGGAGAAGTACAAGGGCCAGCTGCCAGCCAACCCACAACACGTCTACGACTACTACCGGCTCGACCATCTCGTCACCCTGGGCTTCACGTTACCCGACCAGTCTGACTGGAACGCCGCGCTAGCTGAACTCAACGGTGACCTCGGACGAGCCAAGCAAGCCAACACCATCGTTGTCTTGGTCAAGAACATGCCCGACGATTACTTCTACGCCCTCGAAGAGTCGTGGACGGGTGGCAAGAAAAACGACGTGACCCTGGTCGTTTCCGTTGACGACAACCTGAAGCCACAGTGGGCGACGGTAATGTGCTGGACGACCAACGAGCTGTTCAAGGTCAAGCTCCGTGACGATGTCATGAACGACGCCGTCCTGACCAAGGACGCTGTCATGCAAGACCTGCGGACCAACGTGGACCAGTACTTCCAGCGCAAGCCGATGCACGACTTCCAATACCTCGAGGCCGAGATGACGCCAACACCCACCGAGTGGTGGGTAACCCTCATCATCGCCCTCGTTGTCAGCATCGGGCTGACGGTCTTCTTCGAACTCAACGATCCTTTCGAAGAGGGCGACCAGAACGACTTCGGTCCCGATCAAAACAGCTCCCGACGTTACCCCTACAGCTACTACTGAACAACCAACCCAAACAAGGTAGAACTCTCACATGTCAATCGCAATCAAGGCTCTCATCGCCACCGTGGCAATCCTCGTGGTCTTCGGCGTCGGCTGTTTCGCTTGCGTCGCCGGCATCAACAACGACTGTGTCACCCAGGAAGCTGGGCTCAAGGCGCAGTACTCCCAGGACCAGAACAACTACGCTAACTACTTCAACAAGGTGAAGGAGATGGCCCAGGTCCCGAGCATGTACGCCGCTGACCTCCAGAAGGTCTATGACGGCGCGATGCAGGGCCGTTACGGCAAGGACGGCTCGAAGGCAGTGTTTCAGTTCATCCAGGAGCACAACCCGAACTTCGATGTTTCGATGTACGTCCGCCTGCAGCAGGCGATCGAAGCGGGTCGCAACAGCTTCGAAGCTGACCAGAAAACGTTGCTCGATAAGAAGCGCGTCTACGAGATCTCCCTGGGCTCGGTTCCGAATGGCAGCATCGCTCACATGATGGGCTTCCCCAAGGTCGACATGAGTCAGTACGACATCGTCATCAACGACGAGACCAAGCAGGCTTTCGACACGAAGCGCGCCGGTCCCATCCAGATCGGTCCCAGCTCGTCGCACTGAACCCACCAAGAACGCTTTGCTTGCACGGGGGCTGTCCACTGGATGGCTCCCGTGATGCATTTTCTGTGGGCAACTGGGTAAGGTCTAGACATGCCGAAAAGCAAGAAGGCCAGCGCTCCGATGGTGATGAAACCTAAGGACGTGGAGAAGCGGCTTCGATTGCTCAGGATGTGGGACTGGCACTGTGTCCTGTGCGGAGAGACATTCGAGTCGCTGCACAGTGTCACCATCGAACACCTGATCCCGCGCTCCGTTGCTCGTGGTATACAGGACAACCAAGCGCCCTCTCACTACAACTGCAACAACTTCCGCCAGGACATGAGCCTGATGGACGCAACGTTTGTTCTGGCCCGGAAGCGAGCGCTGATGGGCCAGAAAGCGTTCAGGCAGTGGATCAACAAGCGGGTTCCTCACCGGATCATCTCTGCTGAGCTGTTGGCGACCCCCGTCAGCCCCCCGCCGCAGCTACGTCTGGTCGGGACGTGATAAGAAAGTCACCCAAGAAACCTGATGGTAGGTCGACTCGGGCTGTGTGGCAACAAGCAGAAAAGAGCATCCGCAACATCGAGTCGTGGCCGCCTGGCGCGTTTATCGTCTATGATAGTCGCAAGACAACGTTAGTCAATAAGGGCATAGTACCCGCGTTCGTGGGTCTCGGGGTGGTCGTTGCTAACGATGGGATCGATCGCATCCGTGTGATCTGGGGAGCTAATTGCAGGGATGCTTTCCTCGAGTACACGGTGAGCACCCTCAATCCCGAAGTCATCCGGTTTCTAGAATAGTTACCCTCGTGAGAATCAGGTTAGGTCTGCTCAGGGAGTACTTGCACGAGGCGGTCATGATGTCTCGTGGGACGACCCCATCGGCTCCCAGCGACCCAGACGCAGCTGTCCCGGGTCATTTGGAAAGCGAGCTGCCCAAGAGTGCCAGCCTCGAGGGTGACATGGACGAGCAGGCTGTTGTCCCCGGTCGTTGGGCTCCCAATGGTTACGAACCCGAACCCTATGATCACGAACGTTTGGGCGATCCGATGGGCTTGCCTTCTGGAGCAGAGGGCGACCTTGACGAGACAGACGATCGCATGCTCGGTGATGGGAAGGGAAACGGAATCCCTGACCCTGAAACTGGCGACGATGACCTGAAGATGTCACCTCACCTCAAGGGTGACGAAGAAAAGACGTCACTGGGTGACCCGCCCGAAGAAAAACCAACGAGCCTGTTCGGAGAGACGGCCTGGCTTGTTAGCGAAGCGCATGAGTACATGCAGCAACGCCAGTTGCTAGCTGAGTATCCCGCTGGCGCCGGCATGGTTGATCCAGTTGAGCCTCCCAAGGGTTTTTACTCGGACTATGATGCGGAACGTGATCACGGTTCGCCAGAGCAGATCCAGGGAATGTGGTACGCGACGCCCGGGCGTCCCGCTGGGACGGAGGGCGATCCGAGACGACCCGAGGATCCGGTAACGACGTTGAAGATGCACTGCCCTGAAAACGATCCCACGACTATCCACCCGTCAGTGATGGGAATGGATGGCGTTGCGGCTCGCCGCGCACCAGAAATCCCAGAGCTCTCCGGTGGTGGTGACACCAGCACGATGTTGGGAGCGAATGCAAAACCGGGCGGTGGTGATGTAGACTCCGAAGACGATGAGTCGGAAGAGGGCGAAGAAGGACAGGACGGAGAGGGCTCCGACCAGGCCCAGAGCGAAGAGCAGGGCTGACGTAGTCCTTTCGATCGTAGCGACGGATAACACGTTTCGTCCGATCGCTGTCCACCCTGACCCTGTACGTTATCCACAGCCGTGGGTAGGCAAGTGTATCCACTGCGGCACCAAGCTACTGGTTCACCCATCGGGTGAAACGAAGGCGACAATTGAACATATCAAGCCTTTGTGTGATGATGGCGAAGCGACTGACCCGAGTAACCTAGCGTTAGCGTGTTCTCGTTGCAACAATGAGAAGGGCATTAGACATGACATGCACGCGGGCAAGGGCGGGCGAGCCGACGAAGTCATCGCGCAGCTCCAGGTCAAACGGAGAGAACGATGGCGCGACCCAGAGTAAAGAAGGGCATAGGTTTCGTGCCGGGTGACTTGGTGCACGCAAACGGACGTGGTTTTGGGATTGTCGTTTCCTCGCTGAAAATAATTTCTGAAGATGGCGTTGACACCGCACCTTGGGAGTGGCACGTCATCATCAACAATCGCCTCATCCGGACCTCGTCCCTCTCAGCTTTCACGTTAGTGCAATCTGACACTTGAGAGTGTTACGGTCAAGGCTATGAACGGCTTCATTTTCCGAGTCTGTGCTTACCATGGTGAACCAGTCGTTTTGAACGGATCGGGCGTCCCACACCGTGCTGGTCTCAGCGTTGAGACACCCATCACTGGTGATAAGGTCGTCAATGACCCGCTCAATGAAATCGTGATAGACGTGGCGAACGGGCACGGAAAGACCGACTACGATATCGCCGCTCTCATCGAAGACTTTCAAGATGAGTACGGTTGCAAGGTCAACTACCAGTTTGACATCCTGGAGCCGACAAACAATCCTGGTGTTTTCGAGTTCGATGTTTTTGAACCCTCGTGGGAAAACGAGGACGAAGCCAAGGACGTCGTCGATGACCTGTCTGACCGGCTTCATGACTGGGCGGAAGGGTTCCCCCAGGGCCGTTGAGGTTGATAGTTAGCTCCATGAAGCGCCTGCTCGTGGCATTCATGATGGCTCTGGGGTTGGTTACAACCGTTCCCGGGTGTGTGGTGTATGACTCACCACCCGTGATGTATGTCCAGGACCCACCCTCCGATGCTGTTTATGTCAGCCCATACACCTACTACACGACGACCGTCGTCGATGGTGTTGTGTATCGCCATTATTGGCGTTGGCATGGAGGTTGGGGCTGGCACTATCACGGCAGGGTGAGGGTGGGACGATGATGAAGATGACCTTGAGAGAGTTCCGGCAGCTGGTTCGTAAGCTGGTCCGTGAGTTCGTGGCAAACGACACCCCATATAACGCGAACAAGAAAACGCACCCCGATCCGACTGGAGCGACTTGGGACCAGGGCATGGACCAGGACAGCGCTCCCGTTGTGGGCATGGATGAGTCTGAAGAGGACCACGTTGACACGAAGGGTGCGCATCGCCACGCTGACCCGCGGTGGGAGAAACACGCCGATCCGACCGCCAAGGGTTGGGATACGGGCCTGGACTGAGCAACAAGTACACGGGCGAGCGCTGGGTTACTGTCTCTCTATGGGATTTCTCAGCTGGCTTGAGTCAAAGTTACCGAAAACAACGATCACGATCAACGGCAAGCCGTACCTCACACGATGTTACCTCTTTGGCAAAGACAGGGCGTGGGGGAACATCTACCTGCATCACTTTCACAGCAGCGATCAAGGTGAAGAGCTGCACAATCACCCGTGGGCATGGGGGCTAAGCATCATCCTGGCGGGTGGGTATTACGAGGAACGTGCTCACAATCCCGTCACCTGGGAGATGCAACCTTACACCCCACTCCCGGGTACGGGAGAAGGTCACATCAAGGAGATCGGGCTTCCGGGTACGCCCGTCTACATTGAAAAACGCGACATCAAGCCCGGGAAGGTCAACATCATCAGTCCCAGGGACTTCCACCGCGTTGACCTGAAGGACGAAAAGAATGGCGCGTGGAGCCTCTTCTTTGCTGGCACGCGTACCAAGTCATGGGGATTCCTCAACAGGCACACAAGCGAGTTCACTGACTTCCGTAAGAACCCCGAAGCGATCCCGTGACCGAAGTCGCTCTCACCCAGCAGAACAACTGCACGACGTGGGAGCTGTTGGGCCAATCCGATGAGTTTCCTGGCACGTTTGAGACAGGCAAGGGTCACTACGATCGTCCCTATCCTGGGATGCTTGTAACATCATACAAGGGACAGAGACACCTCGATAAGACAAAACACATCGGGATCGGCATCATTGTTGGGGTGGTCCCGCTTGAGAAGCCACACGGTGACATGCGTTTTGAGTGCTATGTCCTTTGGAACTTCAAAGAAAGCGATTACAATTTCCCGCCCTGACCGTCAGCTGACGTGGATGGGTCCATCAACGTCTACCAAGACCTGCCAGCATGCCCCTACGGGCACATCCAACGTCATCCCAACGCCTGAAACTGATAGCTTGACAGGTCCCGCGGTGAGATTTCTGACCGTCAAGGAGTGTTGGAACTCAGCCTTTGGCAAGACAATGTTGACGGCGGAGACTGTTCCCTCCAACCTAAGGTGCTTGCACGTTTGAGATGGGACGAAGCTGATTTCGACCTGTTGCGGGACAGGCAAGGCGTAACGGCTGAAAGCTCCCTGGCCATCAAGGGTTGCCTTGAGCCAACCTGAGATCGTGGCCGACGGCGCGACGTTGGCGGCGGGAGCAGGTGTTGAAGCTTTTGGCGTGATCCCAGCTTGGTTCTCAAGGTCAGCGATGCGTTGAGCGTTCTGGTCCTTGACCACTTGCATCATCTGCAAGACGCTCTCGTTTGCGGGTGACGGTTGCCACGACCACCGCGGCGCCCGCTCCTTTTCTTGAACGAGATAGGTGTCAACAGCGGTATAGAAATTCTGGCTGATCCTGTCACCCCTGTAATTGTGACGCATGCTGCCACGGTGGTGGACAACGAACGGGACGTTATCAGCGGTTACCTGGTACTCTTCATGGTAGTCGCTGAGGTTCTTGAGGACAATGGCTTCTTTTGTCGGTTTTAGCTGCTTCCAACCAACGTAGGAGATGTTACGCTGTGTCAGGTATTCTGGAATCTGCCAGGCCACATCACGAAGGACGTGGTAACCGACCGGCAAGCCATACGTCTTTGATAATCCATCGTTTGTGATGTGTATGTCATCTCCTTTCCTGGGCATCGCTTTCAGGTCACGCCAGCGGTGGACGGGTGACAACGCCATCCATACCACATTTGGGATGCCCTTGTATGTCTGGACGTTTCCTCCTCCCGAAGTGAAACCTCCCACGTCTTCATACGTGGCGCCGACAGTCCCGATCCTCTTGTCAAGCAGCTCACACCTGACGTAGTCGTCCCATCCTTTTGCTAGGACAACAGTATCGGAGTCAACCAGGATATGGATGTCACCGTCATCAGTCATCGCGAGCGCGTGTTCGATGCAAGCACCATGTGCAGTCGAGCCCGACATGCCTTTGTCAGCTTCTGCGTTTGGGACATAGTACGTCTTGCACTGGGGCAACTCTTTGAGTCGTTCTGTTGCAGTCGGTCCGATGCAGTGCAACGACAGTCGTAGCGATTCTGGGTGATTCGCTAGGATTCTCATGGTTTCCCACATGAAAGTGACGTAACCCGTTGTGGCTTTGTCTGATTGCGAATGGACGTGGATAACGGGTACGTTCATGGGGTCTTTGCTTCGTTTTACCCCACGTCAGACGGCTCGGAAACGGTGAAAGTCTCAGCATTAAAATGGTACGCTTGTATTATGTTGAAGTCTCGTACGATGTCGATGGAATTGAGGTTGATCCGGCAACAGATGCAGGAATCGCCTCCGCCCCCACCGGCAGGTACGACTGTTCGCGAGTGGTTTGCTGGGCTTGCGTTGATGAACCCAGCCTTGATGCGGGACTTGAACCCTGCTGAACGCGTGACTGAAGCGATCAGGCTCGCTGACGAGCTGGTCAGAGCGCTTGCGGTGCCGCGAACGCCGAGCCAGGAATCGATGGCTGCACCCTCTACGGAGGAGGCTTTGGCTCGGGCCTGGAATGGCATGGCTGCGGCGATGGGTGCACCAGAAACTATCAAAGACGATGACCGTCGTGAGCGTCAGACCATCCGGCCGGGCAAGCGACGAACGTCGGCTCAGTACGACGCAGCACCCGCGATCGAGCACTTCAAACGCGCAAGCGACATGTTGCTGGAAGCTGTCCGGCCCGGGGCGTACTCGTCATTTCATTCCGACACCGAAGAGTGACCACTACGTGACCCGACGGTAGAATCGGGCCATGATCATTGTCCTCTCGGGTGAAGCGGGCGCGGGCAAAGACAGCATTGCCAACATCTTGGTGGAGCGTCATGGTTTCACGATGTTCTCGCTAGCGGGACCGCTGAAGCGTTTTGCTGCCGACATGATGGGCTTCTCCAAGGAGCAATTGTACGGTCCATCTCACTCACGCAACGCCGCGGACCCACGTTGGGACCTGAAGTGCCCGGCGTGCTTGGGAACGGGGACGACCAAGGTTCATTACCCAGAACCCGTCAACGACTATTCCATCGGGCTCTGCAAGCGATGCGAGGGGAAGGGAAAGATCGAAATCAGCCCACGATCGTTCCTCCAACCATTGGGCACGGAGTTCATGCGAGACCTGGTCCACCCTGACGTGCTGAGCATCCGTGCCAGCTGGGACCTGCAACCATTGGCAGAACAGCACATTGACATCGTCATCAATGACGCTCGTTTCCAGAATGACCGTGACAACATCCACGCTTGGTTTGCAGCTAAACGAGTCGATGTCCGTGCCCCGGGAAAGAAGCACTCGAGCATTGCCGCATGGCGCCAGCACGCAAGCGAGCAAGACAGGCCCACTGACGAGCACGTTGAGTACGTCTTTGAGAACCCGGAAGAGTACCCGTTCCCAACGCTGCCCGAACGCGTCGAGGAGATGCTACGCGAGTTGCGTAGCTGCCAAGCTGGTCACTGATGCTCAGAGAAAAGCGTGAAGAAGTCGATCACCTGTTAGCGGTGACCATCACGCGGTGCGGGCATGAAGTTCCCATCCCACACGGGACAGCTGTCAAGTGCATATATCGTGGCGTCAACCTCTATGACGAGCTCGAGACTGAGATCGCCCGCCCATATCCGTTTCCAGAAGAACGTGGGGTGACGATGGACGAAGCTGGCGTTGGACTAGTGTTGGATCACCGTTACCACATTTCGCACCTAGAGCTGATGCGTGCTCGGATTGATCCAATCTTTGACAGCAAGAAAACGAAACCACGTCTTTCTGATGTCACTGAGGATCTGTGGTATTGCATCATGTTCCGGAAGGGACACTTCTGGGCTCGCTACAACTGGATCGAGGTGCTGACGACGGGTGTAATTTCAGATCGTGGCCTCCCACAAAGACCTGAAGCCGGGTGACCTGGTCATCGAGTTCTCCCGGCACAACGACAGGGAACACTCGCATTTTGCTTTGGTCATCGGGGTTGATTACCCGAGGGAGGGGCATCTCGGCTGCGAAGAGCGGGTCAAGGTGATGTTCTCGCAGCCGATCATCTTCGAGACCCTGTGCGACTGCTCGCTGGTCCTCGTCGACACCTTCCTTGTACCATCGACGGATGGGTGCAGCTTGGAACAAGGGCATGAGGCGGAAGACACCTGAGAAGATCTTGCTGCGGGGGCGACCGAAGCCCTGCAACTTGAAGCAGCTTCTCCTTGAGATCGGTCGACGATACGTGTGTGCGGAGTGCGGACAGGAACCTGTCCACAACGGCAAGCCCCTCACATTGCCAGTCGATCACATCGATGGTGACAACACGAACCAGCTCCCGGAGAACCTCCGCTTTCTCTGTCCGAACTGCCACGCCCAGACCCCCACGTATGGGTGGAAGAATCGCAAGACACATGGACGAAAAAAGTGCGAAAAAGTGTGAAACAGGCTCTCGGGGCTGGATAGAGTATCCGTACTGCAACGGCAATGCCGTTCGTAGTTCTCCGGACCGTAGCTCAGTTGGTTTAGAGCGCTTGTCTGATAAGCAGGAGGTCGGTGGTTCAATTCCACTCGGTCCGACGAAGTCGAAAGACGATCATGAATACCCAAGCCCAAATCAACAAAGCGAATCAGAAGCGTTGGCAGGCATATGCCAACGATAAGACCACGATTTGATCGGAGCGCCCATTGCTCCGAGCTTCCGGAGCGATGAAGAGGGGTAAGAGAAGCCACTCAGAGTTGCCGAGGAAGAGAAAGTTCCTCGGCAAACGACGTTTAAGCACACGACATAACATGCGGTGGTAGACCACTACGGAGATGGACCTGGCTGTAACCCAGGTGCCTTTTGGCCCGCGGGGTTCGACTCCCTGACGCCGCACCGACTGACAGCGCAAGCTTTCAGTTGATCTTTGACAATCTGCGTTCCGTTTTCCAGTGGAGCACGATGGCGTGCGCTCGGCTGTTTCCCGAGACGACGGGGGTTCGATTCCCTCCGCTGGAGCTGGTGACTGTTCGTGGACCGACAGCCCGAATCTGGGCCTAGCCGAAGCGACCGTCACCGCCATTGCTCGATAGCCAAGTTGGTAAGGCAGCTAGCTGTTAACTAGCCCATCGCAGGTTCGATCCCTGCTCGAGCAGCTGGGGTGTGGCTCAGTGGCAACAGCAGTAGGTTCTGACCCTACGATACGCAGGTTCGAGTCCTGCCACCCCAACCATGAGACGGCAGCGTGCCAGGCGCTCGTTCTCAGCAGACATCACCTGGCCAAAGGGTCCATAACTCAACTGGCTCAGAGTCCTGCCTCTTAAGCAGAGAGATGTGGGTTCGACTCCCACTGGACCCACTCGTCGTGACAAGTAACTGCTCAAACTTGAGTGGGTTCAATTCCCACCTGGGGGACTGCGTTTCGGCGCGTACATTCCCCTAGATGCACGGTGCAGGGACGCCAGTGAAGCGTGAATGTGAACGTCCAACGATGACACGTTACGATAGCATCATGCTGTCGGTCACCAAAGCAACAGGCAACGTAGGAGAACTTGCAATTGCAAGTGATCTAGTGAACCAAGGTTACGATGTCTTCTTTCCCTATGGCGACGTCAGTCACATTGACATCATCGCTGTGAAAGAAAATCAAGTTGTCAAACTTCAAGCGAAGACAGTGAAATCATCCAAGAAAGGGACGGTCTGCCTGTCACACTTCACGAACCGTCGCAGCGGGTTGCGATATACAACACGAAACATCGACTACATGGCACTGTATGTCATCGATCGAAAGGTCGTAGCATATGTGTCGATGAGTGAGATCGAGGGTCACACAACAAGCTTCTCACTTCGATTTGATCCACCCAAGAACGGCCAGCGAAAGGGCATCAAATATTTCAACGATTATCTCTCTGTGGTGTAATGGAAAACATGCTACCCTGCGAAGGTAGAGACTTCCGGTTCGAGTCCGGACAGAGAGGCTGCGAAGCCCAGTAACCCATGCCGCGGAAGCGCGGTTACCCAGACTATGAATCTGGTGTAGGTGAACAGGCGACGCCCGGCGATGTATAGAATTCAAGCACGGAGAGGTAGCTCAATGCAGAGCGCCGGGTTCTTGACCCGGAAGTGCTGGACGAGTCCAGCCCTTTCCACCATGCCCAAGTAGCTCAGTGTAGAGCAACCGGTAAATAACCGGGAGGTCGTTGGTTCAACTCCAGCCTTGGGCTCCATCAAGTAACCACTTACCCCGAGATCGCAAGGTCTCGTCATCTAATGGTAGGATGCTGGCCTTTCAAGCCGGACATGGAGGTTCGAATCCTGGCAGGTGAACGATGTAATACGGGTCCGTAGCTCAATTGGCAGAGCAGCCGGCTTTTAACCGGAAGCGTGTGGGATCATTGCCCTCCGGACCCACTGCGGACGAGTGAAACGGCTTACACGCTGGGCCCATAACCCAGCAACAGCTAGGTTCGACTCCTGGTGTCCGCAACCAAACCTTGCCAAACAAGAGGTGTCACTGCATGGATCATTCAAGACCTCCGTAGCCACTTTCGTTCATACGAAAGGAGGCGCGGAATGTGTAAGTGGTGTCAAATCGCTGCACAGCTCGCGGGGATGGCATACATGTGCCGGCCCTGTTGGCGACGGCAGTACCGCAACAAGCGGAAGGAAAGGTAAAGACAAAACGTGCGGACCACATCGTCCGCTATGACCGCCGGGAGAGACCGGCCACGATCCTGTAGATCAGCGGCCAGATCGTCTGCATGACTCGCAGAAACTCGTGGGTTCGAGTCCCACCAGGATCACCATCCGATCCGCCGGCGCGGATAGGAGGACCAGCGACCAACTACGATATGCATTCACACAGCGTGCGTGTTTCATCGTGCTTTGCTGCAAACCTGAAGGTGAAGACTCAGAGTAACCGCCGGCACACGGGGCTATAGCTCATTTGGGAGAGCGTCTGCATGGCATGCAGAAGGTGGCGGGTTCGAATCCCGCTAGCTCCACAGCGGGGTCGACTAACAGCAAGTCGCCAGGCGTCTAAGGCTTGGAAATGGTGGTCCAACTCCATCCCCCGCTGCCAACCATAATCCCTCCGGGATCGTCTGCGAGAGCAGTCACCATGCCGGAGTTTTCGGGGCACTAGCTCATCTGGGAGAGCGCAACGTTCGCAACGTTGAGGTGGCGGGTTCGAGTCCCGCGTGCTCCACTGCACGGTAACCAGTCGCAGAGGACCGACAAGAAGGTGAAGTGCTAGGCTCGGTGGCAATTCTATCATTGAAGTTCCTCGTCTATAGAATGCAATTTGCTACGTAACCCACCGACGCTGCAACGGGGCAGCAATGGATGGTCACTCGGTAAGGCCGCTCGCCAGCGGAGGCTGCGTGATTGAGGGTCCGATCCCCTCCTGCTCCACGGGGCTCTAACTCAACGGGAGAGTGCCAGCTTTGCAAGCTGGAAGTTACGGGTTCAAATCCCGTGAGCTCCACTCCGGAACAAGTCCAGGTCCGATACCATGCCAACATGGTCTGTACACCAGAACGCGCGGCAAGCGCCGAGGTAAACGAGGAGCCAATGGTCTCGTCGTTCAGTGGTAGGACGTACGCCTGTCTAGCGTATTACGGGAGTTCGATTCTCCTCGGGACCGCCATCGCTGCAAGGTAACATGGGCGCCCAGCGCAAGGGAGCCCCACCGCCTCGCGAGGAGTTGGTAGCTTCTCACAGCGATACAATACCGTCGTCGATCAATGGATTAGGTCGCTTGGCTGTCTACCAGGAAATGCGGGTTCGATTCCCGTCGACGGTGCCGTAGCTGGCAAACATGGTGAGTGTTGTCGGAAGACTGACTAACAACCAATACGTCTGATCAACGCAAGTTGTCCCATGTACCAGCGCTTTTTACAGGGGTGTCGTTCAGCGGCTAGGACGCGAGCCTCCAAAACTCGCTACCAGGGTTCGAGTCCCTGCGCCCCTGCCAAGTCATGTCGTTCGAGGAAAGCACTGGGAAAAACACAGAATCCTGTGAAGGCTCGCGGCTGCTACCCGGGCAACGGTTCGATTCCGTTCGACATGACGCATTGCTCCGCATATCGGCGGACACCCGTTACCATGGAGCGGGGGCCACTGGTTCGAGTCCAGTCGGAGCAACCAACACGGAACGCAGCTTGTTACTCTCTATTGGGGTGTCGTCCAACGGCAGGACCGCTGACTTTGAATCAGCTTACGGGGGTTCGAATCCCTCCGCCCCAACCAGTGCAACCCTAACCGTGAACAATGGTAGGTTGTCTCGGTGATACCCAACGTTAAGAAAGCGCGGGCTTTAGGCTTTCTCATCCGGAAGATCAAGGAAACGTTGAGAGCTGACGAAGCCGCCGTTCGTAGGAGCGTCGTCGATCATATTGACACGTTCAACACGTTAGCAATCCCACGGGGGTATGTGCATGTTGATTCCGATGGTCTGGTTCACGTGGTCTGCATCCGTCACAAGCAGACCGCAAGTGTAACAGGCGGCGAATTTAAGCCCAAACCATTCGGCACTGAGGTTACGTTTAGTGCTGATGTCATCTGGGATTTTGACCCACCGACTGGGCTCTGGCGGACTTTGAAGGACCGCACGGGCGAATTCGAGAGGTATTGCCCTATCAAATGTGGGGGAATCCCGGCAGTGAAACCCAAGAACAACAAAGAGTAAAGTCACAAAAATGTTTAAAGCTCGCGCAAGATTGACCACCCAGCTATGGGACGTGGTCGAACACCTGAAGCCATCGGGAACGATCCCGAAGGACACGGTTGTTCACATCGTCCGTCGGTCTCCCAAGGCTGACCACGTCGTGGTTTTCCACGAGGGGATGTGTCACTCGATGTCCAAGCATCACCTCGAGTTGGTTCACCCAGGATGAACCGACAAAGTCTTTTGTGAAAGCTAACGGAACGTAGATGTAGGTTGCTGCTCTGGAACCAGGAGAAATCTTATGGCGAAGTCAGTGACGATCACTCTGGATGAGACCCAGCTTGTCTTGCTCAAAGCCGCTCTGCGGACGGCCGACGCTCTGTGCTCTTCCGTCATCAGCGGGAAAGCGCAGGGGCAGATGACGATGGCGCTTGATGTTGCACGAGCGCTGAGCGACATCAAGAAGCACAAGGTGTTGGGCTGATATTCATCACGATCATCCAGCCTATACAAGGCAATGACGGGTGGTTATGTTAGCATCAACTGACTTCATAGCGTGCAAGCCTCACGGTGCGCACGAGTGAGGTTGTCAAAGTCTGGTGACACGCCCAATTGGGCTCCAACGAGACGAGGACCACTGTGCAGAAGACCCGGAAGCATTCCGATTCATCGTCAACCACTTCACTTCCTTCCCGCCCCCGCCGCCAGGTCGTTCCCCTGCCGGAAGTTGTCAACGTTGACATCTTGGGCACCCTCCTCGATGAGGATCTCATCGTCCGCTTGAGAGCGCTCGATGATGATCGCAACAGGGCACTCGAGGCACGCCTCGATACCCAGCCCTGGGAGATCGAAATCGCTTATGTCCGGCGAGAGCAGCAGCTCCGTCGAGGCCGGCGAGAGGTTCACACCGCTTGGCTCAAGTCAGAGCAGGAAGCGCGTGAGCTCGAGGAGTCAAAGCTACCCGCTGGGGACTTTGACAACAGCGCGTTCGTCTACGCCGCCACGGGCGGCCGACCGAGGTGGAACTGATGCAGACCCAAGAAAAGGGCGTCGACACGAACGTTGTCGGCGCATACCTGGACGCGCTTCACGCGTTCCCGCAGCTGAAACACCCAGAGGTGGTCGAGCTCTTCAAGACGTTTGAGGGCGAAGACAAGGGCGCTTCTGACAAGGCTCGCAAGCGGATCATTGAGTGCAACCTGCGCCTGGTTGTCTCCATCGCCAAGCTGTACAAGAACAGCCAGGTCCCGCTGGAAGACCTCTTGCAGGAGGGCAACATCGGCCTGATGAAGGCAGTCGAGCGCTTTGATTGGAAGCGAGGTTTCCGCTTCTCGACTTATGCAACGTGGTGGATCAAGCAGGCCATCGGCCAGCACGTGCTGAAGCGCAAGCGGATCATCCGCCTTCCCGCTCATGCAGTCACGGTGCAACGCAAGCTGTTGCAAGCTGCGGAAGAGTACCGCGAGCTGAACGGGGCCGAGCCGACGACTGAGGAGCTGATGGAGATCATCGGCGCGAGCGAGACTGTTGTCAAGGCAACGATCCACTCGGGCCGTGGCACCATCTCGCTCCAGCAACCGCTCAGTGCCAACGGCGAGGGCGACACCATCGAGGACAAGGTCGAGGATGACCGCCCAGGCTGCGATCCTTTCGAGAACGTTGCTGAGAAGCAACTCCTCGAGATCGTCAAGAGCGTCATCTGTGAGCTGTCAGCGAAGGAAGCAGCGATCCTCAGGCTCCGGTTCGGTCTTGTCGAAGACCAGACCGATTCGCAGTCATACCCCATCACCGAGGATGAGGTCAAACGGGTTGCATCCGGAAAGGGGCTCACGTGATCAAGTGGGTTTTCATTGCGGGCGGGGTCGTCGCCGGAGCCGCGTTTGCCGCCGGCACCTACGTCGGTTGGAAGACGACCTTACGGGTCATCGAGAGCGTCAACTCCAAGAAGAAAAGCAAAGTCGATAGCTGATGTCTTCAGTTGACTTTGTCCTCTATTGCGCGGGAAGCGGCCTGTTGCTGTTATCAGCAGCGGGAGCATTCCGGCTGGTCGTGAGAGAGAAGCAGCCCTCTCCTCTCCCGTCAGTCAGGCCAGAACCCGAGCCCTCACCGTTGCCCGCTGACATGGACCTCTCCGAGAGGATGCGTCAGTTCCAAAACCAACGTTTTGCTTCACCCATCGTCAGGCGGCAAGGAGATTTGCGATGGGGTGGTTACGCTCCGACACCGGGTGAACCGGGAGGTCGCCGTGTGGTACCCCCGATCGGCCAGCTACGAAACCTGAGGCACCCTACCAACCGACCGTCGAGCAGGGTGCTTCCGGGTTCCAAGCAACCAGACGCTAGCAAGAAAGAGACATCGAACGTCATCCCGTTGCCCCTGAAACAGGGAAAACCCGATGAACCACCCAAGAAGGAGTGACACATGGCACTGCGCAGGGGAATGAGAGTCGATCGCGGTTACGCAACAGTCGCCGACGACGAAGGCGACAACTACCGCGAGATCGCGGACATGATGACGGAGCTTGGGTTCAGCATGAACCACTCCTCCGCCCGGAACTACGTGTTGCGGGTCATGCGGAAGTTCGTCAATGCACTTGCTGACGAATGGAACCTGAAGCTGACCGAGCAGCGGGTTGACGAGATCGCCAAGTCGCCGCAGTTCCAGCACGGCATTGCTGACCTCCTCCACATCGTAGAGGCCCAGCGCCGAGCCAAGAGAGTATAGTATCCGTCATGCAGCGTGACGGACGAGGGACCCCGGGGCTGTATGAGCCCAAACACCAGCCCCGGCTGAAGCTAAGCGACATGATCAGGCGTCGGAAGACGACGCTGAAGCAGATGCTAGCTGACAGGGGCATTAGCACTTACGGTGCTCTGACTCACTGGTGCAACAGGATCGGGGTGGTTCCGCCGACAGAGGCTGAGTTCAAGGCGGTCATGCCCGTCCCGGTGAACAGCCCCCAAGAGGGGGTCATCGTGCTCGAAGCTCCGCTCTTCACCGAAGAACAGACAGGTCGTGAGATCGATCCTGAAGCTCCAGTCGAGCAACCGGGTGTCGCGGTGCTGACTGACACGCCTTACGCTCCCTACCGGCAACCCTCAGACGATACAGACCGCCCACAGAAAAAACAGCGCAAGAGGGACAGGGAGTAACGGCTCTGGGAGCGAGTAGTTACTCATGATGGGCCTGGTCATAGTCAACAAGTGGGCGGGAGTCAGCCAGTACTTTGCTGAAAAACTGTTGGGCTTGCCCCACAGCCCTGAGACGATCGCTTACGTTGTCGGGGTGCTGAGCAAGCGTCACTGGAGCGACAACGATTTCAGTAATAACTCGATTGCCGTTGCGTTCCAGGAAGCGGTCGTCAAGCGACAGTTCGTCGAGTTCCAACGCATTGGCGACTGGGTCCTCCTCGTCGACACCATGATGCCCGATCATTTCAACGGTTTCCGTGACTTCGTTGAGAACGTGGCTCGGATGTCCTACTACCAGTGCTTCCGGCTGATGGGCCCCCAGTGGCACGTTTACGAAGAGCTCGCCGACGATTTGCCAAAGCTGGTCGCTCGTGTACGACAACGCTTGGTGTAAGAGCTGAGCTTGGCGTGGTAGTTTCCTCCCATGCCAAGGCGGAACAAGACTTCACACATCCGTGATGAGATCAGGGGCATCATCACTTCGATCAACGCTTACAAGGTCACCGCGCCCGTTGATAAGAACGAGGGTCGCTTCGGCGGCACCGAAACGATCGGTTGGGCTTCGAGCCGTGATGTCGCCGAGCGACTGGCACAGGGTCAAGGGGTGATGGGAACACCCGGAGACATCGAATCCTGCACTATCAACATTGTCAATTACTATGACAATGGCCATGAACACATGGCAATCCTTGGTGACGAGATCATTCTCCAGTTCGAAGATCCCAAAGAGGTGCGGAAGCGGGCGTTGTCGAAACTGACACAAGACGAACGCGAAGCTCTTGGGATTGAAGACGACTGACGGTTATGCAAAGCCCGATCTGATTGGGTTACACTGAAACATCAACTTCTTCTGAGGAGTTTTAGGAATGGCAAGCACCGGTTCCGAGACGACGATGTCAATGACGACCTTCAAGGAGACGGCAGCCTTGCTGCCCGCCAGACGGTCAGTGCTTCTCCGCGCAGACCACGGCAGGGGCAAGAGCCAGTCTGTCAGGCAGGTCAGCGCTATCATCCGCAAGCAGCTCCTCGAGCAAGGCCTCATCAAGGAGGGCGGTTACCAGGTCATTGACCGCCGCCTCGGCCAGATGAGTGAGGGCGACCTGATCGGCTTGCCCAGCACCGACGGCCGCGTCACCAGGTTCAACCCGCCTGACTGGTACATGATGGCGTGTGACGAGCCTCACGTCATCTTCCTCGACGAGCTGAACCGAGGCACGACCGAGGTCATGCAAGCTTCGTTCCAGATCGTCCTGGACCACGAGCTCAACGGTCACAAGCTTCACCCGTTGTCGAGGGTCTACGCCGCGATCAACACCGGCGCCCAGTACCAGGTCAACGAGATCGATCCGGCGCTGCTGTCACGACTGGCGGTCGTGGACCTGATGGTCACCCCCGCCGAGTTTTGCAGCTGGGCACGGAACACTGACCCCGAGCAGGGTGGTAACCTCCACTACTTCATCCCGGACTTCGTCGAGCAGCGAGACATCTGGCTGTACCCGGCCAAGGGCGCTGACCCGAACACCCAGCAGCCATCCCCTCGCGGTTGGGAGTTTGTCAACGAGTCGCTGGTTGCTGCGGGACTCAGCGAGAAGCCACTCGACCCCCGCTTCTGGAACATCGTCCGAGTCTTCGTCGGCAACGACGCAGCGTCGGCGTTCCGAGACTACTGCAAGAACATCGACACCAACCTAACGGGTGAGGACCTGGTCGACCGTTTCCACACCGCTTCAGTCAAAGCCAAGTTCGACAAGCAGTCGCACGAGAAGCGCAACGGTCTCATCGAGAAGGTCAGCGACCACGTCTTCAAGAACGTGGAGACGCTGAGCGAGCAGCAGGGCAAGAACATCACCGCCATCATGCGGGAGCTGGGCGAAGAGCACCGTATCTCGCTGTGGTCGAAGCTGACAGCTCACGGCATCGACAAGATCGGGCTCGCCAAGAGCATCCACAAGTACTGTGCCAAGGACATCCTCGATGTCTTCGGCGTCCCGATGGGTGAGGCAGGGATCGGGATCATCCCGAACATCCCCGGCATCTTCAAGGCACCCGCCAAGGACAAGGGGGCCAAGAAGTAGAACGATACCTAGACTTTGTGGCGGAGTTTGCGGCTGATGTCTGGCGCACGCGTGCAGCGGAGAGGCTCCGTAGGGCTCCCCGTGCACGCCGAGCTGAGGCCCAGCGTCGCTACAAACGGGACCTCAAGTTCACCAGCGCTCTCGGGGTGATCATTGAGTGGTGCAACAGGCAGGGTTACTCAGTCCAGTTTGCGAAAGTCACAGGTGGAGGAGAGATCGATAGCGAAAATAAATCGCTCAAAATCAGCAGCGGCAGGTCGGCCGAACGCCAGTTTTACATCATCACTCACGAATGTGGGCACATCCTCATCGGCGACCGCAGCAAAGACGAGCGATTTGGGATGGGGTACAACACGGACGATCCCAACGAGAAAAAGACGCTCCATCACCGACTAGACGTCATTGATGAGGAGTTCGAAGCATGGGAACGCGGACGTAAGCTGGCTGGACGGTTGGGGATCAGGATCGACAAGAAACGGTTTCACAAGTTCAGAGCGCAGTACCTCAAGACCTACCTGAAGTGGGCACTGAAAGTAGACGGGTTCGGAGAGAGCGATGACGACTAAGCCTAGAGAAAACCTGCGCGACGTTGACCGCGCTTTCATCCAGACGGTCATGTTCGAGCTCGGCATCCTCCCGATCGAGAAGCCATCGCTTGACATGCAACGCGCCCTGAAGCAGCTCTCGGCCGAGGAAGCACGGCAATTGAAACGAAAGTTCAGGAAGCTCTGGCGTAAAGCCATGAAGAAGGAGGTCGGTAACCCGAACGGCAAGCGCGCGAACCTCAAGGAACAAGCAACGAAGCACCGTCTTGGGGTCGGCAAGCCCGTCCCCAGCCGTGCTGAGCGTAACGCGCGCAAGCAACTCGTCTTCGACCAGGTCTGGAAGGAGATGATCGCTCCGCTCGTCGAGAACTTCGAGAGCGCTGGTGAGAAGTTCGGGAAAGGGGCTAAGCCCAAGGCATAGTCTTGTTTTGATTGGGACGCGCCGGACGGCGGACATTGGGTCCGCGGTGCATATTGACTTGAATGAATGTGAACGTGGGTACCGTTATTCCCGCAAGTAACTCCGGGCCGGACCGAGCGCCTCTTTGGAGGATTTCCCGTGGGTTCCGGCCCTTTGTTTTTCCACAGTGTAAGCCGCTGTAGGACTGTGGTATCCTTGACCACATGGACAGGCACGGTGCATCTGGCCCGCTCAAGGTGGTAAGATTGGTCCATGGGTTGGAAACGTCCACACTCATCGAAGAATCCCAATCGCAGAGCAGCTGCCCCGAAAGAGGGACGACGCACCATCACCTGGAAGGACTCGGACGAGAAGTACGGGCTTGCGATCAGGGAGCGGCCGGGAGCGTACATCAACCCAGGCAGCCCAACGGGCAGCTTCAAGCAGACGCTGCACCTCGGTGGCTCGTTCACAGCGAGGTTCGAGCTCTCGGAGATCGAGCGGGACGTGAGGGTCTATCCGTTCCCGACGTTGCGGATAGCTCGCAACCAGGACCTGATCGTCGTCCCGAGGGGAATGTCTATGATCTATGCTGGCACCGTGCGAGTCACCGAACGAGCTCGCGTCGCCCGGCAGCAGGTCGACCTAGAGGTGCCGAAGCACACCTTCGTCATCCCGTTCGTGGGCCGGTGCATCATCCACGACCTTCGGCTCGTCAAGCCGATGTGAGAAACGACAGGCTTCCTCTCGGCACCCTGTGCCAGTTCAACGAGTTCATCGAGGGGTGGGTTGTCTGCACCGTCATCGGCACCTGGGCTCTCACCAACGCCAGCGGGAACCCCGGGACGGTGGAGACCCGAGACCGTCGGTGGAGAGCTGACCCGCAGACCGATGAGTCGGCTCACGGTTACCTGCTGTTGCCCTCCAATGGCACCGGGTTTATCTACGCTCACTGGGGCGATGTGGCCTGCGGCGACCTGGTCCCGATTTCCTGAACGCCATCAGGCGTGAACAACTGAGACGTTCGTAACCGCCAGCGTTGCAAACGGCGTGTACGCCGGTATACAGTCGGCCCATGGCTGATGACAACGTGGTCTGGTTACGCGATTACCGGAACGAGTGGAAGGAAGTCTTCACGACTGACGGCCCAGACTCAACGCTCCAGGTCTATGTCAACCGCCGGACTGGCGAAGCTGAGATCGTCCAACAGAACGATGACAACGAGACCATCCGGACGACGATCGATATTGCCGATGCTCAGTTGCTCATTGCCGCGTTGTCAACGCCGAAACAAGAGGCAAAATGAGCGAAGAACGCAAGACACGCATCGTCGAGCTTGAGGCTGAAGCCCAGAAGCTTAAGGCCCAAGAGGACGTCGACCGCCAGGCCGAGATCGCTGCGCGCGTGGTCACTCTGTTCCAGGGTTTGAGTTACCGTGACGTCGCCACTATCAGGGAATGTGTTAACGTCCATGCTCGGGCCCTCTATGTTCTTGAAGTTGATGACGAATGAAGCACCCAGCCCAAGCCGCCATGGACGATCCTGAGACCAGGAAGCTGTTCGTCGAGAGTTGGCCCAAGAAGTGCTCGTGTGGGCACGAGATCACCGAGAACGAGTGGGAAACGCTCCAGTACGTGGGCATCCAGTATGTGCCCCGGGACATGGGAATCCCGGACCTCGAGCTGCGAAACTGCCCAAGCTGTCACTCGACCATCTCTGTTGCTGTCCCGGGTGACTTCATTGAGTGCAACTAAAGCCACTCGCTGTGGTACACTGTAACCATGGCACGAACGGTCATCGACATCCTCGAAGAGCTCGAGAGCACCTCAGGCAAGCTCGCCAAGATCGACATCCTGGAAGCAGCTCGCAAGAACGAACTCCTGAAAAGGGTGTTCGTCGCGGCCCAGGACCCGTACACGGTCTACTACGTCACCAAGTTCAAGATGCCAAAACCGACGAACAAACCTCTCAACGATGATGGGGTTCTCGAGAGGTTTCTTGACGGCATAACCGGCATGCTTGCGACCCGAACCCTGACGGGAAACGCAGCCAAGGATTACGTCGTGACGCTCATGAGTGGCGCGACGGAAGTCCAACAGAAGTGGTGCCAGCGTATCCTTCTTAAAAATCTTCGTTGCGGCGTCCAGGAATCAACTGTCAACGAAGTGTGGCCCGATCTCATCAAGAGCTTCGAGGTCGCTCTGGCCAAGACGTTGAAGAGCGAGTTCGTCAAGGGCGAAGGCATCAAGATCCTCGAGAAGGTAACGTATCCCGTCCGTGTCGAGCCGAAGCTTGATGGCTTGCGCTTGATCGCCATCAAGCGCGGTGGCAAGGTGACTCTGTTCACCCGCAACGGCACCGAGCTCCCGTCGCTCCCCCGCATCCGCGCGACGTTAGAGGCGATGAAGCTCGATGATATCGTCCTCGACGGTGAGGGGATGGCGGCTGACTGGAACGAGTCATCCAGCGTCATGATGTCGGGCCGGGTCCACAAAGAAGACCAGAAAGACGACTCGAACATGTACTACAACGTGTTCGACGCGATGCCGTTCTCCGACTGGGCAGCTCAGGAGACGAAGCTGACCTACGCTGAGCGCGCCGACCTCGTCCGAGAGGTTGTCCTCGCCTGTGTCGAGTTCGAGCAGGAAAAGACGTCACCAATCCGTCAGGTTCCTTACATCATGGCTTTCCAGGAAGACGTCCTCAAACAGTACTTCTCCAGGTGCATGGACGAGGGATACGAGGGCGTGATGCTAAAGACGATGCACACCCCCTACGAGTGGAAGCGTTCCAAGAACATCCTGAAGCTGAAGCCGGTCGTCACTTACGAGGGCGTCATCGTCGGCAATTACGAGGGCCGCCGGGGCACCAAACGTGAAGGACAGTTCGGTGGTTTCTACGTCGTCCTTCCCAACAAGATCATCACCCGGGTGGGGGGAGGCTTCAACGATGCTCTCCGCGCTCAGATCCAAGCCGAGGGCGCTGACAGCTGGAATGGCAAGAACGCCGAGTGCGAAGCTCAGCCCGATCCCCTCACTGAGGACGGGCTGACGAAGGACGGCAAGATGCGGTTCCCGGTCTACACCCGGGTCCGTGACAACGCCGACGTTGACAAGTCGGTGCCCGCCACGTGGAAGTGGTGGAAGAGCCTTAGTGTTGCCGAACAAGCCGAACGCATCGCCGCGGTCTCCCGAGACAAGAGCGAGGACTGATGAAGACACACGTCCAGAACCCTTGGACCCGCAGCCCGCAGCTGTTCGTCCACATGTCGGTGGAGGAAGCACAGCAACTGAAGGCGGCGCTGGCCTGGGTCCCCGACGCGGCGGTTCCTAATGCGAACGCACGGGCTGCCCTGAGCGAGCTTCGCCGGAACCTAGACTATGCGATAGACACCGAACGTCCCCATGGAATCAAAGGGTGCATGCCATGAGCGTCCCCCAGGTTACGTTTCCGCTCGAACAGAGCCAGATCAAAGACGTACACGAACGTGTTCTCGCTCACCTACGTGGGTTGCAAGCTGACGTCCATCTCACACAGGAGTTATTGAGAACGATCAGCCGCTTTTGCAAGCACCCGAACGCGCGTCACAATAGCTGTCCTGACTGCGGTGCCGATTGGGGCGACTAGCATTCATCTCGAGATGTGAGACAGCTCGTGTTCTGACGGGGGTATGAACCAAACAGTCCTGTCATGATAAGGTTAGACCAGCAACAGGGGTCTACACATGAGAAGGCGCTGGGCGGTGTCGCTGGTCGCGTGCACTGCAGTTGTAGTCGCGTGTTCTAACAAGACAGTCACGAAAATGACGGCCTTTTCAGGCCAAGCAGTCTCCGCTTCACCTGCTGGTGTCCAGCGAGTTAGCAATGACGGGGGATGGCGACACCCGGGTGGCGAGTTTATCGAAGGGACTTGCACCAACTGCCATGATAAGCTGGAGCGATCGATGTGTCCGGCTGACATGGTTGAGATTGACGGGACGTACTGCCCCAACGACCAGGAAGTCTGCTTGCGATGGGTCGATGCCCAGGGCAACACCGTAGACCCTCCCAAGAGCCTCGAGAAATACCCAACGGGCCGGTGTGGGGAGTTCCAGTACCCGACAAAGTGCCTGACCCCAGAGGCTAAGAGGCCTCACAAGCACTACTGCGTTGACAAGTACGAGTACCCCAACGTTGAGGGCCAACGGCCCCAGTCGTGGATGACATGGTACGATGTCAAGCACGCTTGTGAAGCCCAAGGCAAGCGGCTCTGTACCAAGGAAGAGTGGACGTTCGCTTGTGAGGGTCCCGATATGCAACCCTATCCCTACGCGGGGCACGGCGAGCACCCGGGTTACAGCCGCGATGAATCGGCGTGCAACATTGACAACCCGTTTCCCGAAGACCCCGAAAAACCGATCAACCCGCAAACGGGCAAGCGCTATGAGATCAGCGTTTTCGATTCCAAACGCCCGCATGACCGCGTCACCACGATCCTCGACAACCTCTTGACACCGGCGGGTTCCAAGCCCGAGTGTGCAAGCCCATGGGGCGTCTATGATATGGTTGGCAACATCGACGAGTTCATCAACAACACCGCCATCCCGGAACACTCACCGCGAGCTCCGTTTCGTTCAGGCCTGATGTCAGGCCACGTCTTTGGCGTTCGCAACCAGTGTCGAGCCATGACAGACGGGCACTACGAGTACTTTGGGTGGTATGAAACGGGCGGTCGCTGCTGCGGCGATCCACAGGAGAACAAGTGACATGAAAAGCTTTCTCAATTTCTTCCTCAGCATTGGCCAGGCGCTGGTGGGTGGTTTCGTTTTTTCCCACCTGTGGAACTGGTTCATCGTCCGCAAGTTCGGGCTGCCTGAGCTGACGTTCCTCGAAGCCGTCGGCGTCCTCATCGTCGCCGGGTTCCCGCTTATCGGCATATCCATTCGGGACCTCACCAAAGAGCTGGTGAAGAAATTCGACTACAGCGCAGAGAGCGCAGCCATTGTTACTACGCTGTTCACGACCTGTTTCCTCTACCCGGTCATGTTCGGTATCGCTTACGTCTGGCACTGCATCATCGGCTAACACATGCGGTTCGTCCCGTCAGTGTCCAGCTGGTGCTTCGTTGCTGGTCCGGTCTTCCACAAATCGTTGGAAGTCGAGGTTGGGTACGGTAGCCAACAGGGCTTCAGCATCGGCTGGCGTTTCAACACAAAGGGAGACCACGCTGGCTTGCGCGGCTGGCTTGACATCTTCAAGTTCTTCTTTTCGATCAGCATCCAAGACACACGCCACTGGAACTACCTTGAAAACCGCTTCTACAACCAGAACGAAGAAGATCGCATCGCGGCGGTCGAACCACGCGGCTGACATGAAGCTGACCGCTGAAGAGCGGTGGGAAGCTTTCAGCGCTTGGCACAAGGTCGAGCGTGGGTTCTTTTCGTTCGTTCCGTCCAAGAGTCTTTGGCGAACACGGGCTCGAAAGATGGGGATCTCTCTCAAGAGGTTCAACGAGTGGGCCGACCAGTTCCAGTGGTTTGTAGACTCTCGCGGACGAGAAGTATAGCTACTAGCATGAACGGAGAGGTTGACATGCTCTAGGGCCAAGGAGACCCTAGAGATGATTGCTACGCTTCCAGCCGTCCAGGCTAGCTGCAGCCGCGTGCGCCGTTTTGCTTGCATCGGCGACGCCACCGTCCGTTACGAGAAGAGGAACGCTAACCGGCGTCACCGTCGCGCTTTGAACCGCGCGACCCGTGAGATCTGTCACGATCCCGAGCGGTGGTGGGACGAAGGTTTCAACGCGCCTTCGTTGTCGAGCTGGGATTTGTGGTAGGGATACACTTCTTCACACAGGGGTGTAGGATGTTCTCCATGTCGGACAACGTTAAGACAGTCAAGATGGCTCTCATTGATCCCGGACAGATGAACAACGAGGGTGAGTTCACTTTCTCACTGCAACCGAGGTTCAACGCAGCACGGACAGTCATCTTTGACCTGACGCCAGCCGACGCAGAACAGCTACATACCGCTCTTGGCAAGTTCATGAAAGCGGCGCGTAAGACAAAGGACTGACGGGACGGCATCGCCGCCCCAAAGGGTGATGCGATGATCCGGATCGAAAAACGACATCTCAAACGAGCAAGGCCCGAGGCGCTAGTCCGTCTCGCGCGATGGCTCGGTCTGAGACGGATCGAAGAGATGAGCCACCGGCAACTCTCGAGGCTCGTCCATTGGTTGATCACGCGAAGAGACAAACGAGCCCGCGGGTTCATCGTTTGAAAGCTTACGGAGGGTAACATGGGATACTTGCACATCCAGAACTTGTACCGACCTGAATCACAGGCGATGATCTTCCTTTTCCGGGAGGTCTACGCGCTTGAGAAGATCCATGGCACGTCCGCGCACATCTCGTTCAAGGAAGGACAGCTTCACTTCTTCTCGGGTGGCGAGAAACACGACAACTTCGTCAAGCTGTTCGATGCTGAAGCGCTCGCAGTAGGCATGGCCGAGCTGGGTGCGATGGAAGTCGTCATCTTCGGCGAAGCCTACGGTGGCAAGCAGCAAGCTCAGTCATGGCGCTACGGCAAGGAACTCAAGTTCGTGGCTTTTGACGTCAAGATCGGCGATTGCTGGCTCGACGTTCCCAACGCTGAGCAGGTCTCTCGTCGGCTTGGGCTCGAGTTCGTTCACTGGAGGCGGGTGCCCGCGGAGATCGAGGCGTTGAACGTTGAACGTGATGCCCCGTCCGAACAGGCACGACGCAACGGTGTCGAGGGTGATCAGCCCCGTGAAGGCGTCGTCCTGCGACCGTTGGTCGAGTTCAAGCAGAACAACGGTGAACGTGTCATCGCCAAGCACAAGCGCGACGAAGAACGGGAGACAAACACCACCCGTAAGGTCGAGGATCCCGGGAAGCTGCAAGTCCTCCAGGAGGCTGAGGCCATCGCTCTTGAGTGGGTCACTGAGACCAGGCTTGAACACGTCCTTGACAAGCTGCCCCAGGGCATCGGCATGGAATCGACAGGTCAGGTCATCGCAGCAATGGTAGAGGATGTCACCCGTGAAGCCGCGGGTGAGATCGTTGACTCCAAGGAGGCACGCAAGGCGATCGGGGCTCGAGCGGCGAAGCTGTTCAAGCAACGGTTCACCAAGGCGTTGCAGGCGACGTGATCAAGGAGAGGCACCTGGTCCCAGGTCGGGTGCTTCTTCGGTCCATTTCGAAGCGGGTCGCGGTCTTTGATCGTCAGGGTCGCCATTTCAAGGATGACTGGGTTGACGCTTGGCAACCCTGCATGGTCATCGCTTGTTACCGCGACGTGTCACGACGTCACTCACGGAAAACAGCTCCGACTGAGGGTTGGGAAGTCCTAGTCATCTGGTACGGTGACATTGCGCGGCCCATCGAACACGTTCGCATCCCACCCAACCATAACGGTTGGAAGCCCGCTCCCTGGTGATCAGGCCTGGTGCCAAAGGTCGCAACAATACTCGTCAGCGGGCTCAGGTAGCTTGCTCGGGTCGTCAGCACCCTTTTCTTTCTCATTCCAGTCCTGGAAGTATGGGTTGCCACATGACTTCTGGTCATCTGACACCCACTTGCAGTTGGCACACATGCTGCCACCTTTGGTCACTTTCATCCCGAGTTGGTGCTCGTCTGGGAGGTACTGGTTGAAGTCTGTGGGTTTTTCACCCGTGACTTCTTCCTTGATGACTCGACGTAACTGGACGAGACGGAGTTTCATGGCAAGTAAGTAGGTGCAAACTCCGGGTCCGTGGGTGTAGGTTGAGGGCATGGACCCTGACGTCGTCATGCTGTTACACGCCAGCCTTCAAGGCGGGCTCTTTGCGATCTTGGTGTTTTGGCACTTCTTCGCCGATTGGATCTTCCAGTCAGAGAAGGAAGCGCTGGCCAAGGCGCTCAACTGGCAGGTCAGGTTCCGGCACGTCGGTGTTTACACGACGTTGTTCTTGCCCCTGTTCATGTACGTCGGCTTCTGGGACATGCGGACGGTGCTCGCCTGCGCAATCCTGTGGGTCAGCCACTTCATCATCGACACCTATTGGCCCGTCATGATGTGGGCCAAGTACCTGCGCCGTGCAGACCAGTTCAACCATGTCAAGAAGCACGGTCGTCGAACTGACGGCTCGTTCTCGATGACGGAGCAGCAGTACAAGCAGCTGATGGAGGGCAAGGGCCAGTTGGGTTGGTCAGACATGGTCGTTGACGAGATCACGTATGCCAATGACCGTGAAGCTTTCAAGGCTTTCTTCATGACCCCCATTGGCGGCTTGCTCTGCATCACGATCGACCAACTGTGTCACATCGCGTGTCTCATCCCGGTCGTGTGGCTTATGATGCCCTGAAATGACGACCAAAAAAGTCATCCCACTTCACCTGGGTCCCGTCTTCGCGGGTTTCAACGGGCTCTATTCACAGCTATCAGCGTTTCTTGACACGATCAAGAACGCCAAGCCCGGGCAGCCCGTGATAACGCAACCATCGCCCCAAGCGGCAAAGCTGGGCCTGGGACCCACGACATCGACACCTGACCTGAAAACAGCACGCGCAACAGCGTACAGCCAGGCAGGCAATGGGATCACCAAGTACGGCTCTCCCGATCCAACGACCGGTCAGCCTCCCATCGTCTCACAGACTGATGGCGCCAAGCAAGTGATCCAGAAGTTCGTCCAGACGTTGAGCACAACGACCGTGGGTTACCTGTCGGGCATCGGCTTCACCAACGGGTCACCCCCGCCGGCTCCACCCACGCTGACATCAAACCAGAACGATGTCGTGAACAACGTCTACTCGGCGTGGGACAAGTCGGCGGGCAAGTACATGAAGGGTGACTCGTCAGGAGGCGATACCGCACGGGACGACCTGCAGACCCTGCTTAAAGCCTATGACACTGCCATCAAAACCCAGGGGAAAACACCAGCACCCAAACCGTCATGAGACAACCCCAAGCACTGGCTTAGGTTACCCTCACCTGACAGGCTTGAGCGTTTTTGGGGGCGGCTCGTGGGCCCTCTGGGTGCTCCCAAGACGACCCCAAGACATACCGGGGTCGGCAACGTTACAATGACGGTGTAAAAGCCCTGGTGCAAGCCCAGGATACGGTGTGGTACACTGTAACCATGATCACGTTGCTCTGGGCGGTGTTCCTCAGCATGGGCCTCTGGTTGCTCTTCCCGAAGGGCTTCAAGTTCGTCGTGGGCAGCATGGTCGGCTCTTTCGGAGCGATGTTTTTCTGGGGCCTGTTCACGCTGTTCTGGTGCATGGTCGCCCACATCCCGACCTGGGCATTCATGGGTTGGACGATGATCGTCTTTCTCGTCATCGGCAACGTTGCAGGGCTCGTCTTCGCAGTGAAAGGTTAAGCTATGGGTGAGGTCATCAGCATCATCGCTCGGAGCGCCGTGCCCGTGTCGAGGCCGGAACGTGTCCGGCTGCCCCCGGACATCCAGGTGTCAATTGACAACTGGCGATTGCAGGGATGCTGGGCCGCTCTCCCGGGTGACTACCTTGAGTGGCACTACAAGCTCGCCAGCGAAGAGCTCGATCGCATCAGCAAACGTTACCGACTCGAGGTTGTTGATGACCCCCGTGTCGTAGACGAAAACTGTTTCAGAGCGTTCATCGCCGAAGTGGTGACCCACAAGCAGCTGCGCATCAGCCTGCAATGGGACGACACCCGGCAAGCGTTCATGAAACGTCAGCCCGTCGACGAGCACATCCATTACGAACCGTTGCTGGAACGCGATCTGGCTTGATTCACGTTGGTTTGTGAGTCGCCTGACGGGTGAAACCCGCAACCCCCAAGGGGTAGGATCCACTCATGCTCTGGACGCCACGCACTGGTCTGTGGATGGCTGACGTCGCCAAGGATGCCGAGAAAGGCCCGCGGGCGATGACTGAACAGAACGTCTCCACGCGGCAGCACGGGTTCCGTGACTGTGACAGCGATTTCAACTTGGGCCGGCACCTGATCCCATATCTCCAGGACGTGCCATTCTATGCTGAGATCTCACGTTACGTCAAGAAGCGTTTCACGCATGACATCCCGACCGCAGCAGTGACCTTTGATCCAAGGAACGACGAGGTCGTCATGTGGGTCAACCCCCAGTTCATGGGCGGGGGCACCTACTACGATGCGAATCGTAAGAAGGATGTCACCTGTGAGCCGCTGACAAACTGGGAGATTCGTGGGGTCCTCAATCACGAGTTCGATCACCTGTGGGGCGGGCACCTCAATGCTCGCCGGCGGACGCCCGCCGTTGACTGGAACGTGGGGACCGATCTCGCCATCAACTCGCTCATTGTCAAGAACGCTGGCACGCCGCGAGACCTCGAGCCGGGCCAGGTGGCACGTCCGCTCCCGAAGATGGGCCTGGTCCCGGGCGTCAAGCCCTGGATCGATCCGGAGCGTTTCGCTGAGTTGGATGATCGTTCCAAGGCGGCGACGTTGCGGCGTTGTGACCTCATCGAGTCGTTCCCGCCCCTGAAGTCCAGCGAGTGGTACTTCAACGCGCTCATGGACGACAACAAGAAGAACGGTGGCGGGAGCGAGGGCGAGATCGTCTATGGCATCGGTCCGATGGACGACCATGACGGTTGGGATGACATCCCTGACGAGCTCAGGGAGTACGTCGAGGGCAAGGTCAAGGGGATCATCGAGAAGGCTGTCCGTCACGCTGACTCTCAGTCAGACGGATGGGGCAACATCCCGGAAGAGATCCGCGCTGAGATCCGGAAGTACATCAGCACCGTCATCAACTGGCGAGCGGTGCTGAGGCAGTTCGTCGGCAGCATCGTCCGGGGCGCTCGGACGACCAGCATCAAGCGCATTAACAAGCGCTACCCGTACATCCACCCGGGCACCAAGCGTGGGTACACTGCCAAGCTGTTCATCGCCATCGATGAATCGGGTTCAGTTTCCGATGAGATGTGTGAGATGTTCTTCAACGAGCTCGACCAACTGACTCGCAAGGTTGACATCACCCTGTGTCACTTTGACTGCTACGCTGGTCCCAAAGATCTCTACGAGTGGCGCAAGGGGATGCGGCCGAAGTTGCATCGGACCAAGAGCGGCGGGACCAACTTCTCAGCTCCCACCGCCATCGTCAATGATCCCAAGAACAGGGGACGTTGGGACGGCATGCTGATCATGACCGATGGGTGCGCGGAGAAGCCGATCCCCAGCCGTGTCAAGCGAGGTTGGGTCCTCGGCCAGGGTTGCAAGCTGTTGTTTGATACCGACGAGATCCAGATCTTCCTGTCAAAGGAACAGACCATCAGAGGGGCATGGCGATGAAGCTGACAAAAGAACAAGTTTTGGGCATGTCACGGGAACAACTCCTCGCTGAGGAATTTCGCGACATCTCATCGATCTACTCAATGCATGACGAGGTAGAGGAGCACTTGTACTCCGTTTTCGCTGACCCGGTCTCGCTCTGGTTCAAGACGGTCGAGGAAGCGTACCAAACCAAACGCACTGACATGGCGAACCTGATCGAGTCGTTCAAGAAAGAGCCCTCTATCATCCAGTTGCTCGCTTGGTCAAACCTGACACGTCACGGCATCGAACACATCGAATTTGCCAAGTTTGTGCACCGGCACTTTGCTGAGGCGGTCTTGTGCTTGTTCGGCGATCCATTCAAAACTGAACAGCCTCGAGGCGTGTTCGCAATCAAGTCCTGATGGCAGTCATCAGACCACCCGCTCCTGGACGTTTTCGCCACTTCGGCAGCCCTGAACATGCAGGTGGTCAAACGGTACGTTTGGGCATGAGTCGAGCCTTGGAATACGTTCGGTTCATCACCCGACGTTGGGCCATGATCGTGATTATGGGATGGGTCATCACCATGGTGGCTGCTCTGGTCACCTCACCATTTGTCTGGTTGGGCTGGAATAACGGCGTTGCCCGTGTTTTTGACGTCGACCCCATCACCTGGACAAACTCATACTGGCTGGCGTTGTTCGTGTCCTCGATCTCGAGCATGTTCAAGGCATCGCTTGCGGTGAGCTTACGTGAGGAAAACTGATGCAACCCATTTCTAACTTTCAGAAACAGCTGGGCAGACTACCGCTTTACATGCGTGTCGCTTGGGCAGCGATCGTTGTCTTTGGCATGGTCGGAAACTGCTCGGGTCACCGCGAACAATCGCTGTCCCTTCTCTTTCTGATCTCGATCATGTGGATCTCGCTTCGCATCCTGACCGAGGGCGTGGAAGCGTGGCACATCTTGCACCTGGCGCTTGCGCATGAGCGAAACGATCAGGACAACAAGAAAGACCCGCCCGGTCCGCCTGCGGCAACGTGAAGCCCTGGCAACACGCCAAAAACTCGGCAAAGAAGTGGGGCGGCAAACCCGAAGACTACGTCGCTCTTCACGACTGGTTTGACCAGACGAAGTCGGCGCTACCTGACATGCGCCACCGTGCCATCCTCCACTCCAGCTTTGGCATCTTCTTGTTGGAGCAGCAGTTTGGGCACAACATCACCAACAGTGATGGCAAACGTGTCAGCGTTCGTGACATCGGTGAAGATCATGTCGTCGAAGACCTTGGTTTCATCCCAACCTTAGAGCGTTGGCTCCAGCACTTACCCATTGAGGAGTGGATGCTCGGATCGTTGAGGGGGCAACGTGACCAAAAAGAAGAGAGATAGGATCAACGAGCGTTGGGAGAACGGGGTCCCACACGATCCAAGGTCAATCAAGATCTACGAAGCTATCAAAAAGCTTGACTACGAAGAGGGTAATGACTCTTTTTGTTTCAAGTCGGGAGGCGACGGTGACAACGGGGAACACCTGATGTACCTACTTGATCTGATGTTCGAGGACGAGGATGAGCGGGATCTTCAAAGCAGGCCAGCTGGTGAAGCCAGTCAGCTGGCTCGATGAGCCCATAGACCTTTTCAGCGTTCCGGGCGGCGCACGGCCAATGGCTGGTGATGTGTTGCCCCGGCGCATCAGCCGTCTTGAGACTCGAGAGGTTGCGTTGGTCATCGCGATTGAGAGAAGCGACGGGGGTAGCGTCTATGTGTTGGGCCCTCACGGCGGGGGTTGGGCCTTCGGCGCGTTCCTTGAAGTTGTCTGAGGGCAACGTCGAGTGAAGGATGGTGCCTGTCAGTGGTACCGTAAAGACATGAACCCGCCCGTCCAGAAGGGTGAGCGTGTCGTTGTCGGTGGCAACCTGCAACGCTATGCCACCGCGATCGTCTCTGACTGTGCTTTTGTCCCGACCGAAAACCGGTGGGCTATTGCTCTTGAATGGCCCAACATCCCACCTGAACTCGGTGCCAGTCCCGGTCACAGCCGGGTTTGGAGCACCGATGAGGGAAAAGTGTGGTACCGTTACGCTCAGATCAACTGATACGTAAGGGTCACAACAATGAGTGGGTTCGGAAGTTTCGAAGAGCTTGAGCTAGACGATCTGATCGACGAAGACCCGCCTCCCTCGACAAAGAGGATGCCAGGCAGCGCTACGCTGGAGATCGAAGACAAGACGATTGCGTTGTTCCTTAGCGCAACGTGGCAGCTGACAGCAACCGTCAAGGACAGCAACGGCAAGGTCATCATCGCCCAGTCAACAGAGTCTAGCTCGGCTCACTCGCAGTCGTTCATGAAACGTTGGGCTCGTCAGGTCATCAGGAGCAACCAGAAAAAGCTCCGGAAGATGGGCGTTGACGTCGACGCTGTGTACCCGCAATGGGGCGGCATCCTTGATGACCTTGAAGAGACCGTTTGATTCACACACGAAAAAAGTGCAAAAAGTTGTGAAACAAGCGGCGACCACCACCTAGAGTATGGTTCTACACGGCCCTGTCTTGCTAACGGCTAAGGCAGCCACCCTCTCACGGTGGAAATGGCGGGTTCGAATCCCCCCAGGGTCACCGGCGAAAGCCGAACAAACGAAACGAGATCATTCGTCATGATGTCGAGCATCCTATTAGGCAGAAGTGAACCACGGCGCTCAAGCGTCGGCGGCCTCACGTCTACCACAGGAGTGCTGCCGTTTCGATTGCCGTGCCCCCATAGGGGTTGAAAACGGCAAGCCGGCAGAGACGCCCGGCAGAAGACAGAAAAACGGAGCGTAGCACAATCCGGTAGTGCACTTGCTTTGGGTGCAAGATGTTGTCGGTTCAAATCCGACCGCTCCGACGGAAGCCAAGGAGGCTTCAATCTTCGGGAATGTAGTTCAGCGGCAAGAACAGCTCTCTCACACGGAGAAGATCGAGGGTCCGAGTCCCTCCTTTCCCACGAAACAAACAGACTCTGCGTTCCTCAGGTTTGACGCCTCTCTAAGGGAATACCCGAAGAAGCGTCTGGAGCGGCCCACCTCACGGTGTTTGGCTGACGCCTACTGAGGTGGAGACTGTGAAGAACGTATCAGCGTATAGCTCAGCCTGGTTTAGAGCGCGTGCTTGGGGTGCACGAGGTCGGAGGTTCGAATCCTCTTACGCTGACCATCGACCGTCCTACCGTCACGTGGCTGAAAGCCCATCCCTGGCTCGGGGAAAGGCACTGGCAACGGGAGCTGGTCAGGTCCGATGCACGCGGAAACGTAACGTCGTCCGTACTCCGATCAGACAGTTCCTTATTCGGGGGAAAGACGGTGCGCTGCCTTACGGCGATCAGAGCAACAGCGCATGCGGGTAAACTCCCGCCAGGGTGTTGAGGCGGCCTAGCTAGCTGCTGAGCCTTGTGACGGAACAACGTGACTGACGTGAGCAGGTGTGAGGGGTGATATCCTCGCCGAGGCGATCGGACGGTCGATGATTTCAGGGTGTAAGTCAGTGGCAGACGGCGTCCCTCGGATGGACGAGGCCGTGGGTTCGAGTCCCACCACCCTGACCACGCGATGGGTGCGCTGGTGCATGTGCCCCGTCTAGTTGTTGGTACGTTCGAATCGTACATGGGCGGGTTGCCCGGCATGCAAGGGGAGGTGAGGTTCGAGTCCTCAGATCGTGTGATTGCTGGTGTCGCCCAACGGTGGGCTCCTGCGTCGTAAGCAGGCCTGTGAGGGTTCGAATCCCTTCGCCAGCTCCAGAGACATGGGGAGGAGGCGCCCTAGCTGGTTTGGAGCCAGACGCAGGCCCGGTTCGATTCCGGGGTCTCTGACTGTGGCCGTACTCGAGAGGTCTTCAGAGGGCGCACTGTGAATGCGTCAACGTGGGTTCGATTCCCACCGGTCACCCCAACCACACATGGCCTGGTAGCTGATGTGGTCTTAGCGTACGGTTGAAACCCGTAAGATGTCGGTTCGATCCCGACCCAGGCCACCCCCTTGCAGCTCGATGGTCGAGCGCCTGGTTGAAGCCCAGGAGGTGCCGGTTCGAGTCCGGCCGTGGGGACAGAGATACTTACAGACGTGAAGATCCGTCTCGGTGAGCTCCGTGAGACAATCAGGGAGGCTGCAAAGGCAGTCTACGGTTGGCCAAAAGAAAAGGTCGAGCACGTCTATGGAGTGCCCGACAAGATGGCTGACACTCACCCGACTGACCTGGGCAACCTCCGGTTGCCAAAGGGTCCCAACTCACGAGACGACGCTGAAGACAAGCCTCTCCAAGACGATCTCGATGATAGCAAGCCCCCGGTGCCAAGCTACGGCAAAGCACGCGGGGTGAACTACAACAACAAGAGCAACAACGACAACGGCCGCCACGGAATGGGCGGCGGCATGTGACGTCGACGTACCCAAGCGGTTCAAGGGGCCTGGCTGCAACCCAGGTATTCGCAGGTCCGAATCCTGCCGTCGACTCCCTTCCAGTAACCAACATAGGTCGATGGCGGAAAAACAGGCATACGCGGCCGGCACAAAACCGGTTTCCAAGTGTTGAGCTTGGGTAAGGGTTCGAGTCCCTTTCGACGCAGGTGAACGAAGATTGCTGGCCGAGTAGGCGTGGGAACACGCGTCCTTGGTACGGACGAGATGACGGGTTCGACTCCCGTGGCCAGCTCCGTGAGTAACCAGTTCCCAGTTGGCTGAGAAGCTAACTGTAGTTTAATGGGAGAACACCTGGCGCGAAGCTGGGAGGTGGAGGTTCAATTCCTTGAAGGTGAAAGCAAATGCGAGTGTGACAGAGAGGCACATGTGCCAGGTCGCCAGCCTGGAAACGCGGGTTCGAATCCCGCCGCTCGCTCCACGGTCTCCTGGCGAAATCGGCATACGCGCTGGATTTAAAATCCGGTGCCCGCAAGGGCGTGTGGGTTCGAGTCCCACGGAGATCACCATCCAAGTAACCACATGTGCAAGTGTAACGGTCGCACGCCCGCCGTCCAAGCGGGAGGGCCTGAGTTCAACTCCAGGGCAGCAGGTGAACGGGTTTTGCTGAGGTAGCATAATGGCAATGCTCCTGTCTTGTAAGCAGGCGATTGAGGGTTCAAGTCCCTTCCTCAGCTCCTTGCACTTTGGTGCAACACGGTGTACGATATGAAAATGAAGAACAAGCTCAAGCTCGCTGCAATCGTGATCGCTGTCATCGCCGGTGCGGTTCTCTACAAGAACCACCATGACAAGCACCACAAAGATAACAAGAAATCAACCAAGAACTGAACGTTGTGCCCAAACGGGCACGCATGGTGTCCGTACCCGAGTGGCCTCAGGGGGTACGCTGTGACCGTACTTACGCGGGTTCGAATCCCGTCGGACACCCCATGTGCTGGATTGATCCTTAGGCTTTATGCCAAAAGCGAGCTACGTTGTGCACCGTAGAACCTCAACACATGCACGCCCCCATCGTCTAGTGGCCCAGGACGTTTGGCCTTCACCCAGAAAACGCGGGTTCGAATCCCGCTGGGGGCACCATGGATGACGATCTCGAAACCAAGTCCCGAGAGGACCTGATCGAAGAAATCAAGCGCTTGCGCGCTGGCATCCGCCAGCACCGTGATGCGAAAGGGCACAACCTTTGTTGGTGGGTGCCTGAGCTGTGGAACCTGCTACCCGAGCGGGTGGTTCCAGAGCCTTGCGCACCCCCGAAGGACGAGTTCCTTCATCACTGCGCTATTTACAGAGACTCGCTCGGATGACACGCTAACATGGCGGAATTGGCAGACGCGCCAGGTCGAGAGCCTGGTGCCCGAAAGGGCGTGGGGGTTCGACTCCCCCTGTTAGCACGATGGACCCTGAACTCGAAGAGTACCGGCAAGAAGCGATCGAGATCCTGAAGCAGAATGCCGGCTTCATCAGGAACACAGCGGCTGATGTGTTGGGTCTCCCATGCCGGGAAGTCTACATCGTGGGCAGCGTCATCGACAAGAATTTCTTCCGCGCTGACAGCGACATTGACGTCGCGGTCGTCGTTGACGGGAACAGAGCCGACACCGGCTTGAGCGAAGAGCTATCAGAGAAGCTACAGAACGAGATGGTGCGCTGGCCCATGGGCGACATCGGTGTGGTCAACATGCTAGTCTTCATCAACAAGCTCCAGCTGGCTCGAGGCAAGGCCATGAAAATTGCCGTGGACGTGTAACAACCGGCGTAGCAATACCCCTGGGTGAGGTAACCGGATTCACCCCCAACGCCAACGTGATGAAACTGGCAGACTTCCTTGCCTCAGAAGCAGGGGTCCGAAAGGACGTGAGGGTTCGAATCCCTCCGTTGGCACCGTGGGAAGGCCAGGCGAATCGCTGCATTCATGCAGAGGAAAGTCCGGGCTGCACAGAGCAGGATGCTGGCTAACGGCCAGGCGCGGCGACGCGACGGAACAGTGCAACAGAAAACAGACCGCCGATGGCTTGGGGAAACAACCCCTCGATCAGGCAAGGGCGAAACCGAGGTGTAAGAGACCCCGACAGGGCTGGTGACAGTCCCTTGTGGCAAACCCCATCCGCAGCAAGGCAAACAGGGAACGGTTGAGGGCTGCTCGCCCGATGTTCCCGGGTTGCTGCTTGAGGTGCATGGCAACATGCATCCCAGAGGAATGATCGCCCAACGACAGAACCCGGCTTATCGGCCCTCCTCCCTCGACGGGGGCCCAGGGATGATCTCTCTGGGCCCCCACCAAGTTTTAGCGTTTGCGATAGTGAGCGAACGCCGGCTTCACCAACTGCCCTTCGCCGACCAGCTGGCCCAAAGCCAAGTAAACAGTCGATTTCTGCTTCTTTGCCTTGAGCGCTTTGATGACCGCTTCGGCCTTGCGTTCACGGCCATCGCCCATCAGAGCCATGATGCGACCCTTGTATTCATCGGTCAACGTGGGCTCTTTGGTGATGGGCGGTGGGACGATGGTCTTTGCTCCCTCCAAGATTGGCAAGGTCGCCAGCGCTGAGCTAGCGATGTTCGGTTGCTTCGCCATTGCAAGCAACAACCTCATAGTGTCAGTCTCATCGAGCTTGACAACGAGCTCTTTCAGCTCAGTCATCACCTCGTTACGTTTTGCCTCAATGTTGACAACTTCTGAGGCAAGGTGGAAGATGCGTTCGATGTTGGGCCGCGGAGAGAGCTCCACCTCGACCGGTACCAGGCTGGTCCGTGTCGGGATGGTCTTCCCGTTGGTCCCATTGGTGTGGGTATCCATGACGCCACCATACCATAGTCTTGCACGAAATGGAAATATGCCCCCGTAGCTCAGCGGATTCAGAGCGGCTGCCTTCGAAGCAGCGGGTCGCCCGTTCGAATCGGGCCGGGGGCACTCTCAATGCTGACGTGATGGAACAGGCATACATACCTGCCTTAGAAGCAGGGTTCTGCGGGTTCGACTCCCGCCGTCAGCACCCAGCGAACAGTAACTTGCCGCAGGTAGCGGCAGCTGCGAACCCGGCGGGAGTACCGGGTAGTGAGAAAGTGAAAACTCGTTGGGTACGCCGGGGTGGCTTCAGTGGCAACAGCATCGGTCTCATAAGCCGACACACCGTGGGTTCGAGTCCCACTCCCGGTACCGCAGAGTGAATTCAACATCGCCTGAGGGGTAGGATGTCTCATGGACGTCATCGTTTATAACAGACAGCTTGCAGAGACCGTGGAACACAAGGTTCCGCACGTTTTCATCTCAATCAGCACCCCCAAAGAAGACGGACCCGCTAGGCTCCCGACCAACAGCAACACCTTGGGCGTCTTGCAGCTCCAGTTCTACGACATCGATCGTGTCTGGGACACTCGGGTTGGTGGAACACAACCTGAACGTGTTGTCAGAGAAGACGTCGAGCGATTGATGTTCCAGCCGCACCACGCGAAAGCGATCCTCGCTTTTGTTGCGGCTCACCCCATCGCAAGCCGGATCATCATTCACTGTGATGCAGGCCTGAGCAGGTCTCCCGGCGTCGCGAGCGCATTGCTCAAGATCTTCGCGGGAGACGATAACGAGTTTTTCAAACAACACAGCGGTCTCAACCGGCGTGTCTACAGGATGATCCTGGACGAGCACTTCGGAGCGGTCGCTGGGGAGACAGACAATGGAGACGGTCATCCTCGAGATCAGAGCCGCTGAGGGCGGCGATGACGCAAAGCTGCTCGTGAAAGAGCAACTCTCTGTGTATGCCAATGTGGCAGCACGGAGGTGTCTTTGAAATCGAACTAATCGACGAACGTCCAGGTTTGGTCATCGCCGCTTTCACTGGTGCAGGAGCCAAACAGACGTTCTGTAACGAGAGCGGCGGTCACCGGTGGCAACGGATCCCACCCACTGAAAAACGTGGTCGGGTCCAGACGTCAACGGTAACCGTTGCTGTCTTTGATCCTGATTTTGTCAGTGGCCAACCCCTGACGTACCAGGACGTTCTCATCGAGACTGTCCGCGGATCTGGTCCGGGTGGCCAGAAACGTAACAAGACCGAGAGCTGCGTTGTTGTCACTCACAAGTTGACTGGGTTACAAGTTCGTATCGACAATGAACGAAGCCAAAGCCAAAACAAAGCGATGGCGATGAAAGTCCTTGCAGCTCGACTCTATGAAGCTGACAGAGAGCGATTACGAACCGCCAAAGAAACTGATCGTAAACAGCAAGTTGGCACGGGCCAACGTGGCGACAAGGTTCGCACGTATCGCACCCAAGATGACCAGGTCACTGATCACCGAACGGGCGTGAAAAGCAGGCTGTCTAGGTGGTACAATGGTGACTGGGAGTGATCGATGAAGCACGTAGTAGGTGTCGTGGCTGCGATTCTTTTGGCAGCCACGACTTCACTTGCGGGAGACGGTTTTTACGAGGGCACCCTCAAGCCCGGACTGTTGTCCCGTGTTGAGGTCCCAGCCACGGCGCACATCCAGACAAGCATCCGTGTCGTGGGTAACGGGGGTGACTTGGACTGTTACCTCTATCACGGCAAGGAAGAGGGGATGGCGATCGGTAAGTTCATCAAACGTGACACGTCAAACAAAGACGGTTGTGACTTGACTTACACGCCTCAGGTTAACGAGACGCTAACGCTTCTCGTCCAAAACGTCAGTCAGCATGACGAACATTACGCAGTGACAACCCACTGATGGCTCGGCAAAGGACTGGCGAGATCAGGCGTAACAAGCCTGACAGACGTTACCATGACCGTCGTGATGACGAAGAACGTCGCAAGCTGCCGTCAGAGAAACAGGTTCGTAAGATCTTGGTCACTGGTGACAGGAACTGGAATGACATCACCCGTGTCGTTGAAGAGCTGAAAGGCTTCAGGCCTGGAACCATCCTCGTGCACGGTGCATGTGTCGGCGCTGACATCATCTGTGCCGCTGTTGCTGAAGCACTCATGTTTGAAGTCAGGCCATACCCAGCTGACTGGACCAAACACAAGCGTGCAGCGGGTCCGATCAGGAACCAACAGATGCTTGATGAAGAAAACAAGCCTGAAGAGCCCATTGATCTGGTCCTAGCGTTTCACAACAACATCGCTGAATCACGTGGGACTGCTGACATGCTCAAACGCGTTGTCAAGGCTGGGCTGCCTTGGAAGCTGTGTACCTCATCTGATGACATCAATTCTCCAAACACGGGAACCTGTGAACTACCGGCGTGCCCGCTTGCAGGACAATGTACAGGTGAAAGTGACGAAACAACGCGGGACTGACTTAGTAGATTGAGTCAATGTCCCGGGCGAAGAAGCTCTTCGCGTTGATCACTGTTGTGTTCAGCTGCACTCTCGGATCTGCACAAGCGGAGCCACCCAAGCGAGAACACGTAGAAACGGTGAAGACGCCACTAACTCAACTGGAGCTGCTGCAAGCGTTGCGTGACGGTCACCTGAAAGTTTTTGGCAGCTACCCCAGCAAGAACCGTCTTGCGATGGCCTGGGGTCAGGTAGCGTTTGAGAACGCAGCTGGGCGAGCATCATACAACCACAACTTGGGCAACGTTGGGCCGACATCTGTAGACCAACCCACCTACTTCAACAAGGGTGACAAGCACTGGTACCGCGCGTTTTACGCGTTTGATGATGCTGCCGCGGCATACTGGCGAGTTATCAAGCGATGCCAACCTGCATTGGTCAGGTTTGACTTGGGCAACCCACGTGAAGCCGCAGCTGCTCTGAAGCGTTGCAATTACTTCGAAGCGGAGCTCGAAGAGTACGCTCCCGGTTTCAGTTCACTCTTCTATTACGCGATCAATCACATCATCCCGGAGGACGAACGTGAGCAACAACGACAAACCGAAGAACTCATCGCTGCCATCAAACGAAGCATCAACGAAGGTGGACCATCAGCAACCCCAGCTCCCGACCCTCCCGCGGACATCAGAGACTTTGATCTCGGAGACGGTGATTGACTCCTTCAGGGGTGACTTCGGTTTCTTGAGCAACTTCCACGAGTCATCGATCTGGGTCAACGGTCTACGTTACCCGTCAGTCGAACACGCATACCAAGCTTTCAAGTTTGGCAAAGAAGGCAGTGGGCACGAGCTGGTTAGGAACGCCAAGACGCCTGGAGAAGCTAAGAAATTAGGCAAGGCAGCTTCGCTCCCCCGTGATTGGGAATCGACAAAAGTCGCTCTGATGCGCCAGCTCGTCCAGGAGAAGTTCAAGAACCCGTTATTCCGAGCGATGTTGCTGGCAACGGGTGATGCAAAGCTCGTTGAGGGCAACTGGTGGAATGACACGTTCTGGGGCGTTTGCCGCGGGAAGGGTTCGAACTGGCTCGGACGCATCCTCATGGAGGTCCGTGATGAGTGCAAACGAGAAGAGGGTTAAGTAGAGTGTAGCCACGCCGACGTGGTGGAACGGTAGACACGCTGCGTTCAGGTCGCAGTGCCCGCAAGGGCGTGGGGGTTCGAATCCCTTCGTCGGTACGATTGACAGAGTAACCAACATAAACTCGCCGGGATCGGCAGTCGAAAGCTCGGTCGCTTTTAAGGCTGGGTGAGTACGCGAAGTCGGTGAAACTCCGAAGAGGTGAACGTCAATCACCTACAACCATGTTCAAATTCAGCAAGCTTCGCGAAGGAGTTTACGAGCTACGTTTCAACGACTCGTTCCAGATGTGCATGACTTTCTTGCGCTACCAGGAGTTCTACGAGAGCCCACGGTACCATGACAAGAAGTTCACGATCGCTGAGTTCATGACGTGGTACTCAAAAGAACAAGGCGAAGACGGGCACTTCAGCTATGCCTCGGGTGATTGGGGCGGTTTCAACATCCCGGTCGAGGTCATCAAACAGGTGTTTGACATGGGCCTAGAGGACCCAAACCAGTATGACCAGCTGATGTATGCGATCTACCGTCTCATCAAGATGGAGACTCGTGAAGCATATCTGATCGGTGTCATGGATGATGGGGTGCTTGATGTCCACGAGATGACACATGCGATGTTCTACCTTGACCACAGCTACCGCGACCGGTGCCTGGGTATCATCCACATGACGGACCCGGAGTTGTTGGACCTGATGCGTGAGGTCCTGTTCGCTAAGGGTTACACTGAGAAGACTTTCTACGATGAGGTCCAAGCATACCTGACTGAAGGCGGCAAGATCTTCGAAAAGAGCGAGAAATTGGAACCATTTGAGGGTAGGTTCCAAGACTTGCAAGCGAAGCTGAAAGCCGTCCATGACGAGCACTACCCTCGCTTCATCAAAGACATCGCCAAGTAACAACTGAAGTCCGATGGCGGGTTCGCCCGTCGCAGTGGTTTGTACCCACATAGGTGAATGTGAAATGCGATGTTGGTAACGTGTTGATCCATTCCACAAGAGGTCACAACATTAAGAGTAAGCGACCGGGCGATGATCCGGCAAAACTCTCCGAGTAATTCAGCTGGACAGAATGCCGCACTCCTAAGGCGGACGTCGGGGGTTCGAATCCCTCCTCGGAGACCAAACAGGGATCCAGTAAACGATCAACTAAGACGAGGCGCATCAAAGAGTCGCTCAACCGGTGCGAGTCCGGCAACAGTTGAAAGATCCCGACATCTCACCGTAACTCAGTGGACAGAGTGTCACCCTCCGAAGGTGAAAGCCGCGAGTTCGACTCTCGCCGGTGAGACCACACCAGTAACCCAAAGCTCCTAACGGAGCGGGTCTCTGAGCCGTCTGGTAGTAACAGTAGCACACTTGGCTGAAATCCAGGGGGTGCGGGTGCAATTCCCGCGATGGACTGTAGGTGAACGTGTGAAATGCCCCCGTGGCGCGAACGGACTTAGGCATCCGCCTTCTAAGCGGAAACATACAGGTTCGAATCCTGTCGGGGGTACAAGTGAAAGCGTGATGTTGCAGTGGTACGATTCCACCATGCGGACGCTCGTTTGGGCCGTGTTGTTGGCGTCGTTGGTGGGTTGCGTTGGCGAGTGGGACATCCCCAAGACGCCTCGACGTGACCCATGCACGCACGAGGTCGAAGACAAGTACGTCTACGTCGCCCCTGTGTGCCCAAGCCCTCCCGCAAGAAACCCTCGCGATCTCGATCACCAGGACCCAACATACGGAAGGTAACACATGGAAAGCACGAAGTCAGGCAAGAAGGACAACTCGAAGCGACGTTACCCGGGCGTCGGCGGGCGACGCCACAACCCGGCCAACATCGAGCTCCGGCGCAAGGAAGCCAAGGAGCGACAGGGGGTGTGGTCAGCCCTGAGCCCGAAGGCTCAGCTTGCTGCGCTCGATTCGCGGCTGGGCAAGGGCGTCGGGGCTAAGGCCCAACGCGCTCGGCTCCAGGACCTGATCGACAACCCCTCCAAGCCCACCAGAAAAGCCAGGGAAGCTTCGAAGGATGCAACCCCGGTTCAGGTCACGGAAGCGCCCGAAACGGTGACAGGTGGGCGCCTGAAGGCCAAGGACCGTCGGGCAGAGGAACGCTCGAAACGCCCGGGTGCAGACAGTCGCCAGACCTGATCGATACTTACTTGAAGGTGTACCATGAACCTGGACACACCTTCTTCAAGGCCCGTTGGCGCAGCGGTAGCGCACCTGCTCGACAAGCAGGTGGTCGTTGGTTCGAATCCAACACGGGTCACCACGTCTTCGGACGTGGCGTTCTTTGAAAACCTGGAGGTAGCTATGAGCGACGTGAAGCAAGTCATCGTTGTACGCACCGATCTGAACATGCGTAAGGGCAAGATGATCGCCCAAGGTGCTCACGCCGCAATGAAGTTCCTCGTTGACAACAACGAAAGCGAGCGTGGCGATGAGATCGTTGTCAAGCTCTCGCTTGAAGAGGCTCAGTGGCTCCTGTCCGGGTCGTTCACCAAGGCTGTCGTCCGCTGTGGCAGCGAAGAGGAACTGCGTGACCTCATCTTCAGAGCAGAGCTAGCTGACATCGAAGTCCACCCGATCATCGATGCCGGTAAGACAGAGTTCCATGGTGTCCCCACCCTGACCTGCGCTGCTTTCGGCCCGTGCAAGGTCGAAGAGCTCGACAAGATCACCGGACACTTACCGCTGCTCTGAGAGCAGCGACGGCGCATAGCTCAGGGGTAGAAGCGCCCGCCCTACAAGCGGGATGTCGCGTGTTCAAATCACGCTGCGCCGACTAATATCTGCAAATTGGAAGCGTGGTCGAGAGGCTTAAGGCGCTCGGTTGCTAACCGAGTGGGGCCCGGAAGGGCTCCCGAGGGTTCGAATCCCTCCGCTTCCTCCCATGGTTGATGACGGTCTTACGAAAGAACAGATTGAACATCTGCTCAATACCAGCAACAACGTTCGCGAAGCAGCGATGCGTAGTGGTGTCAGTCAGGGAATTTTCGAACGTCGAGCTCGAGACTTCGGCGTTTATCAAAGAACGAACGGTGGTTTCCGACTCAAAATTCCTCTTCAAGAAATTCTCGCTGGAAAACACCCTGGCTACCCTACACATAAACTTGCGAAACGACTCGTCAAGGAAGGGTTGAAGGAGTACAAGTGCGAAGGGTGTGGGATTGTTGACTGGAACGGTTTGCCTATCACGCTTCAACTCGATCACCGTGATGGTCAACCATCGAATCATCTCCTCGAGAACTTGCGCTTGTTGTGCCCTAATTGTCATTCTCAGACGCCCACGTTCGGTCATAAGAAACGATGATCCCCTGTCCTAACTGCGGTGAAAAGGTCGTCCAGGTCAGCGCACCCCAGCGCGGGCCCGCCAATGACTCGTCTGAGATGTGGCTGTGTCTCAAGTGCCCGGCGACGGTGTGCGTCCACTGCTATCACGAACACACCGCGCAAGAACATCCAGACATGTACCAAGAACAATCTGCAAAGACCAAGAAGGGGAAACGAAAGTAGTCTCACGTGGAGGGTTGGCTGAGTGGCCTAAGGCAGCCGCCTTGAAAGCGGAAGGACCTCGAAAGGGGTCCCGGGGGTTCGAATCCCTCACCCTCCTCTAACGACCCAATGGGTCTACAACAAAAGAAAAACAATGCCCACACGAAAGATCAGAGACATCGACCCCTGTGACAAGCGTTTTCACCCGTGCCAATCTCGTGAACACCTGCCGCCATCAATGATGGTGTTCCAACCCGGAGAGTACGAACACGAGTGTCCAGCGTGCGGTCACATCACCCACTTCACGGTGTACCCACATCACTGGCTCACTGCCAAACAATCGTTGAAGATGACGCGGGATGCGTATGCGGTTGACATGGGTTGGGCATCGAATCGCAAACAGTCTTGCATTTGAACGACTGGAAGGGTGGCTGAGTCTGGCTTAAGGCGCTCGCCTCGAAAGCGAGAGGGGCCCGTGAGGGCTCCCAGGGGTTCGAATCCCCTCCCTTCCTCCATAGTTACTGCGATGCGGATCCGTCTTGCAATGCTTCGCCGTTTGGTTCAGGAGGCTGTTGCGACCTGGTCATGTGGTCGGTGTGGTTTTGACCAGAAAACCAGCGGGATACACGGTGAGCAATGCGCTCGTTGCGGTGAACCCTCAGATTTTGGTCCTGATGACGGATCGTTTCTCCCGGGATTCGATCCCGAAAGTGATGAAAAGTACGCCTTTGATGTATCTGACTACGACTTGGGCGGCTTTGGTGATGATCTTGAGGACATGGGCGCTGAGTTACGAAACAGCAAGCACCCAACGTTGTCGCTCGCTTCGTACGTTGGTTCCCACGCTGAAGATGGATTGCAACCAGGCCAGACTCGGTACCCGGGTCGACCCAACAAAAATCGTTTGCCCAAGGGAACCTTTCTCATCCTGCCGATGTCACGAGCTGAAGACTTCGTGCGCATGGTCCATGACTCGTACGAAGACCAAGAAGCGTTGTGGAACACGCTCCGTCCCAAACCACCAGTCAAGTCAAAGAAACACAGCTCCAACTGAACGGTAAGTTACAACATGTGCCTGATGTGCTTGAAAACAGACGTGTTCGGGGGCCGCAATCCAACTACCAGGGAACGTCTTCTTGAGCGTGCTAAACACATCAAGGAGATGATCCGCGAAGCTGAAGATAACAAAAACAGCTTGTGTTTCGTCGGCGATGCGGCGATTGAGCTCCTGCGACAGGAGCAGTATGAGCTAGCAAGACAACTGTGACATGGAAGCGTGCGTGAGAGGTTGAAACGGCCAGCTTGGAAAGCTGGTGGAGCCCCTTGGGCTCCCAAGGGTTCGAATCCCTTCGCTTCCTCCGTGTTGTATAGTTACGATCATTGCGGATGTAATTCAGTGGTAGAATGTGTGCTTGCCAAGCACAATGTCACGGGTTCGAGCCCCGTCATCCGCTCCACGAGTAACCAGTCGTAAGCGTGCACCAGCTAACAGATAACGACACTGGCCGCCATAGGTGAACGTGGTATAATCTGGCATGTTCCAAGGACGAAAGGTCGTCATTTGCGTGCCTTCGGGCCGTTACCGGTACCTCAGGGTGTTGCTCCCGTACCTCTTGGCTGACCGTCATGCTGGCATCATTGATGAGGTCAGGTTGTGGGTCAACACCGACGTGGAGAGCGACCTCGAGTACTTCGCGAGAATGGAACAGACATTCCCAAAGGTCAAGCGATCGATGCCGAAGGGGCAGCTGAACAAAGCCCTGTACGACGCCAAACGTAACCACTACCAGTTCAACGACTCGATCTACAGGTTCTACTCTGATTGCATCGAACCCAACACGTTGTATTGCAAGATCGATGATGACATCTGTTACGTGCATGATGAGTTCTTCCAGAACATGTTCGGGGCTGTCATCGATCGGGAGCCTCACAACTACGCTTGCGTTGGTAATGTCTTCAACATCCCATACACGTCAAAGCTGCAACAGGACAGGGGGACCCTAGACGTCGATCTCGGTCACTCGACTGGTGACCCACGGTGCCCAATCGCGTGCACCAACGGCGAGTTTGCAGCACACATCCACAAGCGCTTTCTTGAGCTTGCTGAGACCAACCACGTCGAGGATCTCTATTTTGATTCTCACTACATCACCGGCCGGCAACGCATCGGTACGATGGCATGGACCGGAGAATCATTCAAGAGGTTTGGCGGTCAGGTGGGCCCCCGTGACGAAGTGGAACTGACGACTCGGATCCCAGAACAGTTATTGAAACCGCTGTGGATCGTTGGAGATGCAGTGGTTTGTCACTTCGCTTTCTCACACCAACGAGCGGTGCTGGAAGACCAGACCGACATCCTGGTACGTTACCAGGCTCTGAGCACCAAGTTGAACGGAGACGTAGCTGCGTAGTAAGATAGTTAAAGACATGCGGGCATAACTCAGCGGTAGAGTTCCTGCCTTCCAAGCAGGGTGTCACGGGTTCGAATCCCGTTGCCCGCTCCGCAAGTAACCACTCCCAAACCCCCGCTGGGTATGACCCGGAGGGGGCGTAGGTGAAAGCGAAACGCGACCGTGGTGTAGTGGTAGCAATGCAGGTTCCCAACTTGCAGGCACGGGTTCGAACCCCGTCGGTCGCTCCCAGGAAGACGCAAGTAACCATCGCCGACGGTCGCTCGGGTCCTTGCGCCTGGCATAAGCGGGTGACTCGCTAAGGTGAACGTATCGAACTACAGACTAATGCATAACTGCAACCCAGTGTGGTACGGTGCAGTCCTGAAGCGGGACGTCACCGCCAAGAGTTCAAATGTTCGAGTGTTTCAACTGCGGCAACCCACCTGATTCTTGTTTCTGCATCCCGTGGTGCTGGAAGCACAACTGTCAGAATGGTGCTGGCCGCTGGTGCCAGCAGTGCACACAGGAACAAGAAGCCAAAGAGCGAAAGCGCCAAGCTCGTCGGGCTCAGAGACGAGCGATCTGGCGACGTAGGTGGGAAGAGTTTTGCATGCTGTTCAGGTGATGCGATGTCAAGCGAGAAAAAGCTGGTCAGAGAGCGATTTCGCAATGCCGTGTTTCATCGCGACAACAGCCGGTGTCGGGGTTGTGGTTGGGCTCTCATCCGACCGGGTGAAGTGGAGCTCGATGCTCATCACATCACCGATCGAAACCTGATGCCAAACGGTGGCTACGTCAAGGAAAATGGCATCTCGTTGTGCCCGCCGTGTCACCAGAAAGCTGAGGTCTTTCACTCGACAGGAACGGCACTACCAGGATGGTCACCCGAAGACTTGTATAAGATGATCGGGAGTAGTCACGAACAGGCGATCAAAGCGAGCGAGAGATTGAAGTGAAAGACAAGAAGATCAAGCATGCTCGCCGGAAGGTGACACAGGAACAAGTGAACGC